ACATATCCCAGTGCGCTTCCTATCACAAGCGGGGCAACCCATCCGTAACCATTGTGATGGCCATGACGATGATAATGAATCGGATTTGCTTGGCTTGGCATCACCGTCATCATTAATCCAGTGACCACTGCGGTTATTATCGTCTTCATACATTCTATCCTCCTAGTCTGTATAATATAATAACGCCACACTTGCAGATTACGTTGACAACTTCTCAATCTTTTTTACATTCATTACCTTAAATGATCTCCACTCGCTTTTGTCCAAACACCACACACTTAAGACTTCAGGATTGTATGCTCTAGTCTTGTGATGCTCGGATAACTCCTTAGTAGGCAGTGCAGAATCACGCAAAGTACAAGGCATGGTTCTTTCTGATCCGTCCACTTTGGTAAATGTAATCACGTGATCTTCTTTAAGAATACCACGCAGATAATGATTACGTTCGTCTGCGGTCATTTGTTCAAATTCATTCATTCTTTTGTCCTCAACATCTCAAACAATTCTTTCCCAAGTTTAGTTTTGAATTCTTCCTCAGTCATATGCACCAGGGTATCCATTGCCAGTTCCATTGGTAATCTTAATACGATTTCCATTTCTGGGGCAAAGGTATCAGGATTCATTTTTATGTGTCTGCTGATTAATCTCATTTTTCAACTCCGAAATGTTGTTTAATTTTTTTATGAAGGAATCCTTGATTGTATCCGTACCCATCATGTCTAATTGTTTCAGATTGTAACACATCACAACATTCTTTCACAATCAACTCAGCGAACTTTTTGCAGAATGCAGAATTGGGTTCAATTCGATATCGTTGATCCTCTGGATATTCTGCTGTATCAAACGCTTGGTCGGCAAGTTCTTTAATTCGTTCGTTCATAGTTCAACTCCGAAATGTTTCAACAAATCTTCTGGTTCAGGATGCCAAGCATTGTTAGCGTTATCATAACCTGAATTCTCATCCAGGAACTTAGCACATTCCCGAACAATCAACTCGGCGAACTTTTCCTGGTCCAGTGCTTTAATTTCGGTGTATCCGCCATCAGTGTATCCGACAACTTTTTGAGCCTGTTCAGCAAGTAGTTTAATTCGTTCGTTCATTTTGTCTCCAGAAAATAATCCCAGTCCTTACCACCTAGCTTGGCCCAGTTTTCCCATTTGATCATTTCATCTTTGCACTGTTGCGGCATGCCTATACTACCTACTACTGCACCGCACCCACAACGATAACTAATACCGCTAGAAGTATCAAAATATGCAGTCCCGCCACAGGGTAGGACCATCCCGTCCATTAGCTCGTTCATTTTGATCTCACACAACGATACCGATCAGGGTTGAGATTGAGTTGCCGGGCAGCTTCTTCGCACATTTCCAGCGCAGTCTTTCCACCAAGACGCCCGTGATCCAAGTGGAACTCGCCAATAGGTCGCCAGTCACGGTCACGATGCAGAATGTAATTGCCTGTACCTTGTCCTTGTATGGCAACTACAGTCCAAATCACCAGAATGTAAGTGTATCCCATTATGATTTCAATGCCGCCATAGTTTGTTCACGTGCTCTACGTTCAAGGTCTGCTTCTTCTGCGGCGCGAATCTTGTATGCCATCATGCCCATAAACTCCTGTACAGCTTCTTTACCTTCTTCGGTAAAGTGACTGTAGGACTCTCCTACAGTACTGTGGTAGTAATAACGGCGATCACGGATAATCTCTTCGAGACTACCATAGATTAAATGTTTAAGTGCGCCTTTTTCCATATTAAATTTTCTCACCAACTTCAAAGCCACGGAATCGGAGGAACCTCGGAAAACGTAGCGAATAACTACCATCTTGATTTTGTGTAATCGCATCTGCACGGACTTCCGCGATGGTGTTAAGAACTTTACTGCGACTAGCCCAATAACCAATGCGCTGATCGTCACTAAATCCAGATCCAACGTTGACACGAATTGACTTTCCATCATCTACACCTTCACAAACGAATGCACCAAGACGCCCCACGTTCTTGCCTGTACCTTCTTCTACATCAACAACAGTAAGGCTAACTTCAATAAAAGGTTTCAACTTGAGCCAAGCTACACTACGCTTACACTCGTAGCCTGCATTGGGATCTTTAATCATAATGCCTTCGTAGCCTGCGGCAACAGCACGAGCATTGATAGCCTTGTACTGTTCTTGCCCTTGTGGGGTGTCCAAGTCAACTAGTTCGTGACTGAGAATTTCTACGTTAGGCATGACATTTTCGTAGACTGCAAACCACTCAGCCAGCATTTCACTGCGACGACGTTGCGGCGTCACACTTGCACCTTTTTCAAATTCCTCCAGCGACAAAATGTCAAACAAGTTAAGCACAGCATCGTTGGCTTTGACGTTACTCTTGCGATGTACTTGCTTCATCAAGTCTTGAAAACTGGACGACATAATCTCGCCGTCAAAGACCATGGGCTCACTGAAGTGTCCACCAAGTTTGGTAACTGCTTGGAATTGTTCTTTGATGTGCGGAAAGTTTACAAGTTCTTTACCGTTACGGCTATACTGATCAACACGCCCATCTGGATAAACAACAGTGATAATCCGGACCCCATCGAGTTTAACTTCGATAAGTTTGCGTCCAGATACTTTCGATTCATGATTAGCACTATCGTGAGCAAGCTGACAAGAAAAAATTGGTACAACATATTCAGGCCATTCCTTTTCTACAACCTTGTTAATAGTTTTTTCGCTGGCACCACAACGAAGATCCTTGATAAGGATGCGACGATACCAGCCATTCCATTCTGCCTTTGTGGCAGACTTCATCATATCGTTAACCATATCCCTAGCAGTATTGCCGGTGACTGCACGACTGACGAATCCAGTGATGACAAGAGTAAATGTTTCCCAAGGCAAGCCAGGACCGTCTGCGTCCTTCTTTTCGGGAATTTGCTTCAAGCCAAAAGTAATCATAGGGTCCAGTGCTAGTCTTGCACCTTCGAAGAATTCATTATTGCCCGCTCGCGCCTGTTCAAAGATAATCTGCTCTTTGTTAATACGGGAGGGATGATTTTCGAGATCGGCGATAACTCGATAGCAAGGATCTAACATTTGAACTCCAACTGATAATATAATGCTATTATACAGTAATATTGAAAAACAGTCAACCATTAAAAAACCCCTATCGGGGTTTTTTTAAGTAACTACAACCTCGCCTCTAACGGTAACTATTTGTGCATAAAATATCCATTGCCAACGAGCATACTCTTTAGGATTTAAAACAGACTCTACTGAACCGTCGGAAACTTTAATTAAGTTAATTCCGTCCAATGTATATAGTCTGTTGTCGAATAAAATTGGGTATTTGGCTTGCATATTATTATATGCAGTCATGTCTGTCCAAATTCTGGTAGTTTGCTGGCCATGGCCGAGTTCGTCGTGATATTCAACATTAATAACATCCAGTAATCCGGGATTTTGTTGTTCTTGCCAATTGGCATCTATTTCGTCACATAAGTCAGAAATAATTGCGTCGACATCCGTTTGAGTCAAATTAGCAGTAGGATACAATGGATTTAGTAAATCGAGTGTAGTATTTGATGTAATGTACTCATTACGGCTAATGGCATTACTATTTTGACAAACGGTTGTATTAACTTGGGTAACTGGCATATTCATTCCTTTAATTAAACTTATTTATGTCAAATCAATGAAAGATGTTTGCATTTGCCCCTAAATTTAAACCCGCTACATGTACAAGTCAGCCCGTGTTCAGTCTGTTCGACAATATATTTGTCGCCTTTACTCCCCTTAACTTCCCACTGGGGATTGTGGTTTTTTGATTCTTCGATTTCAAAATTAAAGGTATTTTTAATTTCTTTGAACATTCGACCGCGGCTGTCGATTTGTATTGGATTTTTAAACTTAAACACGCTCTTGGAGCCAGCCCGGATAAACGCATACATTTTAGTCTTGCTGTCGTTAAGCAAATAAATCCCGTTTGGGGTATCTGTATGCCATTTAGTAGTTTCTTGATAAAACTTCATTTTTACTCCTGATGCAGTATTATAACACATTTGGGTAATTTTGAGCAAATAGTCAAAAAAATGTGGCTAAAAAGCCACATTCCCAAATGTAATACTTGAGTATTAATTTATTTTGAGGTGCCTACAACTTCTATTTCAACTCGACGGTTTTTAGCACGACCTGCGGCTGTTTTATTGTCTGCTATAGGTTGGCGTTCGCCTTTTGAATCTGTATAAACACGAGTCTTTTCAATTCCTCGGGTAACTAAGTAAGCCTTAACCGCCTCTGCTCTTCGACGGCCGAGGTTCATATTATATGAATCTGACCCTATCGAGTCGGTATGCCCAACAGCAATGATAACTTCAAGAATAAACTCTTTGTTGATTTTTCCGACTAGTCCGTCTAATACCAGACGACCTTCGGGTTTAAGTACACTCTTATCAAAGTCAAACAAAGTATCAGTGGCGTAAGTTAATTTAACAATCTTAGATGCTTGTGGTTGGGGAGCCGGTAACGTAGCTACCGGAGTTGGTGCAACTACCGGAGCAGTAAATGTAGCTTGGATGCGGGGAACAGGTTTAATTGCACAATCACAATCAGGATGTGTAGTGGCAGGGGTCCAAGAACTATTACGCCAGCATTGTTCTGAAGAGTTTTTCCAAGGTGTATCTGTAGAATTGACCCAATTATTAGTTTGAGCACTCACTAGGCCTGCACTCACGGCAACAATTGTAGTAATAAGTTTTTTCATAGTAAACTATTTATTTGTGTGTTTATTCTATCTTACTTTTTTATTCGTTGCGTTTGATAAACAATTCTGGGATCATTTGCACTACTAGCCCATAGTCCTTTGTCTATGCCCCACTGAATTAGTATAAAAAATATCAGTATAAAAGTAGCAATAATTCCTACACCTATAGCAATGTCAGACTGAATTTCTTTTAATTCTTGTTTTTTCTTTTCGCGCATAGTTTTTTCGAATAGTTCTTTACTTTGTGCTAGTGCTTGTTCTTTTTCCAGTCTAAGGCGTTCTTTCACCATAGCATGATATATCTCACCATTGCCGGACCAGATTAGCAGAGTCTTAATTTCTGCTTCGTCCTCAATCATCTTTTTTTCTTTTATTGCAACATCTAATGCTCGAGCAGTTAGTTCATAGTAATCCTCTTGTCGGTTTTCCTTCAAGGATTCTCTTTTTTTCTCTTCAACTTGTCGGCTTTCTTGTTTAATTTGATGCTGGGCGTGAAAGAATTTTGTAAGATCTCCACTCACCTCGTAGATATCTTTGCCCAATTTAATGGCTTCTTTTACCGTTTTCACACTTGCTTGTGCCATGGCAAAAGCCGCACCAACTGTCAGCGGGTCCATATTATTATTGTTGTCCTTCCCTGACAGAATATTTATCAAAAAAAATGGACTCCTAAGAGTCCAATTTGGTTGTTTTGGTTACAAGGTAAGTCCTACCCCGGGTTTGGCACTATTAGGCCAATACAGCCTCGCGACGAGCAGAAGCTAGCTTTACGCCTTTTCCGCTGAACTTGAAGCTACCATTTGTAGATGCTTTTGCATTTACTAGATTTATGCGATTAACGTTCGTCATCTAACGTGCTGTCCACTCTGTTACTCTTTGCCCTGTCGAAACCATGGCAGGCCCATCATAAAATTACTTAATGTATTTGTTGATAACTTTAATTCCTGCGTAAGTTCCTAGCACAGTAAACATCATTTTGAATACTGTTGTCCAGTCAGTGGCATTACTTAAAGTTAGTTTAATAGGGCCTGCTTCGATGGAGTCTGTTGTTTTAGGATGATCTAAAAATTGAACATAATATAACAACAAATCCCAAGCATACTGGCTCAACAGATATATCGCAAACGATATAATAAAACCAGTAAACAAACCTCTACGATACATTAAATCTCCTTATGGTGGACCTGGCGGGAGTCGAACCCGCGTCCAGAACACTTTTCTCTTTGCTTCATACAGCAATAACTAATATTTATCAGCAAAAAAGGCTCCGAAGAGCCTTTGTAGCACACTTGCTGAAATTACTCTGCAACAGCGTCAACGATGGCCTGAGCCTCGGACTTCTTAGAGCGAGCCTTAATAGCCTCGAGGCTGGGCTTTTCTGCCTTAGACGGCTTACTGACTTTGACAGTCTTAACTTCATTATACTTGGCATCTGCGGCATCGATTGCGGCAGTGTAACGAGCATCTGCATAGAGCTCAGTAGACTTGAGATAAGTAACCACTGCGGGCTTATCCATAGCCTCGGGCAGTTCGCGAAGCTCAATATCAGTATGACCATTCTTGGCCAACACTTTAACACGAGTCATGTCATTGGCGAAACGAACTTTAGCTTCACCTTTGAGAACGGAAAGACCAGCAACTTTAAACATAAAATACTCCTAGAAAAAACAAGTTAGTTGAAAAACTGTTAACATCCATTTGCTAACATATTCAAATTATAGTTGATTTTGGATTTGATGTCAACCATTATTTGAATTCAGGTTTACCAAAATTAATTGGCAGATTCTTTTGAAAATTTAGCCTTCGTAAATGGGACCAAACAGACCCAATTGGTCACAGACATCACCGGCCGCATCATCGAGACGGTCGGCAATGATTTCTTCTACCACAGTCATATCTTCGCCAACCATTGCTTCCTTGATGATTGTGAAAGCATCCTTCAATAGCAACTCGGCGAACTTGTAGATATCTACGCCATCTTCCAGGCCGTTTTCGGCATCACGGGCCAGACCGTATTTGTCTACAGTCATCCCGGCCTGTTCGGCCAGTTTTTCAATTCGTTTGTTCACGATTCAACTCCGAAATGTTGTTTGATTATTGGCACCGCATCGTCAACCAAATTAGGCGTTCTTTTTAGGACGACCACGACCACGTTTCGGGGCATCTGCAACCACGGCATTCTGATTGAGTTCAGCCAAACGGCCTGAATAAGCACCTTGCCCGGCTTTGTGGATCAATCCAGTTTGGGTAAAAGTAACAGTGCCGCCTTTAGAAGTAACAAAACCGTTTTTCATTTCAATGTCCTTCTGTGTTGCAATATCAATATTATAGCAAAATTGGGAATTTTCGTCAACCAATTTATTGGTCTTTCATCACGTAAGTGAACAGAATCCATTTGGCTTGATTCAGCATTTGGCGAATGTGTTCACGACTGTTTTCGTTTTGACCACTGAACGACAGCATTTCTTGTGCGTCGCTCATGAGGCTTGCGGCAACCATTGCAGGGCCTGAGAATTTGAAAGTGATGCTGGACTCGATGCTTTCACGAAGTTCGGCTTCGGAGCAACCATACATACGACGATCACGTTGTTGACTTTCGTTAAGGACTGCGGTCATTTCAAACTCCTTTTGTGTTGCAATATCAATATTATAGCAAAATACCCAATTTCGAGCAACCGAAATTTTGTAATACTTTAGTACACAAAACCTGCGGCTTCTTCTTTTGCAATCGCCAGATCCTTCAATTCAGCAAGAGCTTCTTCCTCAGTATCGAACCCGCAAGCATCATAGGAGCCATCGTACATCTTGACATAGTACGGACCGTTTCCGGGACTTGCTTCGGTGTCAATACCAACTTCGCCAACGCCTTCGATAACACGAGTAACTTGATCCATTTTGTGCTCCTTCTTCCTTACTATGTCTATATTATAGCAAATTCGGGAATTTCGGTCAACCAAAAAAAGTAATACTTTGGTATTAACTATTAACAGTTTCGTAAGGACTGTAGATTTCCACAGCATCGGGGTTACTACGGACCCGGGTTACGTACTCATTTTCCAGCAAAACACGGTCCCGGATAGCATTGTACACGCTAACGGGACTGTATAAAACCACAGTATGTTGAACTCCGCCGCCGTATTTGACACGGGACGATTCAACGCGGCCCTTGACAGGAATAGATCCCATATAGTTGCCTTCGACGTGCATACCTTCCAAATTCCAGGACATATGAACTCCTTGTTGCTTACAATACCATAATTATAGCAAAATAGGGAATTTCGAGCAACCAAAAAAGGTGTTGTTTTTTAGCTACAGATTTCGTTTGACAATCGTTGTGCTATGCTTTTTTGCTTACGCATATTGGCAGGCTGTCCAGTACCCAAATCGTCGTGTGTAAACATTCCGTACAATGTAATGACATTGCCATCCACTTTGTAGACTATGCTTAAATCTAAATTTAAATGAGCGTGTCGTATACCTGGTACAGCCTGTGTAAAAAATCCTGCACTTAAAAAAGGTTTATCACTTTTACCAAACTGCTGATTAGGATTAGTACGCTTTACTTCCATGAACTGGCGAAGCTTTTCTTTTAGTTGAGGATAAGGTTTGATCCTACTAAAGTAAGTTTCTTTATAAAGTTCACATCGACGAAACGTTGTTTCCATTATTCCTGATCCCACGCATCCATTTCTGCCAGAAGTTCTTCATATGACATGGGTTTGGACCAGTTACAACTTTGTTCTTGTTGAACAACACGCACGAGATCCTCTGTCTGGAAATTAGTGTCATTATTTTTGTCAATAGTTTCCGTTAGAGATTTTGTACTAGATACTTTAACTTCATTAATCTTCATATAGATATTTACCTTACCACGGCAATTCACCACGCTTGCGTTTCAAATGAGTTTCAGTATTACAGTAAGGCCAAAGTGCAGGAATAACACGTTTTTCAATACGTCCGATATCTGTACCGGAGAGATGATCCAAGTTCCAAACCATTACAGTTAGTTTATCTACATCAACTCGATGTCGAACTGGAAAGTCTAGTACACCAGGCGCAACTTTCTTGCGCCCAATACGTTGCCAGTGACTGGGAATTTCCGTAACACCTTCCACAATATATTTGCAAACTCCTGCCTTCCACCCTTCGGGAAACTGCCATTTGGGCTCTACTTTTTCCACAGGGGTACTGTAAAGTGTGGCAAGATCCACGTCTAGCTTGGGACGATGGGTGTGGTGGCGATTAATAACTGTATTAGTTGCCGCTTTACCAAAGTAAAAATTTACTTCAGGATAGATGAAGTAGAGACCGCGATGGTCTCCAACTTCTCCGCGATTAATGGCACCTTCAGTAGTTGCATAGGGCTCAACCCATGCAATACCCAAGTCTTCAAACACTTTACGAATTGTCGCTGTCTGATGTTGTGTTAACATTTTTACCACGCTTATAATCTTCGTTAAGAATAGTTTTATCGCTGTTACAGTCTAAGCAAAGGCTTTGAATGTTTTCTTTCGTATCATCGCCGCCATCTGCTTGACGAATCTTATGGTCCCCGATAATGCGATTACGACATAGTCTAAAAAACTTGTCGGGGTCAGATTCACGCAGACCCGGGTATCTCTTTTCGACCTCAACGCTTACATCTTTGCCACAGTCAGCACATATCCATTCTCTATGAAATGTATGTGGCCTATCCATACGTCCGGGACCACCATACTCAATTTGGGCGAGTTGATGGTCACGGCAAAGTCGATTCGATCCTGGACCTTGCATATTTGTCAAAGGCTTGTTGCATCCAGGAATGGAGCAAGTATGACCTAGCTCCTTCCTAATTTGAGCAAGACTTTTAGGCTTGTCAAATTTAAACAGTTTCATTAGAACAAGTCTCCTGCGTCAGGAATAAACTCACTGCTAGTATTACTGGCCAATTTAGCAAAGCCTTTAACATCTTGCTTAATTTGTTCTGCAAGGAATGGGAAACCATGAATGGGCTCTTTGTTGCAACGAGGCGTACCATAAACAATATGTGCCGCATGCCAATTGCTATATGCTCGGCTAACTTTGGCCCAGAAGCGACTGCTAGGACTAAAGTCTGCACCCCATTTAGTCATTGCAAGACCTGCAACATCAAACACTTGTTGTTGCGTGAGCTTAAGTTTAGCAAGGCGGCAACGTTCGAAGAAGTAGGCCATCATAACCATTTCCTTCTCCTCAACTGCACGATGCTGAGCACCTACTGCAACCAAGTAGTCGCAAAGCCAAGCAAGGCTTTCAGTGTCCATCTTGTTAATTTCTTGCATACGACTAATTGCACCAGGCATATGGTCGTCACCAAACTTTTTGCTAGTTAGGAACAACCCGCGGCTTTCGACAATTTGTTGCTTTTGTTCTGCCAGCATCCACAAAGGATTTTGGCTACCATCAACCCGTACACCATAAATCATTTGCTCGATCTTGTCAAACAAGTCCAGCATCTTTTTACCTTCTTCGCTGTTCAAGTCAATAAAGCAACCACGCATTTCGCTCTTTTGATGGCTAGCATAAACATTGACAGGAATTTCGAAGTCTGTGGGATCTTCGGCAAACACCTGCGTACAGATAAGCCACAACAACACCAAGGTGTGTTGCCCGTCCCACGCTAGGTACTGCTCAACATCGGGATCGGGTTGATATACATGAATGGGGATAACTTTTGTGGAAACAAACATGGTCAGCAAAGTCAACACCCAAGCAATATTGAGTTGACGTTGCATAGTGTCGTCGATACAAACTTGACTCATTTTAACAGTCCAAGCCTTGGCCAACTGCTTCTTAAGGTCTTTGGTACCTTTGATGCTAGGATGGCGACGTCGGAATTCTGCAATAGCCGCACTTAGTGCGATATTAATGGCCTGTTGTTGAATCTTGGGAAGTGCATTGTATGTTTCGTCCCATCGTTGTTTAATGGTACGAATTTGGCTTGCAGTTAGTGAAAAGCGGGCATTTTTCTGAGCCGCATAGGTTTGAGTCGTAGTTTGACTAGACCCGTTTTGAAAGTTCATCATTTTGGTTACTCCAGTTTTGATTGAATATACACACAACGGCGTGTGTATGTTATTAATATAACATCAACTGGGTAACCTGTCAACCTTTATTTTACCAAATTTTGCATTTGGCGGCGTTGTTCTTCTGTTTGTCCCGGCAAGGGCTGAACTTGATTTTGTTTTGGCAAGGGCACTGGCTCAGCAACCCGTACAATTTGGTAGGGATTGTAAGGAACTTTAAGTTTATTCCAATAGTCTGGGGGAATAGGATTGGGCTCACAGCGTGGGCATTGAACCACATGGTCTCGATAATACGTATACTGAGGAGGTTTTGATGCACATCCTGCCAAAAGTAATACTAAAGTGTATAGGTAGATCTTCATACCTATATTATACACTAGTTCGAAATAAAAGTCAAATTTATTTTTTAAATCGGGCTTGCAGTATCTGCTTGAGTACTTGAACCGTGTAAGGATCGGTCGATGGAAGGATAGATTTTTGAACTAAAGCAAACCCAATATATCCGCTTCTGTTATTGTATAAACGTTGTACTCCTTTATCGGAGTATTCCATGACATCTTTAATTTGTGCCTCGTTCGTTGGGGACAAAGTTACAGTGATAAAGTTTTGTTCTGGTAATTGTTGTGCCTGTGCTTTTCTTTCGGGATTTTGCATAGTATTAACTATCAGTTGCTTGGCTTCTCCGCTGTTAGTTTGTGTGCTATGAATTTGATATTGGTTCAATCCTAATTGCAGTGAATTAATTAGCGTACTAAGTTTTGACCTACCAGTGGTCATTATTTCGAGTTTGAACACTGGCAGACCTTTAGTTCTAAGATAGGTTGATAGATTTGACTCAGCAGGCGTCGTAGGTTGTGATATTTTTGCTAACTTAGTTTGATACTCTTTAGCGTAGGCATTGGGATCTGCGGCTATAATCATTGCACGAATAAAACGACCTACAGTATTTGCTATCTTGGCATAGTCTGCTAAGTAGTCTCCGCCTGCGTGTCTAAAGCTAATATATTTGCCATTGTTGCTGATACTGGCAGTATGCGAGCGTGTGGCATCATCGGCCATTCTTTGTAGGAAAACAAGTCTTGATTTTTGATCTTGGCTAGCTCTGCCGAGACTGTGTTGTAGTTGTTTTTCAGAACTAACAGCATATCTACTATCTAAACGATTAAACTGTTTTAGAACATATTGATCGCCCAAGAATACAGCCAACTTAAGTATATCTAATTTTTCTGGGATACTTATATTGATATGAATACCAGTACTGCTATTTGTATATAAGTTTAATTGTTGTGCCATGCCATAGAAATTCTTCAATGCCATCATAGCTTCACTGGCACCCAGAGGTGGGCTAACAATTTCCGCGGCGCCATCGTCATCGTTGTCAGGAGTTAAACTACCGTCAGGCTCTATGTACCAGTCTTTAAGATTTTTATCTTTTTCGTGATAGTCACTGAACACTCTAACAGGACGGCCAAATGCTCTCTTAACGGCAGGCCTTAATACTTTGGTTGCACCCTCATAGTCATATCCGTAGTCATAATCATCGTAGTCATAATCGGCATTATAGTCGTCTAGTTCTAATTGTTTATAAACTACAGTAGGATCATAATCAAATAAACGAGTAAACATACTATCGTTGTAATCCTTGCCTAAGTATTCAGTCAATACATGTCCCCATTCTAAGTAAGCGGCTGTATTGTATAATTGTTCTGCTAGATTTTGTAATGGCCTGGATCTTGTATTATATCTAGCATAATAACTTAGTTCGGACCCTAGACTTTTACCAAACTTTAGTATAGCAAAAGGATCGTTGTCACGAAAGTTTATTCTAGACCCTCGTTTGATTTTGGAAATTAATGTTTTTCTGATCTCTTCAGGAATCTGATCAAAAAGAGACCTAATAGCTTTGATTTTTTTATCTAATAACGCATCACCGGCGGCTTCAATGGATTCGTAGTTTGTTTTAATTCCGGGCCTTAACTTGAATAATGCGTTGAAATTTTGCACACTACTCAGGCCATCGAAATCTCTTTCAGTCCAAAAATCACTAGTTGAAAAAATCTCTTGTACTTTACGTTGATCTATTACTTTTCCGCCTTTGCCCATAGATGCAGCAGGTACTAGAACTTCAAACTCAAATCCAACTAATACGCCTTTTGTTTGCCCTTGCTCGGCCGCGGCAGCAAATGCGCCAGGATTCATGGCAACTTCGTCTATAGTGGATTCTGTAAAAAGATCGTATAACTTCATAGATGTATTTATTGGTTTCTTATTCTATCAAAGAAGCTACGTGGCGGCGGTCCTTTAACTTCACCGTGTCTTCGATGTTGTCCGGCATAGTCATAGTAACGTCCTACAACATCAAAAGCTGGAGCAAAGAAAATAGCAGCAGGCATTAAACTAGATTGACGCAATAGGCCAACTCTTTTCTTACCCTCGGGTGCAGGTTCAATTCTTGATGTTTTATCGTTAACTGGTTGCAACCATGCATCGGGTCTGATACGAACTAAAAACACGTAGGGATTCTCAGTTGCATATGCGTTTTTGTTTTTTAGATAATATTTAAGTGGATAAAACCAAAGTGCTCGACGACCTTTGCCAGTACCAATGTAGTCAGGTTTAAAATTGGGATCATCTACATCAGGTGAACGAGCGAACGGCTGTTTGGCACTATAACCAAGGCGGTCTACCCCTGTAAAACGCACAAAGTATTCATTAGGATTGCCGCCATGCTTTCTTACATCAGCAATGATTTGATCCCTGACGGAAGGAACTTTGGCTTCCTGGATAATGTCCGATGCTCGCATTAGGCTTCTCTCCACAAAGGCACAACTTCGAATCCTTCACCTGTCACGCCCATACCATTGTCTCTCAGCCATTGGGCAGCAATTCTGTTGGCATCACCTTGATTGTTGCCTATACCGTGAATCTGTGTAACTTCTCTGCCGTTAGGTAGTCTCACTGACCAGCCAACAAGTTCACGGCCAGTACCTAAAGGTCTTGGCGGTGTTCGTTGCGGTGCTATTTCTATATCTAAAGGCACTTCTGGGATTTGTTGTGCTGGATGTCTTAGACGAACATCGTAAAGGTTAGGATCTAATCCTAAGTCTCGCAGGATAGATTCAGCTTCTTGTTCGGCAGCAGCTTGGTTGGCTGCCCTAAATCCTGTGAGTTGGCTGCGATCGCTGATCTTGAAGATAATGTATTCTGTGCCACTGCTGGATTGTTGTTGTGCCGCACGTTGACGCTGTCGATCCAAGGTACTACCGGGAATTGGAGGTTGTCCGCGAGTCATTTGTGGATCGTAATGAATATCCACATCGTCACCAGGATGCTCTTGTTGCCATTGTACTAACACATTGTTAGCATCGTCGGCACTGGCTGCGTTGAATCTAAACAACGGAACTGGGGGGTTTTCTCCTCGTCGAGCAAGAATAAAAGAACCTTCCGGATTAGTTTCTCGACTGCCTATTGCCGGGCCTTGTTGTCTAGCTGTTTGTGAAATCGCACGATATCCATAGTTTTCAGTCTCGAGCGGTAGGCCATTGAGATCCAACCATTGACCGTATTTGCGAGCTGCGTCTTGATCAGTGTTGGCAATAAACACCATTTGTCTACGTCCTGTTCTGCGGTCTACAATTTCATAGTTTGCATCGCCTGTTTGGTCAGGCCACCCTAGACGATTTTCGTAGTCTGTTTGTGATGGAGTATTAAAGTTGCCGCGCCCCACTGGTTGCGGTTCTCCTACTGTGGCTCTAACAGGACTATCATCATATGGTCGGATAGGTCTGATATCTACCGTACTAATATTTGCGGCTTGGGAATCAGTCAATCCCCATTCTCTTGCAGCCGCTAACTTAGCCTCGGCTTTGTTCTTAGCCACAACTTCCATACGCTGTCCATTGTAAGGAACATTCCACCACCAGGATTGACCGCCTAGCGGATCCTTGGCAATCTTGCGTTCTAGCTGTGCTTGTCGAATAAAACTCTTAAGTGCAGTCTTGGGCAACTCTCCTGCGGCAAACTTAGCAAAATAACTTAGCGTATCTTCTTTGCTCTTAGGTTGTAGTAAGTTATATAATTTTTTAAGATACTCTTGACGATATTTTTCAGGATCTACAGCAGCATCCATGGCTACTACAAAGCGTAGTAGTGTGGGTTTGATCTTTGCAAAGTATGCATCATTTAACCAATCGCCTCCGGGACTACGAAATTCAATACGATTGTCTTTGGTATTGATACTGGTGTACTTGCTAGTAACGCCGCTGTGAATTGCTTTGCTGGCTAACTTATTAAGTCCATTCTTCATTGACTGTAATAATGCACCGGCATCTTCGGGACGTTGTTGAACACGCTTTTTAACTTCGTCCATTGCACTCTTACAGTAAGTATTGCCAGCTCGTTCGAATTGATCTAGTACATACTTGTCACCTAGCAACAATGCCAGTTTTACATAGTCTAGATTATTTAAATCGTAGCCCGGAACACTGACGTTAATATGTAATCCTGTACTATCATTAGTGTAACAACCTTCGGCATCGGCCCACTTTTTGACTTGATCTAAGTCTTTGAACATTTCGTCTAATGCCAGTGGCGGGCTAACAAATTCTAATCCTGCATCTGTGCTATCGTCAGGTTCTAAGCTGCCATCAGGCTCTACAATATAATAGTCTGAGCCTGTAGTTTGTCTACCTACGCTGCCGCTGTGATATCCTGAACTACCTTTAACTCGTCTACCAATGGCGTTTTCAAAATTATCTGCTACATCGCTAATACTTTGTTCGCCACCTGTGTTCATACTGCGCCAGTGTGGCCATTCGACTATGTTGTCGTATCTATGCATGACATCTTGCATGGTCTCTAGACCTTCGCTTGAAAGCCACTCTGACTCTTGACCTCTATCGCCTACATATTCGCTTTGTGCTTCATCTCTGGCATCATCATACCAAGAAGATGAATTGGAATCTTCAATTACTCTTTCTGCGGCACTCTGATAGTCTTGCTTGGTAGGATCGTTTTCCAGTACTTCTTCTGCTTCACCACCGTCTAGTTCAAGTATTTCCACAATGTCCCGGGCATTAGCATTGAGTCTTAGATACTCGTAAACTAATTCGAATTGATTTTCCATCCAGTATTCATCAAAATGCTCTATGGCCCAATTGGCATAATCTTCGTGCATTGCAGTTTCTAGACGTTCTACTGCTCTGCGCCCATTATAATCTCCGTCGTAGAAAAAATTGTATGCATCTCGAATACTGTCTACGCTTTCATCTTCGTCAAAGTCAGGTTCTCTATCGCCCCCATCGTCATCGTCGTTTTCCACATTGGGCACGATCATTTCAAATTCCATACCTGCTCGGGCATCAATTTGACTGGCAATTTTTTCCAGATTGCTGGGACTCATGTTTATTTCAAACAGGTCTTCTTCGGATTCTATTAGTTTTTTAACTTCATTAAAGCGCATAGTTATGTATTTAGCGCCCAATAAAAAAGGACTACCGAAGCAGTCCTTGAAGTAAAAAGACTATGCCTCTGAATTAGTCGTCTGACTTACCGCACTTAGCACGTTTAGCATTGGTTAACGCACCAAAATCTACACGCCATTCTTGTCCGGGATTCAGTTCACGAGCATTTGCTGGGAAACGATATTGGACGCCTGCTTGTTGTTGAATTTGCGCTACAGGCACACGAAACTTAGTTAAATCATTACCTAAGTTTTGATATGGTTTGACATGCGGGAACGCCCACCCCGCAATTTCATTAGTCGCTTGATTAATTACAATCTTATAATATCCGTGGGGGACAATGACACCTTTACCGATATACTCATTTCCAGCGCCATAATATGCCCCAACGTATATAGTATACGGTTGATTGCGCTGTACGGTCCAACCTCTTACCGAAGTCTCCAACAATTTCCAAATTCCCCTGTTTAAAGACCCGTGTTGAGGGTACATATTTGTCATTAAAAAACTTTCGTACTCTACAATTTGACTCCACGAAAGATCACCGTCGGGGGCTGCATGACCTTTGTCATAGCCTGTGCCTGCATAATCAGCAGGAGTAGCGCCTGTGCCGTTTAGACTAGCATCTGCCACAAAAGCATTTGTACGTGGGAAACAACCTAGTGCATTTTGTGGTAATAAGGTATAGGCAACATAAACTGGAATTTTAACTGGCGCGTCATAAGCAACCAAGTAGGCCTCACGGCAAATAGGAGTGGCTGCTCTTTGTGTTTGTGCAAACCCCCAAGGACTATGTACTTGACAAGCCTGTGTGGGCAATGGGGCACGTTGATCCCAAGAATAACTGTTTAAAGAAAATAAGAATAAAACTGTCGATAGAAACTTTTTCATCGAACTACACCTTTATATACTAAGTTTATTTAGTATAAATTGGTGTAATACAAGTCCAAGCACTTTTCAATATTTTCTTTTACAGTTTCTTCAAAGTTATGTTTTTTATTAATTCTAGATACAAGCTCGTAATACGAATCGTCACTGAAACAATAATGACCGCCGACTAATGCTTTAAGATCCCGGGATCGGCTTTTTGTCCACTTAGACCACTTATTACTATCTATAATTTTTTGTTTGAAAACAGAACTATCCTCGGCATACATTGTGGCAAGATGTAATAACGTTCTAGTTTGAATAATTCCCAATTGCGGAGCAATATTAAGAGCATGAACTCCTGCGGTTTTCCTAAGTTGAATTTGTTCTGCTGTTAAATAATCTGCATTGTGTTCTTTTAATTTAACTCCTGCAGATTCTGCAAACTTTGCCAGTTCAGCAACAGCATTCCAATCGAATGTTCCCGCTTGATGATCTTCATAGGTTAGACTACCCGTCTGTGCTACTACAAATTCTACATTAGAAAAATTCTTAACAAATTCTACGTCTTGTTTGAATTTTTTAATACCAGCAGCCACTCCTACATTCTCTTCAGTGCCAAATTCAAATGCAATATCGGGATTTAGTTTGAGTGCATAGGTAAAAAGTTCGTCGGCTACTTTGTACGGATCTTCGCAACGGCTGGTATCTATATGTATTAGATTAAACCCATTGGCAATATCTGTAGCAATAGTTTGTTTAGTTGCCGCTATTGCTTGTGCTAGCGTCAATGATTTTTCACTGTCTAAAAAGTATGGCCCGCAATGATCTCTACACAAACGTAGATGTGTACGAGAATAGTTTTCAAGTTGTTTAGCTAATTCTACTGTGGTCATTACATAACCACTGTCAGCATCAACTTGATTGCGACTGGCAATAATCATCAAAGGGCGTTCGTGCCGTACAGCATAGCCGGCCATGATATCTACAATTAGTGGGCTCATGGGCCCGAATCCTAGTTTAAAGTCCATGACTTATATTCATTCTTTCTATAATATACATACAGGCATCCATTACTGCACCGTGACCGCCTGCGCTGGGAGTAACAAATTCGGCAGCAGTTCGTGCTTCAATTCTTGCCTGTTTGGGTGCGATACCAATTGCAGCCGCTTTAAGAATTGGAGCATCGTAGTAACCATCACCCATATAGGCTATCTTGTCAAATCCCATGGCCTGTACATAGTTAAACCTATCTGCTTCTTTTACCAACCGCAGTTCAAATCCCATATGCGTTACAATTCGGCTATAGGAAATATCCCATCCCGACTTATCCGCAGTAATAAATTGTATTCTAATATGATTGCGTAGCATTTTGAGACCATCATGGTCATAGTTACCAAATGCCTTAAAAGGTTTACCTTCGGTGCCCCAATAAATTACACCGTCGTTTAAGCATCCATCCACATCACAAATAAACTGTTCAATCATTTTAAGAACCTTGTATTAGGATTTATGTTAGTTAGAATGTCGTTTTTAATTTCTTGATCAAAAACACCAGTTCTAAGAATCACTATAGGGTTGTCAAACTCAGCTAGCATCTTAGGACTACGAACCATTAATTCTGTGCCATACAATCTTTTATTTTGTTTAGCTTCACTATTATCTAATATGCAGACTAATTTAGAAGTATCTAATCCAAACACAATTAAGAATTGGCTGAATACATGAGCGCCGAATAGAAACACTCGACCGCTAGCATCTTTAATTTGATCGTTAATTTTAGCAATTAAATTTCTATGATACTCTAAGTAACTATTAATAAGAGTTCGATTCTCCTCATAGACTTCGGGAGGTTCTGTAATATTAATAGCTCTAGGTGTTTTTACTGCACTATAAAAAATACTATGATCATTCTTATAGTAATGTCTTTCTATTAGATTAAAACCATAACACTGCAACCACCATTCAATAAATTCTTCTGTACATAGATATGTATGTTCGAAATTAATTGTGTTGGTAAACTGTTGTTCGAGATGTCGACGTAGTGCTGGTACACTAAAACACATAAATGTACCAACTTTTAATTTACTAGCTGCTTGAAAGAATTCGTGCGGATTTAAAAAATGCTCTAATACATGACTATGAACTAACATGTTAAGATCATCGGGAATTTCTGTATCCTTGGTATAAAACCCATTAATCATTCGAGCACGTAAATCTGGAACTGGTACAGGATTTGGTTCGATGATAGTCCACTCGTTGTCGGGCATTAATTGGTCGTAATACTTACTCAATTTGCCGTGTGCCCCTCCTATTTCAAATACTTTCTTAGGTTTGTACTTAAAGACAAATTCAGCAAAACTACGATGGTGTTCGTCCCAACTTACGCCCACGGTACCGGGATTGTGTGCAGACTGATATATAATTTCTAAAGGTAATACAGGATTTAATTGTATCATACCAGTACTACGACTAATATAAAAACTCATATCACTGGTTAAGTCTTCGTTTATTGGTTGATCTACACAGCCCATAAACACTGGAAAATCTTTAAGAGTAAAAAGATGCGACAAGTCTTCTTGTTGACCGACAACATCGGCATTACGTTTGATTACAGTCATAGTACTTGGCTAAAATGTAATTGTGCTAATGCTACAAGAAATTTATCAAAAGGCGCTTCGTGTAAAGGACTCATGTTCAAGTAAATTAAAGGTACTAGTAATTTTACTTTACGCCAATCTAATCCTTTTTTATTCACAAAGCCTTGAAGTATATCTTCGTAGACTTGTGCATTTTCTACGCTAGGGATTTCTATTGTAGCATAGTCATTTCGATCAACGTAATCGTACTGATTGTCCTTAATGGATCTATAGTTCAGCCAAATACCGCCTAACATCTTGGCAAGGTCGTAGTATATGTCTCCGTATACACTACCTGCAAAATCTGTACGCCAATCTATTGCTGTGAACTTATCGGTTTTGGAGTTGTAGACCATGTTATCAAAATGTAAATCTCCGTGTATCCAACACCAATCTCTTTTCTTACATAACCAATCCCAGTCAATTCTATTAAGGTAGCTATCAATAGTATCTACTTCTCTGCGGTTGACCACACAGCACTCACCCCAATCTGCATACTTGATACGAAACTGATTTACTCGTTCTAGGGTTTTATCTCGATAAAACTTTTCACATAAAGGATAAGTGTTTTCATCAATCTCAGGATCAACCCAAATGTTTGTGTCACACCAATCTAGCATTTTACGAAATAGTTCAGGTGTAATTTGATTGTATAAAATATCCCCGTCGGTCCAGTCATGTACTAAGAAATGCCCTACGCCCTTCATATTAGTGGGCATACAATCAGGGTTGGCTCGTGCTCTACGTATTCTGCTAGTAACATGTTCTTCTTTAGAAAAATACTTTATAACTCTACCGTTGTCGTGATAGAAAATTTCATCGGGTTTTATAAAACTGTTTTCTTTTGTTTTACTGTTAATTGCTTGCCATTTTTCGTAGGTACCAAAATCTAACCATTCTCGAACAGTATGTGCTTTTAGATTCAAATTTGGAAAGCCTTGCGGAGTTTCTCGAGCTTTACGCTCTATTAGATTATCTAAGTATTGATCATCTTTACAATACATTAAGCCAATAAACGCATCTACAGCACGATCACTAGGCACTTTATTATGAATTAGATCTATAGTTTCACCGTCGCGGTCGATCCAGCAATAGTCCTTGGCGAGATAACTATCCACCGGATACACACCAATCCAATTATGATCTAAGTTAGATGCATAATCAAAATCAAACAATGTATCGCAACTAATCCATAAAAATCCGTTTAGGATATGAGGAGCGCAATGTTGAATTGTAGTTGCAGGCCCAGTGTTACCTTCGCTGTAGTCGGGAACATCTACAAATACTACACATTTGTCATCGTGTACTGTGCTAACATAGTCTTTTACTTGTTGACCCATGTGTCCACAGGCAATGACAAACTTAGTGGTCTCTTTAGGAAATTTATCAATAATATGACTAATAAGAGGTTTATCACCGTAAGGTACTAAAGATTTATTAATCATTCGGCTAAAAGGTCCCATTCGACGACCATAGCCCGCCGCCAATATCAATACTGTTAAATTATTTGTGCTCACTATCTATTCTGCCGTGTTGTCTATTCTTATCGTCTTGTAATCTAATAACATCGTCTAGCTCTGTAGTACTGGCTTCGATATATACTAGATCGCTAGTGGCAACCATTCTATGTATAGTGCCTGGTGGTGTGTGAAAGACTACACCCGGTTCTAGTTCCATAACGTTTAAGTTGTTTATAATGTTATCTATCTCAAACATGTTGTACTGCCCGGCGTTGTAACGCTCAACATTGAATAAGTCTTGACGGTACAGTAATTGTCCTGTGCCTTTTAGAATATAAATTGATTCCGACTTCTTTTCGTGTACTTGTAGGCTAGTACGCTGTCCTGCTAGTAACGTAAGTTCTTTTAATACAAACGGATACTGATCGCCGCCGGGTTGGATCCATTTTTCCTGTCCCCAAGGTTTGGAGACGGTTTTAACTTGTTCGATTGTTTGAATTTCGATGGCCATAATATAGTTGAAATACAGAATATTTATCTGCGCTCAACTACGCTGTCTGCTAATCCATAGGCCACTGCTTCTTCGGCAGACATAAAACAATCGCGTTCCATATCAGCAGTGAGTTCGTCAAAAGTCTTGCCCGCCGAATTATGTTTAACATAAATTCCAGTTAGATTCTTTTTCATTGCTAGAATTTCTTCAACTTGGATTAACATGTCTGTTGCCTGGCCTCGAGCGCCGCCACTGGGTTGGTGAATCATATGCCTTGCATTAGGCAATATATGCCGCTTACCAGCAGCACCTGCGGTAGCCAAAAGACTGCCCATAGAACAGGCTTGCCCGAGAACAATAGTAGATACATCGGGTTTGATAAATTGCATTGTATCATAAATCGCCATGCCAGCGGTAACGACACCGCCAGGGCTATTAATGTAAAAGAGAATATCGGCATTTGGGTTTTCGCTTTCTAAAAATAACATCTGGGCCACTACAAGACTAGCACTATGTTCATTGACATCTGTGTCTAGTAATACAATCCGATCTTTAAGCAACCGACTGTAAATGTCATAGGCACGTTCTCCGTTGGAGGTTTTTTCTAGTACTGTTGGTACAAAATTTGGCATGTTAATCCTTTGTTAGTTCGTTAGTTAATTGTTTAAATATTCCAAGTTGTTTTCGAATCGAATCGTGACTTACTTTTCTGTGTGCTAATGTTTTTGTTAGAAAATCAACACACTTATCTCTTGCTTCAGGACTGTATATCGCCCGATGTATTCCTTCTATAAACTGTTCAATTTCTATTTTTTGTGTATTAGTTATTCTTGCTGTTATCATTTGTTGTCGTAACAAAGCTGTCAAATCGGCTTTTTCTGTTTCTGTAAGTATACCCCAGGACAAATGTTTAGGAGACGATAAGTCTTGAAAATGAGTTTTTAATTTAAACTTATTAAGGACTTCCAATGAATTAATTATTTGTTGTATGTTCAAAGGTTGTACTACATAAACAAATTTCATTTTAGCATTGGGTAATGTGTTTTTTAATGTTAATATATTTTCGCGTGTTGTTTCCCAGCGAGCAGGATAACGCATAAATTCATATGATTCATCAACCCCGTCTACACTAAATTCTAATTCTAATTTTTTAATTTTGGTTAATTTTTCTAATAGATTAGGAGTTAGTACCGTTGCATTTGTTACAATCCTACAAGTTAGATTCTTTTCTATAACTTTATCTAGTAGAGTTATATTATTCTTAAAAAGAAAAAATTCTCCGCCAATAAAATCAATTTGCTCTAAGTTCACGAGTTCGTCCATTGCTTCTAATGCAAATTCTGTATTATCTACATAAGGGGCAGGTTTATCAATAAACTTTAATAAAGTTCTTTCTTGTCCAATTGATGAACTAGTCTCTGGACTACACATAAAGCAATTTAAATTGCAGGTATTACCAAACAAAACATCTAATAGTTTAATATCTAATTTGTCAGAAAAGTATGGCTTTTTATTAAGGTGCATCCTTATGCTAGTTAACCCAAGTTTTTCTGATCCTATACAGGTTTTGCATCCTGGATTAGGGACTGTTCCGTTACACAAGTTATTTCTGTGATCGGTCATTTCTTTACCGTGCAAAAATTCATCTAGTGTACTAATTTTACCAATTGGTCGATATACACACCCGGGTTTGTATACTATACCGTCACCCAGATCTTCGATTCGCATAGTGGCGAACGGTGCTGTACAAAAAATTTTATTTTCAGTGCTCATCTACTAATTATAGCAGACAGTTAGCACTTTGTAAAGTCTTGATATTTAAACCAGCGTTTTTGGCCGAAACTTTTTTTCAGTGTAAGACCATAATATTCAAATTGTTCACGCCACTCATAAAAAGTGGGCCCATGACCCATACTATGTCTGTAAATGTCTTTACCTTTTTCGTTCATATAATACCAACGATTTACATCCCATTGGTATTGATGTACCATTTCATGTGCTAGAGTGTTTAGAAACCACTGTGGGCAAAACCACTTGTCCATTAACTCTATTTTACACCAACTGCCATTTTGATGTTCGTAATCTAACCAACTGCATAATCCCCATGCTTTTTTAATGATGCGTTGCTCGATTTCGGGTCGTCGTAAACAGTTGTTAAAAACATGTCTGTTTATGATATTATATGCGTAGTTAATATCTTGTATTTGGGGTCTAAAACTTTTACGGCGCTGATACGTAATACTAGGAAGAGATTGTTCCATAATGGAACGTATAGGATTTGGTCTGGCCATAAAAATACCCCCAAGGTATTTAGCACCTTGGGGGTATCTTAATACTAACTGTAAATTACTGGCCGCTAATAGTAACTTGTCCGATTACAGCGTTAGGTTTGCTCAGTGCTTCTGCCCTACGTTCTTTATATTCTTTGTTTTCGACATTGAGTAATTGAACTGGGCCACTGCTAGTATTAACTGTTTCTGTACCTGCTTTTACTGGTTCAACGTGACTTTCAGGTTTTGGTCCAACTTGCTGTTGTAGTCGCTGATCTGACTCAATAGCCTCTTGCCTACGTTGCTGACTATGCTGATCCAAATCTTGGCGAGCACGTTGACTGCGAAGTTCGGACTCGCGCTTGAGTTGTTGAGCAGTTTTGGTTCTTTGCAAAGTATTATTTTCGTTCAAAGGGTAACGAACAAGAACATAAACCTTGTACCGACGACCATCAAATGTTGCTTGGCTATCCACACGTTGAGCACCGATCAAATCACCTTCGGCATTTTTCTGTACAGTCACAGTAGTAGTTTCCAACATGTCATCGCCATTGTCAGTGCGATTGCTGAATACCTGACTGCGAACACGCCCTGAAAGCATTTCAGCAATCTTACGTTCGGCCTGTAACCGAGCCTTATCGTAGGCCATTTGCTCGTCCATACTAGATGCAGTACCTACACCAAATACCATTTCTGCAGTATCTTCGGGTAGTCTTACAAACCAGTCTGGCGGATTTGCTGCCACTACCATGGATTGTTTAGGTAAAGCATAAGGATGCGGACGATCCTGTGCATGAGATGTTCCTAGCAAGGAAAGTAGTGCCAGGGCTACAAGTTGGTGTTTCATATAAACTCCGTGGTTAAGATAACTTATTATATAATCAAATTTAGAATTTGTCAATTACACGCCAAACGTTTGATTGAACTTCGCACATGATTCCTTGGAATTGAACTAAGTCCCTTTGTGCGGCATTTAGTTCAGCAAACCATCGACAACGAGTTTGTTGATAAAAAAAGTCATTTCGAATAATAGGATGCGGATTAACTTGATTAGACCGAATTACATCACCAATTCGTACTGGCCTGATTTCTCGCTGACTATCTTCTACACATCGTTCTCTTTGAATGGATCTGACAAGTGTGCCGTTTTTTTCAATAATACGCTCGTAGGTGCATTCGTGAATTTCTGGCAGGACTTGTGCTTGTGCCGAGAAAAATACAATCAAGGGCAGTAAGTTCTTAATTGCCATATTTTGCTTCTTGCCACAGCATTAAGTTGTCTAGCATCTGCTGTTAGTTGTTCAGGATTCACAGGACGATTTCCGGCGATATTTTCTAGTACGGTTATCGTATATTCTTTTTGGTTACAGTCTAACCCAATTTGTCTAATTTGATCTACACTCATTCGAGTAAGTGCAGGATGACTATTAATTTGATAAACTGTAACCGCAGGATTGACTTGCACTGGCCCATTGCCGGACCCGCAGGCCATAGCAAGATTGCACAACCATGAAGCCAGTGTCTTTTCCATTATCGACTTTTATAACCCACCATAACTTCTTTTAGTGCTTGCCCTGCCGTTTTAGGGTCACACTGACTATGCTTTACCACATAGCGAATAGCCTGCTCGGTGGCCAATTGCAGATGAAAAACGGCTTCGTTAGCCGCGCTCAGGGTACGTTCGCTCATAATAATCTCCTATGTTAAGCGAGGTTGAAAAAAATTACCAGCTAGAATTGTAAAAAACACGAAGTCCCAAAATCAGTTCTGCTTTAGCATTACGGATAAATTTAAGATCTTCTTCTTGATAATAATCGTCTGCATCTTCGCCAAAGAAAAATCCAGACGTTGCTGGCAGATTGCCTGTTCGAACATCTTGTTCGAGTTGATCAAGATCCTCCCAGGTAAGTTCAAGTTCGATGCCGTTAAATGAAATGCCCCAAGGTGATTCACCTTTAGAGTGCAGTTTGTTTTCCCACAACTTTTCCATCCATCCTTGGAGATGCGGATGTTTGCGCCAGTAAGCAATCTCACGAGGTTTAGCTACTGTAGGCTTGTGCGGCTTCCACTCGCCGTCTACATACTCGCCTTCGGCTTCGTAGTATTCATTTTGTTGGCCTGCTTTTGCGGCAACATATGCGTATTGGTCAAGTCCCATTTTCTTATACAGGAATTAGTTGAACATGTGTGTATTATACAATAATTCGGAATTAACGTCAATGCCAATTAATAGGATCTGTGTTTGTTGTTCCCAATTGAGGCGGTTGGTATTCGGCCTTCAAAGACTCCAAATCGCCTAGGTCAAAATCAACATGGACTGCATGATCTCTAATTGCAATATGCGGAGGTATAAAATCATGCACCGATGACACAAATTTTACACCATTCGAATTAAAATATTCCATAATCATACAATGATGATTGTGCCAGTTCTGAATTGCACCATTGCCCGAATGAATGTAATGATTGGCAGGTTTTCTGTGCCAATATCTATTTGCTATTATGTCATTTGTAAAACTAGTCGAACGGTAATAGACATCATCTATTTCAGGAAACCCCATGGACGATGTCATTATACCTCCGCAGTTGCATACTTCATAGTCTTTCATAATGATCCAATCTTTTGTGTTGGGTCGCATATAAATGTCGGGGCGTGTTTCTACTACTTGATCGTAGACAAAATTATTTTTTAATTCGTTCTCGCGTTTTAAAATGTTTACCAGTTTTGCCAAATATGCTTGATTATAAAAGGTGGAAACTTTCTGCCCGATTTGAGGTATTACTATTTGCCCCACTAGATTTTGATTAAATCTGTCGAATGGTTCTTGCACATCGTCTCGAATTACAGGCTGTCCTCGAGTGTAATTCCATGTTGCAAAGAAATAGTCCACTCTGTCTGCTCGATCCTGAAACAGTTTAAACAAATATTTTGCAGAAGCTTGCCAAGTTCTGTACTCGCCGGCCACTAATACCGCAAGTGTTTTTATAGCCATTGAATATCAATCCGTTGTCGAGACAGTGTGAGGTAGTCATTTACAGTTTTACTCATGTTGCCGAATATAGTATATACTGCTGGGCGACAATAAAAACAATCGAAGGTATTTTCTTTTGCTGAAAACATAGTCTTGCTGTCTTGCGGAATGTACTTTTCCATCAAACAAAAGTCATCAAATTTTATATCACGAATTCGAGTGAACAGAACCCAATCAATCGCACACCTACTACCAAATATAATCTGATCTAAGACCAGTGCAGAATGCAATATGTCCGACTGTTTAAAAATTTTGAACTGCTCAATAGGATTAACTATCGAGGCAATATCGACATCTTGTTCTACTAAAAATACACGCATCGACTTTATTTATTGAGGCGGAATTTTCGCAGAAACTCATTGGCTTCTTCACAACCTTCAGCCACAACATCTTCGGCAATAATGTCAAGTTCTTGCTCATGCAAATTAGAAATTTCACTGCGAATAAGTTGAATCATATACAACAGGTCTTCCATTTCGGCATTGTCCATGAACTCTTTTTGCTCACGAGCAGTAGCGTTAATAAACCAATCGAAGTTGTCTTTGTCGAAATCGTTCATTTTTAACTCCTTACTTTAGAGAAATTGCTTTGTAGCATTCGATATATACTTTATTTGCAAATTCTTTACTTGCACGAATCTGGTATTCAATAGTTCTATATTGAGGTTCTTCGTATGCCGATATGATAATCGAAAGAACCACTCTATTACCATCAGCAATTGCAATAACCTGTGAGGCTGGAATTCCAGCCTGCCGAAGATCCATAATCTTATATGACAGTTCCTGCAAGTCATTGCATACTATTTTTTGTGCATTGGCACTTAACGATCCAGCCAGCACCAGCATCGCCAAAATACTTTTTATCTTATTCATTCTTCAACTCCGAAATGTTCTTCAATCGCTTGTTTATATTGTATACCCAAGGCACCCGGTGTTTGGCAATAGGTCTTATAAGCAACTACACCACATTCCCGAACAATCAACTCAGCGAACTTTTCGTCGTATACTTCATCAACAGGCCAAACTGGTTTTTCGGGCGGCGGAACCACAAGACCATCGTGAACAGCCATTGTATACTCCCAGGCTTGTTTTTTAAGTTCCTCAATTCGTTCGTTCATAGTTCAACTCCGAAATGTTGTTTAATCTTATCTACAATTTGTTGGCTTTGCTGTATTCTTGCTCTATTCCAATTGGCATCCTGTTCATTGAACACTTCCATATCCTCAACATACTTTTTCTGCCCATCTGCAATATTCATACATTCCCGAACAATCAACTCGGCGAACTTGGCCTTGTCAAAATACCGGAAACCATCGTGCTCTTCGGTAGTTGCCTGTTCAGCAAGTTTTTTAATTCGTTCGTTCATTTTACATGCTCCAATAGGTTTCCGAAGCCGGGTTGCAACACCACGGAGTGTCGGAGGCAATTTTTACATCTTTGCCAGTCATCAACGACTTCACAATTTTGTAAGTAGGTTCGTATTCCATCTTGAACTGCGGAGTAGGATACAAGTGACGGAGTTCGCGCACTTCTCGTTCCATACCTGCTTCGTCGCGGCCTTGAAATTCGTAGGTGCCCACACAGCGCCAACCAATTTGGTTGCGGCTACCATACTTGGAAACACGAGTCAAACGCTTGTCTGCTTTGTAGATACGCAGGGTGTATTCTTGTTTCATTCGGCACTCCTTTGTTGCAATACAAGTATTATAGCAAAAATGGGAATTTCGGTCAACCAAAAAAGTAATACTTAAGCATTACACCAAGTCAACTTGCACTTGTTGGTAACCAAAGCAAGAACGCACCAAGCCGGTGGGCACAGGCTTGCGAGTGGCTTCTGCCATACGACGGTCGTAGCTCAAACGAATCATTGCATCCCATACAGCGGCCCGAGCGTTGCCAGTGGCAAACTGCTCGCTCATTTGCTGGATAGTGATATACATACCAAATTCTTCGCCGCCTTCAGTCTGGAGAATAAAGCGGAATTTTTGACTGTTTTTAAAGCCTTCAACAAGTGTCTTAGTACGCATCTGAAACTCCTTTGTTGCAATACAAGTATTATAGCAAAATTGGGATTTTCGGTCAACCAAAAAGAAACCCGCCAAAATAGCGGGTTATTATTACAAAATGTAATACTTAGGTATTACTTTTTAAAAGCAAACTTAGAAACGTCAAATTTGGTAGCTTCTTGTACCAACTTAGCTGTTTCTTGTGCCACAGAAGTAGCAGTATCAATACCGACTTTAGTAGCCTTTTTGGTATACTCGGCTTGAGCGTCGATAAAACTATTCAATGCTTTGGCGATTGCTTCGTTTTGAACGAAAGTAGATACGAATTGCTTTTTGCTGTTTTGTACAGCGTCGATTGTTGCGTCTAGTGTAAACATAATTTCTCCTTAAATAGACAAAATTTACTCGGGCGACCCACCTATTGGCATCACACAAAGTATTTAGTAATTATATGTGGCACTGCAACATAAATCAAGCATTTTTTCTAGTGAGTTGATACTAAAGTAAATACACTACATTCGATATAACTTGCAAGGAGATCAAGAATGGAAATTTTATTAGTATTACTGGCAGTCATTATTGGCTGGGTTCTTTGGAATCATAACCAAAGTCAAAAAGCCAAGGCGTCGGCCGCAGTTGCTGAGTCTGCAAAGGAAGAAGCACCTTATAAGGTTGAACCGCCCAAGGTTGAAGAAATCGCCGCGGCAGCTCAAATCAATAGTGTTGTTGGTGCTAGCGCCATCGCCGCAGTCGCAGTAGCAGAAAGCAAAGTAGAAGAAGCTAAACCAGCCAAGGCCAAAAAACCAGCGGCTATGAAAGCTAAGAAGCCAGCAGCCGCAAAAAAGCCGGTTACCAAAAAGGCACCGGCTAAGAAGCCTGTATCTAAAAAGTCAGTTTAAACTAAACCTTTAAGTTGAGCATATTTGGCCAGTTCAAAGCTGGCCAAATTTTTGGCTTTACTTTCGCACATGATATCGTGTGTGCCCAAGAACTGTACAGCCCAATCATTGACTGCGGTGTTCCAATAGAAATCACTATGGGCTCGCAGTTTTTGCTTCTTGTGTCCGCTTTCCATTAGCGCATCATAGGCGGGACATCTGTCGCGGGCGTGATCCACAAGATAATCTTCGCGAGATACACTGTAATGTAGAGTAGGCCTGACACCGCGCCAACTATCAACGACCCTTTTAACACGGTCGTCAGTAGGGCTAATATATTCGCCTTCTCGAACCCAATGGTGGTGAATGTCAAGCACCACAGGCACAAGATCACCAATGCTAAGACAATCATCCAATCCATAACTTATTTCCTCGTTTTCTATAGTGATACAATTACGTGCTTCATTCGATAGTCTCGTGTAAGCACTACGAATACCGTCAGGACCAAGACGACCACTGATGTGTACATTAATCTTAAAGTCCTGAAAACTCTTGCCATAACCCATGTAACGTGCCATGTCTACATGATACTCGAATTCTTCTATGCTACGATTTACAATGTCAGAGTTATCGCTAGCAAGCACAGTAAACTGGCCTGGATGCATACTGAGACGCACATTGTGGGTACGAGCAATTTCTCCAATGCGAGCAAAATGACGTTCTGCGTAGGCCACCACATCTGGCTGACGCCAAAAGTAAGACCAATTAGGCTCAGTGTAAGCAGGAAGTATATCGCTTGACAAACGTACCATTCTAAGATGAGGATCAAGTTGACTAACCCTTTCGACTAGCATCCGGGTAGATTCGATGTTTTGACGCATCAAGTCCCATAGTTTTTCTTCAGCTACATGCTTACTTTGTCTATTTAGCCACGAAATGGTAGTAGTTCCGGTGTTGTACTTTTTGGCATCGTCTTTGGGACCGATGCCGTCAACTTGACCTGCGTGGTCAATCCACTTACAAGCGAAACCGATGCGGGGAGTAATAGTTGTAGTCATACTGCAATTATAGCAGTATTTAATTTAATTGTCAACTATAAATCCATCCCAAATGCTCTAAACGATGTATCCACGTAAAAATGGGTGTTTCAAATTCTAATTCCCATTGTCCGTTCCATCCCAAATATGTAGATGATCGATGAAATTTTGGTAAAGGTTTTGATTGTTCACTGGCCCACGGTTCTGGGTATTCTGGGTAGTATCTATTACTCCATTTAAACCTGTCTAAGGTCATTCCTTCGAAGGTAACAGATTCTATTTCTACAGCCATGTCGGGTGTTTCATTGGTTTTGTTTTCAAACTTAATATAAAAAATTATAGGCCCAGATTGCAAGTCAATATTAAAATCTAATGTAGTGTCGTGTTGTAATTCTAATAGATTAAATTCATCTAAGTGTTTGAAGCCATACGTTATAATTGGTCGAACTAAACCGTGAGGCTTTAATTTAATACTGAATTCTGTATTATACTTCATATCCTATAGATTGTAAAAATTCTGAATATTCAGGATAATAATCATATGCATTAAGATCAAAAGACTTATCCCATTTTATCAACCAATTTGCTAGTTCTTTCCGTTGCGTCTCAATATCAATTGGTTCTGACTCTTTTAAGAGATGAATTATACTATTGCACTCTGCAATTAATTGTATATCTAATCTGCTAGTATCCCTGCCGGTTGTTAATGTGCTAATAGATCTAGTAGACTGTTGTTGAATTATTGATTTTGTATTCTCATAATTATCAATAAAACTTTTTCTAATAGATTCTGGCAGCACATTTATAGACAAATATGCAGGTCTTGCTAACGGTATTCCTTGCACAGCTAACTTCTGTTCCCATGCCCAAAGAATATATTCGTGATAATTGTTAACATTTAATAACTGCGGAACGCTACGTAATATTACTTTAAATGTTTCTGTTTGTTGAGCCGCTAATTTTTCTATATTTTCTTTGACAAGATCTGTTATAGATCCCATACCTTGTCTAATGTAATGATTGTTCTTGTGTAAAGATTCTATACTAATCTCAAGATCGAACGATCTAAATTTTTTTAATTTGTCTATGAATTCTTGATCTAATATAGTTCCATTAGTTACAAAGCTGATACTAATACCAGTTCTGTTTGTATCAATTAAATAATCCACTAATTGCTTGAATCTTTTACTAAGCATAGGCTCACCGCCCATTAGATGCAATCTATTAATATTCGAATTATCTACACTAATTAAAAAGTTATTCCAACTTGTATCGTCATTGGTCCAATTTTTCCTACGTTCAAAAGGTAAGCCCCACGTAGTATACTTCGAGGCAATCTGACTACTGGCGTTAGGGTTGCACATTTTACAACTTAGATTACATTCATTACCTAAATCAACATGCCAGTCAATTGGTGGAGATTGATCTCTATCTGGTGCTTCAAATTTATCAATCCATGGACTTTGTATGTAACTTTTATCAAATGCCTGTTTTGTAAATATTACACTTTTAAAGTTTTCTTTAATGCGCCTACTTTCGTAGCCAATGGATTCTTCATAGTAACATCTTTTACATATAGATAATTCTTTGTCTCCAGTGATATTATTTCTAATCTCTTTCATAGGCTTAGAATTATACCATTCAATTACTGTCATTTTTGACAGATTATATTCGTCTTTAAGATCATCTCTGTAAGGTCTATGTTGCTCGCTACAACATGTTCCGAGACTTCCATCCCAATATATATGAGCATTAGTCCATGGGACATTACAGAAAATTTTTGAATTAGACATGAATTAAGTAAAACAAAATATCGATATTAAATTAAGAATCGAAATTAATACTAATTACGTGCTCGTAGTTTTTCTTAATAAGACTCTTGTACATTAAATTTTTATGCACTAAAAAGTTAGTAGCGCCAGCGTCCATACTAAATTTGGCTAGCTGTTTAAAAAATAAAGCACGACGATTAAAGATTCCGCCGCAAGTGGATTCTAAACCGCTTAATTTATATACTGCGGTTTGCCAAAGTGTTTTATCACGTTGATCCCAGTCATGAATTTCGGTAAACGCTGTTAGATTATTGTTTGCTTTAATAATAGCAGGTTGACTATATTCACGATCTTTAAAGTCTTGATTTTTATAATCCTTAACTGTGGTTATAATAGTACCGGTACTCGAATTACATAAATGTTCAATTGCTCTCTGTTGATCTTGTTCATTACCAAAGAATGTCAGATACTCGTCGAACGCAATTACACAGTCAAATTTCTTTGTTTCGCTAGCAGAATATTGTTTAACATTTATACCTTGTTGGTGTATCCAATCAATGACTGGTGGGTTAACTTCGTCTATATAAATTTCTTTAGCACTAATGCTTAAGATTGCAGGATTAAATCCGATGAACAATACCGAGTCAGCCGAGGTATTGTAATATTCAAAAATTCTGTCAACAATTTCTTGTTTACGATCAATAATGTCTTTTCTTTTATTATGCAGACAAAACGCATTGAAAATAATGTCATTGTAATTAGCAAATTGAGTCATATTATTGTTTTTATACCAATAACTTATTTATTGGATTCTCTATATAAGTCCAAGGTCACACAATGAAACCCGCCGCCTAATGTGCGACTATGTCTTAGTTCCAAGGGAATTACTTCTATACCAAATTTATCTAATGTATCCATTAATTTTGTTTGATTACGGTCAACAATTACAGTTTTGGGATCAACACTAAGCATATTAAGTGCAATCCACTTACTAGCATAGGGATATTGATAAAACGACTGTGCAACTACATCGTCAACCCAAATCTTTTCCCAATCGTCGAATAGCTTAGGACAATTATCGGAGTTAACTCTACTGGCATTTAGTACTACAAGTCCGTCACGCAATACAGTTATTGTACTATCTATGTGGGCATAGGCGTATAGGTTATCGATAACATGGACTCGATATTTTTCACCTAAGACATTTTGTAACCATCTAGCACCCAGTCTATTCCCACTGTTGCTAACAAGGTACAAAATATCATTGTTATGTCTAAGTATATTAGCAGCATCAAATATAGGTTCTCTATCGCTTAAGACAATGTTATTATCTTGTATATAATTTTCCTGTAATAGCAACCTAGGACGGGGGGCCGCAATCCAGCGTACATCGTCTTGGTAAGCACTTTGCTTAATTTTCCAATAAGCATTAGCTTCCATTTGACGAGCACGATAAGCCATGGGAGCTTCGATTACCAAATCATCTACTACTAATAATACATCACGGGGACAATAATTATACATGCCATCGGTTTCCCATTCATGTGTACGTACAATGTGGCCATGATCTAAGTCTTTAGGTCTATATACATCAACGCCAAAACTTTTTAAAGTATTGGCAAGATTGTCTAGATCTTCATTTGCTTCATCGATTATATGTTGTGGGAATCTTCCTTTTGGGTGCGGAGTTTCTTTCCATCCAGTTATTTCCCAATTATATGCAAATATTTCATCATACTCGGGAAACCGTGCCCCAGTGGCATCCCCCACAATGCAGGTTTTTAACGTATCATATTCATTGCAACTTTTAATCTTCATTTATGTCCTGTGATTTGCAATGTATATCTTGGCAAATTTCCAAGATTAGCAGCCATATGCGGAGTATTATATCTCCAAATTAAACAATCACCTGCTCGCCAATTAACAAAAGGTTCCCCGTTAAGTTCTGTATAATGTCCCGATTGCCAATCTTCTAAGAAAACTATGGCTCTATAGATCCAATGCTCACTGCCCTGTAGTTTAAAAAGATCTATGTATTTTTTATACAAGTCAGAATGATTAGGCAGAACCGTGCCAGCATCCATACGATAGTAACTAGTCCCAATATCTTGCCAACCTTTAGCCTCAAAAAAATCAATAAATCTTTTATTCCAACTTGGTTGCGGTTCTCGCATGTCACACATATATCCAGTAAAGGGACCGCTAAATCCTTGACTTACCCAGTTGCTTATACTGTCGGGATCATTGAAAGGTTCACGAGTATAATTCAATGATGTATACTCGTCGTCCCAAAACTTTTGTATATGTATTTTATTACTGACGTCTAGTGTTTCCATAATGGATTACTTGAATAGTAGGAGTAGATTCTAGCTTGCGCCATGGATCAACAATTACACTTCCATGTGCGATAAGGCAATAAGGTTGTGTTTTATCTTGTTCTCCCGTATATTCATACGTAATCTGACGATCATGTGCCCACAAATAAACCGCTGGGCCATGAACTTCCTTAACAACTTCAGTTGGATCGTCTGCTAACGGATCTACATAAACTACACTACGTCCTGCCGATTTAACATAATAACCCACCAATGTACTATAACTTCCTATACAATATGGAACATCAGGTTTGTATGCTTTACCGTGAATCACGATAGGCAAATTAAATTTATTTGCTTGCTCGACTAGGAACAATGCTAAATTCTTTGCTTGTATTTCTCTGGCGTGCATGACGGTATCAAACAAGTCATATCCGATATCGTATTCTTGAGCAAGCCAGCGTAGAGCAATGTTATCACGTGGATGACAAGCACCAGCATCGCCCATACCTGCTGTCATGTACTTAGGTCCCATAATACGCATGGTACTGCGAGCAAGAGCATTAGTAACAACATCAACATTGATGTTACCAATCTTAAGTGCAAAGTCTTGAATCATGTTTACTAGTCCAACTTTAGCACTAATGAATGTATTGTAAAAAATTTTAATTGCTTCACATTCGTCCCATGTACCAATTTCATAACGAGGATTGTTTTGCATAACTGTGTCATACAATGCACGAAGTTCTCCAGCTAATGCGTTAGGATTCCCGTCCTCGGTACCGATCATGATCATTTCAGGATTAACCATGTCCCATTTTACTGAACCCATGGCAATCAAGTAAGGGTTATACAAGAATTGATGTTTTGCATCCAATCTTGGAAAGAAATGTTTGCGAGTGGTGCCAGGCAAAACTGTGCTAATTAATACAATCTTTTTGCTAGTTTTAGCATATTTGTTGATATTATCAATAGCACTAAGAACAGCGTCGTGTCCGAAATCTTTAGGAGTCATATGACTACTAGGTACGCTGCCGTCGTAACCTTCTGCATGTGGGGTTGGTACTGCAATAAAAATCCATTCTGCATTATCGACTAGTTCTTCGATACCACAAACTTTTACAGTGTTACTGGTTCTTGGGTAAATATCATATCCCCAGACTTCATGTTTTTCGGCCATAACCTCAGCACAGTCTAACCCTAGTTTACCGATTCCAATAAATCCAATTTTACTCATTGATGTTTTCCTTAGATAATTTCTATTACATATTATACGCAAATTTGTTAAAACCTGCAAACTTATACTCTTTATATTTCTATCCTTTTGGTAGCACTAGCAGTGAGAACATTTGCCAAGACTTTAGCAGTATTAGACCAAATTGGGATAATAACATATTTCAGCACTGTTTGTATTACGATCAAGAACCATTGATAAAACAACATTTTGAAAAACTTAACTATCCCCAAAGATACCATTTGTTTTTTACAAACAAGTATTGTAAATTATTAGCCAATAGCGAACATTCACTTTTTAAGAAACAAATCTGCAAAGAAAACGGTTACATAGATTGGTACTACTTTTTCCATGGATTTGCTGCACTTGATTGGTATAGAGATTTTCAGTATTTTCCGTCAGTCGAATATCAAATTACAAAGATATTTATATCACTAAATCGCCTGACAACAAAAGACAGAAGTTATAGACTTTTACTAGCAAGTCATTTAATAAATGAAAACTTATTAGAAAAAGGACATGTTAGTTTGAGTCTCGATGATGTGGGACTAGGAACATGGCAAGATGAATTAACTTACAAATATAGTAAATTGCCAGAGCATACTGTTCCGTTTGTAAAAGAGCAAATTAGTAAATTACCAGGGTCTTTAACTTTAGATCAAAAGAATCCGCAAGGAGATTTGAGTTCAAAGTTTGATCAACACAGTATAAGAATTAGTCAAGAAGCACTTTGGCATGTTGTTACTGAAACTGTGTTTTATTATGATAAATTACATTTAACTGAAAAAATATTCAAACCAATAGTACATCGACGACCTTTTATTCTTGTGGCGGCGCCAGGCAATTTAGCATATCTAAAAAGTTATGGATTTAAAACTTTTGATAGGTGGATCAACGAAAGTTACGACAACGAAAAAGATCCTGCTAAACGAATAGAGATGATTGTCTACGAACTTAAAAAACTTTGCCAACTCTCGATGCCAGAAATTAATTTAATGTACGAAGAAATGAAAGAAATACTAGAATACAATTTCAATCATTTCTATGGCCAGTTTAAAACTCTTATAGCAAATGAATTAGTAGATAACTTCGATGGCTGTATAAGACAATGGAATAACGGACGAGTTGACGGCAGAACCGTGAATATTAGTAATATAGACTTAGATAAAATTAAAAAATTATTGGGTCAATAAATACATTATCAATGAATTTTAAGATTTAACTTTAAGGAAACTGAAATGAAAAAACGCAACTATACTGTCGACGACGTTCGTCGGCTCCAAGGTAGTGTTCAGATCGAACATACATTAGCAAAGCGTGGCGCCGCAAAGCTTCGCACATTGCTAGCTACAGAACCTTATATAAACACCTTAGGTGCCTATAACGGTCAGATGGCGGTACAACATGCTAAAGCCGGATTAAAAGCAATTTACCTAAGCGGATGGCAAGTAGCTGGCGCAAATAACACAGCTAATCAAACATACCCCGATCAGTCATTATATCCAGTTGACTCAGTACCACGTGTGGTGAAAGGCATTAACAATGCTTTCCGTCGTGCTGACCAAATCGAAACATTAGAAGGCAGTGTTACTACAGATTATTTTCTTCCTATTGTTGCTGATGCAGAAGCAGGATTCGGCGGTGCATTAAACGCATACGAATTAATGGCTGCAATGATTGAAGCAGGTGCTGCTGGTGTTCACTTTGAAGATCAACTAGCCAGTGAAAAGAAATGTGGTCATTTAGGTGGTAAGGTTCTCGTACCAACAAGTCAGATGATTCGTACACTTAACGCCGCACGTTTAGCCGCAGATGTTGCTGGTGTAGACACAGTTATCATGGCACGTACAGACGCAGAAAGTGCCACATTAATCACTAGCGATCATGACCCACTAGATAAGGATTTTATTATTAATGAGCGTACTGAAGAAGGCTTTTATAAATTTAAAAATGGTATCGATGCTTGTATTAGCAGAGGTCTTGCTTATGCCCCTTACGCTGATCTCTTATGGTTCGAAACTAGTACGCCTGATATCGCACAGGCTAAGAAGTTTGCTGATGCCATCCACGCTAAGTATCCTGACCAAATGCTTGCTTATAACTGTAGTCCTAGTTTTAATTGGCGCAAGTTTTTAAGCGAAGATGAATGCGAAACATTTCAGCGTGAACTGGGTGAATTAGGTTACAAGTTCCAATTCATTACTCTTGCTGGTTTCCACTCTGTGAACCTTGCTACCTTTGAATTAGCCGAAGCCTATAAGGATCGTGGTATGGCTGGCTATAGTGAAATGCAACAACGTGAGTTTGCTGCACAGGAGCGCGGATTTACTACCGTTAAACACCAACGTGAAGTTGGCGTTAGCTACTTTGATGCAATTAGCACAGCAGTAGGTGCTACTTCTACTGTTGCTAATAAAACATCAACAGAAGCGGATCAATTTCATTAATGTCTGAATTAATATTCACTTTAATAGTAACACACATTACCATAGTGTGTGTTACATTATTTTTACATCGTGGGCAAGCGCATAAAGGAATAATCTTTCACCCAATACTAAGTCATTTTATGCGTTTTTGGTTATGGTTAACTACTGGTATGGTTACCAAGCAGTGGGTAGCTATACATCGCAAGCATCATCGATACAGTGATGAGCCAGGAGATCCGCATAGTCCGCATGTTTTTGGTATATGGAACGTATTGTTTCGAGGAGCAGGTTTGTATCATGAAGCATCGAAAGATAAAGATATGGTTAATACATATGGTGTTGGCACTCCTGATGATTGGGTGGAGCGCAACATATACACGCCTCACAGTAGACTTGGCATTGGCATTCTCCTTGTGCTCAACTGCTGGATTTGGGGTTGGGCTGGTGCCTTGATATGGCTAGTGCAAATGATTTGGATTCCATTTTGGGCGGCGGGTGTAATTAATGGCCTGGGCCACTGGATAGGATATAGAAATGGAAGAACCCAAGATAAATCTAAAAATATTTCTCCAATTGGTATTATCATTGGTGGCGAGTGCCTTCACAATAACCACCATCTTGATCCTGCTAACCCGAAACTGAGCCGTCGTTGGTTTGAATTTGATATTGGTTGGATGTGGCTTAGTATATTTAGATTCTGCAGACTGGCTCGACTGCGTTAAACTTTACACATTGTAATATTAGAAATAATTTGTTTCCACTCATCTTCTTTGCCAGCAATAAACGAAGGGAAATAATATGTTTGTAACCATATATTCATATAGTAATCGAACCAAATTCCCATTAACCCGTCTGTGTATTGAACAAACGGGTTAGTCATGAGAATGTTAGAATATTCTGCGATTAAAGAACGGTTAAACATTACCTATTTACCGATCTATTGTTCAATGTTTTTTGATAGTTTATTTGTTTCAATGGTTTTTGTTTCTATTCTTATTTCTACAGAAGTTGAATCGACAGCTTTTTGAATCTTGCCAGCTGACCACCAACCAAATGAAGTAACAAACCCTATGATAAAATATGTTGTATACATTACTTGTTTGCTAAAGGATTATCGATAGCTTTCTGAATTTTGTTGTCAACTTCTTTCTTTAATGTTTCTACTTCTCGAGAAATTTCTCTACGAGCATCGGCCATTTCTTTGCGGATTGCATTAACTTCTGCACGAGCTTTGTCTAGGTCTTCTCGTACATCTTTACGTGCTTGACGCATTTCTTGTTCAGTTTCGCGCTGAGCTTGCTTGACACTACGCTCAACTTGTTCAGTTACAGTTTCGTTACGACGAATATCAGTCTTTAAGTCGTTCTTGATGTCGCGGGTGTAATCGCTAGTTTTTGTGCTAGTTTCCTCAATTACTGCTAGTCGCTTGTCGAATCCCGTCAAATCTGGTGCAGCATATTCGGCAATCTTTTTCTTCATACCTACGTAATCTTTATAAACCTCAAAAGCACCGTATAGTCCACCTAATGTACTACTTACAATAGTAAATGCTACCATTAGTTTTGCCGGTGTAAATTCATAACCGCCAATACTTATAACTGTATCTTTACTAGCGTATTTTTTTGCCGCTGCTTCTAATTCGTCAACTTTTTTATTAACGTCTTTAATTTCTTCTCCCATTACTAGCTCCTTTTATTTGTTTTTATATTGTTCGTCAACCATTTCTTGATGCACTCTGTCACTAGCGCCGGTTAGACCTCTCAGCAATCTTACATTATCTACAGTTTTTTGACCGCGATATAATTCTTCGGGTTTGTAAAAGTTTACGTCCTTTAGTGTCATGGATGTATAAAGATCATATCCCGGTGGCATTTTTGCAATAGATGCAATAGAAACTGATCCGGCTGCATCGTTGTCTTGTACTTTACTGTTTACAGTAGATGTGTTTACACTAGATTGCATTTCATTTAAGTTATGCTTAGTGTTTACATATCCAGCTATAAAGTCTGTAGGCGAACTCATGTCTATATTACGATTACTGTCAGACTCATTTAACTTTGGTGCTTCAGTCATCGGTGATGGTGATACAAAAATAGATGTTGTAAGCGGCGTAGAATTTATTGCTATATTAAGTCCTTGAGCAGGGTTTTCATTCTGTGCTATCGGAGCGGGCGGCAATAATTCATAACTACTCACAGTTGGTGTAACTACGTTTGACCCAACATTTGTATTCACTGCAGGTGCAGGTTGTATTACCGGAGTATTAGTTTGTTGTGTATCTGTTGTAGTTGTTTGAGTGTTTGGTGGAAGCAAGACTGATACTACAGGTTGCATTGCGCTGTTAGATCCAGCTTGTGGCGATGAAGCTGTAGTGTTTACGCCTGGTGATGGAGCACTATTAGCATTTGACGCACCGGGTAAACGTTCTGAGTTAATAGCAGAACTAGCTTGGCTTTGACTCAAAGCAATAGCTTGAGATTGCTCTACGGCTGTATTGGCAGCAGCATTGGCCAACGATAAAGATTCACTAACTGATTTATCTTGTAATGCTTTTTCATTTGCTGCATTTTTTGCTATGACAGACAATGCATATGACGCCAATGAAGATTTGTCGTTAAGGTTAGTTCCCGCAGTAATACTAGCAGCAGATGCAGTTTCTGTCGTTTTATTGCTTTCTAATACCTTTGATAATATATCCGCAGATACTGCACTGGGTGGCGGGCCAGAAACTGTTGTAGTTTGTGTAACAGGTTGACTTTCTGTCACAGTTTGAGTTATTGCAATAGGTGAAGATGTAGATGACGTAGAAGATGTTGCAGGACCACTTAGCTTATTAAGGGCGTCTAAGAAGCCAGAACATGTAGGGCTATACAATGGATCTTTGATACAAGGATCAACGCTATATTTCAAGCTAAAATTTACACCCTGAAGTTCAGGACCATATGGTCCAGCCCATCCATTGTTATCTTTACCTATGAATCCGTATTGAACTTGTCCTATTGATGTTGCTGACAATGGTGATGTGAATGTTTCTGAATAGTTAAAAGTTGTCCAGTCATATTTGTATGATAGATTATATGAATTGCCATATAATAAATTACTTGTACCTCTACCGCCTGTAGTATCCCAAAAACGAACCAATGCAGTCAATTGGTCAGTCATGCCGTTGTCCCACCCATTACCGTTTTTAGCAGTAAAACTAAAATTATATCCATTAACTTGCAAGCCAGTGGAAGATGGCAAAATAGTAGATACATTTTGTTGTTGATAGATGTAAGTAGAACCGTAACTAAAGTTAATATTGTTACCGGGGCGAATAATAGCATTAGGACCGCAATAGCCAGGGTCGCCCCATTGCCAGCAGGTTAAGCTACTCTGATAAACACCATTAACCCACGTGGATCCGCTACTGGTTGTTGTCTGTTGAACAATATTTCCAGTATTATATATTTGCCCTGGTACTAGTTCTTGACTATTAATTGAACCACTTGTTAACCAGGATGCCAATAAGAGCACCGAGGCCAACCTTCTGATAAGTGTCATCTTTCACTTCCTTTTCTGGTTCAGGTATCTTGCTTGGATTTGCTGCCCACGCAACTTTAGCTTGTTCTCCTATCTTACCTTCATACGGGCATGGTGTACCTGCTGCCATCATAGCATCCCATACACGCTTGTCTTGACACATTGTTGCAACCGCTGCCACTTTCATTCCCATATCAAATAGTGTCTTAGATAATTTTAATCGTTCACAATTTAAGTCACGTACTGTTCCGCCAGTCGAAACACCAAAAATTTGAGTTTGTACTGCACTAGAGGTACCAGTTGTACATAAGTCTTGGTTTCCGCCACTCATCATCATTGGAGCGATAGCAGTCGGTGGTGGCTGAATAATCTTTTGTGTAATATTAGTGTCGTTTATATTACGATTAGTCATGTCACCAGTTTGTACGTTTTGGTTAACATTGTTATTCGAATTTGTGCTGGTACTAGTTGAAGTGTTGTTATTGTTATTTGTGTTTGTACTTGTAGAAGTATTTGTATTGTTGTTTGTGTTGGTTGCAGTACTAGTATTAGTGTTCACATTGTTGCTAGTGCTTGTATTGGTATTATTGTTTGTATTTGTACTTGTGCTGGTATTAGTATTGTTGTTTGTGTTGGTAGATGTGTTTGTATTATTGTTGGTGTTTGTAGCAGTACTTGTATTTGTATTGTTGTAATTCATAGTACCATTGTTAATATTTGTATTGGTACTATTAATAGTATTGTTGTTTGTATTCGTACTAGTAGATGTGTTATTATTTGTATTGGTGTTGGTACTAGTAGAAGTATTAGTATTGTTGTTTGTGTTGGTTGCTGTAGAGGTATTTGTGTTGGTATTGTTGTAGTTTACTGTACCGCTATTGACGTTATTATACGTAACCTCGCCGGATGCAACGTTATTGTTGGTGTAAGTCACAGAACCACTGTTTACATTATTATTGGTATAAGTTACAGAACCACTGTTTACGTTGTTATTAGTGTTCACGTTTGTGGATGTAACAGTGCTAGTTGCTGTGCTATTAGTAGTGGCTGTACTGGTATTTGTAGTATTAACTGTGCTAGTAGAATTAGATGTACTGTTAGTATCTACTAAACTGGCAGAACCGTAGCCGGCTGAAATAGAACTTTGATTAATCAGAGTTTGAGCATGTGTGCTTGCGGAAGCCATGAAAATGGCCAACATTACCGCAGTGAATTTTTTTATCATTTTTATCATCACCTTAGTATAAAGACCACTAGGGCCCCATATACTTATACTAAATTGATAAAATAATTTTATTGGGCTATAACCTATAGCTAAATACCAGACTTTTTATCTAACTTTTCTGGTCTTGTAGGTTTGGTGGATTCTTTGGTTTCTTTAAGCAGCCGTTCTGTTACAGAACTCGTGCGATGATGTGGTAGGTGTTTAGGCGGTTCTTTGACTCGGGGTCTTCGTTTAAACCAACTCATATTGACTCCTTGTAACTATTTACAAAGAGTCCGAATATTATTTTATTGTGCTATTAATTCTGTCTAAGATAATTTCGTAAAAACTATCTAATTCCCCGTTAAACTTTCCCATGAGACCTTGGGCAATAACTACGCAATTATTGAAATTTCCTTGGTTATATTCTTTTATAAATTCTGCGTGTGTTCTTTTGCTACGTTCCAAGGTAGGCAATTCAGAAACTGGCACTTCATTTACTACGCAAAATGCAGTTACTAGATTATCACCATTGCCGAATGTTTCTAGCTCTAGTACAGTATAGTTTGATCTAAGTTGATCTGCAACTTCATGTCCCATAACAATGTGCATCTACATCCTCCAATGCTTGTTCTATTTGCGCTAAATTAACTCCGTGTTCTAAGTATCCTTCTGTGACCATATTTAGATAGTATTCACTAGGATATCCAGCACCAGTATGATCTGTCATGAAATATATCATAGCCCGGATTTGGCGACCGTTGTATTGAACAGTAACTTCCTTTTTGCCATAAAAATCTGGATAACCTTCTAGTAGATCCAGTGCATATTCGCATTCGGGTGTGATGTCCCATAAGACACAATCCATAGAACTGTCATGATTTATTACAGCATCACAAAATTGTTTAAATGCTAATTTGTGACCTAAAAGTTTCACCGCTCCAAGACTACGGGCTTTGGGGCAGCGTCTGCCCATTTGTTTTTTATTTGTGTTCATGCCATAGGCAAGGTAATAACTCATAATTCTGTTAAATTGTATCTACTAACTGCGTCTTGAATTGCTTCTGCTTGGCTTACGCAATCAGCCAATGCATTGTGTAATAGTGATCCGGGGCGACGTGTATCACCTAATGCTTTTAGTAATGTGCGACTATCACGAATAGAATAATAAGGCCACGGAGCAGGTTTACCCAACTGTCTATATAGGTTTTCTAGAATAACAATATCAAACACCGGTCCTTGTGCCCAAATACGATTTGCTCCTAGTACAAATTTATTTAGAGACTTAGTGAAAGTTTCTAAATCAACTCTACCTTCTTCACCCAAAGCTTCTTCTCTAACTTCTTCACTTTGTGTGCCCCACCAAGCAACGGTGCCTTCATCGACTTTACGGCCTAATGTAATCTGTTCATCTACATTAATCCTAAAATATAGGCCTTGATCCATGTCAGTATCCCTATCAAAAGGATTAAATTTTATGGCACCTATAGTTAAAATCACACTATCCGGGCTTGTGGCTAGTGTTTCTAAGTCGAGCATTACGTCCATTATTTTCCTAAACAATAACTATCTGTAAAAATTCCAATAGTATCTTCAAAAAGTGTTCCGTTATGTTTCCACTTTGCGGGTAACAGTTTATCCAATTGATTCATACCATTTTGCCAATTCCTTACATGAGCGCTGTTTTCGTCTTTAAAGAAAAATTTATCCCAAGGTTGGACTACACTCCTGTCAGCTTTGGCTGGACTAAAGAACATTGGCAATGTTCTATTATATACGATATTGCCTATAAAGTCATGTTTTGTTCTACCAGTTAGATTATTCAAAATGCTAGGATTTATTCCACGCTCTTTAAGATAGCTTTTGATAACATGCCCTTGTTTTATTAACATCAATCCTGTAGACTCTGCCCAGTAAAACGGCTCCACATACAAAGGATTCTGGCTTCCGGTTCCACGAAATGGAACTACCAAATTAATAAATTTATCCAAAAATTTTAGATAGAACTGTCCATTTCTGTAATCGACTATTGGCTTATCCACACCAATTAAATGGGCAACTGTTTTGCCCATGTCTGTAATTCTTCTAAATTCGGTATTCACTAAATCAAAATCTGCACGCCAAGCAATACCTGGAGTGAAGCTATTTAAAGGGTTACTGTCGAAGTTAAACCAGTCTGGATTATTTTTAAAATAGTTTATTGTGTAATCGCATGTATCAACTACTGTAATTTTTAAATCAGGCAAGTACGTATTTTTAACATATTCTGCTAAAGGATATGATTGAAAAAAGACTTCTGCATAGTTATTTTCAGGTCGGTTATTTGCAATAGACTTATCAACGACGCCAATAGGTCCCCTGATAAAAATTTCATCCAATTTAATATTGTTTCGAATGAATGTTTCAAGGATGTTAGTGCTGTCTGCACCCCCGCTAAAGTGCAAGACTAAGTAGTCATATCGGTTTCTAAGTTCCCAGGCCCGAGCTGAATATAACTGATCTAAAGTTTGTGTTGGCTCGAGTTCCCAATTTAATTTTTTATAAATGTCGTCATATAAAACAAACTTCACCGGCTGTTGTTTACGTTCCGATTCTAGTATAGCTTTTATTTTACTTAAATACTTCTCATGGCCTACTTCATAGTGACCGTAATAAGTCCCATCGTAAGATAACATTAATTAGTAACTTTCTCAAGACCTAAGCGACGCCTCATATCTTCGAATCTATTGTATTGGAAATCTAAGAACTTTTGACTATCGGCAGGTGGTTTAATAATTTCATATTCTAATAGTTTAAGACTAGAAATCAGATTATTATCTTTAAACGCTGTTTGAGATAAGGAAAACACCCGAGTATCAACTTGATGTCCTTTGACTGCGGATATACCAAACCAGTAATAAAAATCGAAATCTTCAATGGTTTGTTTTATTATTGGCAACTGCGAAAACTCCTGATGTTTACCTTGACTTGCAATGGCAATAATTTTAATTTTATTATCTCTATGAGAATTAGCTAACGTAGACAATGGATCTATTGCACAATCTATACTGCCGCCTATTAGGTTCGCCGTAACATCGCTTGCACCTTTAAAAGGAATTATTTCAGTCTGACTCAAGCCTAAATGTTTAACTATAAACCTGCCAGCAAACGCTGAGCCAGAATTGCTTACTCCACAATTTAATTTTCTCTTTTTAGATTGTTCTAAAAATTCATTCCATGATGTAATACCGCTCTGATTACTAACGGCTACTACTAATGGAGTTCTAGCCAACGGCACTACCATATCAAATTGAGAATAATCGTAGCCATTATTTGAATATAGGACTTTATTAAACAATACAGGACCCGTGGCTGCAATCATGAATGTATTAGAGTCTAACGGCTTATTTAGAATATAGGCAACACCTATTTTACCGTCTGCTCCAGGTTTATTTACGATAACCGAGGGAACATTAGAGTTAATTAAGTATTTTTGAAAATTGCGAGCAAACGTATCTACTGCACCACCTGGAGGATACGGCACAACTAATTCAACTGGTTGAGTTGCATGAGCTATGCTAAAAAATATAAAAAACGCAAAAATAAATTTTGATAAATGTTTCACTTTATTCTTCAGGTTCTAATTTAACTACAAGAGGATATCCGTTGTTACGTGCAAGTTGTGTAACTTCAAATCCCTTTTGTTCAGCCATCTCGTGTGGTAAAGTAGCAACTACACCCGATCCATCTGTATGGATCTTAATGGTCATTTCTTCTGCGGCCATGCGATCATAATTGAATATAATGACCAAAGTTTCGGCAACAAACTCTTGTGTGGTAACTTCATCGTTGATGAAAATTACATTATATCTTAAAGGTTTTGGAATGTCGGTTCTGGGTTTAATTTTTGTAACAACGTTTGGATCTGCTGTAGTCATAATAATTGAAAGTTAGAAGGGGGAAGTTATCCCCCTGTTTATTATATTACTTCTTGTAAGTAATAGCAATCTTCTTTGGCTTTTCTTCCTCGGGAATTACTAATTCCAAAGCGACTGCGAGAATACCGTTTTGAACGGTTGCTCCACGTACTTCTACGTTGTCTGCTAACGGGAAAGTGCGAGTAAAGTTTCGAGCACTGATGCCCTTGTGTAGATATTCTACTTTTGGCGCATCTTCTGCTTTGACTTTTTCACCTTTAACAGTTAGCAAGTTGTCCTTTAATTCTACATCGATTTCGTCTTCAGCAAAGCCAGCCACAGCTACTTCAATAATGAAATGTGTATCGTCCAATTGGGCGATATTGTGTGGGGGATAGTTGTCTTTGCTATTAGCAAAAGTACGATTTAGTTCCTCAAACATACGGTCAAAGCCAATGGCATGACGATGTAGTGCAGGTAAATCAAAGGTACGAAGTGTGAATTGTGTCATTTTATTTCTCCTTATAAAGCAAGTTATGACATTTAAATGTAGACCCCACCCGGGCATCTACACAAATATTTATTATATAGAAATCAATCTTGTTTGTCAATTGAGTTGGGCGTAGACATTGGTTCAACGAAATACCATCGTCTTTGGCTTTCAAAAGTTAACGCAAAAAAATTGTAAGTTTCTGCAGATTCTAAGATAACCCTAAGAGTATATTTTACAATTTTTATTTTGTACGGGAGTTGGTACTTATTACTCCAGTCAAACAGTTGCTTTTTTATTTCGTAAGCCGCATGTTGTGCTCCTAATCCTCCGGCACCTGTGGGCAATACGAACTCGATGTACATTAGTACAACTTCTTGGGCAACGCCTGATCTGCTAGTCGCTTACGCCAACGATTTCGTGCCGCAGAGGCTGCTTTTTTACGTGTTGTGGTGGGTTTTTCGTAAAATTCTTTGTCACGAAGATTCTGAAGTAAGCCGCTTTCGGCAACTTTTTTCTTGAATTTACGTAGAGCACGATCTACGTTGTCATCTTTAACAAATATTTTACAAGCCATACTTTATTTACGCCTAAACGTGTCAATTCGGCCGATCCAGTCCTTAAGATCACGTTGGCGATCTGGATGACTGTAATCGTCGGGATTTGTGGGATCTTGTCCGTCTGCGGCGTAACTACGCTCTTGGAATGTAGAATCGTTGTTATTGCCTGTTACATCTGCACGGTCATGGTATACTTCTACCGCAATATTTTTCATTGCGGCCGCAGGTACTGTTACATTGTAGATCCACCAATCACTATGTGCTACAGGACTAATACACCCAAATAATTCAATCCAGCCGCTTGGAATAATTGGGAATAAAGCAAAGGGGTGATTCATACTTACGCAAGGCATACGCAGTAGACCGAAGTATCCGTCTTGTTCTACGATCTTATCGTCCCAGCCTTCGGTGAGCATGAGTGCATCATCGTTCCAGAACATTAGCCAATCTCCCGTAGCTTGTTCGCCCAAGAAATTAACATAACGATTTAGTTTCATGTAACCAAATCGTTCGGTTTCAAAAATCTTACTAGTGGCATCACATTGTCCGATGTAGTCTGCCCAAGTGTTGGCAAAGAAATCTCTGCTTTCGTCGTCGTCGTTATCGTAGGCAATTAGAACTTCAATACGGCTAGTATCCGATGCTGTAGCCAAAAGACTATTAAGACTTTTGACTAGCATTTCGGTACGTTTGCGAGTGGGTAAAAGAATACTGATTTTAGGTTTTGTCATTTGTAATTTGCTTGAGTTTTTCTGCTACTAGTTCTTGTTCACTAGCACTTAATTGATCCAGGTCATATTCACCTGACTGCAATTTTTCTATTAAGAATTGTATATATTGTTCGTCGTAACTGTATGTGTCGGTCTTGGATTTATCTACTTGAATCCATTTTGTTCCGTTATACTTGTACAAACGATTTGGTAGATAATCTACACGTAGGTACATTTCTCCTTTGTTTGCATTATCTGGGAACGATATACCAAAACTGCTTTTTGCAGGAGTTGCACCTACATTGTCTGCTACCAATTGTGATTTTCTGATATTCGCAGTTTCGGGAGGAGGTGGAGGGGGAGGTGCTTTATAGGCACGGCGTGCTTCAAGCGGTCCTTCGGTTACCCGTTCTTCTACGTAGTCTCCGGGACGCTCAGGACTAGATACTTCTGCCACGGGCTCTACTACAGGCTTTTTACGTCTTGGTGCTCTAGGTTTTTTAACTTCAACTGGTTCAGTCTCAGCTTGAGCTACCAACGGTCCTACGCTGACCCAACCTTCGGGCTTTTTCCAAAAGTCTTTGCTGTTTTTCAAATAAGAAAGTTCTCTGACTGTGTTATTTTCAACAACAGGCTCCGTATGTTTGTTCACCTCGTCAGGTGTGTGTTCCTCTCTCTTATCGAACATCCATCCAGGCGGATGCGGATCAACGCTTTCGATTTCAGCAAGTTCTTCAGCAGTAGGTTTTTCTCCCACATCTGCTACCCACGGATCCGGTGCCTTATCAAATGTGTCTAAAAGTTCGTCTGTACGTTCTTGCCAATTTGTTTCGGTGTCATTGACTGCAATCTCTTTGTCATCCCGGGCCCAACGTAAACTTTGCTGTGCGGCAAGAATTAATACAAGAGCCAAGGGATCAAATACTGCAACGATAAGAATGATAACCCAACGTACTGCACTTTCTAACAAGTTTGCATCTGGATTATCACCATAGATCATCGCGGCGATATACTTAATAGGGCCGACTTCTGCTTCGACCTTTCGTACTTCGGCGGCAATAGGCGCACGGGCATCGTTAAGTTCTTGGATAGACTTCTGCGACTGAAGTATTTCATTTTGAAGTCTAGCACGTTCTTTCTGCTGGGAGCGACGCAGAGCCACAGCCTTGTCGGCACCTTTTTCATCTGTTGAGCGGCCCAATACTTGGTCCACTCCTTCATCCATTTGTTTAAGTGCCTTACGGTTTGCTTCAATATTTTCTTTTTCGGTTTTGATCTTTTCATCATATATTGCAATCTTACTGGTAACGTTTCCACTTACTAGACTTTGGTCACTGTGTGCTTTACTTAGGAATCCAAAGATACCCATGGATGTTAGCACCATTAAAAATGCTACTGCGGGCACAAGATACATCTTGTAAGTCCACCTGGCACGACTCCAATTTATTTTTAGCCATACTGCGGCTGTGACTTTGCCAACTTCTAATGCCGCACCCATAATGATAATAGGAATAACTGCGGCGGAGAAAATGGCAGTAAGGCCGACGATACTATAGTATGCGGCCACTGCACTGATTATTAATGCAACAAATAAAGTAAAAAATCCAAATATCATAAGTTAGTATTTATCGGCTATTCTCCTGCTAGCGTATCTTAATTTTATCTACCTTGACTCTATCACTGTACAATTGTCGACCACGTTCACGAATTAGGTCAGCCATATATTGCGGATCTTCATCAAATTGTCGACGAAGGTCTTGGGCTGTAATTGTGTCGTCAGTGTCAACAGCGTAAATTTCGTAATGACGCTGAGTGTTAAACCTAGCCCTAAGTACAAGCATATTCAAAATACTATTAACCGTGTTAGGGCGACCTTTGTTCGAGTTTTCCGATGTGTCTTTGAGTGCGGCCCACATATTTTCCTTGTCAATATCCGAAATATTAACAACGGCTTCGAGACCTTCACAATCCCAACTAAGAACATAAGTGTGCGTCATTGTAGTAGTGCTCTGCCAACACCCATAAGATAAATTACTAGCAGTCCTGCATTCACTACTATAAGCGCATTGTCACGAATTCGCAAGGCCCAGATCAACCAAATAAGTGTGCCCACGTTCATAACGTAGATGTTAAGTGGATCTACAGCAAGGCTGGTCAGCACTGCACCAATTAGGATTAGTATAGTAGCAGACCATTTCAAAATGCTGTCTACTTGTCGATACGTTAAAGTTTTAACCATATTATTTCCTTGATAAAATATCCCAATCCAATCCATGCCATGGTCGGAAACCTATTTCGCCCAGCCAAGTTTTTTGCTTGACAATCTCTGCCCACTCGCCTTCACTGTCTTGATAGACTACACGGCAAGAGCCAAATATATTCCGACACTCTTCAAAAACCAAGTCGGCATCGTTTGTGACACTGCGTCCGCCAAGGTCAAGGTCTCGGATAAACACAATGTCGCCTTCTTTTCTAACGAATTCCCAGCGGCTTCTTGACATCATTCAACTCCGAAATGTTCTTTAATCCTGTCTTTAATAACTTGGGAAATATTGCCATTGATACCATCTTCACGACTATACCAAACCTGCTCCATACATTCTTCTACAATCAACTCGGCGAACTTTTTCATTTCTTCTTCACAGGTTTGATTATGGTATTCCAAATACCAGATATCTTTGTAATCTTCATAAAAAAATCCTGCTTGTATAGCAAGTTCTTTAATTCGTTCGTTCATTTTAAAATCCATCTTTGACGATGACGGCCAGGCCCATGATAATGATAGGCAAGAGTACGATAATCAAATTGGTGATTGCAGTCATTTAGTTTCTCCGTAAGCCAGTGCAAACATCATAAACTTTTTTTCGTCTTTGATAATACCATGATTCCAATAATTTTGACGGTTCTTGGTAAGCCCAATGCCAAATTCATTAAGTGCAATTTTTTGCATCAATCCTTGGTATCCACGAGCATTCGGGTAGCGTACCCAAGCCAACTGATATGAGACATTAAGAATGTTATTTCTAATAGAGGTGCTAACCCTGTTCATCGCCATTCGCTCCCACGGTTAATTTCTTCCTCTGTGAATTGTCCACCCATACGATCCGGATTCTCTTTCCAGGAATCGTATGAGGCCTTTTCCATGCACTTCTCCACATCGGCCAGGATAGCACGGAGTTCATCGATGTTGATCTTCAGGAGTTCTTGCACGGAATGGAGAGCAATGTCTTCTCTACAGTCGGCGATGCACCGGGCGGCACGAACCTCGGCAAGATACTTTTCCTTGCCGGCAATGGTATTTTTTAAGTTATCGCGGACGGTTTGGATGTTCATTCTTCAACTCCGAAATGTTTCTTAATCGTAGCCGCATATTGATGAGGTCCTGGATTTACATAGGCCATTGCTAAACATCTATCAGCACATTCTTTCACAATCAACTCAGCGAACTTTTGTTGCTGTTCCAACCAACCTTCACAATACACACGGCCAAAGTATTCGGGATCGGTGCTGTTGAAAAAGTCTATACCAGCCTGTTCAGCCAGTTTTTTAATTCGTTCGTTCATATCAATCCCTATCATAGCATCGTTTGTGGCTGATCAAGTCGCTATGAGTTTGGACCACAGCATTGTGAATACCAATCTTGGTTGAGCGATACAGGCTCTTGCTCAGGTGAATAACAAATAGCAAGGGCAGGAGCAGGTAGCCTGCATAGTATTCAACGGTCTTCATGTTAGGCTCCTTAGAGTGCAAACTGTTTGCCGAACTTCTTGGTGAAGTCAGTCTTTGAAATGCTTTCGATTGACACTTTGATCTCGTCAAAAATCTCAATGGTCCGGGCCACATCAAACACATCCAAAGAACCAAAGTCCCAGAAGCGATCCATATACATACCGTCCATGTCAATCATAACCATGATTGCACGATGATAACCGGTTTTGTAATCAACTACGCGGTACAGTGTGTGTTTCATGATCAACTCCTTTTTGCTTTCTATGTATGTATTATAGCAAAATTGGTAATTTCGAGCAACCAAAAAATGTAATACTTAATACTGATTCAATTGGGGTTGCAGTTCTGCAATGGTGCTACGCTCAAAAGCGTGGGCATCTTTGCGGCCACGTACAACGGCCAAAACATCCAGTTCAAATGCATCAGCACCGTGTTCGCGGATGCTGGCACACAGGGCCCAATCCTTGTTTTCCGTCAGCGCACGACGAACGTGCTTTTGCCAACGAACTTTAAGGGCTTTCTTGAGTTGCTGGCCGCAAACAGTAATACCTACGTAGTACTCCATAGTGTTGGTGTTCACTAACATATAGACAGCGTGTTTACGGTCGTTACGGGCTTTGCGTTTCATCATACAAGTATTATAGCAAAAAACACATTTTCGAGCAACCAAAATTAGTACTAGAAAAGTACTACTTTTTACACAGTTTCTGCTTCAAAAATCTGTTGCGTAATAACAACACCCCCATACAACGATTGATAAAGTTCTGCTACAGACTTGACAAAAAATTGCATGATTCGTCCATCTTTTGTAAGGAGTGTGTATTGCATCATGTCTTAATTATAGCATCGTTTTGGTATAAAAGCAAAAACCCTCCATTGCGGAGGGTTATGTAAGTTAGCAACGACTGACTTCGCCTACGTAGTAATCCTCAGAATCGCTATAGTCGCAAACGGCTTTTGCCCGGGCTTTTGCTTCTACTTCATTATCGTAGTACTCAACCCAAATAATGCGCTGACCATAGCCCCTTTCACGTTCCACGAGCTGAACTTTCCAGAGACCTTCTTTGATGTTGACCTTTGCCATTTAGGACTCCTTTCTTTAGGCTTTTATAATAACATAAAGTGGAGTTTTGGTCAACCGTTATCGAATGCGTACTTTGGTTTTAACTTTCTTAAACTCAATATTCATGTAATGACGAACTAACTTGTCGTTAATACTGTTTGGTAAGTCCAAAAACGGTTCTTCTAGTACAAACTGAAATTTGCAGTTAGCCCATGTTCCTGTTTTCAAATAGTTTTGATATTCACGCCTATGTTCAACGTTGGTGGCATCAAAAATAGCATAAGGTCGTGACAGTAAGAATGACTTTAGCATGGTTAATGTAGGGTGTGTGATTGAAAATTGGCTATATCGAAAATTTGCATTACCTTTTTTACATTGTCTGGCATTTCTACCATTTCAAACTCTTCAGGTAACAATACAGTTTTAAGAGTGCCATCTTGATTAACGATAAAAACAAAATCGTGTTCTCCAATGCAATCAAAGAATTCATCTTCTGTAACTTCTTCTAGTTGGCTATTAAAAGGTTGTGGCATGATATTGTTGCTCCAGTTTTTTATAATACCGGTTAGTTAGTCGTACAAATTTTTCAACTACCGGATCTCGCTTGTTAAAAAACTTGGTATAAGTTTTATACAAACGAAGATTTTCTAATTTTGGTTTTTTTGTTTTTATCGGAGTGAACGTTTCTATAGCCAATTCTGCGGCCGCAGTAAATGCATATGCATCTATTTCGTCAGAATCGCCGTAGTATTCCTGTGCTTCTTTAATAGTAATCACTTTGTGATTGCTTTTGTAGGCTCTGCACCAATTAAAATTTCTACGTCTAAATTGTTGTAGATGTACAAATTCATGTCCCAACAGTCCAGCAAGGTCAATGCACAATTCCGACCAATGATTTCTGGACAGATCTGCTTCGTCGAAATAGTAAAAACTTTTGCCTTTAGGCATGGCAATTTCAACTTCGATTGGTTGCATTCCTTCCTCGTCCATTTCAGGCATGTACGCTCCCGAAACATTGAATCTGTTTGTAGTCACACTCAAAGTCTTATTGCCAATAATTTTAACTTCTTCGAATGGCACAGCTCGTCGAATTTGTTTTAGTAAGTATGCAGAATTAACTATACGACCTTCTAGTCTATCGTAGACGTCGTACAGGCTTTTTACCAATTGAAAAAAGTTCATTTTATTTAAAAAGAATAAATGCCATCACAATAGCTTGGGCCATAAAACCTACACCAATTGTAATGATGTTGAGCACATCTTTTAGCAGTATAGCACGAGCAAACAATAAAATCAAGCCCGCCCAAATAAACAGTACAATGTCAACGCTGGGCAGTCTGTCGTTTAGTCCTGCTAGCAGGGCCAGCATACTGGGAATGGTAGCACAATGTAGCACGATTGCGGCCATCCAACCCAATGTGTCTGCGGTGAGTTTTTTCAAATGATCCAAGAAAAATTTACGGATCAAAACCCAAAGTCCCAAAAGGCTAAAACTTTTAATTCCCACAATTATTCCTTATAAAAAATATGTTGACCAATTTGTGCAATCTTTTCTTTCTTCCACCCAGGGCGTACATAGGTAGCATGATAGTAAAGTGCATTATTTAAACTAGGTAGTCTAAATTTTTCAAAGTAAACCTTCTTGGCTACTTCTTCGCTTTCTGCATAATGTTTTGGATATATAGGTTTGATCTTGTGATTACTTTCACATACCCACGAAAATTGGCAAATCATTTTTTCGTAAATAACATTTTTTTGGTAAACAACCGCACAAACATCCTTACCAAAGCGCCCCGACTCTACGCGGTTTAGTGTGACTTGGGCAACAGCAACTTTGCCTTCAAAAGGCTCGTTAGCGGCTTCCCAATAGATATTTTTAGACAAACATTCTAATTGTCTGAATTGTTCGTTAATTGACACTTGGGTTGCATCAGTTTGAGCAATACGTGCTCTTAGACTGTCTAGTTTAGATTTGGTTACTGTAACTAATACTGTTGCAACAATTAATAATCCTATTATAAGTAAAGAGTTGCGTGTAACCGAAATCACTCTGTCATAGTAACGATTTGATATAGCAGATGCCATATGTCTTCTCCTTTCTTCAAGAGTGTAGTTTTATATACCAACAAAAAATCGGTAATAAATGCTAGTTTAACGTGTTAACTGGTACTATTATACCAGGTTTTTTGATTATTTTCAAGTTTTTTGGTGTCAAAGGACGCCCAAAACTCGCACATTGACATTGGATAGTATGACTGCATTTTTAGCTTGTTCCAAAATTACTTTAGCCAAATCACCAGCATCGTTATTTTGAACCATGCCGTAGAGTGTTAAATCTGTCCCTAGATTTTCTCTGTCAGCACCAAAACCTGGCAGGCTACTCACAAAACTAAAAAATATGCTGTTGTCACCGTAATCGCTGATTTGTAAATTTGCCTTCATCCAATTTTGATATTCTAAACTTGTTTGACTGCATACAATATCATAATTGTCGTTGATTTGTTTAACAATGGATCTAATTCCATTGTCTGGATCAGCTACAATATTGGCTAATATATTGTAGTACTCTGTTTGGTATTGTTCGCTTTTAACTTGATAATAATCGGGCCCCGGTGCCTGAATGGTAAAAGTATTACCTTCTTCATCGGTGCTGTATACACCAGGCGGCACCGGTGTATAACTGTTTGCAGCAGCAGCCTCTGCACTATCTGCAGGAATTTTTGCATCGTAACGACTAATCGTAGATAACGTAGTAGAAATTTGGGAACCGTAATCTGTTGCTGCCAAGGCTGCTAGTCCTTCGTTCACTAATTGTATGTAATCAGTTAAGTAACCTGATGCCATACCTACTACATTAACTATGCTGATGGGCTGATTGTTTGCACTAATAGGCAAATAAGATCTTAGACTATCAATGATGTCCGGTCTCAGCATACTAGTCTGTGTGGCAATGTTGTCAACACTAGGTGGTACAGTATACTGTAAATTAGATAAGAAATTATAAATTTGTGTGCCAGTTGTAAATGTACTAATAGGTCCTCGTTTGTAAAGAACTGTGCCTATGTTAGCCATACTTGTATACGTACTGTCATTTGCAATGCCACTAGATTTTTCTATACTTACATAGTCCAATGCACTAGCGATGTTAGGTATAGAACTGTTTATTACATATTGTATAGTATCTAGATCTGACGTACTAGTAATGTTTGCTAATGTTTCACTAATAACTGCTGTGTAATTATTACTTGCAATATTTTGTAGAGTAACACCGTTCTGTAACAATGTCGTGCTGAGATTATTAATGGTCCCCAATCCAGCTTCTATTAGTGTTTGTGCTACGGCATTAGGTGTCCCAAAGTTACCATTAACAATGGATTGAACCATTGTGCCTTGATTTTTTAATGCAAGTTTTACAGCATTACTCTTGGCCAGTACATCAAACCCTGTAGTTATTAACTGTGCAGTGTCGTGGGCACCATGATACGCAAGATTAGTATTTTGAGCATTGTTAAGACTAGAGATATAGCCGTTTGATGTTACAACCCAGCCTAATGCTTGATTGAATGCATTGATGAAATATTTAGAATTAAATGTATTACTGCCAGTTAGTCTGGTCATCTGTATGTCCATGTAATACAATAAATTACCAGGCGTAGCAGAATACTTTGTTGGCATGACGCCTGTAATTGCAGGTATTGCACTGTTGGCGCCAAATATACATTGTCTAGGATCTTTTGTATACTGCCTAAAATATCCAGTCAGGTAAGGCCTGATTACTACGTTAGTAGCTTCTCCCGTGGCAGGATCAGTGGCTACAACAACGTAATTAAGACTCCCATTATTAAGTTGCATAGCAACCATATTACCTTGACTACTAAGACTTCCCGAATAGACACCGCTATACCCAGCGGCTTCTAAGTCTGCTGCGGAATAGGGTATTAATTGATTTGTGTCTATAAATGCGCCTGAGTTAAACTCTGCAGGAACTGCACCGATAGCAGAGCCAAATCCGATATAAGGTCCGTAATATGCTGGCATTAGTAAAATCCTGTTTCTCCAGTACCGCTTGCCGCACTACCATTGGGTTGTGCTTCCCCGTAGTATTGCCAAGTTCGTATGGCAACATTAGCTAAATTTTCAATTGCAACTTTTTCATATCTATCAACTTCATTGGGTCCGCAGTCTTGTGCTCGTCTAACAATATGAATCATTTCACCTATCACTATATACGAAGTACCAGCAAGTCCCGGAGCAAATGGGGGCTGTATTCTTTGTCCGGTTTTGGGATCAATGGTGGCAGGAGTTAACAGTTTACTAGATGCAAATGTGTTCATAGCCGCAATAAAATTTGGATTTACTCCGAACGGAGGTGTAGTGCCCTTAACTAACTGGTCTGCTAACGCCAACTGATAAGAAGTTAAACTTGCAGGGGGAAGATTAGGAGTGGTTCCTTGAAACGGAACTGGGGTTATAGGACCAAATTGTATAGGTTTATCTGCTTTAAACTGATCACTTGCAGAAATAACCCCAGTAGTTGTAAAAGTTAGCGGCCCATTATTCACCGGAGTGTCGGATTTAAATTGATCGAATACTGCCATTTTATAATGCCTTGGCAACTAAGCCTGTAAACATACCAAATCCGCTTCCGGAAATAATAACATCAAAACTAGCACTACTCACTTTATGCCCGCATAGGCCTATACTACCTTTAACAATAGGTGGAAGACCATTTACATAAACACCCTCGGGTATAGAAAATGTTGGCCCAAAGCAATGAGTAGGAGGGCAACCTTTGACGCCACAACAAGGATGAGAAGTGTATACACACCCTTCTAATGCTACCGGGCGGCCGTTAACAAAAACATCAGGACTAAACGGTGCGGTTAACACACCGCCGGGTCCTAATATATCACCTACTCTTGCTATACCTGGCATTAACAATCCTTATACTACGATAGGACCTTTGCTTACAGTTTGAATACCAGTGGTAGTCTGAATGTAGTGGTCCTCGAGCTGTTTGATAACAGGTGCATGTAACATTACATGTTCCTTTTTAATCTCTATATCCTTATTTATATCCGCAGAAAACAGGCTTTGCATCAACGCCAATCCTTGCGGGCTAGGCACTACAGTACACGGACGACTTACAGTCCAACCAGTGAGATGAGATTCTACAATTTTAGCAACGATCTCGTCACCATTGACCATTTTAAAACAAGCGATTTCGCCTGCTTCATATCCTTTATTCATTAACACTTAGTTTTTCCTTTAGTTGATCTTCAGTTAATTTTGACAGGCCTTGAAATCCGCCTTGTACAAATAGTTTGCCATCTTTGTAAATTTGTGGAACAGTTCTATGTCCTTCATTTACAATGAATGTGCGAGCATCTGGTTGCTCTTCGATATTGATTTCTTCAAATGCAATATTTTTTAATTTTAATAAATTTTTTGCCTGTACACAGAATGGGCAATTGTTTTTTGAATATACTGTTAACATTTTATTCCCCTAACGTATTATATAGCCGGCAATTCGTCGTAGTCTAAAGAATCACTCATTACACCGATTACATAATTAGTTGACTCATTTTCTTGTAGTGCTGTTTGTTTTTTACTTGTATCGCTATGCTTATTAAACCAAGGAATAGGTGTTGTCTTGGGTGCAGTAGCCCAATACTTAATACCAATATCTTTAAGCGCACCAACTGCTGTATAGTCTACAAAGTCTTTAAGAATATTTGCATTAAGACCAATAACAGGACCTTTCTTGAACAAATAGTCAGCCCATGCTTTTTCTTCGGCAATAACATCACGGTAAATTTGCATAACTTCTTCATGACACTCTTGTGCCACTCGAGCAAAGCGTGGATCTTCTTTGACTACTTGATTGATTAAGAAAGCAGTCCACCCTTTGTGTAGTAGTTCGTCTTGTAAGATAAGACTAATAATGTTGCCGTTACCAATGAAGATTTTGTTCTCAACCATTGCCAGACTTGTAGCAAAGCTAACCATAAAGCGGAAGGCTTCCAAGGCATAACTTGCGTGTAGAGCCAAATAGATTGCTTTGATGTGTGCTTCTTCGCCTGCCATGTTAGGATCAATTTCTTTATAGCAATTGATCTTGTGTAGGTTGTCATAATGCTTGCCTACACTACTTGCCATATCAACAATCTCTTTGGTGTCATGAATTGTATTAAACACTTCTTTAGGCACGTTGTAGATGTTGCGAATAATATGACTGTAACTGCGACTATGAATGTTTGTCTCAAAGAATGTCCAGTTGTAGACCAGGGCTTCTAGTTCTGGCAAACTTACCACTGGTGTAAAAATTTGGCTTGGGCCTCGACCTTGCAAACTGTCCAACGCTGTTTGACGTAGTAAGTTTGAAGTAAAAATATGTTTAACCGCATCCGACGCTTCTTTAAAGTCGCCTGCATCTTTTGTTAAACTGATTTCTTCAGGTACCCAAAAGAATCCGCGAGCAGTCTTTTCAAAGTCTGCAATTTTATTATATTTTACTTCTTCAAAACGCTGGATAGTAACCGGACCTGCAGGATCCAGAAACATTTTACGTGATAAGTAATCTGTTTTAGTGGTTAAGTTATATTGTTCTTTACTCATATTATTTCATTTGTATAGGTTTAACTGGTTTATCAAACGGATCGGGAGCGGCTACAGGATGTCTACCACATGCTCTCTTATTCCCTTGTCCTGCTTCTGTTAAAAACTCTGTGCCTTTGGCAATTTGACCGATAGGACAGCTACACGTAGCAGTCACAGTTCCATTTGTAGGATCTTTGTCGTATTTACACATCATACCCCAACAATTAGTAGATCCTTCTGCCAAAGCACCCGGGCAACTTTGAATTTGTGCTTTTGTTGCACTGGGGGGTCGTCTTGCAAAACCGTTTGCTTCTTGCGGGTAGTGAAATCCTTCTACCAATCGAGGTGCGAATAAACTCCATACTTGTGTGCTAGGATCATCCACGCTACAACTGCCTTTCATAACACCTGCACTTAGATCAGCAATACTAGGCCCTTCGAGTACAGGACATTTACACACTACCTCAGGATAAGTAACACCGTTATTGGTAGTAATAGTTTTACCAGTCTTAGTACAAGTACTTGCGGCACATAGTGCAAATTTACCTTGACAAATTGTTAATTCGCCGGCAAAAACAGATGAAGATAAGAACGCTAATAATAAAAATATTTTTTTCATGTTATTCCTTAAAGTTTACACGATTCACAATCTTCAACATCATCATAGTCGTCAATGATAGGTGTTTTGATTGTATCCCACATCTTTTGTTCTTCAGTTCTGTTGTCTTGTGATTTGGAACCTTGCTTGTTGATTAGACTATAATAGAAAGTCTTAATACCCCACATCTGTGCCTGCATTAAATTCTTGGCAATCAATGTAGTGGGTACTTTACGACCTTCAAAATGTGCAGGATTGTAGAAAGTATTTGTAGATATACTTTGATCAATGTAGGCCTGTAACACTGCGGCCGTTTTTAGATAACCAACGCAATCAGTTTGATCCCACATTAATTGATATTTGTTCTTTAACTTTTGATATTCGGGCACAACTTGAGTAAAACTTCCTGCCTTACTTTCTTTTGTGCTGATTAAACTCATTGGCATTTCTATACCGTTGGTGCTGTTAATTACTACGCTCGAGCTTTCAACTGGTGCAACTGCCATAAGGGTAGCGTTGCGAACACCATGCGTTTGCATTTTGACTCGTAGACCTTCCCAGTCCAGTTCTGGAGCAAAGGATGTGAGTTCATCCACTCCTTTAGATCTGCGTTCCCAAGGAAACACACCTCTACCATACCATGTACGGTCACTATCCTTACAGCGACCGCGTTCGGCGGCAAGTTCCACAGTCGCTTCAGTAAGATAGTACGCTTGATGTTCCATCCAGGATTTAACTTCTGCCAAAGCGTCTGAATTGCCGTATTGGAGTCCACGTTTGGCATGCCAGTAAGCAAGGTTTGTAACACCGATACCCAAGGGTTGAATTTCATCGTTGGATAGTTTGCTTTGGATCGAAAGGAAGTCTTGGTAGTCAAGGATATTACATAAGGATCTCTGAAGAATGCGACAAGCACGGCGCATATCCTCAGGATTGCGGAACGCTCCCCAATTAATGGAGCCCAGTGTACAAAGTGCGATGCGACCTTGATCGTCGTCCAGGCGTTTGAAAGGTTTTGTGGGAAGTAGAATTTCACAGCAAAGGTTACTCTGGTAGATAGTGTGATACTCAGGATCAAATGGTCCTTGATTCATCACGTTGTCAATAAACACTAGATAAATGCGACCAGTGTCTGTTCGCTCCTTAAGTATTCCAGATTTGAATACTTCCTCGGCACTCATTACTTTCTTGCGTAGGTCAGTGCGTTTTTCACACTTAACATATAGTTCTTCGAACAACGCTGTATTAGAGTAGAAGGCTTCGTATAGGTCTGGTACTTCATTAGGGTCAAAGAAGGTAATATTCTCTTTATTCCTGAAGCGTCTCCAAAAGAATGCAGAAAGCACAACACCGTAATCCATGTGTCGTACTCGGGTTTCGTCTGTACCTTGATTGTTCTTGAGCACAATGAGATCATCGAATTGATGATGCCATATGGGATAGAAAACCGTAGCACTAGCATTGCGAATACCTCCTTGTGAACAACTACGCAAGTCACCAAACCACTTCTTCAAAAATGGAATCATACCAGTATGCATGATCTCGCCGCCTCGAATGGGTGATCCCAAAGGACGTAGACGTCCGATCTCTAAGCCAATGCCAGCACGTTTACTGGCATACTTGGCCATCATTTCGCCGCTAGCGAATATACTATCCAAATCATCATCACTCCTAATAAGAACGCAACTAGAAAATTGTTTCGTCGGAGTGCCAAGGCCAGCAAGGACAGGAGTAGCAAGAGTAAAAAGACCATCACTAGCAGCATTATAATATTCCTTAATGTAACGCATACGAGCCGAATTAGGCTCTTCATTGTGGAAAACAGTAGCAGCCGCAATCATATAACGTATCTGCGGCGTTTCATAAATTTCTTTAGTAGCACGATTGCGAACTAGATACTTTTCAATAAGTTGTTCAATTGCGGCATAACTGTAGTGCTCGTCTTTGGTATGATCGAGCAAGTCATTCATTCGATTCCAATCTTCTTGGCTATACCATTCAAGTAATTCCGGAGTATATAAACCAACAGCTACATTCTTTTTTACAATATCATAAATGTGTGGAACATCATATGATCCGTAAACGTCTTTTCGCAACATTGATAGACGTTGTTTACCTGCTACATATTGATAATTAATATTACCAACATCGGGATTAGATTCTACGTCAATGAGATCGACACAGGCTCTTAGTGTAATTTCGTCGATTTCTTTTGTAGTGATACCATCATAGAAATGTGGTTGCGCTTTAATTTCAATCATCGATTGACTAACATCTGCAATGCCACCGCATATTTTTGTTATTTGCGCTTGCCACTTCTCGATTGTCAACGGTTCTTTTTTTCCGGATCTTTTTGTAACTTGAATTATTGTCATTGATATTATTCTCTTATTGTAATTTGTCAAGACCTAGATCTTGAACAGTCAGGGTCTTTATTAACTTTAAATTTTTGGAAACGTGTGCTTTATTTACAACCTCATCATGAACCAAATTAAGAACATATTTTCCTTTGTCAACAAATACTAAATTATACTGTTCCTTGGTCGAAGGTTCATTATATACTCTTATTTCAACATCCGGTTGATGGCTACTAAGATATAAAGTATACACTATTCCCAATGCTTTTGCAAGATCACAATAATAGTTTTCGTATATCAATTCCCATGGCCCGGGCCATTCTTCGATATGATCTGTAGTTAAGTAATGTGCCACGTATGGAGCATAACTCCAAAGATGTGTTGTTTCTTTAAGTGCTTGCTCAAGTTCTTGTTCGCTGATTTTTTTTCGAAAGTCATGCCAAAAGCGAAGGCGTTCGCTCGGTAGGTGATTCCACATAAGATATTTAAAAATACTGATTAAAAAGTTAAAGTGCTAAAATTATATTTAATATTAGCATTGGCACCTGTATTAGTTGCGACATACCCTATTTGTGTAAAGGTTGCACTAATATTAGATGCTTGAGTAAAAGTTAAAGTTACACCTATATTAGCTGTTTCTGTATAGGTATCATTAAATGATACAGTTGATGTGTTTTGTGCAATTAGAATAGTTCCTTGTCTGTAATCACTTGCTCTTTGAATAGCATAGTTCATTGTAATACAAGGATTTAATGTTGAAAAAACTAAACCAGAAATATTTCCTGTAGTATTGTCAGTTAATACAGCGGAGTTTGAGTATGGAAGATCATTTTCGGTCAAAACTCTAGTATTACCAACTTCGGGCGCACCTTCATCTAAGGTACCATTACCGATAAACAATTCTTGAGTATCAACACTCCAGCCAAACTCTGCGCTAGATAATTGAGGTAGGTCTTCTGCTAGTCCCCTACGATTTTTAATTTGACTAATTTGAACTATGGCCATATTACAATCCTAATATTGTATTTAGTTTGTAAGATAATACAACTCCACTCGTTTAAGCCACTCATTGGACCAATGCTCGAATTCGTCTTCTAAAATCTCAAACTCTTGGTATTCATTGTTAGCACTACACATTAAAATAACACCGCTTTTAATGCCGGTTCCGTGTGTATTATTGTGAGCCATGGCATAGGCCGCTAGTTGTATAAAATAGTCGTCAATCCACTCTCTTTTCTTGGGTTTATTAGTCTGTTTGAAGTCTAAAATAGCAGGTTTACCCTTCCAAATGCCCACACAATCTGTAGTGCCCGCATACAGTCCGCTATAGTAAACAGGAACTTCTACACCCCAAAATTCAGTAACATTTTTTCCTAACCCCTCAAATATAATAACATTGGCCATAGCGTGACTTTGCTGGCTATAAGGATTAGTGCCTGGCAAGTTTATTTGCCCGTTCTTAACATAGTCCTCTAACCACTTGTGCATACGTGTGCCTCGACTCGCTGCTTCGGTGGTAATTTGTTGGGCTTGTTGTTCACCTACCCTGCGTTTCCAATTGGCCAGTGCTTGGCGTTTTTCTTCAGGTTTTGTTTTATCTAATATTGTGGTAACACTAGGTACTTTGCTACCGTCGGGTAAAGCGTAATGGCGTTTGCCTTCTATTGTGGTTCTACTAATGGATGTGTAATTAAATTTATTGACTAACATTTATACTCTAAAACTTTCTCCGCAACCACAACGGTCACGTTCATTGGGATTCCGAAATTCAAATCCCTCATTTAATCCGTTTCTTACATAGTCTATTTCTAACCCTGCCAGATAAGGGCAACTTTTTGGATCTACAAATACTTTACAACCATTACAATCAATACATTGATCTTCGGGGCCGGGATTGTCTACGTATTCTAGCACATAAGCTAAACCACTGCAACCAGTTGTTTTTACCCCCACTCGAAGTCCAACACCAGAACCGCGTTTAGCAAGTTGCTGTTGAATCTTTTTAGACGCTGTGTTTGTTACGGTAATCATTAACTGCGGCCTTGATAGCATCTTCGGCAAGAATAGAGCAATGTATCTTCACAGGCGGAAGGGCTAGTTCTTCTGCGATTTCTGAGTTTTTAATTGAGCTAGCTTGGTCAAGAGTCTTTCCTTTGACCCATTCAGTAACGAGGCTACTGGACGCGATTGCCGATCCGCAGCCATACGTTTTAAATTTCGCATCTGTAATAATACCTGTAACATTGTCTACCTTTATTTGTAATTTCATCACATCGCCTATCTAACCACACGCTGGGGCGCCAACCATGCCAGTCCCAACGTGCGTGTCCTCCTTATCAAATGATCCCACATTTCTGGGATTTTCGTAATGATCAATTACTTTATTACTGTATGCCATAGTGTTCTCCCGTTATAGCAAAAATGATCGAATCGGGTTGATACGAATGCCATTTTAATCTATTGTCCTCTCCCTTTAAAAATTGTATATTCTTTTTACTTCCAAGTAAAGATGCAGGTATACCTAATTCAAAACCTTGTTTAATTGGAATTATGTGATCTATTTGAAGACTAAATTTATGTTTTCCGAATCTTGGAATAAAATTTCCGGCGGCTTTTAATTCTTTTATAGACCTATATGTAAATTTCCTAACTTCACTTTTGTATAAAATGTATTCGTTATTGATTTCTTTCTTAGGTCTTAAATTGTTAAGTTTTCCATCTGCATTAGGGTTATTTTTAATCCACCGCTGGCGTTGCAACTCATTAGGTTTTCCTTTATTCCAGCCATGGCCTTTTTTCAATCCTTCAAGGTTTAATAATGATTTTTGTTCGTCAGTTAGTTTTAAGCCTTTATTCCATGCAACATTGCCCGGACGATTAATTGGATTTTTACACGAAGTTGAGCAATACATCAAAAATCTAGGCTTTGTTACAAATTGTTTTTTGCAGTGGAGGCAAATATTTTCTAGACCATATTTGTTTTTCATACAAATATTTATCTAGGTGCGCTTGCTTGTGGGTTTACTTTTGTCTACGCTTCATGGCGCTCTTAGCCATGTTAGAGACTGTTTGTGCTGGATTGTCAACTGTTCCAAAATCATCATCTGGATTAGTAACAGTAGAATAACTATCAGTTTTGAATACTATCTCGTCGCCGGCCATTTGTTTAACGATATTTTTCATAGCAGGAATTTCTTCGTTGGCGGCTTTTAGATCCTCTAATCCAAAACTAACTAGCCCAGTATTTTGGATTAGACGTACAATAAATTGTGCGGGCAATTTCGATTGCAGTTCGCCTTGGTCAATTTTACTCTTGACGAGACTTAACACGGTGACAATCTTTGAATGAATCTCACCGGTTTCCGAATCTTCAAGAATAAAATCACTTGCTCGCATTAACGACGCTCTCTGCCTAGGTCTTCTTCTCCGCCAGCGGCTGCGTCGGCTGCACCAAATCCATTGTCTTGATCTAAATCATTTAGCTCAGGACTGGGCAACTCTCCGCCCATGTCGTCTATAGGAGCGCCGCCCATGGCCATTGGCTCAGCAACTTGCTCTCCTGCTAATGCTCGGCTTCCTTGATCTAGACTGTCGCGGGCACCATTTAGTGCATCCATCAGCCCTTGTAGTGCGGCTGTAGCAGTTTGTTTAAATTGGTCGGCTTGTGCAGCACCTAATTGATCGCGGATTGTATCTAGCAATGGAGGAAGTTCTTCGTTCATCATCTTGCTAGCATCAGTAATCATATCCTGAATGCTGTCTACCATGTCTTTAGCGGCTAGTACTGCTTCTGCAGTTTCTAATTCGCCTTCCATCAATGGATTGTGCTGATCTAACCATGCATTTAGGCCTTCGCGAACCATAAGCATTTCCATATACTTAGGATTCTTTTCTGCTGTGTGGGCACCGTAACTTTTACGGATAGCATTTAGGTTTTCGCCAAGAGCAATATTTAAACGCTGTGCTTTTGCATAGGTTAAATTATCATAGTTAATAGCAAAACCAAAGCGGCTTTCCATTACTTTGTTTAGACGCTTTGTGGTCTGTGGTGCTAGTTCTTTTAGGTTCATAATATTCTATCCCAGATTTTATTATATTTAGCAGATAACAATCTTTTTTCTAATTCTTGACGCGCCAAATTAAACTTAGACTTAGATTCTAAGTATCTACTACGCCATAATTGTGCTTTAAATTCATCTGTTTTTTTATTAATTTTAGATATTTTATCTGTAAAAAAATCAAAATCAGTACTGGCAAATACCAAATTTTTGTCTGCTGTTAGCAATATATCTGCGCTGTTATACAGTTTCATTCGTTCAAATACTGCATAGTACATTGCAGCTTGTTTACTGTAAAAATTATGCACAAATCTATCTTCATTGAACAGGGACCAACAATGGGTCCCTTTATTTTTAATAGTAAAATTTCCAATGATCCAAGATTTATTTGTTATTTGTAGACAAACAGGAAACTGTTGGTCGTACCTTAAATTTGTAAATTCTTTTGCTGCCCAAGTATCAATTTTACGAATTGCTAATTCGATTAAAAATTTACCTAGGTCGCTTTTTATAGATGATTCGGCCGTCTTCATTTTTTCTTAATAATAGATTTTTGTTTACTAATTGATTTGCCAAATATTGCTGTCGTTCGTTTAATTCACCTTTGGCTATAACAGGTGTATCTTCGTCAAATTGAAGTAGCACATCTGCTTCTTCATTTGTGATAGCCATTTTCAATTGCTTTGTAACTTCTACGATTTTCATTTTGATGCTAAGTGAATAAGTAGGCTAATAATAGCAGTAAACATTACACCTACAATAGTGGTCCCAATCGCAATCATTTGTTTGTTTATGCCACCTGTTTTGTTAGTGATTGATTCTTTAATTTCCACAATGTGACCTTCAATCACATTCATCCTGCTGTCTAAATTAGATAATTTATGATCCAAGTTTTTATACCTTTCAGCGCAAAGTTCTACGTGCGCCTCTAGGTTTTTCTTCTCAATATCGGTGGTGGTGCTCATATTCGCCTTTTTTAGCGATGCATTAATAGTGTGCCTAAATGTGCCGTAAAGAGAAGCCTTAATGGTGCCGTAGCATCAACTAATATTTAGCTCGTCTGCAGGAAAGAAATGTATGTTTTTTAAGACACCATAACTGTGAAATATGGGCAACATGAAACGTGCGGTTTCGTCTAGTCCCGACACTACAGGTACTTGCTCAAAATCTTCATACAAATTATCTAAAGTATAGATGTCATCGGACTCGCTGGTAAACTTAAACCCCCATATGCAAGTTGCGTTTTTGTAGAATTCTCCAAAATAGTTTTCTTCTATCCAAAAGTCATCTATTACCAGACGTTCAATTTTTTCGGGTTGTAATAGAATAATAGGTTGTGTCTTTAATCCCAATACTTGTAGTACAGTTTCCCAATTTCGTTGTTGGTTTCGTTCTTTACTATCGCCTCTGGTGATTCCAGTTGCGGTAATATCTACTAACGTTAAACAAATCCAAGACTTCATGTAGGTATTTATAGCCAACAAAAAAGGCAGAACGAATCTGCCTTTTTGTTCTCTTTTTAAACTAACTGCGAGAATTAAGAAGTAGCTAGCTTTAGTCCAACGTTAGTAACAGTTGTAGACCAGTTGAATCCACCTGCTTGTAGAGCGGCGTCAATGTTGGCCTTAAGATCTGTTGTATTCCATGCGCTTTCTTCAACTACAACGCTCATTAGAGTAGCGTCAACTTGATAAGCTAATAGAGTAGCGTTTAGACCAACAGCACGTAGGGTGATTTCAGCGGCTTCGCCTGTACCTGTGTTTGTGTTGTATGTGCTTGTGTTAGCTGTGATACCAAAACACTGGATTGGCTTGCCAATACCTGTGCTAACTGGAACGCCGACTGTTGCGGCTTCTGTGCTTAGAGCAATGTTACCAACGCTAACTACGTTTTGTGCATTACCATTTGTACGTGTAAATACTGCCATTTTATTTTTCCTTTAAAATTCTGCGACTTAACGCATGTAAATATTTATGCCTTGCTTATTTTTTCCACTGTTTAGGGGCGGTAAAATTAGCTTTACTGAATTCAATTCTATCGACTAATTTAACTGCACCACCGTCATGCCCAATAGCTACAAAGCCTTCTGGAGCAGTTACACGGTAACCGTCATCAGTCTTTAAAAACGTACCAATATTTTCAATCTGTTGCATCTTTTGTAGCAGCATGACCTTTGCTTCAATGATACGTTTATAGATAGCCAATATGCCCAATAATATGTTACTATTATCAGCCATAAACTTTTCTTTTTCTTGAATCTTCTGTATGCGAGCCTGTGCAGCAGGGCTTTCTGCTCCACCTTTTAGTTTAGCAATTTCTGCTTCCATTTTACCTTTGTAATAGGTTAAAAAGTTTTTCAAGAAAGTTGTAGGGTCTCCTACTTGTGAACCGCCTCTAACCATACTATTAATGAACGGCTTAATGAATGTAGCGAATTCTGTGTACTCTTCATCCCCACTTTTTGTAGTGCGCCCAGTAAAGATAATACGATTAAAATCTTTTTCTGTTATTTTTTTAAAGGTTTGTGCAGCAGCTACAAGAGTATTTTTAATTTTAGCATCTTCTTGTGGAGTTAAACTAGCACGGCCTGTAAAATCTTTGTATGTAGCATCGTCAAACCAAACTGCATTGTTTGGAGTCAACCCCGCCACACTAGCGCCGAAACTAGCTTGCATTTCTGGTAAACTAGGACCTTCGTAGGCTGTATGGAATATAATTCCCATTTTAGCTTTTTCAATTCTTCTACCAAGGTCGCTATTAACTGGCACAGCATAGGTAATAGTATTTGGTGTGAATATATAACAATCTTCAGTGGTACCTGTTCCGGTAGGCAATTGTGCTGTTTGAATGTCTCCAGGAGTAAACATTAAGTCGCCTTGTAAGACATTAGCTATGCCAATTTTGCTAAGGTACTTTAGTGCTATCTTTAACTTTTCTGCCAAGCCTTCCGCTGCACCGTAAAACTTTGTAATATCTTTTGTGCTTTTACAAAGTTTAGGTTCTGTTTTAGCAAATACCGATTTTGTACCAACAAAGAATTTCCCATCAGCAGGATCAACACCACAAATAATAGCAGGGGCGCCGTCCCACTTTACTGTAACCTTAACTGGTTCCCCTTCGCCTTGTGCAAACATTTTGCGAAGGCTTTCCATGTAATTAAGAGCCTTTTGTGCTCCTAAATAACCTTCATTGTACACTAAATCTTCTACATGTTCTAGGTGAACGTTCTTGCCTTCTGCGGCTTCACATAGTAACCAAGATGTAGGTGTTTCTTTTATTTCGAATAATTTCATGCTCTACTTGCCCTTGTTCTTGCTATAGCTTGATCTAATGTTTCCCCGGGACGAACTTGTATCTTGGGTTTTAATTGACGTTGTATTTGTTGTGTTGCAGCCGCTTGTTTTTGTTGTCTAACTTGTTCAGGTGTTGGCGCCGCTTTTGCCGCTGGAGTTGCCGGGGCTGTCCTATTAGGTTTAACCACTGGAGCAGGAGTACTTGCAGGCGTCTGAACTATCTGTCTTTGCGGTTCGACTAACTCTGCCTGCTGGTCGAAGAATCTCTGCCATGCATCGTCGACAGGATTTCTGTTATTCATTTCGTGCCACATGCCGTCATCTGCAATATAATAATCTTTTTTGCCATAACGAAGTATAACAGGATCTACGCTTACTGCGGTTACACCAGGCGCTAGCTGTGGACCAGCTGCTTGTTTTTCGGCCGCGGCCTTTTCTTTTTCTGCTTGTGCTTTACGTTCTTGATCTTGTTGAGCTTGTAACTTAGCTGCTTGCTGTTCTCTTGCTTGTGCTAATTTATATGATAACATATTGTTATTAACATCAACATAAACCTCGCCAGTTTTATTTAGATAATCTCTAATAGCTCCAGGGTTCAGTGTTGTAGGCACTGGTATTTTGTTTAGTTCTTGTTGTATGACTGGGCCTGTTGTATAATCTGATCCATAGTAATGAACTGCAAATGCCTGTAACATATCTTTCATTGATTGATTATATGTTCTGGGATCGTTTAGTTTTACGCCCTGCGGTGCAAGAGTTTGTGCAAATTGATCGTATGCTTTTGTAACTGCAACTCGATTCGCCTTTTCTGTGGCAGCTTGTTGACGTGCGGCAATTTGTGACTTAGTTCCAACATTGCCCGATCCACCACCAATGATATCTAATGCCCTAATAGGAGCAATTGCTGCTGCGCCTAACCCACGCCCAATCTTCCCTAGTAGCCCAGCTTCAGTGATAACTTCATTTATTTTCATTTGTTATCCTTTTAACACCTCGGCTAAACTTTGAAGTATCTTGACTTCTAATGCTATTAATGAGTCTACGTTCTAATTCTTCTGCTTGTTCTTTATTGTAGTTTTCACGAATAAAGTTAATAAGATTAATAGCACCTGAAATTACATGATTGGCACGACTTTCAACAAGATTCTCTTTATCTTTATGTAATCGTAACGAATCTAGTTCTTCTAATAGACTACGAGTTTTCTTCTGCAAAATATAACTCCGAATTAAGTATATTTATTAAATTAATCTACTTTTTTCAACCCTGCCAACATTTGTTTAAGTTTAGCACTTTGTGCTTCTCCGCCACCTGCAGGTTGTTCCCACACCGGTGTTCCTTTAGGACGTTCGTATCCACCAAGGGGAGCATTTTCATCTGCACTAGTAGACCTGGCCTTGATACTATTCATAATACTGCCAACCTGTGGCTTTACGGTACCAGGTGTTCCCTGTGCTTCTTCACCCGGATCTGTAATACGTAATGTGTCTAAATCATAGTCTAAATCGACTTTCATACCTACACCACTACTACTACGAGTTTTCATCAACTGAATTTGATAACGTCCACGCTCTCGCATTGCTCGACTTGTAAAGATACCAAATACATTATCTGCTGTGTTAATTTTACTAATACCGCCCGAGATATGACTGTGATCAAACTCAATTTCTTCAACAGCACTACGATTTAATTGCGATGCAGTAATCATTAAAATGTTGAATTCTCTTGCCAAATTACGCAATTCTTCTGACACATACTTGTCTTTGACAAATAAGTCATTGGGACTAACTTTTGCACTCACTGGCATAACCAAGTCCAGGTAGTCAACCATAATAAAGTCTGCCTTCTTACCTGTCTGTACTTCTAATTCTTTAAGATATGCTCGAATCTGATTAACGTTACTTTGTGCCGGCATATACTTAATACGTAGACTACCAGATTTTTTACCTAGCATACCAATCTTAAGTTCGACTGTGTCAAGTTCTTTAAACACATCTCTGGTGCTAACATTTGCAGCCATACTGTCGATTCGCATAGCGCACAGTTCTTCACTAAGTTCCAGAGACAAATAAACACCGTTAAGTCCTGCGATGATCCAGTTTAACGAAATATTCTGCATAAACAACGATTTACCCGAACCCGACCCTCCTGCAAAAATGTTTAGTTCGCCGCGGTTCATACCACCGAACAGTCGTTTGTCCATAGTAGGCCAACCTGTACTAACTTGCCCGTTATTACTTTTGATTTTCATTAGTCGAGCACGAGGGTCAGCAAAGTAATCTGTGCCCATGTCTTTAGTTAGACTAATTTGTACGGCATCTTTAATGATCTTTTCAATTGGATCAAAGTCACCTTTTTCAATCATATCTGCGGCTTTAAGTACTGCACGTTCTAGTTCATACTTTTTGGTAAATCCTTCAAACTCGCCCATAAACCAATCATAATGATTTTCGCCTAAATCAGGCACAGGTTTAACTTCGACTGTGCTAACTGCTTTAATCTGTTCTGCTGTGGGTACAGACTTATACTGGTCCACATGTTCCTTAATAAACTTTGCAGCACCACGTAGACTGCGATCAAAATTTTCTGGATTATAAATGTTTTGGACCCGTACATAACTTTCTGGGTTTTGTACCATCATCTCCAAAAACAATTTTTGTAAATCAACACTATATTCTTTACTCATAATTTATTTTAGCAATTTTATCTTAAGACTATTAGATTCTGCACCTTCTAAGATGGCTTTTAAAACAAACAATTTTCCATATTTCATTATGGCTTCATTTATATCTTTACAAGTTTCTCTCCAAACAGGAAAACTAACTGACCAACCATATTCAATAGCACGATTAATAGTTACTTCCCCGGGCCAAACTTCTCGACCTTGTTTATTAATATGCTTATCAAAATCTGGCACAACAATTACACGTTTGCCTAATGCTTCTATTAATTCTGCTTGTTGTTCACTTATATCATTTGTCTGTGTACTTACACCGTCTATACTCATAGCATCAAAAGGACCTTCGCAGACAATAACAAATTTACTATCATAGCGTTGATTATTTAAGTTAAAAACAAAGTGGGGAGGATGATTGCTATGATATTTTGGTTTAATACCATCCACCAATGATCTAGCAGTATAGCCCACTAGTTCATTTTTATAAATGAAAGGAACAATTACTCTGTGATTTAACTTGTGTTCAACTTCGGGAGTCCAATAAAAATCATACTTTTTACAGTCAATATGCCTACCGGTAATATATTTGACTGCTTCCATAAATTGAACTGGAGTGTTATTATAGTCTGCTAGTTTGTAAAATTCTGCCAATGCCCAAAAACTTTTTGCTTGCTCTGGCAGAGTTCGACTTTCGAATACAATTTCTTCTTGAGGTTCTTTCACATCCTCGGGACGAATTAAATCTTTAACACGCAATGCTTCTACAACTAAACGTTGAATTTCGTTTGTATCTGCACCCATCCATTTTAATAGTTTTCGAAACTTGAAACTAAGCGGTCGACCTGGTTGATAACTAGCTTTAAACTTACAGTTAAAACAACTATAACTGATCCCGCCGTCGGGATTAGTAATTATACCCCCACGCCCACGAGTGTCTGCTGTCTCACCGTTATGATGACAACAAACTGCATTAAAGCTAGTCCAGCCGCTTTGGCCGCGACGCCGTTTAGGCGGCAATAGACTAAGGGTATAATCCTGTATTGAGTTGAACATCAGTGTTAGTATATACTAATTTTTGAGACTTGTCAAAAATTAATTTGTCGGGCGTTGCACTCGTGGATAAGCCAATGTTCCTGTTCGTCTAAAACCAAAATTGGCTTTAGGAAAAGTTATCCCTCGTTTGGTTAGACCATATAATACATCTGCTTTTGGTGATCCTAATCCTGTACAAGCGTCCCATCCAGATGTGGCTTGGAAACCAGTTGAAGTGGTAGTGTTTGTATTATCGCCCGATGTTATGTCATTGAAACAAGTTGCAGCATTTCCATACCAACTAGTCATAGGATAACCAGAGAAAGACTGTTTTAACTGGTTGATTCTAACCATCATAGCTGCCATTATTGGAGCTGTTGCACTAGTTCCACCGACACTCGAAACATAATAGGCTGCATTACCTAAATAAAAAGTATATCCTGAATTACCGTCAGCATTACCGCCAATGTCAGGAACACCCCGCCTTGGCAATGATGTAACTGTACCCGAAGGATATGCTTTATAAGAAAAACCCGTTTGATAAGAAGGAGTAGGAACATATGCAGATACACCGCCACCTGTGGACCCGCTATTAGAACTGCCTCCCCAAACAACTTCAGAAAGAATAGAATTGTTAGAGTTAAGTTCTAGTAGAGTTCCGCCGCAACTTACACAATTGATATCTGCTGCTGGGTAGCAAACAGTTCCGATAGAAGCACCTGGTGCTCCTCTGTTCCCCCAATCGCCCGACGCACAAAATACTGTAATCCCTAACAAAGTACATGTTGCTATCGCAACTGCCACTGATGTATAAAAACCTGCAAAGTTAAATCCTTGCTCAGTAGACACCCAACTGAAAGAAATAGCAGATGGACAATTTGTTGTATCGGCTGCGGCCGTATTCAAAACGTTCACAAAGTTTGCGAATGAGTTTCCTGCAAAATATACAGCTAATTTGGCCTTTGGTGCAGCAAGACCTGCACAATAAATATCTAACATTACTTCAACAGAGTTATTAAGATTTGCAGAGTCTGCAAAGTCAGTATTATTAATACCCCCATTGACGCTAACATCAACTACGGTGTTTGTAACTCCATTTGCGATTAAATCATTTGCAGTATACCCGCCGCCAAATTCTGGTATGCAGATGCATTGCCCGTTGCCATTACTTGTGCCAGGAAACCTATAGGCCGTTGCAACTTGTTGTGGGGTTAAACCTGTAATAGTGGCAGGTACTACTCCATTACTTAAGGTTGGTAGTCCGTGAACATTTGCTGGGTCCACTGCATACATTCCGCCTTGGTCACCAAAACTATATACAGAATTTAATTGTCCCGATGTATCTAAATCCAGTACTGTTAAGATTATACCATCTAATTCTTCGGGTACAGTTAATTCACCTTCATAGCTAATATGAACCCGTTCATTGGTATCTACCTCATTTATTACAGTATCAAATGCTTGGTTAAATTGAGCTATAGTTCCCGAACATTGAACGGATGCTGTCATAGTACTAGATGATAGAACCGTAATGCCATTACTTTGCAAAAATTGCAATACCAAATCCATATCAGAATCTTCGGCACCAAACATTTGGTCCAATTCCTCGCGAGATAAGAACTTGGTAATTGTTCCTTCTGCAATTTTTTGTGAATACTCAATAATAGTCATTCCCTCGTAAGTAGAACGACGTAATATTATTAACACTGTGATTATTTCATCTAGTGGAGCAGGGACTGCACTAACAGCATTAGCTGGTAATTCATTGTAACTATGCTGTATAACTACTCTAGTCATGTTATTGCTCCAACTGTGTTAATGTCATTGTTACTGAAATATTTCTAGTAGTAGAATCTTGGTTAGTAATGAGCATATACATGTTAGTACTTGGTGTTGCATCATTATTAAAACCAATTACGCTTGGTGTAACTAAACTGGTTAAGTTACCACTGGTAGTAATAGCTTCAAGTATAACACCAGTTCCAGGTGTTGGGTCAGTATAAATTGCTCTGCTAGCATCAGCGGTTCTGCTGGCTGTATCGCAATAAATTCTAATCCAAGCAGGATAGTCTGTTACAATCTTATGAATAGCCCAAGTTTTAAATGCTGTTGCAGTAATACTAGCATTTGCACCTGCACTAATAGATCCTGAAGTAGTAGTAACGTTTGATCTTGTATAGTTACCTGCTCCGCCCGGTCCTTGCGGACCTTGTGCTCCGCTTGGTCCGCTTGGTCCTGTTGGCCCTTGTGGCCCTATTGGCCCTTGTGGTCCAGACGGACCAGATGGACCAGATGGTCCTTGCGGACCTTGTGGACCCTGTGGACCTGACCCCGGTCCTTGCGGACCTTGCGGACCTCCTGGCCCTCCTCCAGATGTTACAGCAGCATAACCTGCAACACTAGATCCAAATGTTAATGTTGCTGAATTGTTATTAGTAAATGCTACATTAGGATAATCATATCTTCCGTTATACGAATTTCCAGAATTGTCGATTACTTCAATATTAACATATTGGTAACCTAAATTATGGTTAATAGTCCAAGTTGATGATGCGCTAGATTGTGTATGAATATACGAACCGGTAGTACCGGCAGGTCCTTGTGGTCCTTGTGGTCCTGCTCCACCCTGTGGACCTTGTGGTCCTTGTGTACCTACACCTTGCGGTCCTTGTGGTCCTTGTGGACCGGTGCCACCTTGCGGTCCTTGTGGTCCTGTACCGCCGCTTGGGCCTTGCGGTCCCTGTGGTCCTGTTCCGCCCTGTGGCCCAGTTGGTCCTTGTGATCCTTGTGGACCTCGCGGCCCTTGTGGTCCTGTTCCACCTTGTGGTCCAGTGGGCCCTTGTACCCCTTGTGGTCCAGTTGGTCCTTGTGGTCCTACTCCTTGCGGTCCTTGTGGTCCTTGCGGGCCTGTTCCACCCTGTGGTCCAGTTGGTCCTTGTGTGCCCACACCTTGTGGTCCTTGCGGTCCTTGCGGACCGGTGCCACCTTGCGGTCCCTGTGGTCCTTGTGGACCGGTGCCACCTTGCGGTCCAGTGGGCCCTTGTACCCCTTGTGGGCCTTGTGGGCCTTGTGGACCTGTTCCGCCTGGTCCTTGCGGTCCTTGTGGACCTCGCGGTCCTTGTGATCCCGAGTCTCCTTGTGGTCCTTGCGGCCCTTGTGGTCCTTGTGGCCCTGTTCCGCCTGCAGGCCCTTGTGGGCCTTGTGGACCGGTGCCACCTTGTGGTCCTTGCGGTCCTTGTGGACCTGTTCCACCTGGTCCCTGTGGTCCCTGTGGTCCTTGTGTTCCTACGCCTTGTGGTCCTTGTGGTCCAGTTGGCCCTTGTGGTCCGCCTGCGGGTCCTTGTGGTCCAGTTGGTCCTTGTGGTCCTTGTGGCCCTGACCCTGAACCTTGTGGTCCAGATGGCCCTTGTGGTCCTGTATTCCCTATAGGTCCTTGTGGTCCTTGTGGTCCTGTATTCCCTATAGGTCCTTGTGGTCCTTGTGGGCCTTGAATACCTTGAGGTCCTGTATTGCCAATTGGCCCAATTGGGCCTTGTGGTCCTTGTGGACCTGCATTTCCTATAGGTCCTTGTGGTCCCTGCGGACCGATTGGTCCTTGTGGGCCTTGTACGCCGGTATTACCTATAGGTCCTTGTGGACCTTGTGGTCCTTGTGGACCTGTTCCGCCTTGAGGTCCTTGCGGTCCTTGCGGACCCGATCCAGCACCACCCGGACCCTGTGGACCTTGTGGTCCTTGTGCGCCAGCTCCACTAGGACCTTGTGGACCCTGTGGTCCTTGTGCTCCGCGTGGCCCTTGTGGTCCTTGTGACCCCGATCCACCGCCTCCTACAAATGGAGTTCCGTTAGCATAATAAAATGCATTTGCAAATATACTAACATTACTCAAAGAATTAGCAGCAGATGCGGTATTTGATATTACTTGATTTAGTACCGCAAAATTATTATTAAGTTTTATAAAACCTGTTCTAATAGGATCGCCCTGCTTATCGTTGGGTGTAGTTCCTACATTAACATTGGAAAATATAGTCATAGTTCAGTTAACCGTGTTTATACGTTATTTATTGGTTTTGAACTATTTAGATAAGACTAGAAATTAAGTTATTTCTTGCCATTCGATACTAGCGTAAACATCTTGGTTAGTACCAGTAGTAGCTGCCATAATTAAATATTCATACGCAACTCCAGTAAATGGTTGTCTTTCTAGTTGATATGTAAATGTAAAAGGCACTTGAGAAGGAGAACTACTACTTTGATTGGTAGAGTTCAAAAATGTTTGTTCTACGATATCGCCGCTTACCAATGATGTGGGTGATAAGTTATATTCAACTGAACTATCAGCAGCTGAACTTACCCAACTACCTCCCGATGTTACTGCTTTTTTATATATACGGTATTGGAATATGCTTCCCGAAACTGGAATTAATGAATAATTTATAGGCACAACCACCGCGTTTAGGTTAGTGCTTTTTAATCTAATAGAGATGACAGGTTTGAAACTTTGATCGTTTGGCAATTTGACTGGCGAACCTAATAAATGCGATGCTGCTCGAGGATTTCCTGAACCTGATAACTGGAATCCACCTTCACTGATAACGCTACTACAAATTTGTGTCATCATGCTATTGCCAGTAGTAATACCAGTATTCGTTATTTCATAACGTATAGGCAAAGTAGCAGTAGTCATGTAGACCTTAGTGTTACCTGGTTGATTGGCATGATGGAATATATGACAAATTGTATAGGCTCCATCGATTACAAAACCTACACGCACCGATCCTACACCTAGCCATTCAACATCAGCAAACAGAATCTGTGTGCGATCTGGGTAAAGGCCAGGCAGCGTGTTTACATTCCAATTGTCTTGTCTTACTCGCTCTTCAACTCCGGTTGATCCTGAACGTATTACAAAATAATTGTAAGTGCCATCGTTTTCAAAAAATACACCGTCGTTAGCATCAAACAAACCCACACGTTGACGTAGATTGGTCTTTGGTGTATTCATGCAGAAGGTGTTTAATGTAAGTTGGCTCTTACCAGGTTGATAGGGGAAAGGCTTCAATGTTTCTCTAATTACGCTGTCGCCCGATGCAGATCCTACATTAAGTTGATAGCTACTTTGATTTTGTACATATACAACATTAGCTGTTCCTGTAATATTGTTTGCGAACTGACCATGGTCAAAATATCGAGCCTGTGTATCAAATAATGTGTATGGTTCTGATACTCTTAAACGACCAAATGCATCCGATGTGGGGCCTGAAAACCCTGAAATAACAACATTTGCATCACCAGCTAGTACTACATTGCCAGAAATGGCCCAAGGAGTTGTGCCTTGAGTAACCGTGACATTGCCAACAATACCAACATTACCGCTAATCGGATTAACATTTACATTACTAGTAATAGAACTAACGGTGACACTATTTAAAATAGTTGCATTAATATTGGGCAAGCTAGTAATTATAATGTTTCCACCAGTAACTATAACATTGCCATCTATAGGCATATAAGGAACTTGTAAATTGCCCGAAGTGCCAACTTCACTTACATGAACATGTACTGGGTTTTCTGGACTACTAGCTACATTTACTGTAGTGGGTACAGAAATATTTCCTATAATATTAATATTAGCACTACCCAAAGTTACGGGTAATGGGTTTACTTCTGTAATAGCACTACCATTACTTTGAAATATAGAACTTGTGTTACTAAACAGATATGTCATATTATTCTCCAGCCGCCATTTGTGAATATCATATCTACCGCGGCGTTGTTTAATGCTAATATGACAGAATTTTGATTATCGATAGTATCTGTTCCTTGAGTAGTTATAGTTAAGTTATGAATACTACAATTGCTACTTTGATCTTTTACTACGCAAATACGACCTTCCTGGCCAGGGGGTAAAGTTATTGTAATTGCAGTATTAGATTCTACTCCTACGTAATAATCTGAATTAACAAAAGTATAGTCTGTAGTTACAGTTCTTACATTGTAATTAAAAGTACCTGTGCCATTGCCGCCAAAGCCAACTATTCGACCACCAGGATTACCGTCACCTATTCGAATTGTGTTTGTAATAGGGTCATACCAAAGACGATCCATTTGCCCTATGCGTGTGTTTCCATCACCATAGTTTCGTCTATCTGTAAAAAAATCTTGGGTATAAACGTTGCCTGACACAGCGACTCCTTATGAGTCTAACGGCTCGTCGTCGCCTGCATCAAATACCGAAGCAGTAGGTACTCCGGCAATTTTAAGAATACGGTCTAGTTCGTCTTCGCCGTCGTTTACATCGTACATATTTTCAACGCCTACTGCTCGTTTTAACAATTCCAATTTTTGTTGTAAAGGAGCCACCATTGTTTCGACGCTGGTATGATCTTCGTGCTCGGGTTCTACTTCGTGTACATCGGGACGATTTTGAATTTCTATACCGCTGCCACCGATAACGGGCTCTTCGGCCTGTTTAGGTTCGCCAAAAATATTAACAAAATCTCCTATTAGGTCCGTAATTTTCATAATATTATGGATTTAAGAAAGTTGTGCTGTTTTGATTCATTGCACTTTGATATACTGTGCCGCACTCGGTGGCTGTGATTGTTGTACTTGCACCTGCCACTGGCAATACACTTAGCTTATTACCAATCCCGCCCATATTAATATATGTTGGGAAGTTTGCTGGAATCATTGGTCCAACGTTAGAAGTTAATGTTGCTGCGGCGTTAATTGCGTAGACACAAGCTGCATTTGCTACAACTTTGACTTTGGTGGTATTAATAACGCTTGAAACGTTTGCGGCTGTTGATGTTACGACTGTATAAGATGCCATATCTAAAATCCTGTTTTTATTATTTAGCCGTTTTTGTTTATAGCCCGTAAACAGATTTAGTGGAGTTATAGTTTTGTAAAACTTCTAACGCGGTAAGTTCAGTATTATAACAAAATACATGCCCGACTCGCCCGTTTAACAAATTTGATCCAGAAAAATTAGCTATTCCTACGCTACCATCCCCAGGTCTTGGGTTCAAATTATATGTGCTAGTACCATCGAGCACACCGTTTATATACATTTTCATACCTACTGCTGTGTTAAATGTAACAGCAATATAGTACCAAGTATTTAAACTAAATGTGGATGTAGATGAAAATGCGTTATAGCTAGCCCAATCGCTGTGTCCGCTGAATGCTTTATTTTGTCCTGAGAAAAAAGTAAAGTGGCCGCCGGGGTCACTACTTACAATATTGTTATTAAAACCGTAATCGGCTAGTTGAAACCACATAGACTTAGTATATGTATTGGCACCTAAAACCCCAGCTGTAGTTCCTGAACCATATTGACTGGTGCCGTTGAAGGAAAAATAAGACGGTGTGCCCGAAGTATATGTGGGAGAACTAACTAGATTTATGTCAGCTCCGTAACCAGATAAATCATACCAAGTAGTTCCTGACCCTGGATAACTTGCAGAATTATTAGGATCTAATTGCATTCGTAGGCCCGCAGTAACTACCGGTTGAGATGCTGGTGATATCACCATTCCTCCCGAAAATTGTGCGCCTGTAATAATCATTTTATTAATCTCTAAACTATTTAATCACCTGATACAAAATTTATTTAATATAGACTGCGTAAGAATTTAATGCTGTTGATAAACTATTGGTGACAGCCGATACATCTGCCATGCCATATAAATTATTTGATGAAGGGTTAGTCCAAGATCCTGTGCCTTGTGCATTGCCCGATCTTCCTTGTGCTTGCAATTCGGTGCTGGGTCCACAAACAGTCCACCAATTACTAGCTTGATATATCCAATCTCCCGGGGCATTTATTGCCAAACTGGTACTCATGGCAGTATGCCCTTTTACAGGATACCAAGTGCCGGTCATAGGTGTGTTATTAACAAAGGCAGGATAATTAGATACAGAACTTAGCAATAAGTTACTAGGGTTAGCGTAGACTACACGGTTAGATATAGTCATATTGGCTAATAACGGAGTTTGACTCGCAGTAGTATTGGCCATTTTTAATACTTGACTACACTGTGCAGATCCGTTATTGAACCACAAATCCATAGTGCTGGCACGTAATTTGTTTAATGTGCCTTCTCCATTTTCCCATGTGTTAGGGTATCCCAAGCCGGCAGATATCCCGCCAACACTGGTACCAGTAAAACCAGGAGTGTAGGCTATTAACATCCACCCGCCACTCTCATCCGTCATGTTACAATAAACACGTCGAGCTGACGCCATTGTCGATGTTTTAATGTAATACCAGCCCGACGTCGTTTGTCCAGAATTGTATATAGCCTGGGCCGAAACACCAGGATTGCCCAATGTGCCTAAGGCAGTGTCAACATCTTTTATGACACTATTACTAATTTGTATTCCGGATATAATCATATTAACCTAGTCGTTCGATGCTGATGAAGTTTTTCAAATAGGCAGCGCCAATCATCAATGTAACTCTGTAAAAACGCTGGTTAGTGTAGTCATTGACTAGATATGTTGAGCCGTCGCCTGCGTTGGGGAAACTCCAACCAAACCACGATCCGCTAGGAGTTGTGTTATAGGTAACCCCCGGATAAGCAGTTGCGCCACCATTGGCTCCTCCGCAGAGTGCGTAGTTGGCAGAAATACTAAGAGTCGCTGTACCAGATACTGTAGCACAACACAGCCCCCTTGCACCACCTGTTGTTACGCTAAACTTAAGATTGTCTAAAGTAACAAACTGTCCGGCATCTACGTAACCCGATGCGAATCCTTTAATACCAGTGGCAGCGCCACCTGCGCTAGTAGAACCGATTTTAGTTTCTAGTAGCCCAGTTGGGTCCGGCAGTAATATACTGTTTGCGACATCATCAAAAAATATTTCTGTGTATTCTTTAGCAATATCTGCCCTATTTTCTGTTACATTATTTGAGTGAATCTTTCGAATTGTCATTGCTTATCCTATATATGTTACACCCCAACTGTCGTTAGTATCAAAATTAACGTTACCGGATAATACTTGCAATCTGATAGTATCTCCTACAACACATCGAGCATATCCAGTCATTGAGAAATGCACAGCAGTGCCTGTGTTTGTATCGGTTTCCCAGAATGCAATTACATTGGCACCGGAAGTGCTACTATTCTTTTGAATAACCACTTGATTTAGTCCATTATTTGTAGCAACACGTACAGTGGCATAGCAATGATACAAACCTGCCACCGGTGCAGTAAATAAACCAGTAGAGTTAGTGTAATAACTACCTTGATTATAATCGATAGCCTGATTAGTTATTGTGCCTGATGCAAAGACAGTGCTAGTATTACCATAGACTCTAAATGCTGGTCGATTCGGTGCGTAGAACGCAGATGTTCCACTAGCAGTTACGTTACCTGTTACAGTAACATTTGGTACAGTTACCATGCCTGCATTGTCAAAAGTCGAAGTATAATTTCCAGCTACTAATTGAACGTTTGGTGTAGATCCAGTAATATTGCCTGTAACAGAAATGTTACCAGTAACCGCAACTCCGGTGTTACTTACTGTTGCAATAATAGAACTAGCATTTGCGCCGCCTGCAAAAATCTTTACAGTTTTACCAGTAGTAGTTGTACCAATTGCTAAATTACCACCGCTTTGACTTGTTGCACTAGCATTGCCTTGAGCATACAAATAAGTATCAGCTGCATAAACAATATTACCTAAACTATTTGTAGGTGTAGCATTATCATAACCGCTATTAATGATACCAAAGTCGCTATAGTTGACAGTATCACTACCATTATCAGCAGTCAATATGTAGTCAGCAGTAGCGTCGGCTCCTGTGTTCTTGTTTTGAAATGTGACTTGTGTGTAACTGTTAACATTACCTGTGAATCCTGCCACAGTGTTAGACAACAATGTATTTGTGACACCAGAAACCAAAGCACCGACACCTGTTGTGGCATTTCCGCCTACATAGATGTTGCCGCCAACACCTACACCGCCTGTGACCACCAAAGCACCGCTAGTAGTCGATGTGGCGGTTGTGGCCGCTGTTACTTTAGTAGTTACTTGGAAAGTAACATCAGCGGAATTGAATATCTGAAATACGCCACCATTTGGGGCCAATAGTCGTCCTGCACCACCGATAACTACACCAGGAAAAGTTCCCGTAGCTGCTGGGCTTAATACTATACTACCTTCTCTGCTAATGCCTGCTCCATTAGCACTAATATAAGCCCCAGTGTTGAATAGTATAGTACTATTGTTGTTACTAAATGTAATATTGCCGCTAGTTGAAACATTACCAGCAGTAATGTTACCTGTTGTTACAATAGTGTTGCTTCCGTAACTTCCTAAGTAACTTGCTACATTGGTATTTCCATAGTTGCCTGCTCCTGCAGAAATCCCTGTTAATAATGCACCGTTACCAATAAAGTAATTTGCTGATACATTTCCTGATGCTGAAAAATCACCAGTTGAAGTTAAGCTGGCTTTAGTAGAACCTGGTTGATAGAATCTTAGAGTTCCACCGTCGTTGTCTATTTCAAATGTTTGTTGTGTATTACCTGTACCAAAGAGTACTCGAGGAGTACCGCCTGCGTATCCCAGTACTACACCTTGATTAGAACCAATAGATTCGTCAAAAGTCCCAGCAAATTTCCCGTAACCGCTTATCAACAGATTTGCTGTGGCAACAATATTCGCACCAGTTATATTGCCAGTTGTTGTTATAGTATTTGAACCAAAAGACGCCAATAATGTAACTACATTAGAATTACCGTAATTACTGCTACCCGAACCACCGTATGGACTACCATTGGCATAGTTAATGCTTGCCGAATTTGTAGGTAATGTTAAGTTACCATCTGTACCAAACGTCCACTGTGCCGTGTTACCTGTATTGTCGTTACTGTTGACTACAACGTCGCCAGTACTAGACAACTTAACATATAGATTGTCGCTACCCAAGAACAATTCAGTTTGATACAAGTTACCACTTGTCAAATGAATGTGATCACCGTCACCTGCTGTTGGATAAACTAATAGTCTTTGATCGGTAATAGTACCCGACCCTGCTGGTTGAAGAGTGATGGTATTGCCAGGAGCACCACTTGGTGTGTATGGATTACCATAGATAATACCACCGCCCGGTAATCCTAAGTTACCTGTGCTGTCAAATGTCCAACTTGATGTGCTACCTGCATTAGCAGCGTTAGCAGTCAATACAAGACTGGTATCACCTAAAATACTACCATCATCGGCATATATTTGAACTGCGCTTCCACTGTAACCACTAAATCTTGCATAGTTACTTACAATAGAAAGATTAGCAGGACCCATTAAACTTGCATCCGACGACACAATGCTTGGATTTGTACCGCCGTTTATAGATAAGATAGGATCAGTATTAGCAACTGCATCACGTGGGAAGGTTAAACCACCGGTGTAATCAAAGTTCCAAGTATTGGATCCAGCGTTGATAGTAACATTGCCAGCGTGACCTGCTGGGTCATAACTATCTCCCGCAGTGATATTAACACTGCCGCCCGGACCACCGCCACCACCATCGTTGCTAGCGCCCAGGCCAGCATTTAAGTTGATATTGCCACCAGCTCCTGTACCGTAAGCACTTGTATCCGCTGGGCCACCAAAAAGGAACAAATTATAGCCAGCATTGCCAGTACCAGTGGCTCCCGGCGCTGCACCAATTTCTGCGTCACCAGAATCATTTGTAAAGGATAACCAAGCAGGATCAGAACCATGTTCTAAATACAAGCCGCCATTGGTTCCAACTCGTAGACCTTTGTTAATGTTACCCGTTGTGTCGTAAGACTGTAAGATAATCGTATCATCAATTGATCTAATAACACCCTCACCAGGCACAGTTAGTCGACCAGTGTTGTCAAATGTCCAAGTGCTTGCACCAGAATTGACGTACACATTACCGTACTCAGGAAGACCATTGCTAGATGTTCCGCCAGTAATGTTAACATCTCCGCCAGGGCCTGCTGTACCAGTGCCAGCCGTTAGAGTTATATCGCCTCCGCTGATACCTTGACCGCCAGTAATTTCAACATATCCACCGCCGCTAGTTTGTCCGACGCCGCCAGTAATTTCAACATAACCTGCTTGTCCGCCGCCACTAGCACCATCACCAGCTTCCATGCGAATGTAACCACCTGCACCGTCAGTACCGCCGCCTTGACCGCCTCGTATCTTGATGTCACCGCCAGAACCGCCCGACACAGCATTTGCAAAATCGCCCGAGCCGCCGCGGCCTGCCCATAGATAAATGTCACCACCTTCACCTGCAGTATTATCGGCACCTTTACCTGGATTAATAACTAGTCGTTGACTGCTTTGACCACCTGCTGGATCACCGTCTGGTGTTGTAATAATAGCTTCGTCTGATCCGTCACCGATTTTTATTGTTGTGCCAGTTAGGTTACCACTTGTAGTATCACCACGTGGAACACTCAACGTTGGGAATATTGTAGAACCGTCTGCAGTAAATACCCATGTATGAGTAGTACCATTATTAGTACTGATTGATACTCTACCGTTACCGTTAGGGCCTGCAAATGTTCCAATATCAATATTACCGGCTATACCTACCGGGGATTCGGTTTGGCCACCGTTAATATAAACACTACCGCCTGAACTAGCACCTGAACCCATGCCACCATTGATGTTTACACTACCGCCGTTATTACCTAAACTGTCTATATTGTCGCTACCACCCGCATCACCACCGTTAACATTTACACTACCACCGTTACCTGCCTGAGCATTGATTTCTCGTTGACCTGGGCTACCAGCGGATGCGTTGATGTTAATATTCGGGCCTCCAATGCCGATGCTACGTTGATTGACGGCAGTTTGTATGAACATATCATTATAACTCTGTACATACAAGTTCTGCTGGCTTTCTAAGTACCAATCTTCTGAACTACCAAAATGATACCTGTTAGTAGCATTGTTATAGTAAGCATAGAATTTATCTAGATCGATGCCTGCAGAATCCAAGGTCATATTGTAGGTGACACCATTAGCAATGGTTAGGGTGCCGTCTAAATATTCACTATCAAAGTAAGCATATTGTGCAGAATTGTTTGCTGTAATAGCTTGGGTGCTTCTTAAACCAGTCCAACGTATTAGACCAGCACCGTCACTGCCTAAGTTACCTGAGTAGAATAAGTCACTGATATTACTACCAGTAGCTATCATACAGAAGATGCTTTGATTATACATTACACAATAGTCGCCGCCACCAAATGCCGCAGATTCTATTTGTGTGTCTCCGTTACCATATGAAATTTCAGCCGCTAAGTTTGTGTTGATATAGTTACCACTATCATATTGGTCGTCGCTACCATCACTGATATAGTTTGATGGCCAAGGATAAACACCGTCACCATTCAAATAACTAATTTGTGTGATAACACCGTCACCATCAACTGAATCAATTAGTATTGTTAAATCATTAGCAGGAGTTGCACCACCTAAATCTGTACCAAGAACTGTAAGGGTCTCGCCTCCTATATAACCACTTCCTGGATTGGCAGTGCCTAGTACTGTATAAGTGTTGTTAGCATTTACTCTAATACGTACTGTAGCATCTATACCACTACCGTTGGTAGTTGTTGGTGCGGTACCAAAGTAATCAGCATTACTAGATTGAGTAAATCTAAAGTATTGATAATAGTCCTGAGTAGGAATCTGATCTCTGAAATTACCAGTATTGTTATAGAACTGGGTTTTCATATCACCTGGATCAGTTCTTAATGTCGCACCATCATATAATACATTATCTACAAACGATGTAAACAAACTCCACAAATAACTTGGATCAATTGGTCGATATTGACTGCTACCATATACATTCAACATCACATGTGTATTACCAGTCGCTAAGTTAGTAGCGTGGAACACATCATCTTCTAATAAGAAGTCAGTGTTGTAGAACTTGGGTGCTGTAGCGTTTGTAATAATTAACTGATTGATACTGCAATCATCGCCCCAAATCTGATTTAAGCCTGCACTGAATCCGCGATATACTTCTGGTTCAAAATATAATCCACCATTGCTAATATTGAATGTTGCTTGATCAACACCGTTGTTAAGGCTCAGTGTACCACGATATGAGTTAGTGGTCCATTGTTGTAATACCGTTCCTAAATTTTGTTCATTGAGTGCTGCTTCATTGATAAACAGTTTTTGAGCAGTTGTAGGATCGCTATTAGCGCCTTCAAAGTTAGCGAACTGTATTTCTCCGAAACCAGGAGCCACATTAGCTTCAAACGTGCCCACTTCATATTGAACTGTGTATCCGCCGCTACCCGATATAATATTACCGTTAACAGTTAAATCACCGTTTGAGTCTACACTTAGAGCCGATCCGCCTAAGTAAATTGTGTTATTGCTTACCCACAAGTCCCGCCATTGATTTGTTACGCTACCCAAACTGTAGGTTACATTGGCCGCAGGTATAAATCCTTCGGGGGAAATTTCTGCAATAACGTTAGCATCTTCTGGTGCGCCACTGAAGAATTTAATTTTACCAGTGGTAGAACCTAAAATTAAGTTTCCGCCATCGCTGGCGCCCGGACCAGTAATATTTTCGCCCACTGCCAACAAGTATGCATCGTGTGGTTTGATAACTCCATACCCGGGATAGTTATAACTATTGCTGGCAATCCCTAAGTCAACGAAGAATGTACTATCGGTACCATCATTTGAAGTTAGCACAAGATCTGTACTAGCCAAAGGACCGTCATAGATGTTTTGATGTACGATTTGACTATAACTATTAATGTTTCCGTAGACCTGTACATATGCATTTGGAAAATCACCGAAAGAAGTAAAATCGGGGCTTATAACTAAGTTGCCGTACAAGTCAGTGGTTCTGTTACTTAAAAATACAATTTGCGGCACTGCATTATGTTTAATAAAAATTGCACTAACATTTGGATCACTACTAGTTTGTTCCAAATGAAACATACCGGTAATTCCGCTTAGATTTATATTAGCGGTGGCTGCAAAATTATATCCATAAACTCCGCTATTTCCTAAAGAAATAAAAGAATTTGCATTAACTAAACCGTTACCAAAACTAGCGCTCGATGTACTAGTCAAAATTGAGTCAAGTTGAATTTGACCAAGGCCGGAAGCAGATAATATGATATTTTGATCAGGTGTTAATCCTGATATAGTCTGATCCACAATTTCTATATTGCCAAGATTAGCAGATCCTGAAGTAATTCCAGTTAGATAAAAACCGTTTCCTAAAAAAAAGTTTGCTGTAATATTACCATCGATTGTAAGATCCCCGGGCGCGATGTTGGCTTGTACTAAATGACCTCCTTGAGTTGTCCCGTCGTGTACATACATCGACCATGTGTCGGTATTAACAACTATTTCGCCTTCTGGGCCTGTATATGTGCTGGTTGCGGTTGTGTTACCGCGTTTCCATTGGACTATTTTGCTCATTTATCTGTTCCAAACGTTTATATATACATTACTTATCAAAATCTTAATCTTACTTCTTGTTTAGAATTAAACTTATATTATCAACAAAATCGGGATTATAACTTCCACCCAAAAAGAAATTAATATCTAATACAGATACTATGGACCCATTCGGTGCTGCAGATAGACTGCCTGTTTTCCAGCATATAGCAGTCGGCAAAGGCAATCCAGGTACAGACGATACTGCGATAGTTGTCCCGCTCCCGTAACTATTAAACGCACCCGGAGCGTTAAATGTTACACTATTATTTGTGTTTGCCAGTAAAAATTCTGGTTGAACAATACACGGAATAACGTCATAATATGAGCTATCTGTTGTTTGTGATACTGTGCCGCTACCCAAGCCCATGACAAAATCATCTATAGTTGTATCTCTAGTTTGAAAGTATATGTTTTCTCCCAACATAAACATAGCACCGCCCTGTTTAATATAATTAGACAATTGAGTTGTGGGATTGTTTGGATTAGTAGCATAGGGTGTTGCATATCCAATATCCCACAGGTGTGCGTATTCATTTAAGTTTAATGCAGCTAATGCAGAAAAACTGGTGCACAATTCGGGTTGGAATCCCAAAGCAATTTCTCTGTTTGCTATTACCGGATATACGTCAAGTGGGTTTACATCCCCCGAATTATAGTAGTTGGGGTTGCCGAATACGTTAGTTAATGGATCATAAAATACTAATACTTTTTTAGATTTCAATCCTCTGTCTACTGGTCTGAACCAAAAACCTAATCTACTTCCTCCAAAATTCATTACACATACCCCGCAGTTAATGTACAGAATATTGTAGTACCATCGTAGAACATATTAATCATGTCTATAGAACCAACAGTTGTACTTAAAGTTTTATAATTACTTGCAAACTTATATGCAGCATCATATGTTGCCACACAGTTCCCTGCTCCGCCTTGTTCAACAATTAATGTTAAACTTTGACCCATAGTGAAGTTTGAAGGAACAGTTAATGCAATATTGCCAATTGCTGTGGCACGTTGAATACTTGCAGTATCTCTATTTAACGTAACCGAGCCATATATAGATCCAATACTAGCATAAGTGTCGTTATATGCTGGCCCAGTTTGACCTTGCGGTCCTTGTGGTCCGGTTGGTCCTTGTACGCCTGCCCCGGTCGGACCTTGGGGTCCTTGTACACCCTGTGGGCCTTGTGGTCCTTGTACACCTTGTGGTCCAGATGGTCCAGATGGTCCTTGTACACCTTGCGGGCCTTCTGGACCAGATGGGCCCGACGGACCTTGTGGTCCTTGTGGTCCAGGTACGTCACTGACCCCACTTGGACCTTGTGGACCTTGTGCTCCACGTGGACCTGATGGTCCTTGTGGACCCGACACACCTTGCGGTCCTTGTGGTCCTTGTGGTCCTTGTGACCCTTGTGGTCCGCGTGGACCTTGTGGACCTTGTGCTCCAGTTAGTTTAGATATAGTAACAGTTACATTGGATCCGGTTACATTAGCTATAACGCCATTTCCAACAAAGTTGATACTGCTTACTGCATTAGTTAAGGTTGTACCTTCATCTAATATTTGTACATTAGATCCGCCACCAGTTCCGCCTGAGCCGCTCCATGCAGTATATTGATATGAACCGTCTGGAAATATTATACCAGCACCATAATCAACTCCTACATTACCTATAACTGCGCTACCTGCTTGAATCCTAACATTGCCATTACTATTAAAGGTTGATGTTAAATTTGCATTGTTAATAGATACACGATTTCTAACATCCCATGTTAATGCAATGTTGCCAGGCACACGCTCGTAGGCTTCTAGTCCTTCTGGAGGGAAGTTTTCTATTAGACGTGTAGATGGTTTGCTACCTAAGCTAAATGTAGGAATAGGTTTTTCTACATTTGGCTCAATTAATTTATAAGGATTGGCGCTAAATTGTCCGATCCAACACGACCCATCACCGGAGTTTATGCCAGGTAATACTATATATGTCAGGCCATCAGTATTCGGTGTTTCGCCGCCTTCTAAGTCTTGGAAGAATTCAATTGCGCCGCGACCAATGTACAGTCCGTGAGTGCCCGGATTTCCGTCTGTGCTATTAACTCCTGTTTTAGTATTATTAACTCCGTTGTCACTTTGTCTCCAAACTCCAAGGGCTTCACTGCCAAGAAAGGATCCATCGTTATAATTGTACCACGGTGTAACCACTACCCCGGCTCCGCCAAATGTTCCTTGTTTGTAACGAATAGATGCAGATCGTTGTGTAGGCACAACGTTTGCGTCTGTAGTAGGATCAACAAAGTATAATACACTTTGGTATGTTTCATTACCGAATCCCAAATCATAACGAGAAGCGTGTAAATGAATAGATTTGCCTTCATTATCATCATAGTCAGGGGTAACAGTAATTAAAGAATTTGTTGTAAAAGTTCCGTTCCCGCCAATATAGACCATGCGCCACGCTTGATCTTGTAAGTTGCCACTAATACCTGTGCCAGGTATAGTTACGCTCACGGTGTTAGGGCCTGTTGCTGTAGCAACCACGCCATTGCCTATAAAATTAATAGAATTGGCTGTACTAACAACTACAGTACCTTCATCGTAGATTGATATCGTTGGTCCTTGAGGTCCTTGAGGTCCTTGCGGTCCTTGTGGTCCGCCAGCTGGACCTGTATTACCAATTGGGCCAATTGGCCCAGCTGGGCCTTCGGGACCTCGTGGTCCTTGTGGTCCTTGCGGACCGCCTGCAGGTCCTTGTGGTCCTTGTGCCCCACGTGGGCCCGATGGTCCGATTGGACCTGGGGGACCGCTTGGGCCGCTTGGACCTTCAGGTCCAATTGGACCTATAAATCCGCTTGGACCAATTGGCCCGATTGGACCTTGTGGACCTGCTAATCCTCTGGGACCCGATGCACCGCTTGGTCCTTGTGGTCCTTGTGGTCCTTGTGGACCGCTTGGGCCGCTTGGACCGCTTGGGCCTCCTGCCGGACCGATTGGGCCCGACGGGCCTTGCGGACCTTGTGCTCCGCTTGGGCCTTGTGGACCTTGTGGTCCCGATCCTGGTCCTTGTGGCCCCTGTGGACCTTGTACACCTTGTTCTCCTGCTCCGCTGGGACCCTGGGGTCCTTGGGGGCCTTGCACACCTTGTGACCCTTGCGGTCCTTGAGTACCACGCGGACCTGTTGGTCCTTGTGTACCTGCTGTTCCTTGTGGACCTTGCGGTCCTCGTGGACCTTGTGGTCCCTGTGGCCCTTCAGGGCAGTCTAGTCCTAGAATTGTCATTATATTGTCCCAAAGTCAAAAATTGCACTATCGATGCCGTCCCCAGCTGGACCTAAGTCTAGTGCTGCAGGTTGTATTACCGGATAGGCTGAATTACTTACAAATAGTTGTCCGGCTGCACCATAATTATCGTCCACATACGTCGCTATATTGCCCCAGCAAGTATCGTTAATAAGAATATTGTATGTATACTGCTCACGGTCGAGTTGTACTAAATCATAGTCAGATACAACTGTGCATCCGTACCCTAAGGCAGCGTTGGTAATTGTCACGTTAGTAGATAAAACTGTAGTAGCATTGGAAAAAACATAGTCATCAACTATATTAAATGTCAAAGTATAACCAGTTAAATTAACAGGTTTTTGGTCAGAATTTTTTAGTTCTATCTTAAGAAGGTTATTAACGCCTTTGTATATTTTTACAGGTGCTGCGTACACAATGTTATTCCTTTGGATAATTGATGGGTCGTCATCCCACTGAACAGAGATTACGTTATCGTAGTAGTAATTCGTGATGGTTTGCATTTACATATTTAGCGTGAATACCATATTCGAAGATTTGGATTCTAATCGATTATAAATATTCACGTGGAAATAGAATACCAAAAGTTACTTGATCAATACCCTTTCTTAAGTTTCCTTACCTATGGCGGTAACGAATACATAGGAATCATTCAGAACATTGACGATATTATAACCAGCATATATGATTTCGGTGTAATCAAAACATCCGAGCATAGACTACGCTACCTAGAATTAGCAGAAACGTGGTGGTGGGAAAGTAATAGGATGATCCCTATTAATATCTTTTTAAAACAGGATTGGGTACAATTTAGACCCACTCTAAAAACTTTCAACAGTAAAGATGTTGAATTGAAGTATGGGCCGGCACTTAGTCTTAAAGAAAGTGCTCAAAAGCGCAGTAAGCGCCGTAGTATAACTCTAGTTCGTAGAGTTATTTAAATTCATATTAACAACAACTAATGTTGCGTAGGCCACAGCGTGGCTTTTCTTAAAATAATAACTGTCATCTGAGGGCTTGTCCCAAACAGTTTTTGCAACATCGGCCCACTTCTGTCCTATTAGATGACGCTTGGCAGGACGAATAACACTTAAAAACATAGCCATTCTAGGTATGCTGTTAACTGCTTCGGGCATCTTAATCAGTGTATCATAATGATTGCCAATGTGAATTAACTGCTCACAGAACTCACGCTCGTATAACTTTTCCCACGCAGGTTCGGTGTTCATTAATTCTATTAGATGTGCTTCATTCTTGACTCGGGAATATAAGTTAACATTAAGAAAGTCTAGCTTTAGATACCCCCTGTCTTCGGCGATTTGATAATCTAAACTTGCACTACCCGAAAACGGGTCTACTGGAATATTAGTAAAATATACTCCGGTATTGTGTTTGCTCAACTTATCATCTTTGATAATGCTAGCAGATGTATGATTGAGCAAACCAAGAATCTGATCCCTATTGCTAAAATCGATATCAATATCTGACTTAAATTTCATAGGTATTGTCCATTTCTTAAACTGAACCAAGTAGCCAATTGTTCGTCATAGAATCTAAAAATTGTATATCTAACATAAGCAGATTCTCCTGAAAAATCATTATGATTACTGGCGTGATATTCAAAATCAAACTGATCATGAATTTTGAACCCGTTATTCTTCAAATCGTCTACCATGGTCAATATGTCCGAAGGAGAAAGAGTTTTAATTACTAACTCAATCACAACCCAGCCTTTATGAGGATGTCTTTAACCCATTCAGTATCTGCCGCATAATCTTTAAATTTACGCTGCCAATAGTCAGGATCAATCCATGGCATTATAATTGAAATTTGTTCTTGAGATAATGTTTCTAAGAACTCTACTCCGCTGGCGCAGTTAAAAATAATCCAACTACTAATACGTCCGTTTGCAATGTGATGACATATTCTATTAGCATTGCCACGGCGAAAATAGTCGTTAAAACCATTTTCGAGGTTAGAGTTGGTGTCTGCATAATCCTGCATTTCCTTTAATGCTCGTTCTAAAGCATCTTGTACTGCTTCTTTTTTTACGTACTCGGACAACCATTCCAAGTACAATACTTCTTTACACCAATGGTCAAGTTTTTTATTATTTTTAAGTAGCCAGTCAACAAAATTAGCTACGTTTACACATCGTATGCCAGTTACATACCAACCAAATTTAACAAATGCAGTATAGTATTGGCTGCTGGCAAAATCATCGTAGGTTTTTAATTTTGCACTACCCTGAGATATTTCATAAAATCGCAAGTATGCTTTAAACCCTATCTGTACAGGCTGTTCATTCTGTTGTTGGAAACGTCGCTTCTGTTCACACAAATGTGCAGTCAGTGTACTTTCTTTAAGATAAGATTTATTGCAGTAACGGCAAGTATAACTCAACCTAAATCCTTTTTAATGTCCTGATCACTGAGACCCATTTCTTTAGCCCATGCCCGTATTTCTTTGTCTGTATTAAGACTAGCTAACAATTCTATTTCGTCTTGTTTCATCCAAGGGAAATGTTTAGTGATAAACTTAACTACTTTGGTATTGGATGCGCCTTCTTTCTTTTTACTGCCTTGCCAGTAATGTCTTTGTCGACCCATGCCAGGACTTACACTAGTACACAACATCCATTGTAACTTTGGATGTCTGCTTAAATCAAAGAAATGTTGATTGACACGTTCGTTGGTAGCACGTAGATACCATTCTTGGAAATCTGCAGATCCTTCTACACTGGCAGCATATCTGAGCATAAGATATGGGCTAAACTTCTTACGTTCTTCTTCGTTTAACTCGTCATAGAACCCTCGATTTTTTGTATCGAGTTGTGCCATTTCGTTGTTAATGCCTAGTTTATCGCTCATGTGTTATCTTTAAATTATACATTACAAATAGTCGATCTAGCAAGTCTTTCATAGCCGGATCTGCTTCGCACATTTGCAATACTTGATTTATTTCACTGCGATACATTTGTATTTCGGGGCTCATATCAGTAGTATAACCTACCAACTTGCGGTCAGTTTGACCAAACTCGCGGGCAAAGATTGCACCGCCTACACGCTCATAAATGTATGTTGTGCCAGGTTTAAGGTTTCCCATACTTATATCCGTACTGCAAATGTGCCCAACGCAAGAAACGCTCTAAGCTATCCTTGTCATCAGGAAAACTTTCTAGATAAATTCTCGACAGTCTATTAATAATTTCAAATACTTCAGGTTCACTATACGGCATGATATCACCAACATTTAGAATAATTTACAACTTCGCTTTGACGGGAGATGTCTTTGACAAAATAAACACACATAGGTTTTTCTGTCCCTGTTTCTAACGGTACAGCCAACATCTGTCCAGGTTTTAGTTTAGGAAAATACCATTTAACATCTTGATAAATGTCAATTACTTCCACAGGGTAGAACTCAGGCCTAAAACTAGCCATAGGATTAAAAGCAAATGCACTAAATCCACGGTCATTGATACTAGTGAGCGGGACAACTTCTAAATCTCCTAAGTCAGGTTCACCGATTAATAATTGCCAATCGATAGGCATTTTGACGATATTATTGCCAATCTTTAAGACTAGTGCAGGACTGTTAAAACTTTCTAAAAATATAAGAGGAATAAAAAAGTAATCTGGATCTTTGGGATCTGAATTGTCTAGTACACAGAATCTAATATCATCAACTTCTTCGGGTATTTCGTTTAATTCGTAACTGGTATTGTCTAGTGTTAATAATCTCATTTAATTTAGTTTCCAAGTAGTGTAATAGGCAGATATTTTTTGTTCGCCTGGCAATTGAACTAAGTTACTTTGCATAGATACATCATAAAAATCAACTTGCGTATATCCCAAGTTGGTCATTGCTCTATTAAAAATATTCTGCCCAAGAGATAGTACTATATTGCATCTCTTTTTTAATTTTGTAAAACGCATACCATTTATATTCGGTTCTTCGTAATCAATATAAATTGTATCTCCCGAATTTGATCCCATTAAATTCTCTAATAGAATGTATTTAGGTTTTACAAAATTTGCAATGTCTTCAAGAATCTTCAACGGTACGTGACTATGATATAAGACTCCGTAGACTATTACAGCTTCAAATTCACCGATAGTTCTTAGACATTCATTAAAGTCATCCACAATTATATTAACACAAGGATAGTTACTAGCTAAATTATCTGCTACAACTTGATTTAGTTCAATTGCTGTTACATTATTCGTATATTCAAGCAAATATTGTGTAAACATACTACCGTTCTGTGGACCCAATTCGAGAGTTTTTAAATCACGTAATATCGGAAATGTATTTCGACTAATAGCTTCAAATCTCAGCTGATTGCCATAATTTATTTCTTCTTGCGCGACCATATTACTATTATACATTAATTTTGTTCATAGTCAACTCTGCCATTCTGTTTTTTCTACACTGAATGGATAGTTTGCGTCTTTATAAAAACTCTTACGTTTAGTTAAATGCCGCTTTGCAAATTTGCAAGTTGATGTTATGTCCCATATTTGGACGAAATCTTTGTCCTCAGCTTTGCGGATACCACGACCAATCGATTGGATAACTCTAGTGAAACTTTTACCACTTTCAATAAGCACGAGATTAAAAATTCTAGGAATGTTAATTCCAACCGCCGCAATACCATACGTAGCCACCGCAATCTTACCATCAACGACTGCGAAATCATCATACTCATCTTTTCTTGCCTTTGCTTTAGTTGCACCGCTGACAAATACAGCATTATCAATTTTACTAGCTAACCGCTTACCAGGATCTACTCTATCAACTAGAACTAATGTATTGCCTGTTTCCGCAATCTTATTAATCATGCTGGCAATATAATCTAGTCTATCTTCTGTTTCTAACAAATACTTTAGTTCTTGTTGATAATCTTTGTACTCAACGTAGTCAACCATTTGTACTACATTGACATGACAGTTACTTAGATGCCCTTGTTCTTGTAGTTCGCTGGCACTAAGTTGACCCACTACTGGTCCGATACAACAGTTCAATGCTTGGAACGCATAATCTTCTTTGGGTACAGTGCCTGTTAGTCCCCAACGAATGGGCACCCGAGCAAAGATTGTAGTCAGCATAGACTTCAACGCATCTGCTTTGGCGCTGTGTGCTTCGTCAACCATAACACAAACAACATCTTCAATGAAGTCGTGTATAGTTACATCTGCTTCGTAGTTCTTTGTATTTTTCATCAGAGCGTTGAGACTTTGCCACGTACAGATAGTGTGTTGTTTAGTATATTCTTTTCGGTCACCAAATAGCACACCAACATCTAGTCCCATGTTTTTGTAGTCTGCTTCTGTTTGTGTAACAAGACTCTTACTTGGAACAATAACAATGCTACGACCTAAATGTTGCACACTTGCAGATAAGGCCGCTGTCATGATAGTTTTGCCTGCCCCTGTGGCTACTTCTTGAATACATTGCGGAGTCTTTAAGAACCTATTGATAATTTCAACTTGATAGTCGCGCAAAATAATCGGGCTACCGTCGGGCCAGTGCCTATGAAAGAAACTTGTTTCTAGAACTTGCCCTAACTCTAAGGTCGTACTGTACTCGCGTATATCTTCCACATCGATGTCATATCCGCGTTCTTCTAGGAATGGAAGTATCTCGGGTAGTAAGTTGATATAGGTTGTGCCACCTAAATTAAAGTATGGTACTTTACCATCCCACCGTCCAAGTCGAACTGCCGGCAAGTATCTTGCCCCAGGTATTTCATATTTGAATTTTTCCACTAACCTTTTACGATCGGTGAGTTCGAGTCCCTCAATTTTTACATTGACTTCGTCTTTAATTATTAATCGTGCAGTTGTCATTCTATAATAAAAATCTTTTCAGCATTAGCAATCCATGCTTGTTTTTTGGTTCCGACCATTAGGCTAGATTTAGATACTAACAGTCGTGGACTGATGTTAGCATCAGCATTACGATTTAGATAAATGATTTCTTCTGTGTCGGGTCGGGGTAACCCAGTTTCATAAACATGAATGGGTAATCTATTTACCTGTCTAGCATAGTCAAGGACTTGATCCATACTGACGCTGTCTTGCTTAAAGGTATGCTTACGTCGACTAATCATTAGTCCTATCTTAGAATCAACTCGATTAAACAGTTCAGCGTAAAGCAATTTATCTACAGTATAACCTAACACTTCACTCATGTCGATTAATTGCATTAAGTTATCAGCACCAAACCCGCCATGGTGTTCGTTGATGTAATCTATTAGACTGTTTGCGGCGTTAGTGATAGTATAACCCGAATCAGTTTTAACTAATTCAATCTTATAAATTTCTTTTTCTTTTTCCAATATTTTATTGTAGTACGCCATGACATCATTTGATATTTCAAATTCATGACTGCCACCGATAGTCACTGACCAATTAATCATATCTTCAGTCAGTGCCAAATGCCATTCTCTGTCGTCTGCGTTAAATGCCGCGGACCCTTTGCCTGCCCGGGCCTGTGTCTTAACTATTTCGATTAGTTTTGTATCGTAGGGGAATTTAACATGAATCGTGTCATTATGAATGTAGATCTTTTTGCTACGGTCTACATATCTGATTCCCAGTCTGTACTGATCCAATTTCTCAGGGAGTACCACAGGCTCTTTCAATTGACTAAACTGTCTGCGATACTTTTCAACTATCCTACTAGCCAATGCGGCTTGTTTGTCTGTATATGCTTTATTATGAAAGGCCGTTTGTTCAGCCATGCTGTCAACTATACTGACATCATATCGTGCTAGGCTGATAGGACTAGAAAGGGTGTCAAATAAACCCAATTGCTTTCCGGTAATATCTCTATAGCCAGCAATGAACTCAATGTAATCTTCAACGTAGGTAAAAGTAGGTGTCGTCATAGACTTATTATAACATATTTAAATTACAAGTCAAAAAAAAGCCCCGCCGAAGCAGGGCTTTGAACAAATCGCCACAGGAGCTAACTGTATAAATGGCGATTCGAAACTAACTTAACGAAGTCGAATCATTCGACTATGGTAGTTAACAACGGCCAAGAACCACAAAAATATACCCCAACTGTAGTTACCTTTAACAAACTCATCTGTACCTTGTGCAAAGAGTACACCTATCAAAAACCATGTAATGGCATCTTGATTCGTAACATACCAAGTATGAAATTTACCCCACATATTACATTCTCCAAAAAAGTTTAATACCAACCCACCTACTAAGAGGTGGTATCCAAAGCGGTAGTGACAATACCAATACGTATGCTAGATCAATCCAAGGCCCAATAGTCCAGCGAAAGTATAAATTGAGCAGGCTCACTACCAGGTATACCAGCGCAACAAATACTAACCATAAAAGTGGACTAATAGGTCTCATTCTTTTACTTCACTAATTTTAACACACTCGTAGACTTTTTTACCTACAAAAAATTTACCTAAACGTTCACATTCTTTTGATACCATAATATGACCTTGAACATATCCAGCGTGATATCCTACAAATAAACTAACAACAATAATTAGAAATATTAACATAAACTTACTCATCTTATTCTTGCTTGATACAAACCCAGCGAGTATTCTTTGTAGTAGACTTGGTCAGTGCTTCACTGGCCTTGCCTGCGGCCTGACATGTGGCTTCAGTTTTGAAACCTGGCACACTTGTCAAAGCCATGCTATCTTTATCACTAAGCATACCAGCGTGAACAAAAAGAACTAAAATCCAACTCATATTGACTCCTTATTTGACTAGCTTATCAACTTCTGCTTCTGTCTTGTCTGCCAATGCGGCAAACATCTTACGCTTTTCTAAACGCTCTGCGGCCAGTCGTTGACGCTCACGTTCCTTGTCCTCGTACTTCTTACGCTTTTTTTCGTCGCTCATACGTAGCATAGCATCGTATTGTTGAGCACGAACCCAGCCTGTGAGAAAGGTTTCTACTTGGCTAAAGGTGCCCACAAAGATTTCTGCATCGCGGGCATAGATGGGCAGTGCTTCTTCATCAGGGAATAGTGCAACCTGATCAGTATCACCAGAGCCTCCCCATTGCCCATGCTTGAGATTGCCTAAGCGAAATCCCAACGTCTTGGCCTGCGCTTCGATGCGTTGCCAACGAGTGTAAGTTGAGTATCCGCTCATCGTGATTTCCCGCAAATATTAGTAATAGCCGTATCGGTGAGCCCGGCACGGATTCCTTCGATATGACATTGACCTTTGCTGTACTCGCCAACTGCTATGACGGAAAACATTGAACCAAATATCAATGTAGCGGCAATCATAAACCATTTAACTTCCATGATTATGCTCCATAATACTCCAACGATATTACCTTAAAGCCTGCTTCACGTGCCTCGTCGGCTTCGTAAGTAGTTTCCACAGAATACAAAAACAAGTCGCCATCCCATACTTGATACATCATTTAACTCCTAAAACTTTGCGTTCTTCTGCACTCAGTTTGGCTAATGCTTCTTTTTTAACAAGAGCCAGACGAGCCGTTTCTTCACGTTCTGCCTTTGCTTTGGCATCGGCTTCTTTGTGCTTGGCCCACCAAGTCCGCACTTCGTCATCTTCAAGCAAAAGAAAATCTGCGTGGCCATCTTTTTCCAATTCTGTCATTGCTTTGCAGGCAATGCGAGCAAGACGATCATTTTGCTTCTTCAAAGCTCTAATTTCGGAATCGTAAGCATCGTGTACACGATGATCATCTTCATAGTCTCTGCAGGGCATGATATTCTCCTAATAGGTGGGGGACTTATTGACATTGCCCCGCCTTCACACGGCGTTCTTTACGCGGGCTTCATGCAAGTAGTAGAAGCCATCAACTTCCAACGAAGCGGAAAGCTCTTACGCAGGTCAGCAATCTTAATTGCCATACGCAAGCTCATTTCACGCAACTTGTTCTTGTTCTCATCCATGAATTCAAGAATCTCATCTTGAGCACACTGCTCGAAGTCGTAGTCTGCAAACAGTTCGCCGTCGGCGGCAATCTGTTTGATACGCAGGACCTTGTCGCGCATAGTATCCAAGGTCAGATCCAAATAATGGCAACGACTTTGCAGAGCATCCAAATGGTCGCGCAGTTTCTGCGACTTCATGCCATCGAACTTCAAGTTCGTAATAAAGATAACACTACCTTTGAACTCGAAACTGTCAGGGATACCTTCGCGACGCAGAGTGGAACTTTCTGACAGCCAAGAAATCTTACGCTTCTTACCCGAGTCCAATGCACCTTTAAGCAAGTTCAACGACACATCGTCAAGCAGAATGCTATCGCAGTCATCGAACACAACCACGCAATTGGGATCGCTGTACTTGTACAGAGTCTGATACAAGCCGATAGGAGTAGCAGAGCCTTTAACAACTTCTGCACGGAGACGCTTACCTGCAATTTGATCCAGCAGGGTGGCCTTTTCAATTTCTTGCTCAACACCGAAGCTCTTACCAACACCCGGGGGGCCGCTAACAATCATTGCGCGGATTTCGCCGTTAGTTGCGGCCTTGGTCATTTCGTGCAGGATTTCAAAACGTTCACGAATACGCTCCATGACTTGTTCATCAGTTTCTGCAGACACTTGTTCAGATTCTTTCATTTGGCTAGTAATAATAGATTCACCGCTCACAAACTCGTAATCTGCAACACCTTCCAATTTGATACGAATGGTATCAGGAAAGTCAGGGAAAGTGCCGTTATTACGAACAGTAACATGACCGCCAGTCGCAGTCTTTTTATATTGCTCAACAAGTTCAAAACACATACCGGCAACGCTCTTGTTGCGATAAGAACCGTTACGGATACGAATAGTTGCTTGGGACATTTATGAGCTCCTGTTTTTGTTGCAATACATGTATTATAGCAGAATTACCATTTTTGGGCAATATCTTATCGTTTTGAACGGGTATCTTTTGCCTTCTTTTTAAGCAATTTTTGGACTTTTCTAGTCCTTTTTGCTATAATATCAGTATTATAGCACAATTGGGAATTTCGAGCAATACACCGTCAAAAAGGCAGGGTATTGCAAAAGTAATACTTAGGTATTACTCTGTCAGGAGTTTAAATTCTGCGTAGTTATAACGGGCGCACATTTTATCAATATACATACGCAACAATTCTGGGTCCGTTTCTACTTCATCAGGTACTACCATAGTATACAGAGCCTTATTTGCTTTAAACACGCTTACATCTGAGGCAATAAGGCTAAAGTGCAAAAATTCTCGACTATAGGGACGCTTGTTCTCATACAGTTTAATAAACAATGTACTTGCAGGGGTAAAGTTAAAACGCATAACATACTCCTTTTTTGAACATGAGTGTATTATAGCAAATTTTGGATTTTTAATCAATACCCCATCAAAGAGAAAGGTTAATCTGCATCTGCGTTGGTAATTTTCTCACCTAAATAACTTTTGACAGTACGAAGCAATTTTCGCTCAGTATCGTAGACAAACTCTTTTGTGTCGTCCTCCGAGTGGACCACAAGAATAAAACCGTTTGCGGCTTTGCGAATTTCGAGACTTTCAAACATAAACACTCCAAGTTATTGAAGCATTATAATAGCATATTTTAGATTTAACGTCAACCTATACGGCGAAATACTGTATGTAACACACGGGAAGCATTTTCAAAATTTTGCTCCATATGTTCGATATTAGCCATACCATACGCAATCGTACCCATTTCAATATAATATGTTTCCGAAGGCCAGCGTCGTCGTTTAAGAGGATAACTGTTTATAAGAAGACATTCATCTGCTATGGGTTGGTAATTTTTGGTTCCCGATAACATTTGTATTGCTATAGGCTGTTCACCTATATTAGTACGACAAAAGTTTTTAGCAAATAAATGGACAACGTAGGCTTCTACTTCGTTGTCCAAGTATACCGCACTTTGACCTTCGCTTTCCAGTATGAGGTCATAAGCGGCTCGAATATAATCTTGCCAATGATTCATACTGTATTTAGTTACAGGTACAAGCTCATAAACCCGTCAACTTTTTCGCCAATATAAGCAATCTGCTCAGGTGTAATAACTCCTGATGTACCATGGAAGTAACTGCGAGTCATAGTCATTGTAGCCACAGGGAAATCATTTTTGGCCTTGTTCATATCCATCAAATGACTATACGCAGGTTGCAACATAATATTGCCAGCAAAGTAAGGACGAGTTTGAATTAAGTTTTCTTCCAAATAGTCAACTATGTCACTACGATTAAACGGAGCATCAGCACGAATGGTCAAAGGAAATGCAAACCAACTTGGATCTGCTTTATCTCGTGCTCGTGGTAAATGGAAAAACTGTTCGTACTTGCTATAAATGTCAAACAACAATTTATAATTGCGGCGACGTAGACTGTGAATTTTAGGCAACTTTTCTAATTGCTTCATACCCATGGCACATTGCATTTCAATTGGTTTTAAGTTGTAACCAATTTCGTCGTAGACAAATTTGTGATCAAATGTCTCTTCAGGCAATGCCGGAACCCAGTTATTAAATCTTTTACCGCAAGTACCGCATTTAAGTTTATTTGCTTCGGGGCCAACACAATAACATCCTCGTCCCCATTCACGGAAACTACGTAGAATGATATCTGTTGCCTCATCGTTAGTAGCAACATAACCGCCTTCACCCATAGTCATATGATGTGCCGGGTAAAAACTACACGATGCCATCAGACCAAAACTACCCAATGGCTTACCGTCGTACGTACTACCTAGTGCATCGCAACAATCTTCTAGTAGAATAAGATTATACTTGTTAACCAATTCCATTACACGATCCATATTAGGAGGGTTGCCTAATACATGAGCAAAAGTAATGACACGAATTTCAGGATCTTCTTTTAAACGTTGTTCTGCTTGATCCAAATTTAAGTTAAGCGTATCAAGTTCGATATCAACAAACACCGGAGTAAAACCCACTTGTAACATAGGGTTTAATGTTGTAGGAAAACCTGCAATAGGAGTCAATACTTTAGTGCCCTTGGGCAAGTTGTAGCCGCGCTTGGATGTTAATGCAGTCATCATAAGCAGGTTGGCGCTTGAGCCACTGTTAGTAACAATACCTTTTGTTTTGCCAAATTGCTTAGGAAATTCTTTTTCGAATTTCAAGCCTTGATCGCCCATAGCCAGCCAACCGCTGAGCAAACTCTTAACCCCGGCTTCAAACTCATCTTCATCATAGACTGCACCGGCATAAGGTATAAAGTCTTTGCCTGCGGTCCATGTTTTCTTCTCGTTCTTTTCTTTGATGTATAATCTAACTTGTTTAAGAATATCTTCCATTATCGATCCTTATTTGTTCTTTGTTTGTACATTTCAATGTTTAACCAATTTGAATTACTCCACGCTAGTTTATCCCACACAGGAAAATAGTTTAGCATTTCATCAACACTTTGTTTAATTGAGATAGGTGCCCACGAGCCAATAGTTTCTTTCATTAATGAGGTATCAACATAGTAACTTCTTGGATCATGTATATTTTTATATACTACTTGAAGATCGGGTAGTTTGTCAATAAGTGCATCGCGCACCTCTGTGGCAATTTCTTCTAATGTATAGTTTTTCATGGCCACATTTATTACCTGCGGGCATTTTGGTGCGGCAACTAGTCTACTATAAACTTCGCACAAGTCCTCAACGTGAATCAAAGGGCGACAAAGTTTTGGATCATTGACATAGATAGTGCCTTCGATGATAGCGTTCTTGGTCATAGTGTTCACGACTAAATCAGTACGCATACGCGGAGCCCAACCAAATACAGTAGCTTGACGTAGTGTTACTACTTCAAATGTATCATCATTTAAATAACCTAAATTATTTTCTGCTTGAATCTTACTTACGCTGTAAGGCATATCGCTAACGGGATAGTCTTGTTCTGTGAGTAATTTGTTGTCGTTTTTGCCGTAAACGCTACAACTTCCAGCAAAAATAACACGTTTAACACCTGCTTTTTTAGCCAGGAAACCTACTAGACTAGTACTAGCAACGTTTTGTTTAAAATTTTCACTGGGACTAAAGTTAGCCATTGGGTCATTGCTAAAACCTGCTAAGTGGATGACTTGATCTGCACCTACATAGTCTTCGACTGTGGTGTCAAACAAATCTACATTACGTACAACAATATTGGGTAAGTCGGGTAAATTTCGTCCAAAATAAAAGTCATCAAACACTGTGATGTCATGACCTTGTTGTGCTAGATAAGGTACAAGTTTGGATCCTATGTATCCTGCACCCCCTGTGATAATTAGTTTCATTCTGTTAGTAAAGCAATGCCAAGTTCATTGGCCAGTTTTGTCATGGTATCGATTCTGTTCTGAGCGCCTCGGCTGCTGTGCCAATGTACAATATTAGCATCTTCAAAGTTAATTCCATTCCATTCATCTGCTAGTTCACGATTATGCGTATGGTTAGCCATCATAAAGCCTTGATAAGCAAGTTTAGGATGTAGTACGTCCTGCACTTCAAGGCCTTGACTCCAAAGCATAGCATTATAAATGTTCTGTTCATCTTCCCAAATCTTAATCTTTGCTTCTTCTTCAAGACTAAACTCCCACCATGCTTCGTCCATACTAGCAGGATAGTATCTAACGTCGCAGTTAAAGTTATTCGGGAACAAATTATTAGCTTTAGGATCAGTATAGTTAAACATCATAAAGTTGTCAAACTTATCAAATACTTCAGTGGGTTTAATCATCTGAGTGTCTAATCCGCCAAATAAAATATTACAAGGACCGTGTTTTTGTTTTAGGTCGTAGATTTGTTTGAAATTGTACTTAAACACTTCTAGTACATTGTCAACTTCTGCTTCAAGCAATACATACTCCCAATCACCTTGCAAAAAGTGTCGGTAGCTAGATTTGCTCAATAGTTGAAGTTGTTTGTATAGGCCATAGAGATCGCCTTCGTCTTTGCGGTCTTTCCAACCGTAGTCTGTGCTTTTTACTCGTATAAGAGTTTGTACCAAAAAGTTTTTGATAGTCATATATTCCTCGATATGCTAGTACTTAGTAGAGTACTAGTAGGGTTCATTGGTTTTTATATTCGTAGTTAACAGTATCATCGTTAACTCTAAAAACTTCAGCACCATTTTTTAGGTGGAAACGTTTGGCTAATTCAGTTTGAGGACTAAGTGTTACAAAACGCTTTACATTTGGAAGTTCTTTTTTAACACGTTCTAATCCTTCTCGGATTAGTTTCTGTCCAGCACCAGGTGCATAACTCCATATTGTATAAAAAACTGCTGTGTCAGGGTTCTCAGTATTGTCTTCTAGCAACTCTTGTTCAGTGCTAGGAATTTTACTGCATAGTTTAGCGCAGACAACTGCTTTAACATTATCATTTTCTGTTAAAGCAAAAACTTGTCTGTTGAATCCGAAACGTTGTTCGTGTGGTATATGAGGACGAACTGGGTCGTCTTTCAAGTAGGTGGCAAAAGGGTCATTAAGGTCGGGTATTAAGTAAATCATGATAACAGGTCCAGGCTCACCTGTATTTATAATACCTCATTATAAACTATACCACAAACCGGTGTCAATACTTGTTAAGCCAGAATATCTATTAGTTTGCAACGGATGATTTAAGTTATAAGGATTGCTACGCTTAAAAGTACTGCCCTTAATTCTATCTAATATTTTATTAACTTTGTCTAAGTCGCTGGCAGGCACTGACAAGTACTTCAACATTTCTGCACGATCTGTATACGGACTCTGACACAACGTCATTAATACAATGTCAAACTCTAAGTAACTAAATCCAAATTGATCTTCGTCACCGTCACTAATACCTAATCCATCAGTGGGTTTAGCAAAAACTGTGCTTGCCGGTACTCCTACCGTTTCTGCTAGTTTTGGCACTTCCCAACTTTTAATAAGACTTTGAATTGGTGCCAAGTCTCCCACATCCCCGTGTAGTGTCCAAAAGCCGGCGGCAAGTTCGCTAAAGTTATCTGTGCTACCAACTAGACCTCGTTCCATACCGGCAATGTTATATAAAGTGATCATACGACTACGAACACGTAGGTTGCCTCTGCGGATTGCATTTCCCGGATCATCTATCTTGCTATCGTATTCGCGTACACTGGCCAACAATCCTTCGTACTGAGTAGTCAAGTCTACATGAATATGCTGTAACCCTAACTCGCGGCAGGCTTCGATGCCTCGATCCGTTTCTTCTTGTTTTTGATGTATAGGCATAGTTACGCCTATTACTCGCCAGCCAGCTTTTCTAAATAAGGCCGCAGTTAGTGCGCTGTCAACTCCGCCGCTCATTCCTACCACTGCGGTATGCATTTTATATTTGTTTGCATAGGCTATTAGCCCGCTCACAAGTTTATTGCCGGAGTCTTCTAATGTGTTTTGATCTGTATATATACCTGCGTCAATTAGTTCGTCTAGTTTGCTATCGAACCAATTTGATAAAGGTTGCATTAGATCTTGTCTGCTGTAGTGTAGTATTTCTGATTTTAGTGCCATAGTAAATTATATATGTTTTAGAAAGTCAAGTCAAAAAAATAGGACCCAAAGGGTCCTATTGGTAGTTTGTTGTGTCGGGATACCACACCCCGGATACACAGCCCATCCCGCATTTCGTGTACCGCGGACGCAGACTGGTCATCTCTTTCGAGTAGTGCGGGTCTGCGAAGTTATTTAAACCGCGTAGCGGTCTGACATAACTGTCTTCAGCATGATTGCTTCTGGTGTGAAGTCATCCATGCTGCCGCTTAGGATGCTCTTAGCTACAGCTGGGCTGAAACCAGAGACCAAAGCAGTACCGCTCTTGTCGAACTTTACTGGTGCGTTGCCGTATGCGGCATTCAAGTTCCAGAATACAACCTTTGGAAGTTCGTATCCTGCGGCTTCATACTTACGTGCGATCATTTCGATTGCACTGTCGTCGTGCTTGACACAAGTGTCAAACTGCATGTCACTGAAGATAACAAGAGTTTCAGGCATTTCTGCTTGTGGAACCTTGTTTTCAAGTGCCACCGACAAGATCTTATCAAATGCCGCATGAAGGTTGGTGTTAGCAACTTCTCCAGTGTTCATTTGATCAATCTTTTGATTGATTGTACCCTTAAGGTTAATCAATTGTGGACGGTTAGAGAAGGTCAAGAACGTGTCCTTGAACTTACCCTTGTTCTTGTCTGCAAAGTACAATCCCAGAGAGATTGCAACTTCCAAACAAGACAAGCCACTCTTGCTGTTATAACCACCTGCGGCGCAGGTCATCGAACCGCTAGAGTCAACTAGTGGCAACACGTTAGCGTCACCAATGTAGTTAGGCAATGCGTCCCATTGTGCTTGAATTGCATCAAGCTCAGTCTTGCTCATAGTACGAGCACCATAACCGATACGGCCCTTTAGGACATCGTATGGGTATACTGCACCCGCATTGATCTTAACTGTAGCGTCGCCCTTGACCAACTTAGCAACGTATTCGGCATAGGTTGTACCATGACGACCGAATGCCTTCTTGTAACGTGCATGAGCCAACGATGGAACGTGGCTGTAGTTGATGCTATCCCAATCTTGAGAACACATTTGTGTTTCAACAACATTGGTTAGAGCAACTAGGCTCTTACGGTATTGCTTTGGGGTCATACCGTAAAACTCACGAATTTCGCGAGCCAACTCACCCTTACGAGGAGTCCACTTTGCGGCTAGGCCGTTACGAGCACGAAGTGCATCACCTAGCAACGTGAATGCCTTGTCCTTTAGTGGCTTGGTCTTGAATACGAATAAGTCGTCCCAACGACCAACTTCAGGAACCTTTGCAAGCAAAAGTTCCGCATCTTCTGGATGCTTAAGTTCAAGGTGAGTCAAGATTTGCTTGAACAATTCTCGTTCACCGGAACCACCACGGACGTCACGAGCCCACAATGCGATACGCAATGCGAGATCACGATTCTCAACATAAGCCGCAGTAAATGCGGGAATTATGTTCTTACCTCGGCTTGCACCGATGTTGAAGAACAAGTCGACACAGGCGTTTGCTGTGGACTTGCGAGCCTTCATACCGTTAGCGGTACGAGCGGATTGATTCTTAACTGCTTCTGCGAATTGCATAGTGTTCTCCTTTCTATTGATTTTATGCAACAGGATGCGCTTTTTCTCTTTTTTGGATTAAGATAAAATTGCTGAATGCATCCTAAAAATTAACTGGATGGGCGGAACCGTAATTTATTTTCTGCTTGCCTAGTCCCCAGTATCTCGGTTCAGTCCCGCAAGCCTATCGCTAATCGTTAGCGCCCGATCCTAGTATCTCGACTAGACACAAAGCCCAATTACGCCAGGACGGGCCCTTCGGGTTACCCCAAAGCTTCAAGTATTGTTTAAATTGCTGTATCCATCCAAGAATTCAAAACAGGTTAGTTGTTGACTGCTTTTATTTGACTCAGGCCATCACTCTGAGCTTGCTGGGCCATTTCAATAGTCACCCTTCAACGCTCGGTGTTTTTACGCACTCTGCTCCAGTTAACTACCATGGTAACCAGCGGATCATATAATATGAATATGCTGCTGTACCTAACCTTTAAATCTTACAATACATCTATTGTATGTTCTTTCTGATTTGATGTCTACAATTATTTTTGATTCGTTTTACCAAAATTAAATACTTTATGATTCAACACCCGTATACTGAATACGCTAACAAAAAACTACTTTGGTTGCCCACAGACACTAAAGAACGTTACGATCAAAATCTTAAAGACAATTACAATCTATTAGACCAATTTGGGTGGGTTGATAGCACTATTAGTTACCAATTCAACAGTTTAGGTTTTCGTAGCGAAGAATTTACCAAATCGGACAACGCTGTTTTTTTAGGCTGTAGTCATACAGTTGGTGTTGGATTACCTTTAGAAAATACTTGGCCTTACTATGTAAGTCAGGCACTAAATTTAAAATGTTACAATTTGGGCATCGGTGGCGGTTCATTAGATTTAGCATTTAGACTTTCATACTATTTGCTTAAAGAACTACAACCTAAATTTGTATTCTTGTTGTGCCCGGGTAGATTTAGAATGGAATTATTTGAAGGCAACGATTTGATTTCATTTTTGCCTGCTAACTCCGATGGGCATAAAAAATTAAATTATTTTTATAAATGTTATTTAGAAAACGACTACAATCATTTTTTAAATCAACAAAAAAATATTTTAGCAATTAAAACTTTGTGCAACGACTTAAACATTAAATTTATCTACATTAACGATCCCGAGATAGATCAAAATAAGACTGACCTTGCAAGAGATCTTATGCACAAAGGTCCCAAGTCTCACTTCAATTTAGCACAAAGATTTCTTAATATGTTGTAATTGGTGGATGTTAGTGGGATCGAACCACTGACCTACACCGTGTCGAGGTGTTGCACTACCGCTGTGCTAAACATCCAAATTGGTCCGGCCGGAGGGATTCGAACCCCCATCGGACTCCTTAGAAGGGAGTTGCCTTAATCCATTAGACCACGGCCAGTTATCTTGTTGCTCTTGCTCTTGCTTCAATCATTTCATCAATAAACCCCTTGTCGACTACATTGGTATAAGTGTCAACATGCCCGCTAGCATGATCTACTACTCGATTATCGGGTTCATGATATGTTCTAACTCTTTCTTGTCCTGCAAGATAACGTTCTTTGTCTTTGTGAAAATGTGCCTGCACTCTTGATAAACACGTTACATAGGCCATTTGCTTGTTATCTTCACGACTGCGACTAGATGTTCCATTTGCTGTGATACCCGTGGGCTCATGGATACATCTGCAACAGTTTTGATGTTTATTACGGTGCTGACCTCCTTTACCGGTGCCAGAATACCATTCATATCTAAATTGTTCTTCCGTAATTTTCATTTTAACATCCTTGGTGCGAGTGGAGGGATTTGAACCCTCAATCAATTAAGCGGCAGATTTTAAGTCTGCTGTGTATACCGTTCCACCACACTCGCAAATTTGGTCCCGCCAGTAAGAATCGAACTTACATTTATCGCTTAGGAGGCAATCGTTCTATCCATTGAACTATAGCGAGTTATCTTTCAAGACCCGTTGAACTCGTTTGACTGTATTTAAACATACTTGGTCAAACCCGTCACCGTCTTCTGTGTCAATTATAACACCTTCTAGTTCATAGAATTGATCTCTGTTTGCCGTTTTTAACCGTTCAATTTCGTTAGCGGCTTCCTCGAGCAAGTCGGCAATCCGATCCGGAGCACCTTCCTGCACACTTTTACGAGTTGATATTTGGCGTCTAATCTCCGCCCGCTTACGCAAACGGAAGATTAGGCTTTGTTGTTTAACAGGCAAATCGCTTTCGTCTTTCATGCTAATTGTTCCCTTACCCAAGCCAACCGAGCTTGCTCGTCCATTGCTGTGTATTCTACTATATTAGCACGAATAGCGTCAACCAAGGGATAGAATTCTTCGTCCAGATTTTGCTTGATGTCCTTGTTCAAGTCTACTAACTTGTCTGTGCGCGGATTGCGAGCAACCCACTTTGAAGTCAAGTAGTAAGGCGACTTGATCTTAGCACTTACGCCATCCTTAGTATAGAATACAAACCCTTCATGTCGAACCGACTTGACTACGTCTAGCATACGTCCCACAGACATTATGGAATGTTCCACAGGGCGAGTACCAAACTCGATTTCAAGCATACGCAGAATCTTTGAGTCGATCATTACCCGACTGTTCCAATCTTTCGAGCGATAACCTAAAAGATACATACCTTCCAATTCAGGAACAATATGTGGATCACGAATATGAACGCACTCAAACATAAACGTAGTGTTATGCCATTGACGGCAAACATTACTGAAACGGGCAACGTCTATCAACTCACGTGCCATGTCAACATAGTCACCAGTGGTAGAGCCAGTTGTTGAAACAAGCAATTCGCCGTTATGCCAAGTCACAGCTACCATAAAGCCGTTTACCTTACGATAAACGTCAACTAGAGTATCCAACGGCAACACAGGTGCTTCCTTTTCGATGCCGTAGTTATAAATTTTAGTAAAAGGACGGCTTACTACGTTGAAGTCTGCGTCAACAATAGTGCCACGACATTCTGCAATATAGTCATTCCACAAGTTATCGTAGAACACTTTCTTTTTGTACTTTAGGACGTAAAGGCCTTCACCGGCCGGCTTCATAGAAACCAACTTTGGGTTAGCCTTTACGTATCCTGCTAGTTCTTCCTTAAACATTCTATACTCCGAAATTAAATTCACGGACCCACTCGAAACGAGTCGAAGCAGGCACCCACTTGAAATGTTGCTTCTTACGCTCGGGCTGTTCCCAGTCCGAGCAAAGCATCACCCATCCGCGGTCAGGAGAAAACACCACAGCGTCGGCAACTCGAACAACTTCGAAAAGCCGCCCATCCATTTTTGCCACTATTACCATGCTTTGCTCCTTTCTCGTAATACAGTTATTATACTATATTTGGGAATTTCGAGCAACCAAAAAATGTAGTACTAAGGTACTACATATAACTCAGAAATATCCCAAGCAAATCGTGCCTGCATCTTTGCCAGCGTTTCCTCAGGAACATTGTGTACGTTCTTAAAACTACTTTGGCAAGTGATTACCTGCGGCGAAATGTTAAATTCCTTTGCCAAGTCGAAATAAGGGCGCAGTTCCTTGATTGTGGTAAACGTATTGGAAACCACTGGGCTCCATCCGCGAACTAACATGTCTCGTGTCTTATCCAAACACCAGGCATGCGCTTCGCCCAGTCGCGTAAAGTCGAACTTGTATTCACCGTCTACCATCCAAAACATATCAGTTTCGATATGTTGATAAAAACCAATCAAGTTTTTTGCGATAGTAGACTTACCCGATCCGGGTAAGCCACGAACCAAAATCATACTTGCCATAATTCTCTCCTTAGTGATGACTGCGAATTTCACCCTTGAGTGCTTCGGCAATCATACTATTCAAATTACTAACAACTCGTCCTGTAGCATCAAAGGCTACATCACGAGCACGATACTTTTCCAACCCAGTGTGTCCACCGTGAACGTGTCCGTAGAAGTGAACTGCACCGCGGTGCATCTGGTCCCATTCGTGTATAGGGTAGTGGAACATAATTACGACTTGACCGTTGTGGTTATATCGCAAATAAGAATGCACTTCCTTAAAACAACTGCGAAACGCAGGGTCGTTCAACAACTTGCGGTCGTGATTGCCTTCGACAAGGATCTTGTCACCATTCAGACGACGCAGGATTTTAACTGCTTCAACGGCAGGTAGAAAAGCAAAGTCTCCCAGAATGAATGTTTCATCTTCGGGCCCGACACTTGCGTTCCAATCTGCAATCATTTGTTCACGCATGTCTGCCACATCACTGAAACGATTCCGTGTAACCGGACAAAACTTCATGATGTTAGCGTGTCCAAAGTGGAGGTCACTTGTAATCCACTTATTCATTAAATATCTCCTTCACGGGATTTTGGAATTACAAAACCCCAATCTGTTGTCACACCATTAATTGTATGTGGCTCATTTTCATCATAGGTCCAGCCTAGGGCTTTCATCATACGATGTTTAACTAACAAGTTGGGACTACGAAATGCTTCAGTATCATTAAAGCCCAACATAACACCAACTTCGCAGACTGCACCACTACGGCATACTCCTGCGTGACAGTGTACAATAACATTCATACGATTAGCCAATGCGTGTTGCAACAGGCGAACCAACTCAGAGGCTTGCTCATGACTGCATCGCATGGCTTCGTCTAATACTTCGTCCTTTTCTTCAACATCCAAAAATTGGAATTGATGTACTTCTTTAAAATGCTTTAATGGAGTGGGGAAATTGCCAGGAGGATCCACAATTTGAATCAACATGGCATTAGGCCCAGGCTCGATATGAAAGCCTTTACGTATATCGCTCAGTGCTATGTTTTGAATCCAGGGCATCGTATTCTCCAATAATGTATTATACTGCCAAAATAAATTTCGAACAAGTACTACTAAGGTATTAGTTTTGGTGCTCCCAACAAGAATTGAACTTGTGTTTCGGCTTTACCAAAGCCGTGTAATGCCATTATACTATGAGAGCGTTATTTGATTTTAACAGGTTGTAAACTGTCTTTACGCATCATAACCATGCGACGATTGTCTGGTTTATGTACTGTAAGATATGTTATACCGTCAATGGTTTTAGTCTTCTTTGGATCATCGCAGATCCAAATTTCCTGATTAACATAATTTTTAAATGTTGCTGGTTTTGTTTGCATCATGCTCTCCTTTATGGCGCCGCCGGAGGGATTCGAACCCCCATCACTTCCTTGACATGGAATAAGAAATTGCTGAACGTACTCTTAACAGAGTCACCTTTTATAAGTGTCCTACCATTAGACGACAGCGGCATTATTTGGTACGCCCGAAAGGATTCGAACCTCCGACCCCAACGTTCGTAGCGTTGTGCTCTAGTCCAACTGAGCTACGGGCGCATTAATTTGGTGCCACGAACTGGATTCGAACCAGTAACACAAGAATTTTCAGTCCTCTGCTCTACCATTGGAGCTACCGTGGCATTAAAACTACTTAGGGGTGACCAACGGGGCTCGAACCCGTACTACCAGAGTCACAGTCTAGGTTGCTACCATTACAACATGGTCACACCTAAATAGTCTGTAAAATGTTATTATACTATATTTTGAATTTTTGGTCAATCGCTGACCATTTACCCACAGGACATTGTGCCGCAGGTAACTTTACTTTAAGTGGTATAAAGCAATTACATTTAGTACAAATTCGCAAACCGTTTAAAAATTCACACTTGCGGCAAATTGCATAACGTACATGATCGATGGCTGTCATACTACTACTTATTTTGGCAGGAGATATAGGATTCGAACCTATGCATGTCGGAATCAAAATCCGATGCCTTAACCAACTTGGCGAATCTCCAACATTGAACTTATTACTAATGTAAGACAATATCTAAAATTTGTTGTTTAATATTTTGTATATCTTTATTGTATTGTTCAGGCAATATATTCCAAAAGTGATTTATATTATGTTCTAATTTAGGAATCAATTTTAAATGCAAAGATGTTATTTCTTCTTTTGATAAACTATTAAGTCGAATTATCTCACGAAGAATATGTTCAAATCTCTCTATCGGGTGCTCGATTCGATCGTACTCCTCATCGAAACAGTCGCTGAAAGTTTCGAATCCTAGATGTTTTATTTTTTGCAGTGCACCTGCAGAAGAAAACAATAAAAAAGGATGACCGAATGCCAAGGGTTTCATTGTTTTTTCTGTAAAAAACGGATCAAAATTTTGATCCGCATATGTTTCTAAAACTACAGAGCAAAAACTAGACTCATAGTATATAGAATTCCCTATAGTCCAATCATTCGAATTAAATTTATCTATTTTTGTTGTAATCGGTAGCATTTCATATAATTTTTCATTGTCAATTCGGTGATTGAACCAAGTCTTGCCTATGATACTATTACATTCGTCGAACACATTTCTTTGACCTATCTTTTCTCTGTCTTGGCAATGATATGAAAAATAAGAATTTTTCATAATGTCATATTGTAACATAAACTGTGTTAGTGCTTGCCTAGGCCAATTTGCTCTATTATTTAGAGATAAAAAGGTTTTATCCAACGCCCGAGAGTTGACATTTATATTTTTATAAGGTATGTGTCGAGAATACTGTGCATACGCAGACGGTATTTTTAGAATTTGATATCTATCAGTCTTATGAGGTATATCAATATATTCTTGTGTTGTTATCACAATTATAAAACTAGAATTAAATCTTTCTAGTAACTGATTTAATTGATTAGTGCTAGAATATTCGCCAAAAGAGGAATACACGACATAGTCGTATTTTTTTGTGTAAAATTTTGGGTACAAGCCATGATAATCATTAATTACTAATATTCTGTCAGATTTAATAGATATCAACTCAGGATAAGATCTTGCCATCATAATAGTTTATTTAACTAAGCACTTTGGTACCCCTACTCCGATTCGAACGGAGAAAACTGCTCCTTTTGAGAGAGCCGACTTTGCCAATTTGTCCATAGGGGCACATGGCCGGTCCTGCAGGAATCGAACCCACATCTCCAAGTTCGAAGCATGGCATTCTATCCATTGAACTAAGGACCGATTGGTGGAAGTGGTCGGACTCGAACCGACGATAATCTCCGTATGAAGGAGGCACATTAGCCGCTATGCTACACTTCCGATATTGGCAGAGGCGCTTGGAATCGAACCAAGGATAACAAGTTCAAAGCCTGTTGTGTTACCATTACACCACGCCCCAACAAAATAACAGGATCGTTTTTTACGGTTTAGATTAAAAGTCTAATGTAATTGTTTGCTGAACCGATCCTAAAACTGGCTGTCCGTTGAGGAATCGAACCTCACTCATTCTTCGTTAACAGCGAAGCGCCTACACCTTGCTTGCTCACGGACAATAAACTGGTCTGGGTGGTAGGATTCGAACCTACGACCTCCGACTTCCAAGGCCGGCCGTCTGACCTGACTGACAATACACCCAGATTAAAAACTATATAGAAACACACCACCACGGCGTTATACTGCTGTATCGCAAGCAATACTACCATGTCTACCCACTTACATCTTTCGAATGGTGCATGTGATGTGTTTTTATATGGCGCAGGGCGAGGGATTCGAACCCTAAACAACTATATACTCACAGTGACCTACACGGCGGCGAAGCCCTCAGTTTGATATTGTATAAAGTCACTCATTTTCGCATTCTCCTCCGGGTCATGACTCCCTTTGGACACACCATGTGAGACCCCGCATAAACTTGGTGGACCAGCAGGGACTCGAACCCTGATTAACGACGTGCAAAGCCGCTGTAATTCCCTCTATACTACAAGCCCATTAATTTGGTATCGCGTACGGGAATCGAACCCGTCTAGCCACCTTGAAAGGGTAGTGACCTAACCCAGAAGTCCAACGCGATATAATTTGGTACCCGAGAAAGGAATCGAACCTTAGGTCTTTCGATTATCAGTCGAATGCTCTACCATTGAGCTACCCGGGTGCTAAACATAAGGATGACAACTAGATTCTTCCACCACATACATTGGAAGCATTATCCGCAAATTATGCCGGCTGCGGTTATGATAACTTGGCTGTGTCGCATGTTCTTCCCTCGGATTAGGAGGGCATAGCTCGACAGTTGCTTATCTTAGGGTACGTGAGTAATAGAGCTACTTGTTTGCTACTAGGATAATTAGTCCCAACTCACTAGGATTTCGAGGCCCTAGCTTTCACACATCTCACATCCAATTGTCATTCTTATGGTTATACCATATAGAAACATACTGACGGGAGCTACCCTTAAAGCAGGCTTCGCTACCCTGCTAATACAATATGTTTTTATATAGCAAACTCATTGCGGGCAGGACTCGAAACTGCATGTGGCGTTTATTTCCACTGGCCCCATAACGGGCCTATGTCTACCATTCCATCACCGCGAGTTCCTGAGGTTAATTACTCCCCAGTATGGGTGCTATCTGCAGATAACACTTACCATATAGAAACACCCTAAGCAGGCAGGCCCTGCACGTTTCCCTGTGTTTTATTTTAAGGTGTTTTTATATGGTAGGGGCACAGGGAATCGAACCCTGATTTGCTGGTTAAAAGCCAGCTACTTTAGCCGCTAAGTTATACCCCCATATGGTCCCTCCAGACAGATTCGAACTGTCACCTCATCGGGTAAGAGCCGAGTATGCTACCATAACACTTCGAAGGGATGGATTGTAAAAATTGTCTTTTACGTGCCATCCCGGACCATACAGGGTACAGGGATGACACTAACGTTTAGCACGTTTCATGTCAAATTCTCCATTTTATAAAATTTTTGATTCTCCCGCTTACGCAGGGCCTTGTGGGGTTTGCGATGCTCGCCCGCACGTCTAAACAAAGCCGCGGCTACAAATTGATTGCGCTCACGCGGCAACTTTTGCATACGCTTCATTGCTTGCTCCTAACTAAAAACATATTATACAATAAATTGGATTTATTGTCAACGAATTGGTACCAGCGGAGGGGATCGAACCCTCTCAAGAACGCTAATCTGGCGCTAAAAGGCTTATAAGACCTCTCTGACTTCCAAGTCTCGCTGGCATTGTAAAACAGGATACAGTTTTAAGTGCTCTACCAAATGAGCTAATCAGGCTTGAAGCCTAATGTTGGATTCGAACCAACTACCACTCGCTTATAAGGCGAAAAGGGGTTTGCTGTATGTATCCTAAAATTGGCATCCCGGGAGGGACTCGAACCCCCACCAACAGTTTTGGAGACTGGTATGCTGCCATTACACTACCGAGATATATCTTTTCGAATCGACCTGTTCAATAAATACCCATGTGACCAAAGAAAGAATCCCTCTTAATCTTAGGCGTCGTGTCATTGAACGCGACGGACTTCGTTGCGTATACTGCGACGAAGATCTAGCGGACAAAGAAGTACACTTGGATCATGTTATTCCCGAATCACAGGGCGGGCCTACAACCTACAATAACTTGCAGGTCACTTGCAGAAAATGTAACCTAGCCAAAGGTGTTTTAACTGAAAGCGAGTTTACTAATAAACTACGCAGTCGTGCATTAAACATCTTACATAGACTAGGTGACACATAATTGGTGGAAGCGGTGAGATTCGAACTCACGGTGCCATTTCTGACACGCTAGTTTTCAAGACTAGAGCAATAAGCCGGGCTCTGCCACACTTCCATGAAAAACTAAAAAGGATTGGAGCGGGCGAAGAGGCTCGAACTCTCGACATCAACCTTGGCAAGGTTGCACTCTACCAACTGAGTTACGCCCGCAAATTTGGTGCCGACTATCGGATTCGAACTGATGACCTATCGCTTACAAGGCGATTGCACTACCACTGTGCTAAGTCGGCAAATTTGTTTAAATACTTATACCATGGCTGACTCTAAAAATAATTTTGTACTTTTATACGAGTTATACGCCAATCAAGCATATACAAGTCCAGCCAGTTATACTAACACTAAAGAGTTTATTGTAAACGAAACTTTTTCTAACGTCAAGCAAGAATTTGTTCCTTGTACAATACCTCAAATTTGGCGGAACGACTGAGACTCGAACTCAGAAACCGGCTTTCACCGATCGACGGATTAGCAATCCGCTCCAATACCATTATGGGACCGTTCCTTTAACTTATTTAACAATAAAATTGGCGACCCGTAGGAGAATCGAACTCCTATATCCGATTAGACAGACCGGTATAATAACCACTATATGAACGGGCCAATAACTTGGTGGAGACGGTGTGAGTCGAACACACAGTGCCAGAGGCGGCGGATTTACAGTCCACTGGGGTTACCAATTTTCCTACATCTCCAAAACTTGGAAGAGCTACGGGGAGTCGAACCCCGCTTCTCAGGATGAAAACCTGATGTCCTAACCGATAGACGATAGCTCCAAAATCATTATATGTAAACACATCAGCGGTCTACTGTACGCTGTGATTGAACACTAGGACTTAGTATAAGTCGTCCGCGACTCCGCATCTTTTTAACACAAGTCCTGCGGTTGCTTGTGAGCCAATATGCTTACATATAATGACACTATATGAAAACACACTAAAAGGGATCTATACCGCCATCTGACTTATTGCCTGTTCAGTATAAAAGGGATCTAGTGCGTTTACATATAGAGCCTGCTTCACAGCAGGATATATGTGAATTAAATTTTTAAAGAACTTGTTCGTCAGTTATTGCTAACTGTCTAAGTATCTATTATAGCAAAAAACCGAATTATTGTCAAAGACCCTTTTTACCACAGGGTTTTGTAATACTTCAGTTTTAAGATTGGAGCATCGGGTAGGATTTGAACCTACGGGGTTACGGGTTTGCAATCCGTTGCATTGGACCTCTCTGCCACCGATGCATTATAAAACAGGATACATTTTTTCTTTTATACCAAAAAAGTTAAAAGTTGCTGTTAGTATCCTAAAACTTGGTGGACCAGACAGGACTCGAACCCGCCACCCCCACGGTGCAAACGTGGTGCTCTCCCAGATGAGCTACTGGCCCTTTTAACTTGGAACTGTATGCGGAATGTATGGAACATTGCGAGGACCACCGTAAAGTTGTTCAAATAGCTTTTTAGCTTCTTTGACGTCAGATGCGTATATACGCACCTTTCTATCACCTTCAGGAGTCCTAACAGTAGTTTCGTACATTGGCATGCCAATTTCCTTAAATGGTCGGAGTGGCAAGATTCGAACTCGCGACATCTTGGTCCCAAACCAAGCGGTCTACCAGGCTGACCTACACTCCGTATCCTGGTGCATCGTGAGAGGGTTGAACTCCCGACCTTGGCCTTGTAAGGGCCCTGCTCTACCACTGAGCTAACGATGCAAAATTGGTTGCAGAGGAGGGAATCGAACCCCCGACCTCAAGGTTATGAGCCTTGCCAGATACCGCTTCTAACACTCTGCTTCAATTTTAAAAGTATACAACCTTTCACAAACAGAGCCTGTCTTATCAGCAGGGTGCGTTATACACTTATAAAATTGTTCAGCTACCTACACCACATAGGCCCTAAACTGAGCGGTTGCTCTGTCCACGTTACCGTCGTTTGGTCCGGCTTACGTCAACCTAGGATATTCTCAAGTCGCCGATATAAAGCCGGCCTTGAAGTAGATCCTACGCACTCTGCTCTTATGGTTTGGCAATTACCCACTTCTTTAACGTAGAAGTGTAGACGGGGTCTGTATGGAGCGGCGTGCGAGAATCGAACTCGCGACTTTAGCTTGGAAGGCTAAGGTAATACCATTTTACGAACGCCGCACAATTTTACTTATGCTTGGTGCCCCAGGGGAGACTCGAACTCCCACGCCTCTCGACACTGGCTTCTAAGACCAGCGTGTCTACCATTCCACCACCAGGGCAAAATTTGGCTCCCCGAGCTGGGCTCGAACCAGCGACACCTTGATTAACAGTCAAGTGCTTCTACCAACTGAGCTATCAGGGAATAAATTTTTAACTTGTATCTATTATATAGTCTAATCTAATTTGTGTCAACAACTTATTTGATTTTTTTCAAATAGTCTCTACCAATTAGACCAGCTTCAATTTCTTCTAAGGCTGCAACGATCGGTGTGCTAGTTGTAGTAACCTTAGGTACTGCACCTTTACGCAGTTCACGAACACGTTGAGCTCCCACCAGGATCAAATCAAATCTGTTACCAATATTAGCAACACATTTGTCTGTGTCATTCATTACACGATTTTCTTTTTTCATAACTGCCTTAAAATTGTATTATACTACCTATTGGTGGTTAGTGTCAAGTCTAACGCGGAGCCCGTCAGAAGGACCCGGCAATTTTCATCCAAAGGTATTCTAAAACACACTTGATCCGTACCCTCTATCTGTTAGGACTGCTCTCGGGATTAGTATGTTTTAGAATACCCTGCGTTGCCGCAGGATATGATAGGGTTGTACCCTACCCAGTAATTTATACTAGTGCGTTCTCGCCACACGTTCATCCTACTGTCCGCCCATTTGATACATTTAACGCTGTATTCCGGCTCGCGTTGCCTATTCACGTTTGAGTTATGCTAGAGTCTTTGTTGCTAACTTTCTAAGTTGATTAGACTGAACTTTAGCACGTTCGAACTTTTCTGCTAATTTCTTTCGAAAGTCCGCATCTGTCAAAGTATACTCTGTAGTCCACCTAACTTCTCTCATTTGTTTTGCAATGTTTACTTTCTTCATAATTCCTTTATATAAAAACAAAACCCCAGGGTGTTTAGTCCTGGGGTCCTTTTGAAGTATTTTGAGATTATACTCTGGGTATTTTCTCTGCTCCAATGGACCCCGGGGCAATCCCCTCTGGTGTGCGATCATTACTTTGTAGACTAATCACAGACCAATAGGTGGGCATAAAGCCTCCCTGTTTGGCTATGCAATGTTGTGACGATAATGATCTAATGTTGTTCATAACAGTTTCTATTGTAATTTATTTATGCCTTGTTGTCAACTACTTTTGGTAATCTTTAAAATATTTATACTTTTGTTTTAAACTAAGTTCAGCTACGGATGTTATCTTTTAACATTTTTAGTAATGCAGTTTTATACTCGTAGATGAACCATGGTTTTATTATATGTTCTATTTCATGAAAGTCAAATGTTGGTTGAGTTGATTTCATCAACTCGGATAAATCAATTCCATAAGTCGACATGGCAAATGCAGTATGTGCTGGTAATTTAAAATTAGTAGCAGATGTCCGACTAATTCTATTAAATTCGTCTGCAATTTCTATTGCCTTTGCACTGTCCATGAATTCATTTTTCCAATTAAGGTCTGCTTGATTATCCGGGGTCCCAGTGTCTATGTACCCGTACTGTTTATAATTTTTGTCAAATTCGCTAGAAAAATTACTATCGTATATTTTTGTAATTCGTAGACCATTGAAAGCCCAAGAATCTAAAGGAATTTGGCTAGATAATAATTGCTCAAAGGTTTCTTGAATGTGTGTAAGTGATTCTTTTGGTAGCCCGACAATAAAACTACCATGCAATGAAACTGAATCTCCGTAACGATGTTTAATAGTTTGTATAGTTTCTATTTGTTTTTTTCTATCGTACCCCTTACCAACAATACGACCCGTTTCTAAATTTAATGTTTCTATACCAAAATAAAAACCCCTAACACCAATAGCATATAGTAGATCAATGGTTTCTGGACGAGTACACAGAAGATCCAATCTGATGTATGCCCAAAATTTTGGTTGGAACGGTAAGCGGTTTATCGCGCTTAAAATTAAATTTAATTTATCCGGGTGATCATTGAAAGTATCATCAACTATCAAATAATTTGTTACTCCAAATTTATTATAATTATCTAAAAGTTCTGTGTAAATGTTTTCAGCTGATTTTATGTAATCTAAATTAGACTTACCATTCATTGGATAACTACAAAATTTGCATCTAAAAATACACCCTCGACCAATTTCAAGAGGTAAAGTTTTATGATTAACTACGTCGGTTTTTTCCCACACCATATCTTCTTTACTAAACTCGTAACCGGGAACCAATGATCCATCTATTACAATTTTACCATGAATATTTTTTATACTGTTTGACAATGCAGTTCCGTTGATCAAATGATCAACAATGTTTACTATTGCGGCTTCACTGAAGCCTAAGCAAACGTAGTTTACGTTTTTATTAGAAATATTCTTGTTGGAAAGTTTATTGCCGCCGGCAACCACTTTAATATTTTTTCCAATTTCATTAATGTATTCAAATATTTCACGCTCAAATTTCTCGCCTTGAGGGAACATGCCCGAGTGGGAGATAGGCATGCATTCTGTTATATCTTCTTTAGAAGTTGTTTCGTTACTTTTAAAGAATGTTCTACTAAATCCTATTAGAACAGTTTTATCTGAAATTGCTACAGATAATAATTCTTTTAATTCACTTATGGTATATTCCGACAAATGCCCTACAACTAAACAACTATATCCGTTTTTTCTTAGTGCATGAGCACATTTAAATGCACCGATGCTTAAACTACTTACAATCTTATCTGTTACATCAGTGAATAATATTACGTTGTACATCTAAACATATTTAATTTGGTGCTCCGACCCGGAATCGAACCGGGAAGCCGTTAGGCGGCAGATTTTAAGTCTGCTATGTTTACCTATTTCATCATCGGAGCATTCGTTAAAGTTGTATTTTACTATATATCCTATTTGTTGTCAACGGGTTCAAACAAGTGATTTATTTTATATTGTTGCTCATTAACAAAACTATAAAACCTGTCTCTATTGTACAACAAATCGGGTAGCATGTCACGATACATTTCTTCCAATTGTGTTCTTGGCAATTTATTAAGATAGTCGATTACCGAAACTATTTGATCACATATTTGATGATCTGATATATTTTCACAGTCTATGTGGGGCCAATAATTTTCAAAAGTCTTAAAACCCTGTTGTCTTAACCAAGAATAAATTTTCGTTTGACCGTTAATTAAAAACGGTCTTAGACCTAATATCGATTTCCATGTTTTTTCTGTTATAAATACACTTTTAAAACTTGGGAATTCTGTTTCACTGATCACCGTCAGGAAGTGCTTTTGCCAAATTTCTAAATTCCCCAAACTGTGAATATCATTGGGGATTCCAAATTGCATACTCTTGTCACCTAACGAATCGTTAGGACTTTCTCCTAGATTGAACTGTAAAGGATTGTCATCTAATAAACTATAAACTTTATCGTTTTTACCTAGCGTAAGTATTCCACACTCACGTAAGCCTGCACTTACTAATTTTTGAGCTAACTCAACTCTGTGAACTCTTGGTTTTCTATTGTAATTTAAATACACATGGTCGGCTTTTTCTAATAGAATTTCTGAGTCTTCATATTTTTTAAAATACTTTGGCAAAAGTGTACTTATAAAATTGAAAGAATACTGTCCTTCAAAATTTCCAAGATAATAATGATTTTTTGCGCCAGCTTTCAGAGATAGTTCATTTAATACCTGATTATCTAGATATGCAGGATCAACAGATGCTAACCAGAATATGTTATCAAACTTTTTAGAGTCAACAATTTTTAAAAATTTTTGATATTGCCCATTAGTAAATTGCGGGCCGAACCATGTTGTGTTTATTAGTAAATTTTTTTCATCTGAAAAAGTTTTATTGATTTGTAATATTATATTTTCGATTAATTTATTTTCGTCCCGCCACCATATATGATTACTCTGAAATGTAGTCCCCACAAATTCTATTGTCATATTAATAATTTCTTGTCAATGCCATATAGCTCATCCACTGCAAAAAAGCATTGTACACTGTTACTGCTTCTTTGTCATCCTGCGGAACCTTTACGCCGCGAACCCAAAATCCATCGTTTGTGATCTTAAGCATTTCGGTTTCGCCTGTGGTCATTATAACATGAGCGGTGGGCTCTGTGTCTGCTATAGTAAAAACCGGACGAGGAGTCGGCTTACCGGTCAATTCGTTCCAATCAATTTCCATAGAATGTCCACAGCTTCTTCGTTTAGAAAGAATTGTGCTTTAACCATTTCTTCATCAGGGTTTTTGCCGTCTTTCCAAACTGTAGTAAACTTCAACTCGTAGGTGTTACCTTGTGCATTTTTGTTTGCTAAAGAGGCAATAGGTTGCATCTCTGCGTACAGTTGAAATCCTGCGTTGTCTTGAAGTAATCTTTTCATAGTTAAAATGGTGCGCCCGGAGGGACTTGAACCCGCGACCAATGGATTATGAGTCCACTGCTCTAACCAACTGAGCTACAGGCGCAATAGATGTATTATATATGATTTTGCAATTTACGTCAAACTTTTTTAGTTCTCTTGCGACGTTCTCTGGTTTCTTTGCCCAAAGTGATCTTAGGTGCTTGGCCAGTTGGGTTAGTCCAGTTAAACAAGTCTGTACCTAATTGGTATTCGTCCCAGTTAGATTCAATTTGTTTCTTGTCTGTTACTATTTGATACTCCTCTGTTCCTTGATTAAAGAACATGATAGCATACATACTTTCGCCTGTTTGCTTGTCTGCTGTGGCTAGTTTATAGTAATCATAGCTAAACAAAAACCAATTTTTTCTAAAAGCGTCAAAATCAAATTTACCAGACTTGCGGTCAAAACTACGCAATATAGTTTCGCGCATTTTGCTATTACTCATTGGATATAATGTTTCTAATAATAAATCAAATGCTTGTCTTAATAGTGCACCGCATTGAGGATTACGACTAGCATCAACTGCATCGTTTAATGCTTGTAAATTAGCCAAACTAAAGTGAAAATATTTTTTAAGACTAGCATTATGTCCGGACATAACGCTTTGTCCTTCGGGGCCCAATGCTTGTCCAACTAAAGTTGCCCATTCTGGATAGATACGAGTAGCATCACCGTATACTGTGCTACCTCCGAATCCTTTTAATCTAGCGCCCATGGCTTTAATTTCAAATTCTTTACCATTAATGTTAAGGTCACCAGGACTTAATTTGTTTACTGGATTGCCCAAGATGCTTATTAAATCTTCCCCTGCACCTTTATTTGCTGCACTAACTTGTGTTGGCAAATCACTGCGATTCTTTAATTCTGCTTTTAAGTTTAAAACAATAGGATTGCTTTGGTATTCTGGCATAATCAAATCATCGAAAGTACCTTTATGAGGCTGAGTAAACTTACTTAGGTCCAGAACTCCAGTTTTTGTTAAAACTTGTGCAATATGATTTCGCTGACTTAATGTACCAGGAACTTTCAAAAACATTCCTGTTAAAATTTCCCCCGCACCTTTTTTATACATTTTCATTTCAGCAATCTGTTGGCAAGTAAGTTCAATAGTTTGTCTATATGCAAATGTAACAATGTGATTAACTTCTTCGCTCTTAAATCCGCCTTTTAGTAAAAATTTACGAAGCTCGTCGGGCTTAAGAGTTACTCCTGGAGGGAGTTGCATTGCTGCCTCTTTAAGAGCACGAATTTCAGGTTCTTCCTCGGGCTTTTCAATACCTGTAGCGGGCGGTTGGGCTATAGCAGGTTGTGCAGGAACTTGAGTATTTACAGGTGCCGGTTGCTGTGGTTTTTGTGCTTGCGGCTCAGCTTGTGCAGGCTCTTGCGTTGTTAATTTCTTTCGAATATAGTTTGAAATTGCTTGTACCACTGACGGAGCAATTTCGCCTTTTTTAATATCCGCAACTAATTGGTCAACGTCGTTGGATGCTTGTTCTTCTTCAGTAATAATTTCAGTAAATCTCATGAGGTTTTATTGTTATGTTATATTTATTTTTTACCGCATATTATCAAAAATTGTGGCAGTGCAACATAAATATATTAGTAGAAACACTAATATAGTTTCTACTAATAAAGGAATCAACTATGAAATTATTAGAATGGATCAAAAGTCTATTTACAGAACGCTCATATCATGATAGCGTAGAAACATTTGTCATTAGCAAGCAACCTAAGAGTACCGCAGAAGTTGAACTGTGGGTTCGCTATTATGATCAACACATTCGCGATAGAGGATTTGTATGAAAATGCCAAAAGTTATTTGGAAAGCAATATATGAGTTTCTTAAAGAAATCGGGCACTCAAGAGCTCGCAGATCGCAAGGACTTTGGTATTAAAATGAATTCCAAACCTATGTGGTTACCGATGACCGACGAAGATTGGGAGTGGGTAAACTACGGTCGATTACCTCAAAAGTAATTTACCTTCGTTCAATGTCCTCTTCGACACAGTTTTCTCCGTACTGAATTTCTATCAACTTTAACGGTTGATCAGTTTCATTACAGAGCATATGCCACTCTCCCGTTTGAATAAATGTATTTTCGTGTGCAGTCATAACACATTTTAAATCTTCATCTGTGCTACTGTCTAGTGTGTATACGTGTGCTGTGCCTTCTGCTACAAACCAAAACTCTGCACGTTTTTCGTGACGTTGCATACTTAAACAAGTCTTAGGATTGACTGTAAGTTCTTTCAATTTTACGTGAGGGCCGCAAGTGTGCAATACTCTGTAGTAGCCCCAACTACGAAGGGTTTTGGGTGCTTTCCATTCTTCAAGAATCCAGCTAGAGCTATTTGCTTTATTTTCCCCGCCTACACCAAACACAAACTCTACATCATCAAACACCATCTCGGGAATGTTATCTTTCGTACGATCCCCGCCGTTGGCAAAGACAATGTCGGCATCAGGATAAATTGTTTTTAATTTGTGTATAGCATCAATGCTAGAATTATCATCGTCTTTGAATTCGATGCAATGCTTTACCATTTTTAAATTTTGAATAATAGCGCGGCGCTCGTCTACCGGCATAAAAGGCCGACCTTTTTTACGGGTAAGCCATTCATCTGAATTAATTCCTACTACTAGGAAGTCACCTAATTTACGTGCAGCTTCAAAATATGCAATATGCCCAGAATGTAGTGGATCAAATCCACCGGTTACAAGTACTATCTTCATAAAAATACTTATAGTGTTATATCTTCCATACCTGCAGTTCTGAGTCTGCTTACGTGCCCCAACATGAAGTTTTTACTTTCTAATCCCTTCATAAGTCCTAACCATTTATTGCGGACGAGTGCGACTTCGTTAATAATAGTTTCGAAATCGATTACTTCATCTTCTCCATCCACGTATTTCTCAGCATCACGACTAGTCAAGGCACGATTGTAATTTTCTAGATATTTTTGAAAATGTTTACGACGTATTTTGCGTAATTGAATATTAAGGTAGTTAAGTACTGCCTCAATTTCTTGAAGTTGATTAAATCGTTGTTCTGTCAAACCGGGCAAAGATGCAATATTTTTTTCCAGGTTGCCTTTAACTGAGCAGTCATACTTTGCCTGCTCTAGTTCGTTTTCATAAAAATTGATAAAGGCAGGAATATTGCCCATATCTTGAACAACTCGATTATACCACATTATTCTTCGTAATCGTCGTATTCTTCGTCTTCTTCACCGCCGGCGTATTCTTCAAGACTACGCTTAGTGTAACTATCGGTACCCCCAAACTCTTTAAGTTCTTTATCGCCGAGATAGTCTACTAGAATGCTCATGAGGTTGTCACTGGCTTCTTGTCTATCTTTTTGCGGAATATATTGCTTAAGAGTTTGATATACTTCGCTTAATAATTCTGAATCAATTGTCATCTTCGATTACTTCCTCAGTTGCGACGACAGCATCTTTATGAGGATTTTTAATGTAGTCTTCCATAACCTTGTCTAAACTACCGTCCTCGTTGCGTTCCCATGCTTTACGGAATTGCTTAATAACCGTACCGTCTACTAGAGTATATTTAAGACTATTGCCTTCTTTTTGCAATAATCCTTTGCCTTCAAACATGTCAACTAGTCCGCTGTAAGGATTCATGCCAGTTTCATAAGGAATCTTAACTTGTACGCTTTCGAATGGTTTAGCATAACGAGTTTTCATAATTTTACATGCGGCTCGAATACCTTTGACTTCGGTAACTTTGTTGCCATCTTCATCCTCTTTGAGTTTGAGTTTACGCATAGCGACAACAATAGAGCTTGCGTAGATAAAGCCTTGTCCGCCCGAAATCTTATCATCAGGATCAAACATATCCTGGCTTGCGTAGGTGTGGTTAGTTGCCACTAAGCCAATGTTTAAATCGCCAAACATGTTTACGCAGTTACGCACTAACGCAGTCAGCGCTTTTGGCTTACGTCCCATATCCCCTTTCAAGTCGCCAGCTTCGAACTGATTAACGTCGGTGGGGGTTAACATCATACCCAGTGAGTCTAGCACGAATAAGACTTTAGGACGTTCTGCTTCAGGAATGTTTTTATATTCTTTGACAAAGTCATTGATAAGTTTAGCAACATCATCAATCATTGCCAAGTTAACCTTAAGCAATTTATCTTCAGTGGTTGCTACTCCGAGAGCATGTAGCCACGCTTCATCAAGTGCGTTTTCAGTGTCGACGAGGATAACGTAAATACCTTGCTCTTGAGCATTCTTAACGATATTTCCCGAGCAGATAAAGGATTTACCCGCACCAGATTCCCCAGCAAATACAGTAACTTTACCAAGCGGAATGCCTCGTTGAAAATCGCCAGAGATAAGATAATTAAGAGCGTAGTTGTTTGTTGAGATCCACGTATCTGGATCACGGAAGCCGATGGAAATACCATCAATACTTTTAGTGAGTGTTTTACGAAATTTTGATACATCGAATGGTTTTGCCATGATTAAGTTCCTTATAGTTTATTTTACAGAGTTTTAATAGGATTTTCAATAATATATCTACCAATTATAGATTGAAAATCTTCTTTTAGTTTTGCCTTTGGGGCACAAAAGCCGCATATACAAAGTTTCTTTGCACATTCAATTACAGGTAGAGTTTTGTTTGTTAACTGGTTGTCTAACGTTTCTAACAATAAGTCTGCATTTTGAATATTTCCGATTGCTCCTACATCGCCGTTAAAATTCATTCTACAATCTTTATTGACATAAACATTACCGGTTAATTGCTGAACAAATAAAAAAAACCAATTTACACTACAATACCAAGATTTAAAATTTTGTTTGGGCACAAATGTAACTTTGTTTTTTAAATCACTATTCATACTTAATTGTCGACCGCCACAACATGCCCGGCCTTGATTAATACTGTTATTATTAGTGGTTCCCACATCGCATATAATTTCTTTATAAGAATCTTGTTGTTTAGCAGACACTTGATTAATCCAAAATGTTTTTAATATATTAAATTGTTCTGGAGAATACGACCACTCTTCTGCGCCATTATCTAATGGTTTTGCTACAAAATTAATATTATTTTGTTTGCAAAATTCAACCATAGTAATCGAGTCTTGCCACAATTCTTTTTTATTATTCATCATTACGATTACTTTGTGCGGTTTATTGATATTTTTTAAATTCAGTGCATTCTTCTTAAAAATCTCTTTTTGTTTTTGATTAACCTCGCTGTGATAACTTAGTGTAAAGTTATCTATTAGAGGAGTTATTTTTTTCCATTGTTGAGCACCAATAATAGCATTAGTAGTGCAAGTAACTGTTAAGAACCAATTATCTTTATAAGCCTGGTATTTTTTATGTACTTCGTTTAAGATTTCTACAATGTTCGGATGGTACAAACTTTCCCCGCCATAGACATTAAGAATAACCTTTCGTTGACTAAGTTTCTTATATTTCATATATAAGTCAACATAAGCAAACATAAAATCAATCGACTTGATACATTCCTCTAATGGCGGATGCTTAGTCGAGTTATCATGACCACCATACTCAATACCAGTCGTACAATAACTGCAATCTAAATTACAAAGTTTTGTAACTTCCCAATCTAGTAGAAAACTAGGAATATTCTTTGGATCTAGCGCAAAAGATAAAGATGTAATTTCATTCATTTATTAGTATTTTACTTATGTGTCTGTTATTAGAAATAATCTCTTTAACTTGAGGTAAGTTATCAACTTTTCCTAGCGGTATTTTTCCGTGGCCTTCAAATTTATTATATGGGTCTACACCTTGCTCGATTAGCCATTCTTTATAACCTAGCTTCGACTCTATATCATTATATTCACCGAATAGTAAAAATGCTTCGCCGCTATAGTAATGCAAATTCTTTGCATTTTTATAAGTTATCGGAAGATTGTCCTCAAATAAATCTACATATTCTTTGCCTAATTCTGCATAGTGCAAAAACAATGTTCCAGGAGGACTTTGAAAATCAAAATATTGATAGTCATCCCTACCTAAAGGCATTCTTCTATATTGGTCTTTATTAAAGGACATATAAAATCCTATAGAAGAATCTTGTTTTACTTCTACCCTATGTGTATAGAAGTTCAAATCACGTATTGCTTGTTTTAGTTCCGGACTAGCAATAGAAAATAAACGGGTTGGCTTACCGAACTCTCCACTTAGCTGTTCGAATTTCAAATGTAGATAATTAAAATATTCTTGATTTTGATCTAAAAGGTCAGATTTTAGATCTATGAAGTTTTTCAAATATCGATTAATGACTTCACAAGCACTATACAGTTTATTACTTGCTTCCTGCAAAGTCAGTAAGCCCCCAAACGCTTCATCTTGATTAAAATCACAGTTATCTAGGCACCATTCCAATTCTTTAGCCCATTTATGAACAAAAGGATTGTCAGCGAGTAAGATATCAAACGACGCCTCATTTGAGGCGCCCAAGATAACTGTTAATTTCATCGTTACTTCTGACGATTACGAATCATTGCCAGAATGTCTTCAGCCCTTTGTGTACTAGGCTTGGCCTGTGCAGATGCAACCGGAGCAGTTGGTTCATCGTCTGTGTCAAAGGGAGGATCTTCTGCTACCACTGGTGCAGGAGCTGCCTTTGCAACCGGTGCGGGAGCAGATGTTGCTTCGCTAGCACGAGCAGTAGGAAGTTCACTGTTCATCATTCCAGCGGGCTTGTAGTAAGCACCCCAACGTTCCATATCAAATGGTTCGCCATCGACGCTGGCTTCAAACATTTCTTTGATGATTTTCAATTCCACATCGCTGGGCTTCTTGGGCAAGAAGTCAGCAAGGTTATACAAACCATACTTCTCAATTGCTTCAAGTTCTGTTTGAGTCAATGCACTTTCTTTACGTGCCCAAGTGGATGTGCTGTAATCAGCATAGCCACCTTTGCTGGTTTTCTTGATGCTGAAGTCAAGTCCGCCAACGTAGTCAGTGGGAAGATTTTCCAAGTCAGGATCCATTAGAGCATTCTTTACCAGATTAAAAATCTGTGGACTGATAACAAATCGACGAATTGGATTCTCAGGGTTCTTGTCATCGCTCAACGGGTTGTCTCGAACGAAACCTTGGAACAGATAAGATTTCTTTTTCCAATACTTACGTCCCATTTCTTCAAGACTCTTGTCTTTGAACCATGTACGAACTTCTGCAAGAATCGGACATGCTTCGCCCCACATTTCGACACAGGGAACCTGTACGAATGTTGGTTTGCTGTCAACTTGTCCTTTAACGCCGGCGAATGGCAATTTAATCATAAGTCTTTCGACCCAGAAAAAACTGTTCTTTTCATTTGCGTCTGGAAGAAAACGTACCCTTGCTGTAGTACCTTCTTGGATGTTCCAATGGGCGTAAATGCCATTGTCTCCGCCTTGTGAGCCGCCTTGGCCCTTGCTTTCTTGTGCTTGTAGTTTTGCACGGATTTCTGCTAAAGATGTTGCCATAATGTTTCTCCTATAAATTTAAGATGGTCTTTGTTGTGCCTAGATACTCTATGCACCTTGCATAGTGTAACACTATTATTTATGTCTAGTCAAATATTTTTTTTAATTTTTTCTTCAATTTTCGAAAATTTCTTTCGAATACTCTGGTTGATGGCTATTAGGCCAAAAACTTTGTTTTTCGAAAAAAAGTTTTTGATTGTATTCGAAAATACTACGATACTCGGCTGCTAATGCCAAAAGTTCTTCAATTGATAATGTAGCTAAACGGGCAATTTCTGTTTGAATGGCTCGAAACCTGTCTTCGGTATTTTCTATTTGATCATAAGTTTCGTTAATAAACGGACTAAAAGTTTTAAAACCAACCTTGTGTAAATTTGTTAAGGCGCCCGGACCTGCAAACAAAATAAAAGGTTTGCCAGTATAAAAACTTCGCATAGTCTTTTCAGTAAACACATGCGAGTCATAGATATTGCTTTCAAATACAATTTCTATTAGATATTCATTCTTGTGATGTAGAATACTATTGATCATATCGCAATAATCAAATTGGTATGTAGGCGAGCTATAGTCTAGTATTATAGGTAAATGATTCAACCAATCAATTTCATCTTTATAAAACTGATAGTCTATTTTTTGCATTTGTTCACTAATCTCGCCCGATCCCATCCTACAACTAAGCATAGTGTATTCCGATAGATTTTGGTGCAAATACTTTGCCATTCTCATACGATACGGAGTATATCTATTAAATAGTGCCAAGAACTTTTTTGTGAACTTAGTATTATCAATAACACAATCTTTTTGTTGGATAGTCGTTTTAATCCAATCGTTTAATGGAAAAGAATTCCATTTAACAAACGTTGCCCATTCGACACTTGGATCTTGAAATGCAATAATCTTTACTTTATCTTTAGGCAACTTACATTCTTTAACTGCAACATTTAATACAGCCAATAATCCGCTTAATACCGGATCTTCACAGTCGATGGCATATACATGTAGCTCGTCGAACTTATCTCTGCGAATTCTATCTATAAACAAATCGGGACTGAATAACCATACATTAGAAGCATTGAAACATGCTCTTGCCGCAATGATTAAATTATTGTTATACGTTTTAAAAGGTTTTATTTTCACCTGACTTTACACCGGATAACATTTTAATTGATTCTAGTTCACTATCTAAACTTTCTTTAACCCCGGCATCATAACCGCCGATCTCTGTATCAAAAGTAGTAGAACCGTAAGTTCCGTATCCATAGTCAAAGACACCAAATTTTGGAAATGCCATGTGAGGATCATGGGCTGCAATAATATCTTTTGCTCTGCTTACTTCTTCATTGCTTTCAAAGTAATATACCCCGTCTTGAAATCTCCACTCAAAATTATTACCGTTGAATAGTTCTGCTAATTCTTCGTCTTCGGCATCACCGTCCATTACATTACCATCGCTATCTTTAATGTGCATTGCATTGCCAATCGGGCTGCTTACATTAATGCCAGCAGCATCTTCGAGAACTCCATTGGCCCACGCTTCAAATTCTTCTGCCGTACGGTTGCGTTTGTCGTCGTAAGCACGTTTAACAATAGGTAGAGCCGCCATTAGTCTGTCATCAAATACTTTTTTAATAAAACGTTCTTTAAGTGCTTCTAAGTCGATATCATCGTCAATAACTGTTTCAGGTTGCCATAATGATTTGTATTGATCGTAGCCTCGTTGATTTCTTATTGTGAATAAATCTCTGTGTAACTTGCCATAATGATCTATTGCGGCTTCTACCATACTAGACGTTTCTGCATCTTCAAATTGTCTGCCCCGTGTATTACGCACAAACAATTTCAATGCATTCATTTCGGATATTATTTTATTAATATGTTGACCAAATTCATCGTGGAGGCTTCCACCATTTTTGATATGACGAGCATGTGCTCGTGCGCCGTTCAATGTGGTGCCTTCGGGTAGTCTAAATCTTTCTCCCAAGGAATTCTCGACGTAGAAACATTCTACATTGCGACTTCTTGCGCCGGGCTTGGTTTCGTCCACAATCGGCTTGCTGTGTCTGGCAATTATACGAACATTCTCCAACTTCTGATAACTGCTACGACTGGTGCCATATAGTTTGCTTTCGGTTACAGTAACGTCGTTAGCATTGATTACTTCTGCATCTTTGTTGATATGTTTTAAATCTCGTATGTTTAGACCACTCTTAGCGATGTCTCGGATATCAAAACTCAACATATTACGTTTTGCGAACAGTCTTATATTCTTTAAAAAACTATACCAATCCTGTCTAACAGAATCGTCCATATTCCTATCTATTTCTTTGTCGAAATAAACTTTAAGACTGTTATCATCTACTAGACTCAATGTAATATTGCCGTAGTTTTCTCCGTCGACTTCATAGTCGAAGTTAAAGAACCTAGCCTTTGTCGGGTCTAATGTGGATTTGGATGTTTTATCCCCAATATTAATATTATCAAATCTACTGCGGATTTTATCAAACAAATTTTCGGCAACTTTTTCAATTTCTAGCATAGTAATATATTTATGACGTAATCATAATGAATGGCATCGGCATAACTATCTCATCTGCAACATCTTTCAGTTTTTCGTCCAAGTTAGGATCGTATTCTCTAAGGAATACTGCAATACGCACCGCCAATAACATACTCATTACTAAATCGTCATGCTCTCCCGCTTTTGCTTCATAGCCTGATCCCATGGCCACAAATGTTTTCAGTTCGCTAATTAGTGCTTTACTAGCAATATGTAGTTTTCGAGATTCTATCAATTGTTTCATTTTAGCACAAGCTGCTAGCTTAGATTTATTGCTAGTATTAAAACCTTTACGATAGATTCTACTTACGCCTGGGCGTTTAGGTTCGCTCAAAAATGATCCTCGAATATTTTCTTCGCCATATTCACTAATTGCCACAAGAGTAGCTTCACCAATAGTATTGTTCTCTACACTCCAATAAATGTCATTGTCGTTTTGTGTAGTTTCTACTAGATACTTTGTAATCTCTGCCAATATCTTAACCTGTTGTTGTACCGGTGTTTTATTGTGCTGCCATTCTCCGATTTGTTTCATGTCTGGAAGTTCTAGTACTTGTATAGCCGCAGGGTCTCCTCCGGTGCCTATGCTAGGATCTAATGCTACAATATAAACATTGCCTTTCTTAGGTTTAGCATACCAACGCACTTGTCCTTGTTTTTGTATAGGTTCTATTCCTGCCATTTCTACTAGCATTAAAGGATTTATCAACGTCTCATCATATATGATGAATTCGCAATCCATTTCTCGTCGAAAACGATCCTCGCCAAGTTGTGCTCGCATTTCATCGGCCCACTTTGCATCTCTATCAGGGTGCTCTTTCCAATAAGATCTAAATGCTTTAAATCCGTTGATACCCAATTCAGTTTCATTGCCGTACTCGTCTAGTGTTTTATTTGCTTGACGCCAAATTTGAGCAAACTGATCTTCATCGCTATTGGGGGTTGAAGTAATAATACATTTACCACCAGTTGCTAGCGTTGGACTAATGGATGTCCAAAACTCCGATGCAATAGTGGGTCTAACGAATGCAAACTCGTCGCAGTACAGTAGCGAAATAGACATACCACGACCTGTGTTTTCTGTTGTGGTGGCACTTACTATACGTGACCCGTTATCAAAATCTATGCTACCTTTATTATAACTAGTGACCCCAGCACGAATATAATCAGGCACACTTTCATATGCATATCGTATACGTTGCATAATTTCCTGCGATCCTGAATATTTGTGAGCGGCAACCAAAATAGTCGAATCGGGCACAAACATTGCATACCAAAGTAAGTAACCAGCCGCAGTAGTTGATTTACCAGTTTGACGTGGCATCAAATTGATACTAAAACGATAGTTATGGTAACTATCAACTAACCGTTCTTGGTATTCAAATGGTACGTATTTCATCCTTCCCCTAGTAGGGTGCTGGATATAAAAATAATTGTTTAAAAAATAATGAGCGCCTGTTTTAGGATCCGCACATTTGATTACCTCGCGCAACTGCTGTTCAGTATAATTTTCCTGAACATTTGGTTTTTTGATTAATGAATTTTCGATGGGTTTAGCCATTTTTCGGTTGCTCTAAAATAGTAAATACTATATAATAGTATTTATTGATTAACCCAGTGAGATTTCGAATTGTCTGACGTACTTTTACTCAACAGTGATTACAACCCAATTTCAATTCTTCCATTAAGTGTTATCAGCTGGCAACACGCTGTTAAACTGTACTTTTTGGATCGTGTCCAAATTTTGGAAGAATACGAAGATTGGTCTATTCGTAGTGAACACTTCTCTATGAATGTTCCTAGTGTTTGTGTGACTAAAGATTACTTTCACTTCAAGAAGTCGGCCAAATTTAGTCGTCGCAACATGTACCTACGAGATATGTACCAATGTCAGTACTGCGGTGAAGTTTTTGATCAAAAAGATTTAACTTTGGACCACGTTATTCCACGTAGTCAAGGAGGTAAAACAACTTGGGAAAACAGTACCACTGCCTGCAAGTCTTGCAACCATAAAAAAGGCGATAAGATTATCAAACCTTTACGTGCTCCTTACAAGCCCGATCATTACCAATTGATTAAGCATTGGAAGGAGCGTCCAGTACAAGTACGACACAAGTCGTGGTATACATACCTTGGGATTGAGCCTAAGTAATTATTTTCCGAACCAGAGTGCAAACCACGCTGGTGTGCCCGGTTTGATGCCTTGTTCGCGCATCATCCGGGCTTTTTCATTTGCGGGATTGTGTTGTTGCCATGCTGGTATGTCTTCGAAACTTCGGCGTGGTACTACACCATTGGCTATTTGATAAATTGGATCGTTGGGATCTAGTACAGTATCTTCATGACCTTGACTGCCTTGCGTGGCATCTAAGGATGTGAATCTGTATTGTTTCATACACCGAATTTATTTTTCTTAGGTTTAGCTACTGGGCTCTTTTTATAAGTACTCTTAACTTCTTCGCTGTTATAATTGCCCTTGTTAAGGTCGTGCCATTCACTACCTACGGCTGCAAATGCTTGTTGTAATATTTCTTGCTCTTCCTTTGTATATGGAATTGCGATATTATATCTGCCTACCCAACTTTCTGGATCTATATGAATCGGGTGTTTGCCGTCGGCTACGGCTGCGGCCATCATGACACGATTTAATTCATAAAATCTATCGGCTAAATCGTGATCTCGGAATTTGTCCAAACCAACTGTAGCTTGTTGGAATCTTTGGCTAATGGGCCCAGATCCTCTTTCATCTTCCATAATGATATCTTTAATTTTCATTTTTAGGCTTTTGCCCTTTTTTCTTCATTGAAATAGCAATTGCGGCTTGTTGTGCGGGACTACCTGTTTCGTTTACACTTTCCGCAGGCACGCAGTTATTAACTCTGACTCCACCCTTCATTTTTGTTTTAGGGTTGCCAATCTTTTTGCCTGCCCAGCACTTAGGATCTAGGCGTACTTTTTCTTCAGCAATTACTCGTTCTGCGTGTTCGATAAGATTACGCATGTCTTCAATGCTTTCGCAGTTCCAACGGCGTAGAGCCTTATTGATTGGACTATCCGGATCTCTTTTTGTTTTAGCAGAAGCGTGTGCTTTCTTCATGCCTGACATACGGGCACAGAAACTCTTGCGGCGTTTAGCACTCTTGCTGCCTTTTTTAAGTTTGCTTGGCTTTGTTGTAACAGCAGTCTTTAACTTAGATCCCGGATGTTCGCGACGATAGGCTTTGACTGCTTTGCGGCTCATGCCGTCAGTCTTGTCACGCTTGTTGACTTTCTGCCAATCTTCTGCCAAGTTTGCCTGTTGTACATAGGATTCTAGCTCATCGTGCATGATTTGTAATTCTTTGGGATTGGCCTCGGCAATGATGCTGTCTAAATCCCCTTCGTACTCATCCCAATATTGTGAAAATATAGGGCTGTCATTATAAAAATATTCAAATTCATCATCGCCAGCGTCGTAGATCTTTTGACACAATGCTTTGATAGCATTACCAATGTTGCCTTCCGCTAAACCTTGCTTCTTCAAATAGCCGTATGCACTTACAAAGTCACTGGGGAAATCTTCATCACGGAACATACCTTGTGCCCTTGATCCTAATTCTCCTTTGGCTATGTTATAACCAAGATTTAGTATTTCATTCTCATCTGTGAGATTAGGATTTATATCAAATGTTTGTTGTGCTAGTTGTTCGTAGTAGTAAGCACCAAACTCGGAGCCTTCCGCCACACTTTGCTGACTTTGTGCTTTTTCAGCAGCTTGAATTTGGCGCCATAGATTATTCAATTGGCCGCCCATGGCGCGAGCTTTACGTTCACTGTCAGATAAATTTTGTTCACGGTCAGCATATTGCCAATTGCTACCGCCTAATGCTTTGTATTCGTCTCGCATACGTGCATATTCAGCTTTGAGCTCAGGCAATCTAGCAACTAAGTCTGCAAGTTGTTGTTCTTGCTCTGCTTTTCTCGCTCGTTCATCACGTGCCTTAACTCGCTCTAAGCCGCGCTCACGTTTGTTAAATGTAGTAAGAGCGCCGGCACGTTCTTCTGGACTTTTACCAAACATCGCACTCATACCAGCTTGTGCTCTTTGCATTGTAGCTTTTTTACGATAGTCGCCTAAGCTAACTTCAGTGATGACGTCATTTACTTTCATTTTTTAACCTTAATACCTTCGTATTCTTTGATTAATTTTAAGCTCATACTTTCTTTCATGGCTTTCGGATTGTCACCAAATTGATAACCATGCTTGGTCATTTTCTTTTCTTGTCCTGCAACATCGCCGTCGCCGCCTTTTGTTAGTACTTGGGTTGGCATTACGTGTTCTTCTGGAGTTGTATTAGCATGATAACGTTCGTCTTTGGCTTCTTTAGTAGCAATAGGATCTTTTCCGCCAGCAGGAGCAGGCATAGATGCTCCTAGTTTTTTGGCTTGGTCAACACTACTAGCACCACTTGGATTTGGAACTGGGATTAAATTTTCATCAACTTCTTCCTCATCTGTGCTAACAACCATTACACCTTCTGGTTCTGCATGATTATGTGCTTCGTGACCTTCGTGTTCGCCCATACCTGCTAGTTTTAGCATTTGCATTAGTTCTAATGCAGAGTCGCCGTCAGCAGTAATTGTAACACTCTTATGTCCATCGCTGTCCATACTTGTATTAATATTCATCTTGCCTTGTTGCTGTTCCATGTCTTGTACAGCACCACTGATTGGGCTCATACCGCACTCTTGCAATCCTGCTAGTTTACGGAATAGATTTAAAGATTCAGATACTTTATCATCGCACTTGCATTTGCTTTCGTACATTCCGCATTCCATGCACTTAGACTCGTTCAATTCTTCTTCGTTTTCACGAACTTGTTCCATATCCCCGTCGCCGTCTAAGTCTGCTTGTTTCTTACCAGCAGCACGTGCCTTAGCTAATTGGCCGCTAAAGTAGTTTCCTTCTTCCATGTCCTCTTCTTCTTTAGCAACTTCTGGATTTTGAGGAACCGGTACTGGCTTTTCTCCTGCTTTAGGAGCATCCGCCTGCCATGTGCCTTGCTTAACAGTTCCTGTGGGTGTTGTTGGCTTGGTGCCAGTTAGTTTGTCAAACATTTTTGGGTCACTGCTTTGCATCCACTTCTGAGCATCTTTAGGCTGAATAGGAGCTGCCGATCCTTGTGCGTCGTCGAACAATTTTGTAAATGTTTCGACAATCATATTTGTTGCCATAGAACGGCTTTCAAACGCACTTTTCTTAGGACGACCACGACCGCGCTTTACTTGCTCGCCGTCGGCGCCTGTTTCTGTTTCACCAGTCTTAGGATCATAACGACGTGTGTGCTTTACGCCTGTAGATGTCTTTTCAATTTCACCTTTGGCGCCTTGACGCTTTTCGCCTGTCTTCATTCCGCTTTGAGCACGGTCCTTAACAGACTTCATCATCTCGTCCCAACCTTCAACAATTTGCTCTTTAGTAAAGCCTGCTTCAAACATAGCTCTAACTGCTTCTTCTACTTTGCCTTTGTTGTGTGCTTTCCAAGCAGTAGCATAAGCAATGGATTTTTCTTTTGGTGTAATCTTACCGTCTTTAGCATATCCTTTTTTGATATGCTTGACCATGCGCTCTGCCTTTTCTCCTGGAGGTGCTACTTCATCCATTTTATCGTGATGGGCACGAATTGAAGCCATTTTCTCTTTACTTGCGCCTTCGCGGCCGGCTTTTTGCAGAGCTTTCATACCTTGTTCACCGTATTTCTTTTTACCAAGATATGCTTGTAGTGCGCTTTCATCCATTTCGGATTCTTCTACACTTTCTTTGGCACGTAGTTTTGCTAGTACTGCACCGGCAACTTTCTCGCCGCGCTCTTTGCTACCATAACGCTCGGCAGCACCTTTAGCAATCTTTTCAAAGTTCTTACCAGGCTTGCCAATGTCTTTACCGGCACGTGCCTTCTTGGCACTGTAATCTGTTTCTTTAACTTCTGCGGCATCGATGGCATTATCAACTGCACGAACATCTGCTTGTTGTGCAGGTGCTGGGTCTGGAGTCATTGAACTTTTGGCCATTTGTGCAAGTTTTTTGGCTTGATCGGTGGCAATAACTGCGGCGCCTGTATTAATTACTGCTTTATCTAAGGGTTTTAAATTCTTAAGGCTGCTACCAAGTTTGCCTTCTTTAACTTTTGCATCTTTCTTTTTACCGCCCATTTCATCTTTACCAAGACGACCTGCAATGACATCGCCACGAGTTACTTTATCGTAAGGCTTGGCATTGTTGGCTAAGTTACCGTCATTTTTCTTTTCAGCAACTAACTTACGTGACAATACTTGCTCCATGCTTTCTTGTAACTTTGTTGTAGCCTTGGGCTGTTTTTGTGTAGCAGGCTTTGCGGGCTCTTGAGCTACCTTATTAAAATTGTTTAGAATGTTATAAATGTTATCGCTCATGATTATTTTCCGTTTCCTGCTTTCATACTACGTGGGTTAATTATTTTGTTCTTATGTGTACCCACTGGGCTTGCATTGCCTTGCGGTAACTGGTTTGTTGTGCCTTGGCTCATAAAACTTTTATTAGTCTCTTTGCCGCCAGCAACGTCTGGATATGTATACTTGCGAGTTTCTTCTAATTCTTTAATTAGATCTGGAATACGTGCATCACCTACTAAAGCATCTCCATCTTTGCCAGGACGCTCACGCTCCATGTTATCTTGAAGTAGAACTGCTTCACCTGGCTTGCCACCTAAATTACTAACTTCTGTTCCATCCATGATTGCTTCGTATGGACTGTTAGAAGGAGTTACTTTGATACAAGCAAGACTTAGACCTGCACGCTCTGCAATCAATGTACGAACTTGTTCGTCGTTGCAAGGATAGCAAAGGCAAACATCAATGATGTTAACTTCTACAGGACCCATGTTAGGAAACTCTGGAGTTTCTTGGATTGGTAATCTTTTTGTGGCGCTGACTTTTTCTACTTTGTAGGCTTCTAACACACCCTTAATTTTGTTAAGCATGTCGTTAGGTAGCTCGCCAGCGATTCTTAGTCTAAAATCAAACGTTTTTGCTGATTCAGTAAGATAGGCTTTAAATGCTTTCATACGTGTTCCTATTATTAGATATTTAGCAGTTTTTGGGATTTATCTGGGTTTGTTTAAAATTTGAGCCAATAAAGTATTGCGGTCTACTACCATACCTTCTCCCTCTACTGCATTAGCAGGTGCATCTCCTGCTTGCTTCAATTGATGGTCTAATCGCATCTTTTTTAGTTGCAAATCGACCATGCGTAATTTTTTATCTAGTTTGGCTTGTTTAGCAGAGATGGCGTGCCCCAATAATACCCCTGCTGTCTGGAATACTTGTCCGCTAAAACGTGCTTCCATAGCCATTCCCAAATCCATCAAATCATTGAACTTATCTTTAGCCAAGTTGGCTAGCTCGTCCATTTCATCATCGCTAGCATCCAGGCCTTTAACGCTAGGTAGTGCTTGATCTATTTTATCAATGGCATTGTCTATGTCTTTAAAAACTTCTTGATGTTCTGCAAGGGCTTCAGTGGCTTGCTCGGGCGTTGTGTCTTCCGGAAGGGCCGAAGGCAAATTGAATAATTCTTCAAGTTTTTTTGTCATGCCAATATTTACCGTTTTTTACCTTGGTGGAAAAGTTCGTTTTCAGTCACGACTCTAAAAGTTAAACCCTGTGCGGCACAAAACTTACGGGCAGCATCCCATTTGCACATGTTAAGTGCGGCTGCGGCTTTGTCTCTGTTACTGCGAGCACCTTCTAAAGTAGTTTCCTTGCTAGGTTTTATTTCAACTACTTCAGCGTGTTTTTTACCATTTGCATCTACGTAGACCATTAGAAAATCTGGAACATAAATTGTGTTTTTACCTGTAAATGGATTTCTGTAGTTGACATGCAATGCTTCACTGGCCCAGTGTAATACATTAGGATGAGTGTCCAAGAATTGCATCATACGAAATTCCCATGAACTGCGATAAGTTGGGGTTCCTTTCCCCACATATTTGGCAGGATTTAATATTTCGTATTTTCCTTGACTGTACTTGGACATTATATAACTATCATTCTTGTAACATAAGGATTAGGCTGAACTACATTTCTTACACCTAATAGACTTGTTGGTACTCTAGAAATATTCAAATATAATGCTAATGAGGCATTAAGATTACCAGCACCCAGTTGTTGAAATTGATTTAATACTGCTAATGGGTCTTCACGTTGACTTTGTGCTGTATTAATAAATGCTTGTGCAAGTACTACCGCAGTATCGTAACTTCCTGTTTGTTGTGTGAAAAAACTTATGATAGAATCATTAGTACTTTCATTTACTGTATAGTCAGGTATAAAAAAATTATTAAAGAATCTAGTAGTCTTCGTTACGCCGCTAGTACCTGTATTACTAGGCTCTTGCGGGTTATATTGAGGATTTATTTGTTCATTAACTACGTTTGCCATACATTACCTTTACACAAATGCGGTTCCATCATCATAACCAACATCATAACTATCACTTGGGCCTTCTGCACTATTATTGATATCAGGATCTATTCCACCTTCTGTGCTTATCATTGTATCATTGCCTGCTAATATAGGATTGCCGGACCCATCTGTCCACACTGTACCGTACGGCGGACTTACTGCGGCAGTATCTCTATTTTCCCCTGGGCTTCCGTTAAACCAAGATCCAAAGAAGTTACTATTTGCACCTGGTATAGTAGATATTACTTTTCCATTTTCATCTGTGTAAGTAATACCACCTGTTTTGTCAGTAATGGCAAATCCACCTTCTTCTAATGGAGTTTTACTTACAATATTTTCAGTTGGACTATTCGGATCGTATTTGCCCCCATTAGTCCAACTGCTGAATACATTTTTAATACTGCCTGTTGCGCTGTCCCAACCTTGAGATATCGACCCAGTAAGACCATTTAATATAGGCTGTAATCCGTTATTAATTGCACGAGCAGTATACATGCCCGCAACACCACTAACTACTCCGCTTACAGTTTGTCCTACTAGTGACTTTCCAAGGAATGTTTTGTTTAATGCTTGATTAATCGAACTGCCAACAGTAAATCCGCCTGCAGCGCCAACTGTGCCAGATAAACTATTTGTAATTAACGCAGATGTTGAGTTGCCTACTGTATAAGTAACTCCGGTTCTTGGATCTGTGTACAATTGAGGACTATTCGGATTTACTGTTTGTCCTTGTGCTATCAAATCTCTAGTATTTGCTGGGTTAGTATTGATATTTTGACTGTAAGGTAAATTACCAGGCACATAGGCAACTTGTTGATTATTTTGATTAAAGACTACTTGTGTGCCGTCTTTATAATACCAAACCTCAACTGGATTGTTTGACTCGTCATATGTTGTTTGTTTAGCCTGGACGTTTAATTCTCTGTTAGATGCATAGTATTTGCCATCTTGTGTTCCGTAAGAACTAAACTGTTGTACTATTTGTCCGTTATCGTTTAACACTATTGCATTTGATGTTCCTGTATAAACTTGTCCCGATTGCGGATTTACAGAAATATATCCCGATGTAGGCCCTGCTTGATATACTGCATTATTTCCAGGATAACCACCAAATGTGCTGTTTATACCTCGAGTAAAATTGGATGCTGCTTGATTTAATACTCCTGTAGTAGTGTTTATAGCGGCTCCTTGTGCAGATGCAACTATTGCTGCGCCTAAACTTACCGAAGTTCCTGCCGCATAAGGATTAAGTGCATAAGACGGTCGACCTGGTATTGAAGAGGTTGCAGTGCCTGCACCACCCAATCCACCTAATGTAGGGAATATAGAATTAACGCCCGAATTAATTGCACCATTCAAAATTCCTAAACCTAACTGCGGTATTGCCTTTTTTGCCAGTGCACCAAGATTTGCATTTTTTATATTATTATAAAACTGATATGCTCCAATGATTTGACTGAAAATTCCCGAACCTGCCCCATATCCGTCAGGTCTACTTAAATCTGTAGGACCGCCTGCTAATGCTCCAATTAATCCACCTTCTGTGTAGATATTTGTAGTGCTTGTAGAAATTGGGCTTTGGACATTATCATAGTGTAGTAACGCAAAACCGTTTACGTCAACTGCATTTATAAAACCTGTTCTATATTTTACAGTTTCGTAACTGAGAGTCATAGTATTTTCTAATATACCAGTATCACCATAGCTGTTATGTTCACCGTGTCTCCAACTTGTTATAAACGGATTGATTAAAGTGTATTCTGTAAAACGCTTATTGTGTAAACTGTAAATTTGAATGTTTCTTAAGAATGCTTTTAAGTTTCCGTTTCTAGGACTATATCCCCATTTTTCTCTAAGTCGAGGTTGATATTTGTGTTTAGCAAGATATGTGCCAGTTTGATAATCACTGTCCCTATAATAATAGGTGTAATAATCATTCCAAAATCTCGTCACTACATCTGCGGCATCGTCATGAAACACAATAGTAATAGGATCGTAACTTATATGAGTTTGTATAATATTTTTCCTATTATACGCATTCATAGTTTTTGTATTCAATGTAAACTTTGGTAAGTCTACACGTTTAGCCATTAAGCCTGCTTCGTATTGTTCTATTAGCGTTTCACTGCTGACTGGTTCTGTAGCATTTAGTGTGTTAATAATACCGTTTAAGATATTTTGCAAAATATCACTGTCAACGTTAATACAAACATAGTAGAGAAAACTTTGTTTAGGAGCAAGCCTAAAATTGTCTCTTACAAATAGTGTTGTGGCATGATCATAAGGATGAGTAGTATCACCCGGTGCCAACGGCTTTAAGTCTGCGTTATATAAAGAGGCCATAAAGATATTTATCTAATAAAAAAGCCCGCCGAAGCGGGCTTGTTTTAGTGTTAAAAAATTAACCTGTTGTAACACCACCGTTAGTACGAGTAACCTCATTACCGACTCCACCCGGAGTTGTTGTTTGTAATGCATTATCGTATCTTAAAGTTAGTGTAATTGTCATAGGATCATTACTGCTATAATCAGCATCTCCATAAGCAACACTACTCAAGAAACAACCGTATAGTTGCCATGTTTCTAGCACTGTTGGTTCAATTGTTCCGTTTGCACCGTCTAGCATTTCTAAAGTTGTTGTGAACTTATAGTCAATACCAGAACTTGCACTAGCCTGTTCCATAAAGTCAAATTGCTTTTGTAGCTGTTCACCAACTAAACGACTTACGTTACCGCCTGCATCATCACGTAGAACAACCTGACTTGTGCTCCAAGTTGGACGTCCTGCAATGTAGATACGGCTGTTGTAAATTGGTAGTTCAACTGGAGCCATTTCAACAGTTGGTCTAGCAAAACTTACTATCTGTTTTGTTAGTTCTGTTTTAGGGTTACTGACACCAAAATTATCAAAAGTTGCGCGGAAGCGAAACTTTAATTTAGGCATTAGCAAGCCCTGATTAGTTGCACTTTGGTTTCCACCAAGTGGAACGGTGAATCTTGTTAAAGATGAAACTGCCATATTATGCTCCTGTTCCTGTAGCATTAGCGGATGCTAAATTGCCACTCTGTATTTCGCCTGCGTTCTTTATTCTAATTGGGATGTAGATGAATTCCACAGCCTTTGTTGGCTGTATAGCAATGTCTACAAACAATTCATTTCTACTAATAGTGAACGGTGTGTTATTTGTAGTATCGCAAACTACTAGGTAGTCTGTAATACCACGCTTGGCTACTAAGTCATTTAGTAAAGAATTACTTACAGCAATAACCTGTGCTCTTGTGATTGGATCGTTAGGTTCAAATAAGAACGGTCTTACTGCTACATCTAAGTTCTTTCTAATGTAGTTAATTAAACGTGCTACATTAATACGATCCAACGATGTGTTGTCTGTAGCCAATGTTTTCTGCCCAAATACTGTAATACCTGTTCCGGGTAGTTTTGTAATCGGGTTAATCTTGTTGTTATACAATGTGTCACGTAGACCTTGTGTAACTCCAATGCTTACAAACTCTCCCGAAGTACTGTTGATATAACCAATAGCACTTACGTTATCAACTATGCCTCTGCGTGTTCCAGCAGGTGCTAGCCATTGATAACTTACGTTGTCGCTACGCATAATTGTACGTAGCGCCATGTAACTTGGAGGTACAACGATACTGTTGCCGGCAAGGTCGTTTGTTTGGCCACTTGGATAGTACAATCCAACATATGGACTTACTGTGCTTGTGGATAAACCAACTTCACCTGTTTCTGTAGCATTTTCGTTGTTGTTTGCCCAACCTTGAATTGCTGTACCTGTAGCAGGTAATCGCATTGGTGTATCACCTACGATAAACGCAGTATTCTTGCGCTCGTCGTTTAGAGCAATCATGTTAGGAATTAACTCTGGGTAACTTGGGCAAGCAATCAAGTTGAAGTTATTTTGATCTTCTCTTAATGATGTACTACTGTCGATAGTAGCTTTAAGAGCTGCAACAATAACTCCGCGTGGTGCTTTACGTCCAAAGTTTGGAACACCAGTTGATTGATATCCGCTTACACTTACCCATGTGTCTGCACGACCTGGTAGTGTTTCGTTTGGATATGCGGCTGATGTGAAATAACTTGTCTTGTATTGCTTTACATTGTAACCGCTTGCTCTTGTGTTAAACAATAGCATACCGCGTGGATATAAAGCAGCATCGGGTGCATCTAAGTCAACATAATTGCTTAGTGCTAGACTTGCAATACTTGGAATTGCGCCAGTAACTGGATTTACGTTACCAGTTGTGCTCCAACGAGCATCGCCAAATATAATACCGTTTTGACCAGTTGCATCAGTGTTATCAATTAAGACCCACTGACTTACTCCGTCAAGACTTTGCCAACGATATAGTTTTGGATAGTTTTCTAGGTCGCTGGTGTCTAACCATAAATCACCAAATTCTAAATCAGTACCATCATCTTGTTCTGTTGGTTCTGCAGTACTAATAATAGGACCTGCTGTATTAGTTAATGTTAGATTATAACCACGGATGTCAGAACCTAATGTTCTATATCCCACCCATGCACTTCCGTTACTAATCATTATATCAGCGCGACTTGGTGTGTTATAATACCAATATGTATCATTTGCAGGTGCAACATAAGGTTGTGTTGCACTTACTGTGTAAGTTTCAACAGCCAATGGCTCCCAATTACTAATGATTAAACTGTCACTGCCGCTTGTTGGATCAGCATAAACATTTGTACCAGATGTTGTAAATCCAACGTTAGCTAATGGACTACCTACTGTGTCAGTTACAATCATATCGCCACCAAGTGCGTGTGTTAGAGAAACTGCTCCCGAACTTGTAACACTTGCGCTTACTGAAGGAATGTTTGCTGCCAATACAGCTTGTACAAAACCAGTTACTGTTCCTGTAACAATCGATACTGTGTAAGTTGATGTATTAGCAGAAATTGCGCTTGGTCTTGTTTGTACTGTAAACTCGTTGCCCGAGCTCGGTGCAGCTGGACTTGTTGTAGCACCTGTGCCAACTGTGGCACCTGTACCAATACGATACCACAGTTGTGTACCAACTGTTGTGTTTCCAAATACGTTGTATTGAGCAAAAATAGATCCTGCCGATACATTTAAACCGCCGCCCGTTGGATCTAATCCGTATGTAGCTGCAAATACTGTGTCGTAATCATAAACATTTGCAGTGTCCCATAATTGTGTTACGCCATTAAATGTGCTTACAGAAACATTTAAACCACTACCCAATGTGCTTGCTTTTTGCCATACACTACCGGTAGGTCTTGGGATGGCAGAATCTGTTTGCCAGTCTGGAACACTATAGTAAGGAGCAATCTGTACAGCTCCGCAGGCATAATAACCAGCAGTTATACCAATAGTTGCTAATGGTGTTCCGCTGTTATTAGTAAGACGAACGATACCGTCTGGAGTCGATCCGTCACTCATTGCGTCTTCGTTACCGTAAACTACAATTTGACCGTTGACTACACTAGAACTTACACCTACTACGTTAGCATTATTAATAGCGGCGCTAATTGCAGTTGCATCGTCGCCTAGATAAAAACTTACTGTATCAGTGTTAATATAGATAGAACTATTTGCAGTAATCTCTGGATTTACTGCAGAACCAGTAACTACTCCGACGCCGTCTTGCCACCCAATAGTTCCTACTAGATGCCATGTGTTGTCGTAACGCTTTTGGAATATAGGGTTTGTTGGATCTACTGTGTTAACAGCAAAATCTCCGATAGTACCAATATCAGTACTTGGTGTAAACTCGTCTACTGCTAATTCGTCTGTGCTTGTAATTACTCTAACTGATTGTAAACCAAACTCTTGTGTTGTTGCATTCCATACATAAACACCCCAATCTGTATCTGTAGTGTTTAACCAAAAAGAACCTGAACTTGGATTTGCAAGTGGTCGGGTAGTTGTGCCCTCTAATTGACTTAAATCAACGTCTGCTCGTTGAATATAAACTTGATTACTTACACCTAATAGACTGTACGCAGTCATTAATCCGTATTCATTACGTTCGTCACCGTTGATAGGTGCTCCCGAACTTGTTGTATAGAATGTTGGTGTTCCGAATGTTGTTACCAAGTCACGCTGGCTAGTAATTGTATAAATTTTGCCAGCATTTTCCGCTAATGTTCCTGCGGCAATTGCGGTGCCGCCTGGAGCAGTTTTGTCCTGTGCTGTCGCTAAAAGAATATAACCGACTGAACCAATAGCATTGGGTGCGTAGTTACTTTCGTCAGTAACTGTAATTTGTACGCCTGGAGAAACTAGTGCCATGTTTCACTTCCTCTTAATTGTTCAAATATTTATCGGAAGATGTAAAATATAGCCTGTTTGCAGTACCTTTCGAAAGACTAAGTATTTTTATGAGACCTATCTGCCCATTGTGTAATCAAAATTTAGTTGCTATAAACTATACTAGTAACGAAAAAACTCGATATAGAAAAATTTGCAATAGTTGTAGCCGCAAAGGAAAGAAAATAAAACCCCCTGTACCTGCTTGGTTTAGAGCAGGTTATAGGAAAAAATTAACTTGCGAAAAATGTGGATACAGGGCAAAATACCCCGAGAAGCAAATGACTGTTTACCATGTAGATGGTAACTTAAAGAATGTTAACTTGCTTAATTTAAAAACTGTATGCCTTAATTGTAGAGTCGAAGTTTCTCAGAGTAGACTTCCCTGGCGGGAAAGTCCTATTATACCAGACTTTTAAGTTGATCGTATAAGTGCTCAATTGACCCATTATTGTCAATCATATGATCAAATTTAGTTCCTGCCCATGAATATTCACTGGCATGAATTCTTTCAGCTTCTAACCACGCTCTTGCTTTAATATCGCCTTTATTTGCCTTGGCAGCAATGTCATACCAATGAGGAGTTATACCACGTTGAATCCAAATAATTATCCCCCCTTGATTTTTAATAGATTGTATTTCGTTGTAAAATCTACAATCACTGACTACAATATTGTCTTTGCTAGTACGTAGTTTATTTTCTAAACTAGCAATCCATATATCGTCGTGAAATGCCCTGCGACAAACCTCAGTTCCCCATTGTTGCAGCACATATCTGGGAGTTATTTCTTTCCCTAATCTACTAGACCACCAATCATCTCGCTTTTCTCGCCAATCCCTACTTTCTTTAGTACGCCCTTCAAGGAGTTCTCTGTCCCAACCAAAAACCGCAGATACAGCATCCTTTAAGGGCGCGGCAAAACTATCTCGTTTAAATTGATGAAAATTAACTAGGTAATCTGCGGCTGTGTCTTTGCCGCACCCTATAAATCCGCAAATACCAATAATCATAAAAAAGGACTCCTAAGAGTCCTTATTGTATATTATCCTATGACCCATGTCAACGGTTGTGATCCATCAACATACCGTCTTAGATCATCTTCGAGCTTTTCCATTTCAGCATTAGCTTCTTGTAATAATGCTGAGCCGTTTAGTTGAGTGCCGCCCTGCGGGCCAGCAATAGTAGCAAATTTGCTACGTGCCTGTCCCAACATCGATTTCGCAAAAGCCAAAGAATATTCTTGTAACCATGGATAAACCATTGGATCACTTAATAGCATACTGTCTGGTTTGTAGTTGTAGCACCATAATAGCACACTTTCAAGTTGGTCCTCTGTTCCGTCGTCGCCATAAAATGGTTGGGGAATCCAGAATGTTGTTTTTTGAACATCATTAGCTGACACAGATGCAGATCCCAATGTTTGGTTAGATAATACTGTTATTACTGTCTGTGTAGAATTGACCGACAATATTCGATATTGTGAACTGTATCCCCTAACCGGACAATTTTGTATGTAAATGCTATCATTTACTTTTAAGTTACTTTGCTGACTAGTTGTAGACGTTGGCAGTGTTATTGTAATAATACTGTTGGGCACCGTGTTTGCCGCACTAATTGCACTAGGTGTAATATTTGTGCCTCCATCATATGGGATTTTTCTGACTAGTGTTAGTTTTTTAGTTACACGATTCCATGTGTAATTAATATAGCCACCAAACATAGTCATTGCTAGTTCTTGGTATTGTGTAAAGAGTTCGTAGTTAGTTAGTCCGCCAACACGGCCGGCCACTAACATGTAAGTGTTTAGATAGCCAGATGAAAACGGTTCAAATTGGCTAGCGGTAGTTCCCGATGTGCTACCAATACCCCTACGAAAGATTTGTCTAACTTCCATAATTGTATTTGGAAGTATATATTCTTGGACATTAGGTTCAAGATCTAAGAACACATAACTTTCTTCTACAGCATTTTGTGCTCGTTGGCGATATTTTGTAAGTGCTTGTTTAATAGACAAATCGTAATGTTCTTTGTCTAATTCAACATCAACCATTTGATCACCTAATCGCAACCTGATATAATCAATCATATCGTTGCGTAGCTGATTAAGCGTTTGAATTTGCTCGTTAGCGGCTATTGCGCTTTCTTGGCTAATAAAGCCGGGGCCGCCCAAATTTTTAGTTCTTACACTAAAATCATTTCTTAAATCGGGTTGAATAACTACATCAGTCATAAGAATAGTCCTGTTAGCAGTATTTAGCCAACAGGACTATTCGTTCAGGCTACTTTTAATAGTAGGATATCTGTACTGATACGGCCGTTCAGTTTTGTCTCCACTGCCTTAATGTCTTTGATGAATGTGCGAAGAGCCACCTTACCTGCCTTAGCAAATTCTTTAAGTTGCTCGTCTGGCTTGCGTAGGGTTTTCGCGACACTTTTATCGACATCAAATCCTGTGATAGTCGTTCCTTTGATTCCAAGTGTTTGATAACTTGCCGCGACATATTTGCCCAACTTACGAGTCTTGAAGTTGTAAATCCAAAGTTCACCGGCCCCGACAATATCAACAGGATTAATTGACACCACTTTAAGAGATTTATCGTCCTTTGCATACTTGAGTTTAGCCACCAACTTTTCTTTGCTTGGCGCCTTTTTAACTCTTGCCTTTTTTGTAGCCTTTTTAACCCCGCGGTACTGGTCCACGGCCGCGAGTAGATCGTTAATCCAGGCGATCCGCTTTTTAAAATCTGCGGCTTTGTAATGACTGTAACCTTCTTTGAGTTGGGGATCTGCTTTGCTTTGGGCAAGTTCAAGCTCTGCTTGACGTTTTTTGTAGAGTTCTTCATATTTGCTCAGTTGGCTTTGAATAACATTATTGTTAGTAAGCCAATCGTAAAACTTCACACTTGTAGTGTCGATATCATCGTACAGCCCCTCCAGTTCACCAATTAGTTCACTGGTTTTCTCGTTCATACGGTCTTGGATTGTGGGACGATTTGCAACTTGTGTGGGGGTTGCTACAGTCTCTACAACTTCGGGGTCTGCTGTTTTAAGTGCTTGCAAAATTGCTTGATCCAGAAATTCTATATGTCGAGAACGCAGAGGCATTCCCTTGCGATGTGCCATAACAAGGCTACACGCTGTCATCGGCAGAGCACGGTCACTGGCACGAATAAAGGCTTTGATTTCTTCTTTTGTGAATTCTGTTGTGCTTTGCATCCATTCTACCACATACTTTTTACAATCTTTTTGATTATAATGATAGTTGTAGTAGTTAAAACTTTGACGAAGTTTATGGTCAAACTTGTCCTCGGGCCAATCTTTGGCATCTTCGGGCCAAATGGGTTCGCTACCAGTGTACTTCTCATCAGCAAACGCTACACGAGCGGCCCGCGGTTGTTTAGTTTTAATTTTAATTCCAGCAACTGTTGCCATATTAACCTTTCTGATTCAAGAAGAAATAAGTGAGATCGGGTCCTTCAACTTTTACAAGTTGGTCGCCAGTCTGGAGCAAAGTACACCAGTCGTTTTCACCCCAACGAATTCTAGGTTTCCCTGTAGCGGTGAACTTTTCGATTTTGGCTAGGTGCAATTGTCGGTAACCTTGTTTCATATATATGACAAAGTCGCCGACATCGAGAATTCTCCCCAAATAGTCTTTGGCTACTGTGCTCACAGAGTTCGCTCCTTTTTAACACGGCCAATCCGTGATGCTTTGTTCCAATCGTAGACTACCCCGTCTGGACACTTGCCGTCCCGAACGCTGTCTACACCAAAAATACCGCAGGCTTCAAAATTGGGACCTTTAATTGTAACAAAGAATCCCACTGCCTTTGCGGCTTGCATAGCGGAATCTAGGGTCGAGAACCCATCCAATACATCGCCACGCTTGTTGATTAATTTAAACATACAGTAATTATAGCACAAATCCCATTTTGGGTCAACTGTACAATAAACGGGCATAGGTTACCCAATGCTCAAAATTGTGCATTGCTTCGTTTAATTGGGCTTCCAATTCTGTATACTTTGGTGTTACACGCTGATAGCGCCTACACGTAACCATTTCCTTGTCCATTTCTGTGCGAATGTTTACACAATTTTTCCAAAGTTTGAACAGTTGGCTACGGGCCCGCATATCGTCGGTGCCTTGAACCTGTTTGAAAAAGTCCTGTAGGATAGCATCATAGTCCATACTTGCAATTATACATCGTTTTGGATTTAGTGTCAACTCTGCCATAAATATAGTATAAAACGGACTACGGTATGCCAAGACTTAGTATGTGGCGTGAAAACCACACCAACGATTATAAATTTATGGACAGACGCATCAGTGAAGAATTTACTGTAGGCGGCACTGGGGTATTATTACACAAATATTTAGGTACTATTAATCAAGCTAATACTTACCCCACCTCAGCTAATGTTACTGCAAATACTTCTGTTATCAGTTTTGCCAATGTAGCATTATTCGAGCCTGGTCAAAATATTTCAGGTGCCGGTATACAAGCAAATACAGTAATTTTTACAACTAACACCACTGTTAATACCATAACAATCAGCAAGCCTGTTACAGAAACTATTTCTACAGGCACAGCTATAAATGTCTACTGGCGCGATCCAACTCAACCAATTTACAACAACCAAAGTGCCACAAATATTCAAGACTTATTGTGGCTAGAAAACAGAGATAGAAAATACGACAAAGACGTTTATAAAATGCGCGGCATTTATACTGTAAACGATAACGATTTTGACCTACAACAATTTGGTATCTTTCTAAGTGCAGACACAGTCTATATGACATTTCATTTAAATGACACAGTTCGCATGATTGGTCGCAAGCTAATGAGTGGCGACGTACTAGAGCTACAACATAAAAAAGATTACTACCCACTGGATGAAGCTATCCCCATTAGTTTGAAACGTTATTATGTGATACAAGATGTTACTTTTGCGTCTGAGGGTTTTAGTCAAACATGGTGGCCACATTTAATTAGAATTAAAATGTCACCTCTTGTAGATAGTCAAGAATATAAAGATATTTTAAATCAAATAACAGTAGGCGACAACGATACCCCAATAGGACAAATTATCAGTAACTACAATAAACTCAATGAAATCAATGATGCTATCATTATGCAAGCAGAGAATCTAGTTCCAAAAAGTGGAACAGATATCGATAATTTATACGTCGAACCACTATTACCCGATGGCTCACCTGGGGACCCTACGGGACAAACTGTCGATTTGACCACTTTAAGAGTTAATAGCACATTTGATTTTGCAAGCACACAGGCTACTACCCCCGATACAAATATACCAGCATATTTAGGAGGCGACGGTAATGCTCCGAATGGCTGGCCAGTTGTAGCAGGAACTAGTTTTCCCGCTAATCCGAATATAGGTGACTATGCATTAAGGCTAGATTATATTCCTAATAGGTTATTCAGATGGAATGGTGCTCGTTGGATTAAGATTGAAGATAATGTAAGAACAGATCTTACTCCAGGACCAAATAACCAGACACAACGTAGTATCTTTGTTAATAATACAGACACGTTTGTTAATAACGAAGGTCAGACTGTAGCAGTTCGTCAAAGCCTAAGTAAGGCGTTAACGCCTCGAGCCGATAATTAATTATGATTAAGGAAAATATATAATGGCATTACAGGCCTTCTTTTATGATCAACAAATACGCAGATACATCATACAATTTATTCGTATGCTGTCTAATTTCCAAGTTGAATTTGGCAAGGATAGAAATCAAGTAACCGCCTATCAGCGTGTTCCTGTAATTTACGGCGATAGTAGTAGACAAGCACAATCAATCATAAAGCAAGGTAGCGAAAACTATCTAAATAGCGTACCTGTTATGGCTGTTTATATTTCTGGTCTAGACTACGACAGACTTCGTTTGCAGAACCCAACATACGTTGGCAAAATGAATTTGCGTGAACGTTACTTTGATCCAAATACTGGTGAATACAGCACTACCCAAGGCGATGTTTTAACAGTAGAACGTCTAATGCCTGTACCTTATAAACTTACGCTGAAAGTTGATATTTGGACTAGCAATACTGAACAAAAACTGCAATTGATTGAACAGCTAGCAATTTTGTTCAATCCAGCATTAGAAATTCAAAGTACAGACAATTATGTTGATTGGACTAGTTTAACTTATGTTTTATTAACTAATACAAACTATAGTTCAAGGAGTATTCCGATTGGTACAGAAAATCCTATTGATGTTGCCACTTTAACTTTTGAACTTCCGATTTTTATTAGTGCCCCTGCACTAGTTAAGAAATTAGGTGTAATTCAAAAAATTATTGCATCAATATATGATGCAAATGGTGATATAGACAATGCCATTTATAACGACGCAAATATATTAAGTCGTCAATACATAACTCCGTTGGACTATGGTGTTGTATTATTCGGCAACGAACTCAGATTAGTTCGTTATAACAATCCTGTGATACCAGCATTCGGTGAACAAATTATCAAACAAATAGCAAGTAATGTTTCTGCTAATACAACAATCACTGTCGATAATACTACAGATATAGAACCTGGGATGATTGTTTCTGGATTAACTATAAGAGGTCCAGGTACCATTACCACAAATACAAATACGAATGTAGTAGAAGGAACAGACACTCACTTTTTGACATCTATTACTCCTGGGCAAATAATTTATTCTTATGACGAGAATACACCAATTGGTACTGTAGCTACAGTAGAAGATGACGGACTATTGTTGTTAACAACAACTGCACAAGGTAATTTAGTTGCTGATGGGTGGGAACAATATAAAACAGTAAACTCTGCAAACTGTGCAGTTATAAATGTTAATGGACAAGTGGTAACCACAAGCAATCTTGTAACTGCAAATGTAGGCGATAGGATAGTATTTACAGGAACAACAGATCAAGTTGGATCGTATGAGCCATGGAGAAACTTTATTAATATCTACGGCAACTTAGTAAACGGCACAAGTCAAGTAAGATTAGAACTAGCGGATGGTAACGAAATCGTAGGTACTGTTAGCTACAATCCGATAGATGATACAACATTACTATACTCCCCTGACCCAGATACATTGCCAACTAATACAGTCCTTCCGGTTAATGCCATCATTGATCCGCAATCTAGTAGACCGAGCAAAGATTTACAAAATCTAGCAGTAGGCACCAGATACTTATTAGTTAATGATTATGTAACTCAACCAGGAGCAGTGCCCACATATAATTGGCAAGGGATTGACAATACCCCATTAGTAGCGTATGCTAATGATATTATTCAATACAATGGTAGCCACTGGATAGTAGCATTTGATTCTCGTAATGAAACTAGTATTAATTATGTTACTAACATGACCACTAATACTCAATATCGTTGGAACGGTGTAGAGTGGGCTAAGAGTTACGAAGGCTACTACGAAAACGGAAAATGGCAATTAGTAATATAAAATCAAGTTGTGGAGCGTTAATTTATTGTACGACCACTCACCGATATTTGTTCTTATTAAGAAAAAATGGTCGGTACCCGGACACATGGGGATTAGTAGGTGGTAAAATCGAACAAGGGGAAACTAACTTTGAAGGTCTCGAAAGAGAAATCAAAGAAGAATTGGGCGGGGAAATTAAGGGCGCAAAAATTATTCCCATTGAAACTTATACTAGCGACAATGGAAACTTTGTCTACCAAACTTATCTAATAAAAGTAGATGAAGAATTCGTACCAGTACTTAACGACGAGCACAAAGGGTATTGTTGGGTTGAGCTAGAAGACTATCCGAAACCGTTACATCCTGGCGTATATAGAACTATACGCTTTCAAGCAAATCAAAATAAGATAAAAGTCTTAGAAAAAATTAAAGATTAAAAACAAAACTTGTTCTTGGCTCTTTGCTGTTGTTTGGCGGAACTTCATGATATAACCATGCAGGCCAAATTAACAATGTACCGGGTGTAGGAGTGTATTCTACCTTTTGCATACTATACCAGTTATTCGGATCTTTAACCATAAACATGTAGTCAAAGAAATCCTTAAACGGCTGATTAGGTGTAAAGATAATTTTACTAGATCCAGGTGGTGTTTTAAGATAATATATACCACTTAGTGTGCATTGGCTGTGCAAATGCCTAGGGTGATTACTGCCTTCTTTAAAGTTGTTAGCAAACAAATATGGTTTCCATGGCACATTAGTAGCATCATACCCTTGCAATTCTAAAAAATGTTTGCCGCGTTCTAAAACAAAATTTATAAAAGGTTGGAATTCAGTATCTGTGGTTAAATTTCTTGTTCCGTATGTTGTTTCTCCGTTATAGTAAAAAGAAGAATTTACGTTTTTATCAGGCACATTAAAAATATTATCAAACAGCTTGGTCATTGGAGCAAGCCATTCGGGGTGTTCTTCTTTGCCTACAACAGAAGGAAACCAGTTATGTAATTCCATTAGTTTTGATTAAAAAATAATTGTACGCTTAGGCGTGGTGTTTCAGCTAGCTGAGTAACCATAGTTGTTCCGTGATAGATAGGTGGCCTAAACCATGTCATAGTGTTAGGCATCGGATAGATCCAACGCTGTCCCATGTCGGGGTCATCGGCTAAAAACATCCCACCCCAATTCCAATTCCAAGATTCGTTAATATAAATTGTGCTACTTAATCTTGGATTAACATCGCTAGCATCATGATGGAAGTTTATTTGACTGCCTGGAAGCCAAATGTGCATGAACACCGTCAAATTTCTATAGTTTGCAAAATCTGGGTGTACATCTCTTGGATACTTTTCTAAGAAATAGTCTTTATATTCTTCTAAAGGTAAAATCAGTACTGGTGCAAAAGAACCGGCTTCTAATCCAGCGCCCCAGCGCCCCATGTTATTGACTTCGAATACAGCTTGTCCTTTGCTAGACTCGAATTTTTGTCTTAGAGACTTTAATATATCTTCTTCTAAAAAGTTTGAAACGATATTAATCATATTAAAATTGTGTTGTAAAGAAAAACAATTGGAATAATCTACCGGTTTGTAAATCATGTCCAAAATAATCTAAGCTAGTATGAAATAAATCACTACGATATAGAACTAACCTATTATATCTATTACCGATACGATCGACCATTTCCCATTTGGTCATATCTTGACTTTCGTATGCCTCTAATTCATGAGCCATACGTGCGCCAGTTTTTTTATACATAAAAAGTCCCGTGCCGCCAGATATTGGGGCATCGGGCGTAAGATAGCAAACTCCTGCCCAGGTATTGTAATGATCTGTATGAATCCAACTACGATTAGATGAAGTAGCAAGTTCGAAACTACCAGAAAGCCCGTCACGAGCATTCCATTCTTTTACTTCTCCGCCAGCATTCCATACTATAGTCTGAATTGATTCTTTGATTGAATCATTTAAGAAAGTTGCAGTACGCAATCCTGGAAAATTTCCTTGTACTTTAAATTCTTGTTGCATTGCAAAGTTACGCACACTATCGGGATTACTGTAAAAATCATCAACAATAATTACATTTGTTCTCATATGTTTATTCTCTGTAGTATTGTACTTAGTTTAGTTGAACCTGCTGGTAAATGGAATTCTCTTGCTCTAGAGCAAAGTTTAGTTTATTTTCTATAATATCTTCAATTCTTTGATAGATATTCTTTTCCCAAAACGGTTTAGCTTTTTCATGATTAATCTCTGCGTAAGGCAACATTCTATCGTATACTTCAGGAGTTAGATTAGCGATAATATTTTCAAATTCTTCAATAGTTCTAAATTGTATAATACCCCGAGGATCAAAAAATTCTTCAATATTTGTACAGCCGTAATAAATTGGTACTGTAAAAGTTTTAAAACAATCTAACAGTTTTTCAGTAAACATGTTGTTCATATCTTGATTTTCTGTAGCGATATTAAACTTGGCATTTGCAAAAAAAGGATTTTTACTCGGTGCTACCGGAGGACTGCGATGCCAAAATAATTCAAACGGCCCTATGTGTGTTTTACGTTCTATTCTATTCTTAATCATAAAACGCATAATGTAGGGAGCCCCGTTAATTTTACTACTCATTAAATAAGTTATTTGATTACGTTTTTCTAATAAAAGACCGTCTTCTATCCAACTACCTACTGGACAAAAGTTAACTGCGTGAGGTAAATGAAATAAACGTTCATCATAAGTCAGTATTAAGTGAAACTTATCAGCATTTTCAATTACCATGTCTTTAAATTTTATATAAAGATTTGGCGGCTCGCACTGAACTAGTACACGAAAATCGGCCGACATGTCTGTATTAACGGTATCGAAACTAACAACCACCCTCTTAGATAGTTGTTTTGTAAACTTATATTTGTCGTTTCCGCTGTACCCAGGCATATAACCTATTTGAACAATATCATGCATAGACTCTAACAATTTTCTTATAACCTTTACTTAGTAATATAGCCATATTGCTAAAATTACTTTCTCTACATACTAAACCGCCGCAACGTGCTAATACCATGCAGTCATTGAATGTTTCAACCCAATAACGCTTTTGGTAGAACCAATCATATTCAGGAATACTATCAAAAAAATCTTTATGCTTTTCTGTAGGGTATCTTATAAAATTATTGTGAGCAATAATGTTATCTCCGAACTCTGCTCGTATTCTACTAATAGATTCATCGTTATCCGCAGAAACAAATATATTCTTATACTTTCCAGATATAAATTCTATTTTAATTTCACGAATATAATCGTCTATAGTAATCTGTTGATACAAATCCCAGTGAAGCATATTCATTGTTGTTAACCGTACATGTACTCCTAAAGTTTCTTCTGTTATGTTATTTTCTTTACAAAATCTATTAGAATGAAAATATAATTCCGGTTTAAGTCTAATTTTATCCAAAACACGTTTATAATCTTGAAATCTAGAACTTAGTTCTATTTTATTTTCTTTGTTATAAGTCGGGCCCATTGGCAGATAACCACCATAAGTATATCCAGAACCTTTTTTCTGATCTAATACATAATTAAAAATATGTTCGTAAGGCTCGTCTATTCCGTATGCTTTCATTTGTTCTACATGCTGTTGACAAAGTTTATATGCTGCGATACCGAATGGATCAGCAGGATCATCAGACTCTACAAAGCCCGAAGGAATTAAGTATACATTATCAAATTCAATGTCAGCCAATGGCAATATAGCAAACTGTAGCAGTCTGCTGAATACCCCGCCACCTGGCACATGAAATATATAATTTTTCACAGATTTCGTTCCCAATATTCAATCATTTCATCTAGCATAGATTCAAATGTATAAGAAGGTTTCCATCCTAGTATATTTCTGATATCACTACTATCACCTTTAAGGTAACGTAATTCCTCGGGGCGTATAAATTTTTCATTTTGAACTACATAATCTTCGTAGTTCATACCTAGTTGACGGAATGTATATTCACAGAGTTCTCTAACTGTATGAGTTTCACCTGTAGCAACAATCCAGTCTCTTGCAGTGTCATGATTAACTATAGCATGAATCGCACGAACGTAATCGTAACTGTGTCCCCAGTCTCGACTACTATCCATGTTGCCAAGTTCTAGTTGCTTTGCTAATCCTTTTTTGATTTCAACTGCTGTTTTAACAACTTTATTAGTTACAAAGTTAGTGCCGCGGCGTGGACTTTCATGATTAAACAAAATGCCATTACTAGCATGAAGTTTATATGCCGCACGATAGTGTCGTGTAAAATTAAATGATGCAAGTTTGCTAATACCATAAGGACTTACTGGTACCATAGGTGTGGTTAGTCGTTGTGTTTGATCAGCATCAATGCTATTACCAAACATTTCACTAGAGCTAGCTTGGTAATATCGTGCGTTAGGACATAGTTCTTTAAAATAATCTAGCATATACAAAACACCCATAGTATTAGTGTTCAATGTAAACGAAGGCATATCAAAACTAATACGCACATGACTCATGGCACCTAAGTTATAAATCTCATCAGGTTGCACTTTACTAATCACTGAATGCAAACTTAATGGATCAGTTAAGTCTCCATAATGTCGTGTAATACTATCGTTAATTTCGTGTAGTCTGGAACTTTGGTTTTCTGGTACGCTATGCCTGCGTACAATTCCATGAACATCATAACCAAGTTCTAATAGATATTCACTTAGATAACTTCCGTCTTGACCTGTAATACCTGTAATTAATGCTCGTTTTGCCATTTTAATCTTTCCATAATTTCTTTTTGCTCAAATCGCTATACTGTTCCCAGCCGCCGCAATCGGGAGTGTCATCAGGAACTTGATCCATTAAGATAATACCTCTTGCAGCATCTTCAGGAGTCATGTACATATGCCAGCCGCATATATCTGCATCATCGTCCCATTGACTTACTTCCATATCGCGACCGTCGTAACGTGCTTTAATTAGCCATTCATATGCATCTTTGTCGTCTGTTAATATCATTCCGCCGCGGCCGATCGGAATACGCTTTTTAATTTGAAAACTAACAACATGCAATCCACCCACGTACATACCTCGACGCCAGCGAGTAGCCGCATCCCATACCGGATAGGGTTTTAATTGATATACCCCCGACCATTCTTCATGTCTAAATGTAGGTTGACATCCGGCATGTTTAATATACATAGGGACACTTTGATATGTGTGCTTAGGTATTTCAACCAGCCCGCGGGCATTGAGATATTTTAAACTCAAAAATAATCCGTGTGTACAACAATCAACACTTACTCCATATTTGGCCCCAGCAAACTCTGCTACTTTCTTTTCGAAAGTATCAATAATATCGCGTGGGTCATTCCAATTATATCCTAACTGCTTGACCATGTCCAATTCAGGGCGTTGGAACTCTTTTGGTAATTTGCCTGATGGCCAACTATTAAATTTATTCATTAATATTTGTATCCTAGTTTTTCTGCGTATTCATAGGCTTTATACATACTGCGTTTACGTACAGGACGAGCAGGATTACCTGCGTATACTGTCCAAGGTTCAGTATCTTCTTTGAGCAAACTGTTTGCACCTAGTACACTTCCTTCTGCCATTATAACACCCGGTAGTATAACGCTGTTAGCTAATGCTCCACTAAATCGTCGTAGAGTAATGGGCAACAGTCTTTGTTCGTCTTGATATTCTTCGGGAATCAATGGACCTATTAGTCCTGCCCCGTGGAACGTTTCGCTACCGCAAACGTATTTAGATCCTACACTTAAGAAACAAAAATCTTCCACATAGAGTGCAGTTTTTTTTCCGCCGATTACCGCAACATGCGGACTAATGTGTACATAGTCTCCAATTTGTAGTTTTGTAGTACAATAAAAGAAACTGTCTATTGCTACGTGGTTGCCAATTTTACATAATTCAGGTCTGCGGATTTCGGCAGTGGCACTGATATAAACGTCGTCGCCTTTAATCATTTAAATTTTGGTCCTATTACCCAAGTTGTCAATGTTCTTCTAAGTCCGCTTAAAACAGGTGCTACCCGATGTAACAAATAAGATGGGAACAAAATAACACTTCCTTTTTGTAATCCGGTGTTGATTGGAAAACGTTCTTCAGACAAGTTCAATTGGAACTCACCCCCCGTGAAATCTAATTGGGGCGTACTTAGTAACGTTACTATAGTAATTTTTCTCATATATTCATTGATTCTATAATCAATTGATGTAGGATTATCTAATGCTATGTCCATATGAAAATTATGTCTGCCTTCAGGTCCATACTCAGCATATTGAATATAGTTAAATCCAGTTAAGTCAAACTTAAACATTGTATCGTTATAATACTCGACTATTTTATTATATCTATCATAAATCCATTGCGTATCGTTGTCTGGATATTCTATAAATGCCGTTTTTGCTTTTCTTGTAGCATAGGCATCTACATTATTGAAGGTTCCTCCGTCGCTTAATTGCATACGTTGACAATAGCTAACTATTGCATCTATTTCACTAGATGTGAACTGATTATGTGCAATTACTTTACTAGGCGTAAAAAGTAATGTATTAAACGCAAAGTTAGACAATGTAGTCATAAAAATATTTTATCTAATGCTTGTCCTTGGTATGGGCCAGTTTTATATTCGTATACTACGGTGTCATCTTCTAAAATAAGATAAGTGTGACCACCTTCAAATGTCATCGAACAATCACCTTGTCGTAATACTTGTTTTTCTAATAGTGTACCATCTGTATCAAAGAAACTTACTTCTACGCTGCCTTTAATAATAACCCAAGATTCTTGTGCGATAATACGATCAACAGGAGTAGATTTCCAAATATGTTGGTGAGGGCGAAATGTTTTACCTTTTTCCATACGCAATGTTGCAAGTTGCAAGAACTGATTTTCGGGTGCTACTTCTGTGCGTGTTTCTATTTCGTAGAACCTGTGTATAGTATGAAGTAGTTTATTGGGTTCTGATTTGCTGTAAACATTATACATAATAGAAATCCTTACGAATAATTTTTTGTAACCACAAATCAAATTTATTATGCACAACATCATCGCTAAAACTTTGCATAGCCCAATCTCTACAATTTTGAGGATCTAACATATGAATAGTGCTTGCGGCTTCTACAAATGATTTAAAATCTTTACAACGATATCCAGTTACTCCAGGCACTACGCTATCAACGAAGCCACCCCAATCTGTAGTAATAACTGGTGTTCCACAAAATTGTGCTTCAGCTACAATATTACCAAACGGTTCTAAATAGTGGGTGGGCGCCATTAAACATTGTGCCCGACTTAGTAACTTGGCACGTTCTGCGGGACCGACATATCCGACTAGCTCTACATGATCCGGGATAGTATCGTAGCCTAAATGTCTTAGGTCTTGTGTAGGTCCTGCAATTTTTAAACGTTTACCTAAATGACGAGTTACTTGTATACATAAATCGATGCCTTTATCATAATTTACTCGGCCGAGATAAACAAAGTAATCGTCTTTTTCTTGTTCAAATACAAATTCGTCAGGTGTAAAAGCATTAGGAATTACTTCATCGTACCAACTTGGGGTCAGCAACATTTTGTGTAACCCGTAGTAATAGTGCATTTGACTATAACTGGTAAACCCGCGATACTGTGAGAAAATTGTTTCCGGAGGATATCCAATACTAGGTTCTACTATTAGTAGATCACTATGAGCATCTGCTGTGGCTTGATTTGCGGCTCCGTAAAAGCATAGTACTAAATCGCCCGGTTTCTTTCTTCGACCAATTTCATTTGTTGCTCGCTCATTGTATATTCCATGATAGGGCCCATCATGTAAAAATAAATTACCATTTTCTGGTGGAGCAAATTCTTGATTCGTTACACAGACTACGTTCTCGCAAGGCACTTCTGCACTTTCATGTCCGTAATGAACAATATCATAACCTTTTGGTAGCATATTTGTACAGAATTTTAACGCTGCGACATTAAAAGGGTCCATTCTGTAACGTGTATGTGTAATAGCCCAAGGGTTGGTTAATATATGTAATGTGGGGTTCATAGTAGTTGATTATACATGATATTTACAAAAAATAAAAGGCCCCTAGGACCTTTTATTTTAGTTTTCCAATATTTTCGATTAAGTTTTACCGATTACGATTTCAATTATCGTAGATGGTTTGTCTAGTGTTGCTGTAAAGTTTTCCAAACTTTTACCTATAACTGTACCAATTGCAGGATTGGATTCTGCTCGAGCGTATCCGTCAGGAGCACTAACAACCATATCACCTTTGCCAACTGGTCCCATTATCTTTGTAGGAACTCGACCTTGTAGTGCAATATCTACAGCCGTTTCATGTTCTAGTTGCGAATTCATCAAGTAAGCAGGATTACTTGTAACTACTCCAGCAACTTTATTATCAGCATCTCGTACGCTAATAGTAACTTCTTGGTCACCGCCGAATACAACAACAGTACCGGGTGGATACTTTTTGTCTCCAACATAGCGTTCTGCAATGTCAGCGTAACGTGCATTAGTAGCTGTTACTGTTAAAACGTTTGTACTAGGATCAAAGGAGAACGCAGTAGCAGTAGTTCTTACATATGGCGTTTGATTACTGCCAGCACCTGCTATGAATACTGGATAATATGTACCTGCCGCAGTTGTTGCAGTCGCGTTAATTGCTGTACTTGGCCCCGTTGGCCCTGACGGTCCAATAGGTCCGATAGGTCCGATAGGTCCAATAGGTCCGATAGGCCCTTGTGGTCCTTGTGGTCCGCGTGGTCCCTGTGGTCCGGTATTACCAATAGGCCCGATAGGCCCAATTGGTCCGATAGGTCCGATAGGTCCGATAGGCCCTTGTGGTCCCTGTGGCCCACGTGGTCCTTGTGGTCCTGTGTTGCCGATAGGCCCGATAGGTCCGATAGGTCCGATAGGTCCGATAGGTCCGATAGGCCCTTGTGGTCCTTGTGGTCCGCGTGGTCCCTGTGGTCCGGTATTACCAATAGGCCCGATAGGCCCAATTGGTCCGATAGGCCCGATAGGCCCTTGTGGTCCTTGTGGTCCGCGTGGTCCTTGTGGTCCGGTATTACCGATGGGCCCGATAGGTCCAATAGGTCCGATAGGTCCGATAGGTCCAATAGGTCCTTGTGGTCCTTGTGGACCTTGTGGTCCGGTATTACCGATAGGTCCGATTGGGCCCTGTGGTCCTGTATTGCCAATTGGTCCAATAGGTCCTTGTGGTCCTTGTGGACCTTGTGGTCCTGTATTGCCGATAGGTCCGATTGGTCCCTGTGGTCCTGTATTGCCAATTGGTCCAATAGGTCCTTGTGGTCCTTGTGGACCTTGTGGTCCTGTATTGCCGATTGGTCCGATTGGGCCCTGTGGTCCTTGTGGACCTTGTGGTCCTGTGTTGCCGATTGGTCCAATTGGGCCCTGTGGTCCTTGTGGCCCTGTATTACCTATAGGTCCCGTTGGTCCTTGTGGCCCTATATCACCAATTGGTCCGATTGGGCCTTGTGGCCCTTGTGGTCCCGTCGGCCCTTGTGGTCCTGTGTTACCAATTGGTCCGATTGGTCCTTGTGGTCCTTGTGGACCTTGTGGTCCTGTATTTCCGATAGGCCCAATTGGACCTTGTGGTCCTTGAGGACCGACCGCTTGTTGGCCGTTGGCATAAAAGAATGCACCTTGTGTAATAATATTACCAACAGTAGCATTACCGATTACACCTAACGTTGTTCCTACTGTTGCGCTGCCGTTTACACTTAGAGCACTTACTGTTACATTACTATTATAGCTCGATGCACCAATAACATCTAAGGTTCCCATTACACTGGTATTGCCTATTTTTGCTGCGTCCCATTGTGCATTACTTAAATCTACAGTGACACCGGGCTCAGGAATAACATTAGTGAATAGTTTCCAGACTCCATCAGTATGATCTCTTACAAAACCGCTATGCTGATAAATGTTTCCACTTTGATTTGATGGATTGCCACCAGAATATTGACTGTAGAAACCAATTTCATAATTATACGGATAAACAGAATTTGCTGTTAGATATAATAATGGATCTTGAACACTTAAATTGCTTGAGTTGATAGCGACTACATTTGTTGTATATAGATTGCCACCAACATAAAAATCCTTTGTAACACTACCGCCGCCTGCGACAATCAGTGCACCGGTGCCAGTGCCAGTGGCATTTGTGGCATTTGTTGTGCTTATAACGCCGCTGGTTGTTAGGTTTCCAACTGTAGCGTTGCCAGTTACCCCTAATGTTGTTCCAACGGTAGCACTATTATTAACAGTCAATGCACTTACTGTAGTGTTTCCTGTAGCACCTAATGTTGTAAAGTTTGCTGTACTTGCGGTAGCATTTCCAATTGGTGTATTTTGAATACCGCCCGAAGCTCTTAGAGTTGTAACTGCTGTTATACTTCCATTGCTAGTTAAACCTGCTGCTGTTATATTTCCAGAAATATCAATGGCATTGCTATAACTCATTTCATAAGTTCTGGAATTGTATTGAACAATATTACCTGAACTCACATTACGGACTGGTGCCACACTAAACGAATTGGCGATATTTCCGTAAGGGAATAAGCCTGCGGCTGCTAAACCTAATGCAGAAATAACAATGCTATTATCTGCTTGGGCCACGCCGCTGTCACTGGCAGCATAAGGACCAATTGCAATCGATTCAATGCCTTGGCTGGCACCCCCTGCACCATAACCAATAGCCACACTGTATGCACCTTGACTAGTTTGGCCAGCATTGTGACCAATAGCTATTGCATCAGCGCCTTGGTTAGTTTGACCACCGCCACTCCAATTACCAATGGCTATTGCTTCTGATCCTTGATTGGTTTTGCCTGCATTTATACCAATAGCTACCGCTGCTGTGGCCGCTCCTTGTCCTTGCCCTGCATTATAGCCAATAGCAATACCGTAAGTACTGTCAGAATTGCCTGCTGCGGTTCCTAAAGCAACAGCGCCACCCGATGTATCATAAATCAGTGAACCGTTTTTAAGTACAATATTTCCGCTGGTTTTAATGTTACCAGTTACCCCTAATGTAGTACCAATAGTGGCACTATTATTAACAGTTAGCCCAGATACTGTGGCATTACTGCTGGTATTCAATGTAGATCCAACTAAGGATGCACCTGCATTGCCAATGGTAGCCGCATTGACTGTGGTTCCGGTTAATGTGCCACTTAATGTTAAGCCAGTTAATGTACCGACTGACGTGATATTCGTTTGTGCGGCTGTTTGTAGTGTACCAGTTAACAATGCTCCGCTATTACCAATGGTAGCCGCATTGACTGTGGTTCCGGTTAATGTGCCACTTAATGTTAAGCCGGTGAGAGTTCCAACAGATGTAACATTTGTTTGTGATGCAGTAGTTAATGTGCCAGCCAAATTGGTTGCAGAAACGTTGCCTGCACTGATATTTCCTAATACTGTTAGTGCATCTGTATTTTTATTGTAAGTTAATCCTGCATCACCGTTTACTATACCGCCGTCGTTGAACAGGATTTGTGTATTAGATCCCCCAGCTGTAATATTACCAGAAATATTACCCGAAAAATTACCAACAAAATAATCTGCAGATATGTTACCAGCAGTTACTATTCCACCAGAACCGACAGCCAGTGATCCGCCAGCTGGACCTGTTAGTATTATTGCTGTAGCATTACTAGTTATAGTTGCAGCATCTAAATAAATTGTGCTGCCAGTTAACCACAAATCTTTCCAACGAGCAGTAGTATTTCCTAAACTATATGTAATATTTGCTGCTGGATTTAAGTTACCTTTTACTTGTGCGCTGTCTACTAGAATATTGCCTGTTAGTACAACATTAGCTAATGTTTTATTCGTTAGAGTTTGTGTAGAATTTACACCGGCTGCGGGCCAGCCCCCTGCTGTTACGCCATCATGAACTACAACAACATTTGTTGTAGTGTCGACTGTAACTTCGCCCTGAGCTCCCGTAAACGCAGCAGTTTCTGCGCTTGTTCCTCGTCTTAATTTTAATGTTGTAGCAGTCATTTTTTAATCTTTACCTAATATTTATTATACCAAACTACCCATATCAAATGCATTTGATACAGAATCAGTGACATATCCAAAATCAAATGTTCCGTTTAATCCAGGCAGTACAGCTATAGATACGGTGCTCGACGAAGAATTTGCATTAACAGATATGCCGACCCCGCCTGTCATTAGTACTGTTGTATTCGACGAACTTTCCACTGAACCATTTTGAGCTGTTATGTTAGTAAAGCCGCCACCACCTCCTGATACAAATGGTGCTCCGTTTGCAAAATAATACCCATCAGTTAAAATTCCACCTGTATAGATATTTCCAGTAACACCTAATGTAGTCCCTAGAGTAGCACTACTGTTTATAGTTAAATTTGGTACAACAACATTACCTGATGCTACCACTGTTGTAAATATTGCACTAGCTGGCGTTACATTTCCAATTGGTGTGTTCTGTAAACCCGAGGTTGCTTCTAATGTAGTGAATTTGCCTGTGCTTTGCGTTAAGTTGCCGATTGCTGTATTTTGTACACCACCAGCAGCATAGAAGGTAGAACCAATGCTAGCTGTTCCGTTGACCGTCAATGCACTTACTGTAGCATTGCCTGTTGTTGTTAATGTACTAATTAATGCTGTGTTAGCGCCCGCGGCCCCCAATATGCCGTTGAATCCTGTTGTAGCATTGAATGATGCACCATTGAACACTGCACCAGCATTACCAAAAGTAGAAGACTGAATAGTCGCAGCATCTATAGTTCCTGATACTTGTAGGTTACTTAATACACCAACTTGAGTAATGTTGCTCTGAATCGCTTGCACAACATAATCAGCTGTACCTGCACTAACTGCTTTGGCATTACTATCTAACGGAACATATCCCAGTGCTACATTAACATTTGTGCCAGTCAGACCCGTAACGTATGTTGCAGTAATTGCATTTGTAGCATTAGCAACAAATCCGGTTACTTGGCCTCCTGTGATACTTGTTAATTGAGATCCGTTACCAATTAATGTTGCACCAACATTACCGATTGTGTTAGCCTGAACTGTTACGGCATCAATAGTTCCAGTAACAGTTAAATTACTTAGAGCACCGACTTGAGTAATATTACTTTGAATTGCTTGTACTACATAGTCCGCAGTGCCTGCACTAACTGCTTTGGCATTACTATCTAACGGAACATATCCTAGTGCCACATTAACGTTTGTTCCAGTAAGACCTGTTACATATGTTGCAGTTATTGCATTAGTAGCATTAGCAACAAATCCGGTTACTTGGCCTCCTGTAATACTTGTTAGTTGGGCACCATTGCCGATTAATGTAGCGCCAACGTTACCAATTGTATTGGCTTGAACTGTTACGGCATCTATTGTTCCTGATACCGCCAATCCTGTTAATGTACCAATGCTGGTTATATTTGGTTGGCTAGCAGTTGATATGGTTCCAACTAAACTTGCACCTGCATTACCTATAGTAGATGCAAAAACATTAACAGCAACTACATTAGCGTTTGATGTTAAATTAGAGCCGTCTGTTGTAAGTCCGCCTGCTCCAGCAAAATAGCCACCTGCATTATATTGTAATTGGTTTACAGACCCGCCTGGGACTGCACTTGTAAAAGGAGTCCCGTTTGCCCAAGAAAAAGATTCTGCGTATACTGTGCCGACACGTAAATTGGCATTGCCAGTAACTGCAAGATTAGTTCCAGTTAATCCAGAGCTAGATGTATAAATTAAGCGAAAACTTTGAGTAGTTTCGTTCCAAATAATTGCAACGTTAGAACCGCCGCCTTGGCTACGGTCATACAATTCACCAATATCTCTATTAGCTATATTACCAAAGTTACTAACAACAATACTATCGTTAAATGTAGTAACGTTGGTATTAATATTTTGAAAATAGACTTTAGTTAATGACATTATTATTCCTTATTGTCACTTTGCTAAAGTTATTTTGGAGCATCAGTTTATTATATTTCACTGCAGGCTCCAATTAACTACCAACTACATAAGTCTTAGTAAAATTAACTATTGTTCCTGCTCCTGCACCTGTTGCGGTGACAGTTACTGTGCCGCCGCTTGCCGAAGCACTTAGTGTAACTTGTGGTGTTCCGCTCGATCCAGCTGTTACAGTATTATAACTTGTAATTACTGCATTTGCAGCTCCGTTTGTAACTACTAATGCCTCCAATGATGTCCATGTTGTGCTTCCGCTATCTCTTGCTACCACAATGTATTTGGCTGCTTTGTAACTCGAGCCACTCCAGCTATCCATTGTGCCGCCGCCTGTACCAACAGTAACGCTTGCGGTATCATTTATTACCCCGCCAGATTTAATATTGATACCACTAGTAGTGACAGTAGTCATTACAGTATTGTTAGCTTTGACGGTAACTGTCTTATCTCCAACGCTAACATCTGTAAATACCCCAGTTGTACCTAAAGCATCTGCCACACTAGTTACACTAGATCCCAAAGTCAATACCCGGAAGTCGATTGTATCACCAACCAACGGTGCTTCAGTAAATGTTACAGTGCCGCTTGTAATACTATAAGAATCAACAGGTGTTTGGACAACACCGTTAATAGCAACAATAGTACCAGCTGTAGTCGCATTTGCATAAGGTAATGTAAATGCTACAGTACTTCCATCACCTAGTTGTGTATTGCTGAATGCACTTGTGTATACTGCGGTTACAGATACTGGTGTCCCGTTTGGATAGAAGAAGTTAGTGGCTATAACATTACCGCTATGAGTGGTGTTGCCTAATATATTTCCAGTAAATGTAGATGTACCTGCAACAATTAGATTTCCGCCAACTCCTAAGTTTGTACCAACTGTTAAACTGGCGTTTGCAGTCATTCCTGCTGCGGTTACATTGCCAGTAGCATTTACATTTGTGAAATAACCTAGCGTAGCAGTACCATTACCAATTATCGTATTTTGAATACCTGCTGTTGCACTTAATGTAGTTCCAACAGTTGCACTTCCGTTCACAGTCAATGCACTTACTGTAGTATTACCAGTCGAACCTAGTGTAGTGAAATTGCCTGTACTTGGTGTAGCATTGCCAACTGGTGTATTTTGTAAACCGCCAGTAATGGTAATTCCATTAGTTGTTAATGTGCCATTAACTGTAGCGTTACTTAACGTTGTATTACCAGTTACACCTAGTGTTGTTCCAATCGTAGCACTACCACTTAGTGATAGACTAGATCCATTGATATTGCCTGTAACACCTAATGTTGTACCGATAGTAGCATTAGCATTAACAGTTAATCCGCTAACTGTAGCGTTTCCTGTTGTTGTTAATGTGCTAACCAAAGCAGCATTAGCACCAGCAGTTCCGATTTGTCCGTTCAATGCTCCGTTGAAGCTTGAAGATGCTGTATATGTTGCACCAGTAAAGACTGCGCCAGTGTTTCCAAATGTTGCTGCATTGATAATATTTGCGCTGATACTGTCAACACCGCTTATGCTTCCGCCTGAGCCGCCACCAACTGTGATATTACCAGTTACTCCCAGTGTACCGCCAACAGTTGCACTGTTATTAACTGTCAATGCACTTACTGTGGCGTTACCAGTTGCCCCTAGTGTTGTAAAATTAGCACTACTTGCTGTTACGTTGCCGATTACAGTATTTTGTAATCCGCCACTGGCACTTAAGGTAGTTCCAAATGTGCCGCTGTTATTAACAGTCAATGCGCTTACTGTGGTATTTCCTGTAGCGCCTAACGTTGTAAAGTTTGCTGTACTTGCGGTAGCATTTCCAATTGGTGTATTTTGTATACCGCCTGCTGCGTTAAATGTTGTACCAGCAGTAATACTACCGTTAGCTGTTAATGCGGCACCAGTTACGTTGCCTGTTGCGCTTACTGTTGTGAAGTTACCTGTGCTTGCTGTTACGTTACCAATCGGTGTATTTTGAATACCTGCAACAGCCTGTAGTGTTGTACCAATAACTGCACTGGTATTGATTGTTAGTCCGTCGGCAACCAAATTGCCTGAAAGAACAGCGTTAGCAAAATTAATACTTCCGCCAGTAATTGTTCCATTGGAAACTAAATTGCCAACAGTTGCTGTTCCTGGTACGTTTAATATACCATTGCCAGTTATATCGCCATATGCAGTTAACGTACCAATTCTTAGCGTATCGTATATAACATCGGCGTTGGCCAAATCAACTGTGCCACCACTCGGTTCCCCTACGTTACTGACCAAATACCATTGATTATTACTGTGGTTACGAATTAGACCAGTGTGTTGGTATCCGCTAGACACACCTGTTTGGAATTGACTATAGAAACCAATTTCATAATTATATGGGTATGGGGTATTTGCTGTTAGGTATAGTAATGGGTCTTGAACAGAAATATTAGATGTTGATGTTGCAATTAAGTTTGTAACATACAAATTAGCGCCCATGTAAACATCTTTAGTGAAACTTGCGCCGCCTAATACTACAAATGCTCCAGTACCAGTGCCAGTTGCATTTGTTGTGTTGCTGATTGTTACTGTACCCGCAGTTGTAGCATTACCAAATACTAAATTGCCGGTAACACCCAATGAGCTACCTACTGTGGCACTATTATTAACAGTTAACGCATTTACTGTAGTGTTTCCTGTTGCACCTAATGTTGTAAAGTTTGCTGTGCTTGGTGTTATATTACCAATTGCAGTATTTTGTAGACCAGCTGCTGCACTTAACGTGGTATTAATAACCGCACTAGTGTTAACTGTTAAAGCATTTACGGTTGTATTTCCTGTAGCGCCTAGTGTTGTAAAATTCGCACTACTTGCAGTTACATTGCCAATTACAGTATTTTGTAGGCCGCCTGAAATAATACCAGCGCCAGTTACACCTAATGTGCTACCAATTGTTACACTATTGTTTACAGTTACTGCACTAGCTGTAATATTTCCTGTTGTTTCTAATGTAGTAAACTTACCTGTGCTAGCTGTACCGTTACCAATTGGAGTATTTTGGACACCACCAGTAGCAGAAAGTGTGCCACCAATCGTTTCACTACCAGACAATGTTAAACTAGAACCGTTAATATTACCAGTAACACCTAATGTGCTGCCAACAGTAGCACTTCCACTTAATGCCAATCCAGAACCGTTAATATTACCAGTAACACCTAATGTGCTGCCAATGGTTGCTGTATTATTAACCGTTAACGCACTAACAGTGGTGTTTCCAGTGGCACCCAGTGTTGTAAAGTTTGCGGTATTCGGTGTTGCATTACCAATTGGTGTATTTTGAATTCCGCCATCAATTGTGATATTTCCACCTGCTGTAATACTTGTTCCAACAGTTAAAGATCCATTACTTGCTAAGTTACCTGCCGTTACAGTTCCAGGTATACTTGCAAATTGTGATAATATAATATTACCGCTTGAATCTGAAGCGATATACGCACCGTTATCTAAATAGATTGTGCTTCCGGATAACCATAAGTCTTTAAATCTATGAGTGCTATCACCCAAGCTGTATGTAACGTTAGCACTTGGGATAATATTGCCAGTTACATTAATATTAGATAATGCATTTAAATTGCCAGTAACACTTAAAGTACTTCCGATAGTAGCAGTATTATTAACTGACAGACCACTTACAGTTGCGTTACCTGTTGCTCCTAATGTAGTGAAGTTTGCACTACTAGGTGTTACGTTGCCAATAACTGTGTTTTGTAAGCCGCCGGCGGCACTTAGAGTTGTACCAAATGTGCCGCTATTGTTAATTGTTAATGCGCTAGCAGTTACATTACCTGTAGCACCAACAGTCGTAAAATTACCTGTATTAGGTGTTGCATTACCAATTGGTGTATTTTGAAAACCTTGTGTGGCTGTTAAGGTACCGCCGCTAAATGTAAATCCAGAAATGCCGCCAAAGCCGCCACCGTTGTTATACTGTAACTGTGTATCTGACCCGCCTGCACCAGGACTAAATGGTGCGCCGTTTGGATAAAATATTCCACTAGTAATTACATTACCGACTGTAGCATTACCTGTTACGCCCAATGTAGTCCCAACAGTGGCACTTCCGTTAACTGTTAACGCTGCTACTGTGGCATTGCTTGTTGCACTTAATGTTGTAACGATTGCGGTATTACCGCCTGCACTTCCTAATGTACCGTTATGTGGTCCATTGAATGAACTTGTTGCTGTAAACCATGCACCTGTAAATACGGCTCCAGTATTACCAAATACACTAGCTTGAATAACGTTGGCATCAATTTGGCCGCCAACAACTAAACCTGTTAATGTCCCTACGCTGGTGATATTAGGTTGGGCTGCTGTTTGTAATGTTCCAGTTAGCTGTGATCCTGTGTTACCAATCGTAGCTGCATTTATTGTTGTTCCAGTTAATGTACCACTTAATGTTAATCCAGTTAAAGTACCAACGCTGGTAATATTAGGTTGTGCGTTTGTTCCAAGAGTACCAACTAAGTTTGCACCAGTGTTACCAATAGTAGCTGCGTTGACACTAGTAAATCTACCGCTTGAACTTGTAACATTACCAATTGCTGTATTTTGTATACCTGCTAGTGCGCTTAATGTTGTTCCCACTGTTGCGCTAGTATTAACAGTTAATCCATTAACTGTACTATTGCCAGAATTGTTAAGGCTTGTGAATGATGCAGCCGTTCCTGATATTGCACCATTACTTGTTAAACTATTAACAGTAGCACTACCACCGACTACTAGATTACCAGTAGCTCCCAATTCAGTAAATTGACCTGATGCAGGATTTACATTACCAATTGCTGTACTTTGAATACCTGCCAGAGCGCTTAATGTTGTTCCTACTGTTGCACTTGTATTAACACTTAGGCCATTAACTGTTGCATTTCCGCCAGTGCTAAGGGTGCCGCCAACAGCCATATTATTAGCAGTATTCCAACCTTTTAATGCATCGCTATAAGTCCAGTATGTAACAGTTGGGCTACCAATTTCTAGTCCTGCGCCGTCAACTCCTGCGCTTGTGCTTTGATTATTAGCTAATGTAATATTTTTATCATTGATAGTAATGACATTAGAGTTAATAGTATTAACATTACCATCAACTGTAAGATTACCTAAAATTCTGGCATCTCCGCCAACATTTAAGTTTTCACTAATGCCGACGCCGCCTACTACAACTACAGCTCCAGTAGAATAATTAGTAGAACTAATTCCAGCGTTAGCTAATACTTGACCGTTAGCAGAATATAAGAAATTAGTTGCACCACCAAACACGCCAGCATTGTTATATTGGAATTGGCTGGACGCACCTGGACCTGGCTCACCACCTGCAGAGAATGGGGAACCATTAGACCAATTTAGACTTTCTACGTAGACATTACCTGCACGTAAATTAGCGTTGCTTGTGATCGTAATATTACCAGTTTCGCTACCCGTTGCACTGGTATAGCCCATTACGAAGCTGCCTAGGCTCTCCTTCCAAATAATGGATACGTTGCTGCCGCCGCCAACACTTCGGTCTAAAATAGTACCTATGTCTCTATTGGCAACATTAGCAAAGTTAGTAACTGTTAAACTATCGTTGAAAACAACGTTGTTTGTGTTTAAATTTCGTATCGTCGGTCTGGTTAATGCCATTTTATTCGGGCCTTGTATTAATTATTGTATTTATTAGAAATTGGATATTTGGTATTTTGCATCTTAATAATGTTCAACTTCCAATTTCGCAATATCTTTTCTTTCAGCCCAAACTGTATAAAAACAGTTAATAGGCGCTTGTGTTTTATTTGATACATGGATTTGATTGTTATCAATTTTGTTAACATACAATTCTTGGTACCATTGAAATGGGGTTAGATCAACCGTTATCGTAGATTCGTCTACTAATTCTTTCCAATAATCGGGCAGTTCTATTGTGGTATCTTTCTGTAGTCGTCCTCGGACATATACACCGTTTTCAGGACCTTCTAAGCTACCATACTGTAGTTTTTTTCCAGGCTTTAATGGGTGATCAATCAGGAAGCTCTTAGCTACTGCATACATGGTTCCATTAATGAATACATTTCCAGTAACGCCCATACCACCGCTTAACACCATAGCACCAGTAGTAAAGCTACTTGTTTGAATATTCGATAATACTCTCACTTGTCCATTGGCTTGAATGTTTAATGTATCGGTATTATTATTCTTAAATGTTATAATTTTACTACCAACAGTAGGTTCATCTAAGTACAAACCGGTAGTACCATAATAATCTGACAATTCTGTAATAGATGCTGTTGTAGTAAAAATTCTAAAATCAATAACATCGCCTTCTAACGGCGCTTCAGTAAAAGTTACAGTATTACCTGTAATAGAATATGCGGTTAAGGGTTGTTGTACTATACCATTAATACTAACCACTGTGCCCGCTGTGCTAGCATTAGCAATCGGCAGGTCGAAACTTATACTAGACCCCGATGCAACTTGAGCATTAGCTACTGTAAGTGTAAATGCGGTTACAGGACTAGCCCAAATACTTCCATCAAAATATTCAATGTCTCCCAATACTGTGTTAAAACGTATCATTCCAGGCACGGCTGTTCCTGGACGACTTGTGTTATCACCTACTGGCAATAATACACTGTCTGTGCTATGAACTTGTAAACTAGCACCTTCTATGACAGTATTTGCCCCTATTGTTAAATTACTGGCATATAAAGTTTTTGTATTTTTATCGAATGTAAGAGCAGCGTCGCCGTCTACACTACCTTCGTCGTTGTACATTATTTGGGTGTTAGACCCTGCGGCTGTGATGTTTCCGCTAATATTACCTACAAAATTACCTATAAAATAATCTGCTACAACGTTTCCAGTAGAAGTAAATAACCCGTCAACAATGGTATTAGCGCCTATATATAACGAATTATTTTGTCTATATAAACTAATGTCATTTATTATTACGCTGTTTCCAAAATAACCATCAAAGAAACTATTAGTATCACTTCCTATACTATAGGTATTTCCACTGCTCGGGAGAATGTCAGAACTAACATTACCAAAGTTAATATTACCAAAGATACTTTCACCGTTAGCGTAGGTAAAGCTAGATGCTACTAAGTTTCCAACTGTGACAATATTTCCATAGGCAAATAGATTTCCAGTCCTAATATTGCCCGTAGTTACAAAGGCATTGCCAGTAATAGTATTACCATGAAGATCTGCACCTGTGTTACCCAAGACAGAGTATAACTCTGTAAAATTTTCATTTACTTTGTTAAATGCAACGTAAACGGTATCACCAGTTTGGGTATCTGGCCCGGTGCCAAGGTTAATTACTTGCTGTGTCATCCCACAATCTTTCCGACTTCATATATTTAGCGTATTCGGAAGATTGCGGTTTTTGGGTTAGTCTCTGCCAACTACTGCTTGAATAACTGCTGTTTGATTGCCGTCGGTTGCAGTAAAGTTTTCTAAACTTTTACCAATTACTGAGCCAACACAAGGAGCATTACACGATTGTGCATATCCATTTGGTGCACTTACTAGCATATCACCTTTTGTCACAGATCCTTGTATTTTTACCGGTACGCGGCCTTGTAGTGCAATAGCTACAACATGTTCGCCTTCACAATGCGAGTTCATTAAATAAGCAGGATTTGTTGAGACTACTCCGGCAACTCGTGTGCTCATGACTGTATTCGAAATAGTGACTTCCTTTTCCCCGCCAAATTCTAGTACTGTACCAGGTTCGTAAGCTGAATCAGATTCGTACATTTCTGCTAAGTCTGCGTAGTTTGCTTGTGTTGCGACTGAAACAACATACCCGCTAACAGTTAAATTACCTGCGCTTGCATTAAACGATAATTTAGTTGTGCTTGCTTTTGCAGTTTGACTAGATCCAGCGGCGCCAACCATTACAGGATATAGTGTTGTTGTACTAGAATCGTCTGTAGCACTGATGTTTGTCCCTGGTCCAGTTGGTCCTTGTGGTCCTTGTGGGCCTTGTGGTCCTGTACCGCCTTGTGGTCCTTGTGGTCCTTGTGGACCTACTCCCTGTGGTCCCTGTGGTCCTTGCGGGCCGCCTGCAGGTCCTTGCGGACCTTGTGGTCCTGTATTACCAATTGGGCCTTGCGGACCTTGTGGTCCTGTATTACCAATTGGGCCTTGCGGACCTTGTGGTCCTGTATTACCAATTGGACCTTGTGGTCCTTGTGGTCCTGTGCCACCAGGTCCTTGTGGACCTTGTGGACCAATTTGACCTGCAGAAACTGATACATATCCTGTAACAGAACTAGTAAAATATAAAGTACATTGAGATGTGCTATCAAAAGTAACAGTAGGATAATCGTACCTTCCCACATAAGAATTACCTGTACTATCAATTGGTTCTATATTAAGATATCTTACTCCTAAATTATGTGTAACTACCCAGGTAGAACTAGAACTCGACTGTGTGTGAAGATATGATGCGCCTCCAGGTCCTTGCGGTCCTTGTGGTCCTGTATTACCTATAGGCCCAATTGGGCCTTGTGGCCCTTGTGGTCCTTGTGGCCCTGTATTACCAATCGGACCAATCGGTCCAATAGGCCCTTGTGGTCCTTGTGGTCCTTGCGGTCCGCTACCAAATCCACTCGGTCCTTGCGGTCCTTGTGGTCCTTGTGGACCAGTGTTACCTATAGGCCCTTGTGGGCCTTGTGGTCCTACTCCTTGTGGTCCTTGTGGGCCTTGTGGTCCTGTACCGCCTTGTGGTCCTTGTGGTCCTTGTGGACCCACTCCTTGTGGTCCTTGTGGTCCCTGTGGGCCTGTGCCTCCTTGTGGTCCCTGTGGGCCTGTATTACCAATTGGGCCGATAGGGCCGATAGGGCCTTGTGGTCCTTGTGGACCTGTTATACCTTGCGGGCCTTGTGGTCCTTGTGGACCTGTGCCGCTACTAACCACGGTGCCGTTAGAATAAAAAAATTGTGTTCCGACTACGTTGCCGGCGATTAAAAGATTACCCGAGGTTGATATTTGGCTGCTCATTTATAGGTCCCACTAATATGATATTTATTTCAAATTAGTCATAAAAATAGGCTGTAACCAGCCTATTTTATTTTGTTAATATAGTTTATTAAGCGCTCTTAACTTTAACAAAGGTATTACTTGGTTCACCAAACCAATAACGGAATCTGTTTGGATTATTAGCACCAGTAAATCCGCCGGTTGTACTAGATTCTGCTGTTCCGCCGTTTAAGAAGTCCCAAACATATTTGTTACTAATCTTACTTGCTAAGAATGTAGAAGTAAATGCACTAGTATTAGCTACCGGAATTGTTTGAGCAGTATCTGTTGTCACTGTTAAATTACTTGTGCTATTAATTGTAGTAATTGTTAAGTTACCTGTAACGTTGCTATTAATTAAGTTAATAGTTTGACCAACTTTAAAATTATTTGTTCCGCCAACAACGTCACCGCTGTTCCATGTCAAATAAGCAGTAACTCTATTTGTACTAATGTTAGCACCAATGTTGGCAATATTAGCATTAACAACGTTTGCTGCTGTGCATAATATACTCATAGTATTAGCGGCTGTTGGTGTTACTAGATTAACTAGGGTACAAGTAGAAACATTTTGTACTGTGCCGTCATCAACTGTAGCAGCAGACCCTGCAATTTTAGCGGTAAAAATATCGTTTGTATTAGCATTAGGTCCTGCTCCGAATTGGGACCAATTCGTTCCGCTTACGCTACTAATTCTATATTCTTGGCCGGCAACGATATCTTCATCTTGAACTGTGTTTTCGTCAGCAACTTGGAACTTGTGTGCACCTTTTTGGAAAATGATACTACCAACAGTAGCACTTGCGCTACGTACTTTAACTGTAGGTTGAATTGTCGGAATTGTTTGGCTTGTATAACCGCCTACACCACCTTCATGTGTTCCTGCACCTGAAGCGTTGCCGGAACTATCTAGTGTTTGGTTATTAGCATAGCTATCAACTACGATAGAGCCGTTTGTTTTTTGGATTTTAAATTTTGCCATTTGATTACTTTCCTTTATAATGTTAGCGTTCTAGGCTACCCGGAGTGGCGCTCCGAGAGTTCATATGAACAGTTAATATTTATCGTATGCTCAACAAAAAGCACACCGGAGTGTGCTTGGTTGTTCGATTATTAAATTGAATTAATCGATTTGTGTGTAGGTAATATATCCAATTGCAGGTGGGCTAGCGGTTCCGTCACCTTGTAGTAAAATATTAATTTGTGCAAGTACCGATTTACCTGCCGGGGCCGGGCCACCGCCAATGATTACGTCACCACCTCCCCATGTACCACTTGCTCTTAATCCTGTAATACCAAAAGTATTACTACCGTTATTAGTAAAAATTACTGTTGCACTTCCTGTTTTATTTTCACCTGCAGGAATTGTAACAAATTCATCTGACTGTAAATTAACTGTACAGTTGGCCGTAATGTTACCAGTTACAACCGCTTGAGCATATGTACCTAGTGCAATTGTTAGATAGTTTCCAGCTATTGGTGCTGGGTCGACTAGTGTAGAAGTAACACCAGTGCTGCTACCTGTAAATTGCACAACACTACCATCGTCTTGGCCAATGTATAATGTTTTTTCAATTTGATCTACAATTAGTTCGCCCGGGCGAGCAGTACCATCGTATTGGTTAATTGTAACTTGTTTACTGTCTTTCATTATGGCACGACTAATGCCAGTAACGTCGCTATATGGTGGTGGAGGAAAAGCCATTTTTAATCACTTTCAAAAATATAATAATATTTATCCAAAAAACTAGACTTTTGTGCTTTAACACATATAATTACACATATGCGCTTGGGCCAGATGGACTGGCAGGAGCTTCTAAAACTCCGGTGAGCGGGTTCGATTCCCGTCAAGCGCACCAGAATAAATAAATTTGCAGAATAGTTCTGCAACCCACAGACTTTAATTTATGCGTTTAGTCTGTACGCAGTAAAAGGAAAATATGATGTACAATCAAAAGCTGGCCGCGGCTATCAAAGTAAACGGCAAAGTGCTCCGTGAATTCAAGGACACAGTCTATATTCCATTCGCTAGCGAATATAGTATTCTAGTAAAAAATCTCGAAACTCGTCGTGCTATCGTCAACATCTATATCGATGGTGACAATGTTACGGGGTCAGGACTTGTGCTTAATGCAGGACAAGAAATTGACCTAGAACGTTTTATTAAAAATGGTAATCTAAGCGAAGGCAATCGTTTTAAATTTATCGAACGTACAGGCAATATCGAACAGCATCGTGGCATTAAACTAGAAGATGGATTAATTCGTGTTGAACATCAGTTTGAACACATTCGCCCCATAGTCAATGACTATAATAATCCGTTAAAAACATTTTGGAATGACGGTGGGAGCGGAATTTATCCGCAGGGCAGTAATGTACGCAGTATGAATATTAGTTGCTCCACTGCGTCATACGATGCGACTAGTGTTAATTCATCGCATTCGTTACTTAACGACACAGGTATCACGGTACCCGGTAGCCAAAGCAATCAAAAGTTTAGTGTAGCCAGTTGGTTTCCCACTGAATCCACTAAGCACAGTATGGTAATTAAGTTGTTGGGTCAAACACTCGATAATGTGCAAGTTACCCAACCTGTCACAGTTAAGCATAAGCCAAAATGCACCACATGCGGTAAACAGAACAAAGCAACTGCTAAGTTTTGTATCGAATGTGGTACTGCATTAGAAATTTTTGCCTGAGTGTAATCTTTCTGTAATCTCCTTGTCATTAAATAATTGTAATTAACAAGGAGATTACATTGAAAAAATTATTTGCAATTATACTAACGGCGTTATCTGTTACAGTACACGCACAAGACATTACCGGAGCCGGGGCAACATTCCCGGCTCCTTTGTATTCAAAATGGGCAGAGTCTTATAATAAAGCTACTGGTACTCGAGTCAACTATCAAAGCGTAGGAAGTGGCGCTGGCATTAATCAAATTAAAGCAAAAACTGTTTTATTTGGCGCAAGTGACATGCCGTTAAAAGACGAACAACTTACAGAAATGGGAGTGTTTCAGTTTCCTACTGCGATAGGTGGTGTTGTTCCTGTGATTAATGTTAAAGGAATTGAACCAGGTAGTATGCGTTTAACTGGTTCCTTAATAGCAGACATTTATCTAGGAAAAATTAAAAAGTGGAACGATACTGCTATTGTAGCGTTAAATCCTAAACTAGCACTTCCCGATCAAGATATTGTTGTTGTACGTCGTGCTGACGGGTCAGGTACTACTTTTATTTGGACTAACTATCTAAGCAAAGTTAACAAAGAATTTAGTGATACCATTGGAGCAGGAACCGCAGTTAATTGGAAAGTTGGTGCAGGTGGCAAAGGCAACGAAGGTGTAGCTCAAATGGTCAGACAACTACCAGGTACATTAGGCTATGTTGAATATGCTTATGTTAAACAAACTAAAATGAATTGGGTAAATGTACAAAATGCCGCAAATAATTGGGTAGCTCCTACGGAAGATTCTTTTAAAGCAGCGGCTGCTGGAGCAGATTGGAACAAGACATATTATCAAATATTAACCAATCAACAAGGAAAAGATGCTTGGCCTATTACTGGTGCTACCTTTGTGTTAGTGTACATTAAACCGGCCGATCCAGACAAAGCCAAAGGTGTAACTAAATTCTTTGATTGGGCGTTTACCAATGGTGACAAGGCCGCTGATGATTTGGACTATGTTGCATTGCCTGATACAGTAAAAACTAAAATTCGAGCAGATTGGCGACGTTTAGGATTATAAACCGACCACAGCGATAGAGTGGCGCTGGAACTCGTAACCAGCATTTCGACTAAAGGCTCTTATGAGCCTTTTTTCATTAAATACAGTATGAAAAGCATATATCACGGCCGCGCAGGCGCTAACTCGAAATTACGAGGCAAGATAACCAAAATGCTTGCTTGTCGTTGCTGTGATCTATATAATTGGAAATGGTCCGAAAGGATTAAAGAAGCCACAAAACAAATTAAGGAGTTTAAAAATGGCACAATAGATTGAATATGCTTGTGAAGATGTAGTCTTTCACTTTAACAAGAAACACTTAGAAGACAACACCGTTCCAATGTGGGTGTTAAAAACACATGGAGAGACTTATTACGTAAGTCATGTGGACTGTGCGGTATCTTGGAGCACCAAGGAAACTCCCGACAACAGTCACACAAAAGGCAGCATCAAAGTTAAAAACGTTTTACTCGTTATTAACGAAAGCAACGAAGCTACAATTACCCAACTAACCGTATACGACAAAATTCGCTTGCGTAACCAAAAGCGTGGCATCACACGAATTATGTTTGGCTGGGGTGGCAAAATGCATACAGCGTTGGCCGCAAATGAGTTCAAACACACGCCCTTTAAGAACGTAGAAGGTAGTTGTGGCAGCAGTTATGTGATATGTGACTTGCTGAAGAAAGAAGAAGCGACTTTTGCCGCACTGAAATATAGTTTTCGTGTGCTACAGCCCAACGAAACTTACTATAAGTTCTATGATAGCAAGGAAAAATGGATAGACGAAATCGACGAGGACGAATAATAATTTTACCAAAACCATTGTAAAATCAATTCTATATGTATATAATTGCCGAACACAGAGCACTAAGTAATTACATAGTGCTTTTAGAATAGCTCTAGTAGAAAGAAGATATGTTAGGTTGTTTCACTTGTTTAAATTGTGGTCGTAATAATCCTATTAAAGGTCATAGTTACACCAACAAATACTGTAACAATAGTTGCCAACAACAACATCGTAGTCGTCAATTAGTTAACGATTGGAAAACTGCCAAAGAGCCAACAGCTTGGAGACAAGTGCCAGACTGGGTTAAAAAATATTTGATCCAAGAACGAGGGCATCGATGCGAACATTGTGGTATTGAAGATTGGCAAGGACTTAAAGCACCTTTGGTTGTGGACTACAAAGACAGCAACAGTTACAACAACGACGAATCTAACTTAGAATTGATTTGCCCAAATTGCAAATCACAAAAATAAATTCATTAACTTAAAGGAAACTAAAATGAAAACAATCGGCGATAAAATTACAAGTTTTGCAGTCACAGGCGTTAAGCCAGGCGCACTAACACCTGACGGTGCTTTTGAAACTATTACAGACAAAAGCTTCGAGGGAAAATGGAAAGTTATTGTTTACTATCCTAAGGACTTTACTTTCGTATGTCCTACTGAGATTGTTGCTTATGACAAGCTCAATGGTGACTTTGCTGACCGTGATGCAGTTCTATTAATCGGTTCCACTGACAACGAGTTCTGCAAACTAGCATGGCGCAACGCACACGAAGATCTAAAGAAAACAAATTCTTGGAGCTTTGCTGATGTTGCCCGTGATGAGAACAGTCTAGCTGATCAACTTGGTATCTTCTACGGTCCTGCAGGTGCCGCACTTCGTGCTACATTCATTGTAGACCCAGACAACATCATCCAACACGTTACAGTTAACAACTTGGACGTGGGTCGTAACCCAGATGAAACTCTGCGTATTCTTGACGCATTGCAAACTGGTGAACTATGCCCTTGCAGCCGTCCTATCGGCGGTGAGACTCTGTAATGTTAGAAACTATATGCGACACGCTTGTTGAAGCATATAGACGCAACTGGATTACCAGTCGTGATGGCAATGTAAGTATTCGTCATCACGACCGTGATCATTTTTATATCACACCCAGTGGCGTCCGTAAGCAGACACTACAGCCTGATCAGTTTAAGAAAATTAAAATAGTTGATCAGATTAATCCTGTTCCTCCGTTTTTAACTAAATCGTGGACAGAAGAGTTTTACACAGATATTAGTGCTAATCTAAAGCCTAGCGGTGAGTTACCTTTGCACTTCGGTCTACAACAAAACATGGGTCAGCACCAAGATGATGTTAGAGTAGTAGTGCATCTGCATCCTACCTACTGTGTAGCTGCTATGCATAGAGGTATCGAGTTAAGCAGTCTTGCTAATGACTTCCCAGAACTTAGTCGCTATACAAAAGTAGCACCAAATGTAGGAGATGTTCCGCCTATTAGCCAAGAGTTAGCCGACCAATGTCATACTAATTTACGATTAGATAAAAATGGAAATATTGCCTACGACATTGTAGGCATTAAAGGACATGGCGTAGTAGCTATTGATACTAGCCCATGGCGGGCATTTGAACACATCGAACGATTAGAACATATTTGTCAAATCGTATTAGCATCAGGAAGATATTAAATGAGTTACATTGTAGGATCATTGCCGCCTATCAAATGCTTTGTTAAAAAAGAATTTCTTTATAACTTTGAAAAAGGTCATGGAGAATTAGAACCTGCAATATGGGTAAGCCTTAAGGCATTACGAGGTCAAGTGTTTCGTATAGAATCATTGTTGCCTAACTATGGAGCACTATATGATAAACTGCCCATTCATGCTTATGTATGGCAAGAAAACTATATAGGCAATCTACCCATTGATATTTTACAATTGTGGGATTGTATGGGGTACCGCTTTACTATTATTGAAAAAATAGGATTGCGTAATCTAGGTGTAAAGTTTTTAGGTAAAGACAAAGAATGGCATTATGGAACCTACATGTTTACAGTAGATTTTTGTGCTGACGGTATGGACGTAGACACTGGGTTTACAGAAGTAGCTGAAGAACATAAATCGTTTAACTTTATCAAGTTAGAGAACGGGCAGTTTGCTTGTCAACCTAACAACAGATGTTTATGGTATGACCAAAGTTTGATTTCTGGAAATGTTAAATTTCCTGATTTCAAGGCCGCACAAACTATATTCACTGTTGATGGTACTCGCAAGTGGAGTGCAGGGGACGATTGGTTTTATTCAATCGAGGAAAGAAAGTAATAGGAGATATTAAATGTTAGAAGCAATTTGGGCTGTAATAGCCATAGTGTTAATTGATATTGTATTAGCCGGCGACAACGCACTGGTTATTGGAATGGCAGCAAATCGCTTGCCAGAACCTCAGCGAAAGGGTGTTATCTTTTGGGGCACATTTGGTGCCGTAGCAATTAGATTTGCTTCTGTTGCGGCACTAACTTATTTGTTGTTGATTCCAGGACTTAGATTAATTGGCGGCTTGGCACTAATTTATATCGGCTGGAAGTTGGCATTTACTGACAAAGAACACAATATTTCTGCCAAGGAGACATTCTGGGGTGCTATCAGTACCATTGTTATTGCAGACGCAGTAATGGGCATCGACAACGCATTAGGTATTGCGGCGGCAGCTGGTGGTAATTTCTGGATGGTAATTTTCGGTTTATTAATTAGTGTCCCAATTATATTGTTTGGAAGCACCGTAATCGCAAAGTTACTAGAAAAATACCCTGACAGTGTATTCATTGGGAGTTTTGTGTTATTTGTTGTAGCACTACAAATGATACTAAAAGAGCCGTTTGTTGATACACATATCGATCCTGCACATGATTGGGTAGAACATTCAATTGCTTGGTTAGTAGCTATCGTATTAACAGCAAAACAATATTATAGAGCAAGAATAAGGAGAAAATAAAAATGACCGCATGGGTAGACGCACTTAAAGAATCTAGTATTCCCGACTATGCAAAGGATACTAAATTAAACATTGACGCTGTTGTAAAGCGTAGTACATTACCAGTTGAGGAAGCAGAAGGAGTTGCACTTGCGGCTGCTTTTGCAACAGGTAATAGCAAATTGTGGACTTGGATGGAAAGTCAAATCGCTAACAAGACAGAAACACAAGCCGCATTGACAGCAGGAGCGTTGATGGCACAAAACAACATCTGGTATCCATTTGTTGAAATGGCCGACGACGAAAATCTAAAAGGCTTGCCTGCTCAACTACGTATGAATGCAATTGCTACTAGCGGTGGCACCACCAAAGAACGCTTTGAGGCATATAGCCTTGCGGCAAGTATTGTTGGTAAGTGTCATTTCTGTGTAAAAGCACACTACGAAGGTTTAAAGAAAATGGGTTATACAGTAGAGCAATTACGTGATATAGGACGTATTGCTAGTGTTATAACTAGTGTATCAAGAGTAGTAGCAAATTAATAAAGCCCCGAAAGGGGCTTTATTTTTGTAGTCAACAAAAAGGGGACCTAAGTCCCCAATCTGTCTTCCCATCCCTTTGAGAAAATAATCGTTGATTACTGGAAGCTCAAGTTAGCTACGCTAATTTCGCTTAGGTAATCACCAGCATTGCCTAGAGACGATGCTGTGTTTGTTAACTCAACATATCCGTAACGAGTCATAAAGCCTACGACTGGTTCGAATGTGCTTGGGTCTAGAACAACGCCAGAGCTCATTAGAGGAATGTATGGGCAGTAGAATGCTGCGGCATCAGCCTCTGAAGAACCTTTGTATCCAACTAGAACAGCTTGGCTATCGCTAGCATAGCTGTCAACGTAAATACGCATTGCTCCGTTTAGGGTACCAACGAACTTGGTATTTGTTGGAGCTTCGAATGTACCTTCTGTGGTACGTGCGAAAGCAGATGTTGTTGCGCTCTGTAGAACTGTTAAAGCAGCTGGAGAAACAACAGCCCAGTTACCAGCACCACGACGTGTACGTTGTGCAATCAAGTTAGCTGCGCGGTTAATTAAAACAGCTAGAGCAGCGTGCTCGTCACCAACGAATGTAGCTGTACCAGAAACGGCAGCTTGGTCGTATGCGTAGTCTGTAGCGGCTAGAGAACGTAGGGAACCTAGAATCTCTTGGTCGATTTCAACTGTAATTTCTTGTGCAAGAGCAGCCATGATTTCTGCTTCGATGTCCAAACCGTGCATGGATTGTGCATCTTGAGCAGCTTCAAATGTCCAACGTGCGCTTAACTTACGTGTCTTAGCTTCAACAACTTGCTTTAGAATCTGAACGTTGATCTTACGACCTGGTACGCCTTCTAGAGCGCTTACGCTTGTAGCACGACCGGTTGTTAAAGAACCAGAATATGCTGTAGCGATTTTGAATGGGCTAAGTGCTTCGTCACCAGCTGTTGTGCTTGTGTCGAATGGACTTGGTGCTGTTGCTGTTGCTGTTTCAGCATAACGAACACGTAGAGTGTGGATCTGTGCAACAGGTCCAGTCATTGGCTGAACACCAACGATTTCGTTAGCAATAACTGTAGGCATAACACGACGGATAACTGGAAGAATAACACGGTTAAGTGTTGCAACGTTACCTGCGCTTGTTGCGCCAGCAGTAGCATTTTCAGCTAAGTGCTTACGAGTGTTTTCAAGGATAACACCCATTGTAGTTCTGCGAGAACCGCTTAGACCTTCTAGCAGGGCATCTTTTGTTTCGCCCCAACGGCCTTCTAATAGTGCTTGTGTCATTTTTTTTCTTTCCTATATTAGGGTTTATTTAAGCCCTGCTAAACGCTTAATCTCAACGACATTATTATCGTTGCTTTCTGCGCTGACCTTAGCAGATTTATCACCAGTAACTTCTACACGACTTTCTACTAACGCTTGCTTTTCAGCTTTTGGCGCTGCAGAGTTGTTTAGAACTGCTGGTAGATACTTTTCAAATGCAGACTTTAATTTATCAGTCTGAACATTTTCTAACAAACTAACCATAACGGTTTGTTTGTCTTTGTTTAACGGCTTCAACAAATCATTTAAAGTTTGTTGACGTTGTTGTGACTCTTTAATTACGCGAATTTCACGGTCTTTTGATTCAACTAGAGCAGCCTTTTCGCTAGCAGCATTTTTGGCTTCTGCAATTACTGCTTCTTTTTCTTCTACTGCTTTGCGTAGTTTAGCAATTTCAGTATTCTCATTTAAGTGAGTAATAGCAAATTCGCTAGCAAATGCTTCGAATAAACGACGTCCAAAATTGTTCTCGCGAGCAACTTGGATGTCTTCTTTTAGTTGAGTCAATTCTGACTCTAGCTTATGGGCTACAGATTCTTTAACAAGTGCAGCAGAACGAGCAACAAACTGTTGTTGAAGTTGGTCTAATTTAGACTTTGCTTCACGAACTAGTTTAACTTTTGTTTCTACAACATCTTGCTTGTCTTTAGCGAATTCTTGAATTTCTTCTGATAGAGCACGAATAACAAACTTCTCTAGGCGCTGTGTGCTTTCCTTTTGTAGTTTGCGATCGCTACGCAATTCTTTAATTTCTTCTGCTAGTTTTGCAACTAGGAATTGATCAAATTTGTTAACAGACTCGCTCATACGCTTGTTAAAACGTACACGATCTGCGGCCAATTGCGCCTTCTCATCAGCAAATTCGCGAATTTCTGCTTGTAGACTTTCTGACACCATTTTGTCCAGAGCTTCGACCATTACACTCTTATCGTGCTCGTAGCGGCCAGCAAACTCTTCACGAATTTCTGCGCGAAGTTGTTCACGTGCTTCATTTAACTTAGATTCCCAAGCCTCGCTAATTGCTGTCTTGGTTTCTTCGTTAATGATACCACTATCGACTAATGGTTTGATAGCATCAAACATGGATCATTTCTCCTGTTATATTTTTAAGTCTTTGATGAGGCGTTTTACTTCCTCTTGCAAATACTTTTGGACCTTTTGATTTGCACCGGCATCACGTGCCATTTCGATTACTCTGTGGCCACCACGCATATTCATAAGTCCCTCATAGACGGCTTTTGGATATGCATTTGGCGCACTGGGTTGTGCAACTATATCAACTGTGACTATTTCAAAGTCACTTACGTGTCCTGAACTTTCGTTAACGTTACCGCTACCTCTGCTCGACACGCCTAACTTCACTCCCGAGGTTAACATGGCTTCCACCAGTTTACCCATTGGAGTTGGAAGAATCTTTAATTTACCGAAACCGTTTGGGCCATCCATCCACATTTCTGTGATCATATGACTTACACGGTCTAAATTAATTTTTAAATCATCGGGATGGTCTAGTTCGCCTAAAACGCTATAACCATCTTTAAGTTGTTTATTAACACTGTCAACTGCTTCGGCAATTTCCTGTACAGGATAAACACGCTGGTTGGCATTTTTAACACCACCCTGCACGAATATACCTTTCATATACAGATTCTTACCTTGACCGTCAGCAGTCGACTCTGCTAGAACTTCCATTCTAGCAGTGTCAAAGGATAAGTGTTCCTGTATTAATCCGCGCACAGTTGTAGTCCTTACTTACCGATATGCTTTAGTGGGCTCTTGTCATTAGTGCCACCAACTTCGCCTGTTTTGGCTGCTGGAGCTTTACCTTTGAACGAATCACCTTTTGCGCCTGGAACATTTTTAAACTGTCCAGCGCCTGGTAGGTTGCCTCTACCTTTAGTATATTGGTTGTTTGGTGTTGGTACTGGCTTATTGTCTGGGTCTTGCTCAGAGCCGCCTTTTGCAATATTAGCAGTTGTACCGCCCATATCGTTCTTACCAGCTACAATGCTCTTTGGTGTTACTGTGGCTTTGCCGCCGTTGCCGACTTCACTGCCCTCACCTTTTGCAGGCTCTTGACCGTAAACATCGCCAATTTTCTCAACGTATTCACGAATCCACTCAGCTTCTGTCATCTTCTTGCCAGACTTTTTGTCTTCTTGGATGCTTTCTTCGACGTCTTCTTCTTCGTCTTCTTCATCTTCCTCAGCTTCATACATTAAGTCTTCGTCGCCTTCTTCGCTACCCATGTCGCCCATGTCGTCTCCGCCCATGTCGCCCATGTCGTCTCCGCCAGCTTCTTGACCCATTAAAGCATCAAATTCTGCTTTTAGTTCGTCTAACGCATCTTCAAGATCCATAACGCGGTCTTCGATATCGCCTTCTCCGCCCATGTCGTCTCCGTCCATATCGCCCATGTCATCGTCGCCGTTTAGTTCTTCTCCGTCTAATTCGACGTCCATCTCCTCGGCTTCGTCCATACCTTCTTCGTCACTAGTAATTTCGTCTACCATAGACTCGACTTCATTACCACCAACTTCTGCTAGATCCTCTTCGTCAATGAGAGATTCGTAAATTTCACGGCTCTTTTCTACAACAATGCTGTGGAAAAGTTCGCGGGCTTTTGCTTCATCTTCATTGATAATAAATTCTATCAATTGCTCATACTTGTTCATATTTGTTCCTTATAAAAATATGCTGTCGCACAATTCTGTATAGTTATTTACAGAATGTACGTATATTTGGGGTTAAATGGGGATTTTTTGAAGGATTTTGTCGAACTAATTACAATCCAGGGGCACCTGCGGCTGCGGCAGGTATTTTATATTGGTCTGCAACTTTTTCTAGTTTCTGTTCGTGCTCTAATTTACGGGCATCATTCATTACTCGTAAACGATTTAATCTATCTAAAGTTAGTCGAGTTTTACGTGTATCATCCTTTTTCAAGACGGTGTTATCTTCTTTGTCTGAACGAAAGGAAGGGGGTACAGGTTCGTATAACTCGTTAATAATCATAATATTATTTATAATCCCGGGGCGGCTGTTGCTGCCGCTGCTGCGCCGGGCGCACCTGTTGCGCCGCCTGAAGTAGGTCCTCCCATCCCAGGTTGTAATTCTCCTGGAGGTGCTTCTGCAGGTAATTCTGCGCCTTCTAAGTCTGAATCGATTCCGCCCGGACTTATACCAACACTACGTAAACCTGCTTCATCTGCAGGTGCTTTAGCAACATCACCTTGTTCTTCAGCCCACATACGTTCGTTGTCTGTCATTTCTTCTTCAGACAATCCCAAGAATCTACCTAATAAGAAACGTTTAGCAAGATAAGGATACTGCTCTAGTTGCGTAAAACTAGTAATTCTAGCAGCATCAACTTCTGCTTGACGATAGCTAGCAAAGTTTTGCGGTTCATTAAACTGCAATTCAAATAAATTACCGTCAATGTTGATGCCTCTCCAACGCATAAACATCTTAAATTCTTGATCTAGTTTTTCAACAATCATACGCTGTAAACGCATACAATATTGGTTGAAACGCCATTCTTGAATTAATGCGGTACCTACACGGCCATCACTAAATGAGTTTGGATTACTTGTTCCGTCGTCTAATCCTGTGGGCAAATAACTACTAGGAATGCGTAAACCACGGAATAACTTGTTAGTAAAAAAGTGTAAGTCAGTGATTTCGCCTAAGTTTTGACCGCCTGGTAATGGCTCAACTGTAGATCCACGTCCATCTGCTGTAACTGGAAAGAAGAAGTCTTCGTTAGTTGACAATGGATTATATGTAGCATCCATCATATTTTGACCGCCACCAGTTTGTGTTGGAATACGACGTTGATGTACTTCGTTTTTAATACGTTCAACAAAGGCCATGGCCATGTGTGCTGGCATGTTTCCTACGTCAATTTTAAACACACGGCGTTCTGGAGCACGTTGTACACGATAGATAATGATAGCGTCTTCTAGTAGTTCTTTTTGTTTGAATACTTTGAATACGTTTTCCAGTACGCTGTTACCAAAAGGCCAACTAAAATCTAAGCCTTCAGTTAGCGTTAAATGTACTACGTGTTCAGCATTAATTGCTTGTTCATTTTGTGCATGACTAAAGCGTGAACCACCGCTATACGGAGTTTTAGGCATAATATATGCACCTGCCGCACCACCTACCTGTGGGTGATTAACACTAATATCGCTAGTATTAACCATTGTTGCTGTTAAATTTTGCAAGTTAGGGGCAATATCTTTAACAATGTATTGCTCAGGCTTTTTGCCTTCTGCTTCATTAACAATAACTTTAGTAACCTTACTCATCTCAACCCAGAACAATTTGAATGTTTCTGGATCTCTGACAAACACTTGATCCCCGTACTTAATAGTATTACGGAACATTTTGAACACACGTTTGTTAAGTTCATTTAAACTTACCCACTGTTTCAATTGATCTCTAATAATATTAACTTCGTTGTCTGTGGGTTTTTCTTTCCACTTAAACTGGAATGCTGTGCCATTTTCTTCATTTTGCTGCGTACTAAACTCAGCAAGAATGTCTAAGGCAGCATTAACTTCCGAATCCATATCCATTTGTTCGTATTGATTATAACGTTCAATACGGTTTGGGTGGCCGATATAAACTTCTGGCAAATTGCTTTGATAGTTTTTATAGCCAAATTGAGGAGAGGTGCTGCCACTAATAGGGCTAACTGCACCTGCTACGTTTGCTGTACGGAAGTATTTTTTCCAACTCATATATGTTCTCTAGTTAGATATTTACCTAAGATTAGTAGTTTGTCTTAAGTATTTGCTCTTGAACTTCGACACTATCTTCCATAGCATCTAGAATTTCTCTGCTGACCTCTACGTTTTCTCTCATGATGTCCACCAATGGTTTCCAGTCGATGTTCATTGGTACATTACCACTACGTAATGGAATAACTGCTTCAGGTCCGTTTTCGCCTACTGTGGTTGGACCTGAAGTAACACCACCATCCGCTTGTTGTGGTTGATTTTGGCTTCGAGCGCCAGGAGCAGGGCCTTGAGGAGTTACGGCTGGCATAGGTAAATTGCCACCTATCATTCTTGTGCCCATATTTCTCATTGTTTCCATTGCAGTTCTAGCAGTATCTTCCGCAGCAGTGGCACTAACTTTAGCCGCATCTAAAATTGCTTTTAAGGCTTTTAACGAATCACCTTGGACACTAATAATACCAGCCGTTATTTGATGTAATTGTGTAGCTACTTCAGCCATAGCTGGAATGTTCTTAATAACAATCTGATCTAATTGTTGCTGATTTGCAATTAGTGCTTTTGTTGCATTAACTAGTCCTTGAGTAGGCTCATCTAGATTTTTATTAATATTTTTTCCCAATTGATCTAAGTTTAATCTTTCAAAACCAGTTCGCATCAAGTTCAAATTTTCAATAATGCCGCGGCTAGTATCGCCCATACTAGTTAAAATTTGATTATTTGCGGCCCTATTAATTTCAATTAATTGCTCGTTACTACGTGCAAAACCTTCTAATACATCTGCATTCTGTTTAAAATAGTTCTTATAACCTTCTCTGTAACCTTCTTTAGTTTGATTTACACTACCCATTAACTCGCCAATTGCTTGTGCAGCTTCTTGATTTACTGCTGCAAATGTTAGTGCTTCTTTACTGTATACTTTTCCGCCGGTAGCAAAGTATTCTTCTGCATATTTGGCTCCAGCATCACCAAATATTTTACCTGCTACAGCCATACCTTCTCTAACGTTTTGTTGGGCAACTTCTCCTAGACGACCTATCTTCAAATTATAGTCTAACTGTCTACGGCGACCTTCTTCTTCACGTTTTAATGTTTCTGCTGTTTTACCTGTGATGTTACTTAATTCTTTTTGTGTTATTAAGTATTCGACTGCGCCTGCTTTTTGTTTATCAAGTTCTTCTCTATTTTTACCAATGCTTACGCCCAATTGGGACTGTAATGATAGATATTCCGCAGTGCCCACGCTTAAATTTTCTAAGTTTCCGTAAAGAGCAATTAATCCTGGATTTCCATCAAAGATTTCTTTGCTCATACCTGCAAGTACTTTGGATCCGTTGGTCATACCTAATCCAAATTTACTGATAGCTTCTGCATTTTGTTGCACTATTCTAGTAAATGCTGCCATAGGCACTTGTGTTTGAACTGCGGCTTTAGCAAAGTTACCCAGACTACCCGAGAAAATAGCACCCATCTTGCTTAAGTCAATGAATGAATCAACTACTTTTTGACTGGCTTCCAATCCGAATTTTATTAATCCTGCAGAAGCCGAAATACCTGCTACTGTTAATTCGCCTAATGCTTCAGTAGTTCTACCTATGCTTATACCAAACAAAGACACTCCACTACCAAATTTTCCTAATATTTCTATACTTTTGCTTAAAGATTCAACAACAAAATTTAATGTAGGAATAACACTAGTGAACGCTTTATCTGTACCATAAACACTAGAAGATACGGCACTAAATCCGTTAATCAAACTTCCAGCCATACCCCGCAATGTGCCAAATGTTTGTCCAACTGCGGAAGTTTGTTGTGCAGCCTGTTGCATAGCATTAGATGCTACTGTAGATGCTGTAGCCTGACCTTGGCCTGCACGAGCAGCAGATTGTAGGGCCGCTGTTAATTGTTGTACCGCGGCAGAATTATTGCCAAAGGCACTAGCTGCTTGATTAATTAGTTCAATGCTGTCTGTTGGATCTGCCATATTAAGAAATCGGTGGTCTTGTCAAGATAAGTATTGTTATACGTTTATTTATTGGAATAAAAACATGTCAACTAACCCTTTAGCAAAACATTTCAGACAGCCTCAACTTTATATCAAATTACCTAGCGAAGGTAGATGGTATCCTGCAGGATCTCTAGAGATGCCAGTTACAAAAGAATTGCCAGTCTACGCAATGACTGCAAGAGACGAATTAACACTCAAAACTCCTGATGCTTTGTTAAATGGCCAGGCCACAGTTGACGTAATACAAAGTTGCTTGCCAAATATTAAAGATGCTTGGCAAGTCCCAAGCATTGATTTAGATGCTATCTTAATTGCTATTAGACAAGCAACTTACGGCAATCGAATGGATTTTGTCAGTATCTGTCCACATTGCAGTTCTAAAAATGACAATGCTATAGACTTATCGTTGTTAGGGGGCAAAATTACTTGTCCGGATTTCAATGAAAATGTAAAAATAGAAGGTTTGGAAATTTACTTAAAACCTCACAGTTACCAACAGTTTAATAAATCTAGTCTAGAAAGTTACGAGCAACAAAGAATACTATCCGTTGTTGCAGATGAAACACTAAGTGAAAGTGAAAAAACTACCAAATTTAACGCTCTATTTAAAAGACTGTTAAACTTAACCGTTGAGCAAATCAGTCGTAGTGTCGCCGGTATAAAAACTGAAGACGGAGTTCTAGTAGAGGATCCTGCATTAATCGATGAATTCTTTGCTAACTGTAATAGATCAATTTGGGACGCAGTTAAATCTAGACTCGAAGTACTATCAGCCGAGAATAAACTCAGAGAAATAGATTTAGTTTGTGAAAACGAAGATTGTGCAAAACCATACTCATCTCCTATAACATTCGAGATGTCTAGTTTTTTCGTCTAAGGCTTTTGACTTTAAACAATGAAGAAGTTGTCGAGGAATTAGAAAGATTCGACAAGCAGTCAAAAGCCCTTAAAAAGAATATTTTAAAAATGTGTTGGTATATGAGAGGCAGTATTTCTATAGAAGAAATGTATCAGTTGAGCTTTGACGACAGAAATACCATTAATAAAGTAATCGAAGATAATCTAGATATTACGAAAGAATCAGGATTCCCATTCTTTTAAGATGTGCTACGCACATCTATCACTTTCGTTTCACTCAGTGATATATTGTTTTGTTTTTAAAAGAGCGAAGCGATTTAATATTCATCCAGATTAATCGGTCACACTTTGCCCGCACAGGGCAAAGAAATGAAAGGGCTTCATCCGAGTAGCACAGTCACTTAGCGTTACAACATTACAGAGGCGGTTGTCCGGTACCTCGAGTTGCGTCTTATAACAACGGCGGTTTACACAAAATACGCTAACATTCTATGTAAACGTGTACTATCACTAGTACGTCTTTTTAGCCTTTTAAATCCTATTCAAACAACCAAATTGCGGCATTGGCAATCTTCATCCTGTCGGGTAGTGGTTGAGTGCTCTTTACAGCGAAGAGTCTTCCGTCCCTGCGATCCGAGATCCAGGTATAGGGCACACGTTGTTGGCCTGTGCGAGCTGGTACTGCTAATTAAATTTTGTTTTTAATGTGGGAGCCATGGATACGACAATCGATTATGCCGTTATAATATTCATCTGATTCTAATACACGCCTTGAAAACTGTTCTCTTGCTTCAATATAACTACAAATTGCTTTTGATTCACAATAGTAAAGTATTTCTCTAGTAAAATTTTCTGAGCCTAGTGTTTCTACGTCCCGTTTTAATTCAGGACTTGAGCCATAATAATCTCTCCAGTCAGAGTCGACTTTTGAGCGAATTTTCTTTTTCTTTTTAGTACCGTTTTTTAATTTTACTGTTCGTTGTGTAGTTTTACTGAATTTCGCTAGTTTTTTGCCTATATATTTTTTGTTTGATATTTTATTTGTGATAAGATATACAAATCCAACGCAACTGTCGGGTAAATTCTCAACCTCAGAGCCTTCGAATAACCAAGTCATATTGTATTTGTATGGATTCCATGATGTGTACTTTAATTTATGCCAGATAGTCTAAGTTACAATAAAATGTTATTTCTTCTATACAAGTGTTTGAGTGTATATTTGAGCCATAGTCGATAAAATTATACACATCAGTCAAATTGATGCCGTTACCAGTCCAACTGGGACGACTTCTACTTAATTCAGTGTCTAATCTATCTAAAGTGATTAATGTTGTTTTAAAAGGTACTTTGTTTTGTTTAAATGCTTGTGTGCCTTGCTTACTGGCATGCTCTAACGCAGCCTTGCTAATACGGTATGTTTCGAATCTGGGTTCTGGCGCAACTAGTGATTTAGCACCTGAACTGCCGATATTGATAATCCAGCCCTGCTTGTTGGCATTTTTCCATGCATCGTATACAGCCATATATAGGTTAGTTTGTGCAAAATTAGCCCATGCTTCTTGGGGAGGGCCATCAAACGCATTGTTGATAAACACATCGTATTCAAGGCTCAATTGAGCAATACGTTGAATATCCTCATTCTTGGTAATGTCGTAGCCTTCTGCCCTACTAACGCTTTGTCCGTTGGTATATGTTGCAAGGGATAGCCCAAGACCTCTATTGCCACCAGTTATTAAAAATTTCTTTTTCATTTTTGTTTGATCCCAAACTTTTGTAAATTGTTTGCCACAAGTCAACGCACACTCAAAAATACGTTCTGGAAAACTATTACAGCTCCAGCTTTTTTCTAAGGCAGGCCAAAATGTACTTTTGAATATTTGTTCTAGACTATTGTTTTTTATGTTTAGACTTTGTTCGTCGTGTTGTTTGATAAATTCTGCAACTTGATTCTTGTTGTTAACTGTACTTAGTGAATTACTGCAAGGCATTACATCATCGTCGTAGAATCTTGCATCATACAGATTATGATTAAGCATATTGCAGGGTAATACAAGACCGTGAGCATTAATTGCTACTCTGTTGTGGGTGAGAGAATCGCACTTTATTTCTACGTTTTTAAAGTAGTCTGTAAAGTCTTCATATTTTTCCTGCAATGCAGGTAAGTTGTTAATACTGCGATTTGTAAATTCTACACTAGTTGTCGGTTTTATGCTATAGATTTTATTGCCGTTGCGATCTACTACTGGCCATTCGTCGAACGTGGCCATGGTTTTGTGATTTAAAAAACGTCCAGTTGACCTGTACAAAAACTTGTCGAACCCTAGTTCCTTGCTTAGTTGCTCTGCTTGTTTAATCTGATGTTGATTATGTTCGAATACAATAAAGTTCCAGACCGCACGTCCACCTGCATCTATAAATGCTTTCGCATTTTTAATAATTTTATTAAAATCAGTATTACGTCTATATAAGTGATTGGTATCTTCTAGTCCGTCGATATTAAAATCAATTTGACCGTAACCGTTTATTATATAAGCGATCTCCTGCCAAAACTCTGTGTCATGTGCTCCGCCATTAGTGTGCATATACAGCCAAAGTTTAGGAGATTTTTGTCTAAAGTCCCACAGGATATCTAAAAAATCTGGGTGCATAATGGGATCACCGTAACTACCACAGAAGAATACTTGTCTTAGTCTATTGCATAACTCGGTAGTAAATGCTTGATTAATTACAGATCTTGGTAGATGCTCTAATTTTAAATGTGGATTGACACGCCCACCGTTGATGTTTCGTGGGCATTGTGGACAAGCCGCGTTGCAATAGGTAGTCAACTCAACTTGATATTCATCAATTTTGTTAAAGTTAAACAACTTCGATGTCCGTATTATAGTTTGTAAATCCGTTTTCTTTAACAACAGTAAGAATGTTGTTCACACGTCCAGCAAGCTCGTCTTTATGACTTACTAGCCAAACACTACGACTACCTTCTCTGCTCATTTTCTTAAGGATAGCAAGACTATTTTCAACACCTGAAGCATCCATACCACTGTCGACAAGTTCGTCAATGAACAACAAGTTAATAGGTTGATATAGGCTTTCCCATACATCACGGAAACTCCAACTTAGACTTAGTATCAAACGATTGCGTTCGCCCCTGCTCAAATTGTCAAAGTCTAACTCACGCCCATATTCTTCAATGCTGACTGACAAATCATTGTTAAACTTAACAGTATGCGGTAATCCAATCTTGTCTAAGTAATAGCCCAAACGAGCGTTTAAGTGATTTAAGTTTTGGTCAATAATCTTTTTACGAATAAAACTGTCTTTGTTAGTTAACAGCTTAAGTAGGAACTCTTGATGTTCACGTAACCGTGTTAGTTCGTTCATAATATCGTAACTAACTTCCTGCAGAGCTTGTTCACGCATTTCTATAATTTGATCTGCGTAAGGATCTGCCTCTGCCTCTTTTGCAGTTAATTGACTAAGCACAGCAGCCATACTACTACGATGCTCAAATGCGTCCGCTTCATTTTCGTAAAATGTAACAGGTTGTTCACCGACAGCACCTATTTGTGTACTAGCCACTAATAGTTTATCCACTGCTTCGCAATAAGAATTAAAGAGTTCTATAGATTCTGCCAAAGCCGCAGCCTTTTCTTCTAATACTCTAGTGTGGTTTTCATCGTGAAATTCTTGTCCACAACTATGACACTTGTGATCCCTTAGACTTTCAAGCTCTGCTTCTAGCTTATGCACAGTTCGCATTTCTCTATCGCGATCCTGCTCAGCACGTTTTAACGCTGTTTGGTTGGCTTTTGCATCGGCTGCACGCCGTGTATACTCTCCAAGACGCTTATGGGCTTCGAGTTCTGCTTCGATATCAAGCTCCGCCAATTGATTATATGCTGCCCTAAATCCAGCAATGTCTGCATCTCGTTTTGTGATCCAAAGATTTTGACGGCGTATGAGTGCGTCAATTTGATCTTGGATGCGTTTGTTTGCATCTGCCACAGCAGCAATACGAAATTCTTCACTTTGTATGGCATCCTTGGTGGACTTGTTTTGAACTTTAAGGGATTCGGCTTTTTCTGAAAGTAAAGTAATACCGAGAAGTTGTTCAATAATAGTTCTTTGATCATTGGCTTTTAAACTCAAAAATGGCTCAGTATAGGTATTCAAAGCCACAATGTGCTTAAACATGTCATGACTCATATTCAACAAGCGTTCAATTTCTTGCTGTGTTTCTCTGCTGTCACCTTGACTGTTATCGTCTTTGGTTTCTAATTCTGTGTCGTTGACATAGAATTTAAGCACATTGGGTTTACGACCTCGCTCAATTCTATATGCCATGCCTTCACATTCGAAATCGATTGTAACTAACATGTGTTTACTGTTAGTTTTATTGATTAGATTATCTTTTTTAATATTAGTTAAAGCGTTACCGAACAATGCATAACTCAAAGCATTGATAATAGTTGTTTTACCAGTACCATTACGGGCACCGCTATCGTCCCCGCCCAAATCTAAGTTTTCCCCTAGTACAAGCGTTAAGTCTCTGCGATCAAAGTCGATGCCTTGAGTAGCATTGCCCACGCTCATGAAATTTTTAACTGATAGTGATTTTATTTTGAACATAATACTAGGTATAATATAAATGAAAAACTGAGATAAGTCAAAGATTTTTAAAGACGGCTTGCTCTAAATTAGAATAGACTCTGTCGTCAAACCCTATAAAATCTACGCAAGGTTTGAGCACAGTATTAATCCAATCTAAATTGATTAAGGTGTGAGGTTGCGGTAACCCTGTGTCATACTGTCGGTGTTTACTATGATTTCTGAATTCACTGTACCCTTTGAGGCCATTAAAAGATATCCAAGGATATGAACTTATAATGTCTTTATTAGGATCGATAAAATCATAATCATAACATAATGAAAATGCAAATTCTATATTTCTTGATTTTAAGAGTTCTGCTGCTGCCATAATAAATGCTTGTGTTCTTTGCAATGCCTGCCAGTACTTAATATATCGTTTATGATAATCCTGAATATATGGATTAGCAGAACCGCTAGTAACCCACCAATTGTTATTGTTACTTTTTATAATATTAAAATGGTATACAGGATCTATTTGTGCTTGGTCAGACCAAAATGAATCTAATACTACATCGACTCGATTGGGAATTGACCATTGTATAATAGCTTGATCAATTTGAATACTATTAACAGTTTCGCATAATTGTAAAAAAATTAATTCGTTGCTAGCGCCCACAACACTACGATTAATAATTTTATGAGTTTTTGACAATAGTAAAGAAAGATAAAACGGCCATTTTTTAAAATTATTATCTATACCGTTACCGTCACTAATCACTAGTAAATTTTTTTTCATTTTTGACCATTTCCAATATATCCCCGACGGTTTTAAACCAATCACGATAGTCCCATACTTTGATACTAATACTATATTTTTCTTCTAGTTTATAGTTAATATACCCTTGCGTATGAAAATCTTTTATATGAATTAATGAAAAATCTAAATTTAGATTATCAAGTGCTTGATTTATATTTTGCCATTCGGTATACGGAGATATATGTTCTTTATTGGCTAGTGCCCATTCTGCACATACATTTTTAAGTTTTTCTGTATTCTGTACAGTTAAATTTAATTTTTCAAATATTCCTGTCAGGCAAGTAACAGGATTATTGACTAATTCTGAGATATTAAAATTTATGCAAGACTCTTGAGGATGCCATGTAAATGGCCAACTGTGATAAAGCAAGGTTATATTTTCTCTTATAGCATAAGGTTCAAAAGGCTTATCCCAATCATGCCTATTACCGTATGCTTGGTCGACGGTATAGTCTTGAATTGCTTTAACTGACATTGTGTTATAAACAACAGGTCTTACTTCGTGATCTATAACGGCTCTTAATATAGTTGCATTCGGAAAAACAGATTTAATTTTATCGTAACTGTCATTGTTGATACCGTTGTCACACAGTACTAAAATTTTTTTCTGTCCTGGATCGAGATCTATAGTATTATCATAGTAGTCTGGATCGTGAAAGTAGACATGTGTGTATTTTTTTACAGAATGACTGTCGCCGTCTATACTTATTTTAAACTTTTCGTTAAGAACCTTAACCGTTTCAACCGCAAACTCTGACAAAATATAGTACAAAAAGTTACCAAATCCGCCTGAGGGATATGATATCAAAATAATATTATTTCCAGTAGTATCAAATTTCATAAATTTCTATAGATATCTAATAACAGATTATTATTGTAATGCTCACTAGTAATTGCAGTAAGTTGATTAGTTACAATTTGATCCACGCTTTCAAAGGCTACATTACCTTGTATTTCGAAATCATTTACATCTGCATTCTTTTGCGGAATCAATGTAACTTCTCGCAAATTGTGACTTTCAATAAAGGTTTCCTTGATAAACGTTGCTTCTTCGTAACTAATGGGAATGTCTATGTTAACTCGTACATGCATTCCAGGTCTGAGTAAAGTATCTGCATTATCAATGATTGCGCCCAGGCCCAATACTCTGTATGTAGGCTGGTCGGGCCAAGCGAAGTATACTGGATCCTTGTCCCATTCGATGACACATAGTCCCCGCTCATCATCCCCTGCATCTGCATAGTTATGGGGGAAACAGTTACCAATATAGGAGATGTTCTTATACTGTTGGCGTTTGTGAAAATGTCCCGTAAAGACTTGATCAAAATGGCTAAATGATTCACGTTTTAGATCTCCATGATCAGGCATTTGTACCATAGCATTCATAAAGAAATGCGGCAGTTCAAAATGCCCAAACATATATTTGCCTTTTAGCTTAGGAATCCGCTTATGATCATCTCCCACAAGCCAAGGAGCAATAACCACATCACCACTAGAAAACCAATCGTTAACGATTTGAACGTTGGGGAGGTGACGAGCCCATTCAACTGATTGAATATCGCGTTTATCGCGATAATACAAATCATGATTGCCAGGAATAAAGTATACACGTTCAAAGTTTGCATTTAAATGCTCCAAGGCCTTTAGGCTGTAGTTAAGTGTAACAATGTTAATGCTAGCACGATTGTTGTGCCAGTCTCCTAAAAATAATGCTGTTTCACAACCTTCTTCTTTAGCTTTAGCAGTAGCCCATTTAACAAAGTTAAGACAATCTTCGTTGTGAAGTTGGCTATTCGATTTTAAACCAAAATGGATATCCGTAAACACGGCAGCTTTTTTAAATAGATTAGACATAGATAAATTATTATAGTCTGTTTTAAAAGAAAATGCAATATCTTTTTAGTTCATTCAACAATAAAGTTATCTAAGCTTCGAATCTTTTCACATTTCATATGTATCAAATGCCGCACACAGTTTTCTTCCCATCGTTTTAACTGGGGTAGAAAATCTTTGTTGAATGTAGATTGTAGTTCGTCGTAATTTTTGATTAGCTTTCTTTTATCGTATTTTATACCTTTATGGTCCGATCTATTAGACTGCTGAATAATGTCTGCAAATTCCAATATATAAAAGTTTAAGTGGGGAAAAATAGTTCTAAAATGACACAGCGCTTGCCAATTAGCACGAGCCATGGCAGATAATATAGTTAATTCAACTGGAGAAATAGTAATAGCGTCCATAGTCTCCCACGATACATCGCTATTATAATGATGATAACCAAATTTATGTGCAATGAGTAAACTAGATGCCCAGCCCCACCAATCTGATCTATAAGTTAAAAAAATATCTGGCAGCGTTTGTCTTACAGTCGAGTATAACGCCAGGTCGTTGCCTCCTAAAAAAGTATGGAAAGATCCAGCATCATCATATGGTTTATCGGTTGCCAACGTATACCCGCATTTTTTATATAAAATTGATTCAGCAAACACAGTGCCGCAACGATTAAACGTCAAGACTTGAACTCTTGATGATTTTGGTCTATTAGAAAATTGCAAGTTGTTAACAATCAAGGAATTTGAATCACACCACCTGGAGTGTATAAATTTGTGGTCCAAGGTGTACAAACTTTTTATTTTCTCACAACTTAAGGAAGTTACATCAATAGTAGATTCGGGCGGAATTTCCCATATCAGTCGTTCGTCGCTGTCTTTGGGAAAGACAGACGGCCACTTTCCGCTATAGACAGTTTCTAAAATTGTAAAATCTGGGTACAAAGAGTGTAACCATTCTCGTTCCCCAGGCAAATCTTGAGTGAAGATAATTTTATTCTTCATAGTGGCCGCCCCCACCACCGCTCATATTTTGTCGAGTGTAACTTGGATTAAGGTTGTTCATTTCGAGGATGTCATCTCTTAAATTTTGATTACGTTTTTCGATGTTAAGAACTCGAGTAAAGCTATTAGTAATGGCGGCAGTGTAATATGCAAAGGGATTCTGACTTTTGGATTCGTCAAACTGTAAACCAATTTGAGATAGTTGTAGTAGAGCCTGTGAACGCATTTCATCATTGTATGTGTATCCTCTCCAGTTGCTACGAGTAGCATAACGCTCACATAATTTAATAAACATATGAGCTAGTTTGTTAGTCATAGAGCCATGCTCTTTACTGAACTTACCAGTTTCTAAGTCACCGCGCCAATGGCTTTTACCTACTAAAACAGGTTCACCTTCTTCGTCGACTTTATAATGATAAAATGGAGGAAAATTAACTTTGACGTATTTGTTATGTTTCGGGTCGTCCTCGTCATATTCTGTATGGGCAGGCTCGTCTTCATCTTCAAACAGTTCTTTAGCAACATTTTTAGCTTTTTGAGTTTTAACATCATCCAACGGTATATGTTCCCAAGTCATAATTCTAAAGACTACATCAGTCTGTGGGACTTTAGTGTATTTGATCTCAAAATCGTCTAATTTTTGCTTTTCTCCAGTAGCAGCTACTGCGGCTTCATGTGCTAGCTTACCCAAGCGTTCAGCCCTTGCTTTGCGGGCAGCTAAAATGTTTTTCTTGTTAATTTTTTTGACATTGTCTAAAATTAAATCATAATCGGAATATTCTGGACTAGTGAAACTACAATAAGTGGTTTTACTTTTATGTATTTCTTTAAGAATATCTTTATTGTTGAGATAGTTGTGTTTAATTTTAGTTCTCCTATAAGTTAGCGCATACTAACACTTTTGTGGCACCTATGTCAACCTATAATAATATGCTATTTTCAAATCGATAAATATCTAAAACAGGTATTTACATGGCATTTACACCTACAAGCGGCGCACTTTATTCAGACAGTTATAGTCCTAATGGTGCATCAAATCAAGCTAGTTTTGCACAATCTGCAGCAAGCGTGAACGTCAACGATCCTAGTACGGCTAGATTAGCCACTGCAGGATTGGGCGCAGGAGGAACAAATCCCCTAAGTGCTATAGCAGGTAAAGTATTTAACTTTTGGTATGACCAAACAAACGGTTCTGGTCTAGCACCTGAGGCAGATTGGCGTGTTCGTCTAAGTATGCAACCTGCTACAGCCAGTTTGTTTTATGCTAATCCTAATAATAAAATAATGAACCCACTAGTTCAAACAAGCGGGCTTATATTTCCTTATACACCAGCGTTGACTATAAGACACAGTGCAAACTATAATCCAACAAAGCTAACTCACAGTAATTACAGTTCTTATTTTTATGAAGGCAGTGAAGTTAGCGGAATCGACATCAATGCAGAATTTACAGTACAAGATATTGCAGAAGGTCAATACTTAATGGCTGCAATACATTTTATGCGAGCCTGTACTAAAATGTTCTTTGGCCAAAGTCAACTGGCGGGAACTCCTCCTCCAATGGTATTTTTAGATGGCTATGGTAGTTTTTATTTGCCGCATGTGCCTTGTGTTGTAACTAGTTTTAGTCACACTATGCCAGCAGAAGTTGATTATATTAATGTACCGATTGGTACTTCACTGAGTGACGTCGCAGGAAATGCTGTAAATACCGCAAGCAATTTAGGCCCGAGTGTCAGGCTCCCTACTACAAGTACATTTAATATTAGTCTACAACCCGTTTATAGTAGAACAAACATTGCTAATAATTTTACATTAGAGAATTATAGTATAGGTGCTCTTGTTCAACCTAGTGTCGGTTCTCGAGGAGGATTCTTATAATGGCTAACAACGGTCTTAACTATGACAGGAATAGTCCTTATTACTTAACTCCGGTATACGGTAAATTTTTAGATGTTGCGGTATTCCCCAACATTCCAAGACTACCCGACGATGTAGTTTTCATCATTAATGAAACATATCAATACAGACCTGACTTATTAGCATTTGATCTATACGGCGATCAAGGGCTCTGGTGGGTTTTCGCACTACGAAATCCTAATAGTATACAAGATCCTGTGTTTGATATGAAAGTGGGCAAACCGATTTATATACCAAAAAAAGCAACTCTTAATTCTGTACTAGGGATAGTATAATGGCAGATCCGATAGCAATTCTAGAAGCAAGAGATGTTCAGAGTTCGTCTACTAGAACTATTGCTGAGCAAGATCCGTTTAGCACTACTCTTCCTATGTCAGCACAAGATCCTTTTGCGTTTGATGCTAATACGCCTTACAATAGGGCACTGTTAACTAGTGTAAATCCTATAAGCAATGATTTTTCTACTGCTCAACAAAATTATAGACCCAATCCATTAGATGACTACGAATCCTACACCTATGCATTAAGCCTACATGCAGTTAGTGTTGCCCAATTCAATCAGATTATTAATAATCCTGAAAGAAGTTATATACCGCAAAATGTATTAGTGGCTAGTGCTGGTAGATATAACGTAAACTTTAAACGTAATCCTAACTTCACTGAAGACTTTTATTTTGATGATTTTAGAATGAATACCGTGGTTAATACCACAGTCAGAAGTAGAAACAGCAACGTAATTGAAATGTCTTTTACTTTAGTAGAACCAAATGGATTTACATTCATTAATAGATTAATGGACGCACTATACGATCCTGCAGGTCCTGCGGCTAAAAACTATTTGGCGCATCCTTATATTTTACAAATTGACTTTTATGGATATAAGGACGGGGCAATACAAGAATCGCCCATTAGGAATATGACAAAAGTTATTCCTATTCGTCTTACTGGTTTAAAATCTAAGGTTACACATAAAGGTACAGAATATAGAATTGATGCGGTACCTTTTAACCATCAAGCATTTAATCAAATGTACAACGCTAGTCCTGCGGATTTTCAAGTTAAAGCAAAAACAGTTCAAGACGTCTTTGGTACTGGTGGGCTTATTCAAGGCACAGATCTAGTTCAAAATGCTGCCAATCAACGTAGAGAAACTGAATTGCTTAGACGAATCAACGAAGCAGAACAAGCGGGTGCAGCAGATTTACTAGTATCATTAAGTGCAGAATATAGAGAACTTCAAGCACAAAACGTAGCCAAAGGTAGTAATCTTTTCCAAGTAAGCGGGTTTACGGATGCAATTAATACATGGTATCAAAATTTAAAAGAACGTAAACAAATTACAGAAGTAAACAAATACTATGTGGTATTTGATTCTGACATTGGAGAAACTAATTTATATCCTGATAATGCCGGACCTCTGACAGAAGCACAGTTAGCCGGAGCATCGAACTCTGTCAAAGATCAAAAAGCTGTCACAAGACAAGCCGGTGGATTTGCATCAGGTAAATTATATTTTAATGCAGGTGCGCTTAACATACCTGCAGGCACACAGATAACAAAATTAATCGACTTTGCTGTAAGAAATAGTGATTTCGTTAGACAACAACTTAACGATAGCACACTTAATCCATTAACAGTAACAGAACAACAATTGAGCGGACTCCGAAGACCTTTAAAATGGTTTAAGATTGTGCCTAAAGTTACAATTAATTCATACGATCAAAAGAACGAACGTTATGCAGTGACTGTTACATATTATGTAAAAACATTTTATATTAATTCAAAATTTCCTTATGCACCACAAGGTCGCATACCTGGTTATGTAAAAAGGTATGATTATATTTTTACTGGTAAAAATAATAGTGTAATCGATGTTCAACTTGACTTTGATATGTTGTACTATGTGCAATTAGTGTCGGATAGAAATAAACAACGATTGAATGAAACTGCACCTGCATTGCAAAATGCTCAGTTGCGATCAGAAAATGATAATAATCCAGGAACAACTAGTGATAAACCACCGGGCCAAGATAGTATTACTGTAAGTAGCCCGGTGCAACCCATTGCAAGGCATTATGTTTCCAATGATGCTACTATGGCCAAAAGAGGCGGTGGAGCGGCCGCCGCAGCAGTCGATGGAGCTGGCATTCAAAAAAGTCTTAATGCAAATGCTCGCGGAGACATGATTAACATTAAAATGAAAATTATCGGCGATCCTGAGTTAATTAAACAAGACGATATATTTTTAAATCAAGACATAACATCATTCACACCAGGTTCAATTAGTCCAACTACAAACAGTTTATATATGGATGGCGGTGAACTATATGTGTTTGTAAATTTTCAAAGTCCGGTTGACTATGATGAATCTACTGGACTAGCAATACCTGGCTACAACAAATATTCATACAGTCAGTTTAATGGAATTTATAAAATCATTACTATTGAAAACAACTTTGCTCGAGGAAAATTTGAACAGACATTAGATCTTGTTCGTTTACCTATAGACGACAATCAACGAGACTTAAATATTAATGTACAACAGCGTGTGGATTCCTATCTAAATATTGCATTAGGTCAAGCAGCCGCAGCAGGCACGCTAACTAGATTCGCAGGCCCTGCTATTTTCCAAAGAGCACTATCTTCAGCTATTACACCGATATATAATACAGCACTGGGCGCAACAGGCGGGTCGACTGGTGGCGCATTACAGTCATTGGCTCAGCAAGTTATAAACCAAAATGCTAACAAATTAGCTGATACAGTAATTAAAAAAGGATTAAATGCACTTCAAACACAATTTTCATCTATAAAATATGATATTTTTGGTCCTAGTGCAAAAGATTTAGCTGAAGCTAATCAAGCAGATGAGTTTTTTAATGGATCGAGTGTTGCGCCAGCAAACCCTTCTGACTTTGGTGCAGATACAGCAGGGTCAGATGTTCCATTTGGGGGATTCGACGATCCGTCATCCGTAGCAGAGGGAGTACCGGACAGTTTTTCTGCAGACATAGATGTGGCGGATTTAGGCGACTTTGGCGGCGACTTTGGCGACTTTGGCGGCGACCTTGGCGGATATTTTGGTTAAGACTTTTAATTATGCAACCTTACATTGGCACAAAAAACGTTGATTTTATCAACAAACAGAACGTAGATATTCCTAATATATCAGGAATATTCAAAGGTATCGTTAAAGAAATAGATACTACAACTCGTAGTAGTAGAATTTATGTTTATATTACTGAGTTTGGTGGCAGCGCCGACGATGATTTAAACTGGAAGCTAGTAAGTTATGCCAGCCCTTTCTTAGGATATACACGTAGCCGAGATAACGGTGATAGTACATTAAACTCCTTTGTTACCACTAAGCAGACCTACGGGTTTTACATGAGTCCGCCGGACGTAGGCAGTCAAGTGTTATGTTGCTTTCCTTCTGGAAATAGTAATGAAGGTTATTGGTTTGCTTGTGTTAATCCTAATTTAGGTAAGCACATGGTCCCAGCAATCGGTGCAGTAACATTAGATAAAATTGACGCTTACAGCATACCTGATGAAATCAGACCTTATCTAAAAAATGGGTTACCTTACCCAGTTGGCGAATTCAATGAAAATGACAGCGCAGTATTCGACAGCAACTGGGTCAATAAACTAAGACCTTTACATATTCCTCGCACATTACAATTAATTGCCCAAGGTTTAGATCAGGATCCTAATAGAGGAGCAATTAGCAGTAGTATTCAGAGAGATCCGATTAGTTCAGTATTTGGATTTAGTACCCCAGGACGCCCTACAACAGACCAAGACCCTGCTAACGTTCCCAATCTTAGAGAAAAATTAAGAACAAACAATTTTAATCCTGCAGATTTTATTGTTTACAATAGAATTGGTGGACATAGTTTAACATTAGACGACGGTGACTTATATAATCAAAATAATCTAGTTCAATTAAGAAGTGCGGCCGGGCATCAGATTTTATTAAATGACTCAAAAGGATTTATTTACATAAGCAATAGCACTGGGACAGCTTGGGTAGAACTAACTGGACAAGGGGATGTACTAATCTACGGGGCAAAAGATTTTAGTGTAAGAGCGCAAGGTAATATTATGATGCATAGTGATCATGACATTACATTAAATGCTCAGAACAATGTAAACATAAAAGCAGGAGCAAGTGTCAAAATGCAAGGACTAGTGGTCCAAGCAAATGCAGATAGAGTATTAAATTTGTACGGCCAGCAAACACAAGTCAAAGGTGCTAGCGGTTTATCTCTACGTGCAGGGGGTACAGCCAGCCTAGTGGGATCTAGCGTCGCTATAGTGGGTAGTCCAATTAATTTAAATAGCGGCGGAAGTGGAGGCCAAATTAACCCTCCTAATAGACTGCCAGAATATCTATTGCCAGATACATTTGATACTGGTACCGGATATGCAGTATTCACTAATAGTTTAAGTTCTGCAGCCTATAAAGTACCCACACATGAACCTTATATAAGAGGAAGTGTGGCAGAAGTGGTTGCTCGACAACAACAGTTAGCACAAGAAAATTCTAATACTGAAACTAGTGTATCGGGCGAAGGTATTTTCCCTCCCGCAGTAATAAATCAAGTGGGCGCAGATCAAGCAGATCAAGAAGCAGTTAATAATCCAGCACCTCCCGGTGCGTTTATTAAACAGCCAGATCCCGGGCAAAATTTGGGTACATTAGATAAAGATCAATTACAGGCTTATTTGGCACAAGTAGGTTACAGTCAAAGTAACGGCGACTATACTGCCGTAGGCGATGACGGAGAACAAGGAAAATATAAACTTAGTGCAAGCGTACTTGCAGGTTTAGGTTACGTGCAAGAAGGCACAACTAACAGCCAGTTATCAAATCCAAATGTTTGGACTGGTAAAGATGGAATGTTTGGATCTGAGGATTTTAGAAATTCACCGTCTATACAAGAGCAAGCAGTTTATAACTTTACAAAACAAAATTATAGTACATTACAGGCTCAGGGTCTAATTACTACAGATACTAGTCAAGAAGTCATTGCAGGTTTACTTAATGCTAGTCATGTTAGCAATCCAACAATAGCAAGTCAATGGTACCAAAACGGGCAAAATTTGTCCGACTCAACTGGTACAACGTTAAGTCAGTATTTTAATCAAGGTAGATATAGTCAAACTCAAGCACCGACTATTGCGTTTAGCAACGCCAGTAAAGGCATAGCTCAAGGGTAAATACAGTATGAGTATATATAAAGGATTCAGCACATATAACCGAAGCAAGAAGTTTCGTCTAACTGATTTCGAGTTAGTAAAACAGGATTTAGTTAATCATTTTAATATTCGAAAAGGTGAGAAATTAATGAATCCTGACTTCGGCACAGTTATTTGGGATACATTGTTTAACCCATTGGATCAAGATACAGTTAACATAATCCAGCAAGATGTTAGAAGAATTGTGGCCTACGACCCTAGGTTAGCAGCCAATAATGTACTAGTTACCCAATACGATCAAGGTATACAAATCCAATTGGATTTAACGTATATTCCTGACAATCAAACAGGCACTTTACAGTTCAGATTTGATCAACAAAGTCGTACAACACAAGCATTGTTATAATACCATATTTTGTTTTCGATAAATATCTAAAACAGGAAAAGTATGGCTACTACAACCAGACAAAATAGTCTTTTAGTAAATCAAGACTGGACAAAGATCTACGAAAGTTTCCGTAACGCGGATTTCCAAAGTTACGATTTTCAAACACTACGCAAGACAATGATAGATTACTTGCGTTTGTATTACCCTGAAGATTTCAACGATTTTGTTGAGTCTAGTGAGTACATTGCTCTAATAGATTTAATTGCTTTCTTAGGACAAAGTTTAGCCTTTCGTACGGACTTAAACGCTCGTGAGAACTTCATTGATACTGCAGAACGTCGCGATAGTGTACTTAAATTAGCTAGACTTGTTAGTTATGTTCCTAAGCGCAACCAAACAGCCAACGGCTATTTAAAGTTTGACAGTGTTCAAACTACTGAAAATCTAGTAGACAGTAACGGATTGAATCTAACAAATTTAATTGTTAAGTGGAATGACAGTACCAATGCTAATTGGTACGAGCAATTCGTTACAATATTAAATGCAGCCCTGCCTACAAATCAAGTAGTTGGCAAACCTAGTCATAGTCAAACTATTGGCGGTGTTTACAATGCTGAATATAGTTTGAATATTACTCCCGGTAGTATGCCTATTTTTGGTTTTAATGCCCAAATTGAAAATGCTACATTACCATTTGAAATTGTAAGTCCTACTAGCACAGGTCAGGCCTACATTTATGAAGCTGATCCAGCCCCGGGCCGCCCATTAAATATTTTATATCGTAACGATAATTTAGGTAATGCTAGCAATAACACAGGTTTCTTCTTTTATTTTAAACAAGGAACATTAACTAGTTTTACTTTTAATGTTGCAGAAAGTATTCCTAATAATCTTGTTAATGTAAATTATAATAATATTAACAACACAGATGTTTGGTTATATGAATTAAATAATCTAGGAGCCGTGTCTACTATTTGGAATCAAGTGCCCAGTGTAAATGGTGTGAATGTCATTTATAATAGCAATGCGGCTAGAAAGAGTTATCAAGTTACTACAAGAGATAACGATCAAGTTAATTTAGTGTTCGGTGATGGGACATTCGCCGCAATACCAAACGGTAATTTTAGAACTTATTTTAGAGTTAGCAACGGTTTAAGTTATAAAATTACACCAGATGAAATTCAAAATATCAGTATTGTTATTCCTTATTTGAGCAGATCTGGTAGATTAGAAAATATGACCATTGTGGCTAGTTTAAAATACACAGTGGCTAATGCTATTGCTCGAGAAACTCTTGCTGAAATTAGAACTAAAGCTCCGCAATTATACTATACACAGAACCGTATGGTAACCGGGGAAGACTATAATAGTTTCCCTTATGCATATTTTAATAGTATTAGTAAAGTAAAGGCAGTGAATAGAACTAGTTCGGGGGTCAGTCGATTCTTAGACGTTGTAGATACTACCGGACGGTATAGCAGTACTAATATCTTTGCAGACGACGGATTACTTTATAAAGAGGTAGATACAACTAGTTTTAATTTTACTTGGAATACAACAGGCGATATTAATCGTATTATTGAAAATGAAATTTTACCTTATATCCAAAGTAAAACATTACAACATTTTTATTATGAGTACTTTGATAGGTTCTCACTGACCGACTTATATTGGAGTCGCAGTACTGTTGGTAGCGGTAGTAGTACAGGTTATTTTGTCGATAGCGGCGGAACTGCTCAACAAGTAGGAAAAGATGTTGTTGGAAACAATGCCTACATTACACAAGGTAGTATTGTAATTTTTAGTCCGGGTAGCGGAAATTACTTTAATAGTGAAAATGCTATAACTCCCCTTCCTGCATCAGGGCAGTTACCTCCTAACGGACAAAGTTTATTATATGTAACAGTTAATCAATTGGTTGGGAACGGTAGTCAAGGAAATCTTTCTAACGGAAATGGCCCAGTTAGCTTAAGTGAAAACGTGCCACCGGATGCAATTGCTATTACAGTCATACCTGCATTTAGTAATTCTTTTACCACAGAATTTATTACTAAACTAATTGCATTAATTAGTAGTTATAGCGAATTTGGTATTCGTTACGACCAAACAGTTCAAGATTGGGATATTATTACAGCACAGAATTTGGATTTAACTGACCCGTTTAGTCAAACTAATCAAGGTGATGCTACTGGTAATAACTTGGACTCTAGTTGGTTATTATCATTTACTGTAAACGGTCCTACTTATACAGTACAGATTAGAGGTTTAAGTTATATCTTTGAAAGCGTGAGCGAAACAAAATTTTATTTTGACAACAGCGTTAAGATATTTGATCCTACAACAGGATTAACTATTAACGATTTTGTTAATGTATTAAAAGTGAACGGTAATCCAGATACAGGATATCCTTTGTCAACAAACGTTCTATGGTTCGTATACAATCAAATTGCTGAGTCCGACGGATATGTAGATCAAAGTAAAGTATTAGTAACTTATAGCGACTTTAATGATGATGGGATACCCGATAATCCCGACATCTTTAATACAGTAGTTGACCCTACTACAAATCCATTGGAAAAATTGGTATTTTTTATAAAAACTTATGGGTATGATAGTTTTGTTACCTATGATCCATTGCCTAGCGGATCAGTTGACGTAGACTTTGCAACATACAATGATATTCTTCCATATGTAAACAATTACGCCGACGGTCAAATATTTTATACAACTACAGAAACAAATTTCTATGTTCTAAGTGTAGTAGGAGATTCTCGTACATTAACATTAAGTTACGATTATCTAGTTAGAACTGGACGTCAGGATTTATATTTTCAATACAGACATAATGCACCTGGAAGTCGACGATTGGATCCAAGTCCAAACAATCTAATAGACATGTATATCCTTACTAAAGAATATGAGTCTAGTTACAGAGCTTGGGCATTAGATACAACAGGGACTATCACAGAACCAAGTCGTCCTAGCAGCGAAACACTACGACTACAGTATTCTGAATTAGAAAATTATAAATCGGTCAGCGACGCAATTGTATATAACAGTGCAAAATTTAAACCGTTGTTTGGTAATAAAGCCGAGACTGCATTACAAGCAACATTTAAAGTTATTAAAAATAGCAATGTAAACTTAAGCGATAGTGAAATTCGTAGTCAAGTGTTGGCTTATATTAATAGCTATTTCTCTACAACCAATTGGGATTTTGGAGAAACATTCTACTTCACTGAATTGGCAACGTATATTCAGCAAGGGCTAGCTCCTTCTATTAGCAGTATAATTATTGTGCCCAATAGTTCGAGCCAAGTATACGGATCGCTACAGCAAATTAGCAGCGAACCAGATGAAATTTTAATTAGTGTAGCTACAGTAGAAAATATTGAAATTATTAGCGCAATTACTGCCGCACAATTAAACCTTCAAAATTTATCGGTAAATACTATTATTAACTAATGATTGACTATATCTCATGCCAGTAACAAAGACTCTAAGTTTTTTACCAGCGGTATTTCGCAGTGACGCTAACCAAAAATTTCTTAATGCCACATTAGATCAGTTGGTAACTGAACCTAATTTGCAGCCTATCAGTGGTTTTGTTGGTAGAAAATTTAGCCCCGGGTTTACGGGCATAGATACCTACATTAAAGAACCTAGCGCATTAAGAGCAGACTATCAGCTAGAACCTAGTGTCATCGTAAAGGATCCGGTTACTGATGATGTAGAGTTTCATGTAACCTATCCTGAAGTTTTACAAACTGTTAATTACTTGGGCGGCAATGTTGCTAATCCAAATAATCTGTGGAGCAGTGAATACTATAGTTACAATCCTCATATTAACTATGATGCATTTATTAACTTTGGCCAGTATTACTGGTTACCTAACGGTCCCGATCCCGTCGATGTTTTTGCAAATACAGTAGACCTAGAGCGCACATTTTATGTATATCCAAACGATGGCGCTCAAGTTTACAACCTGAGCGGCTTTGGATTAATTAATAATCCTGAATTAGTATTAGCCCGCGGCGGCACATATACATTTAAACTCGACCAGCCCAACAAGCCTTTCTGGATTCAAACAGATCCAGGAACTAGTGGTAAACAACTTGTAAACATTAACTTGTCTAGTAGAGAAGTATATGGAGTTAATAATAACGGACTAGATTTTGGGGATGTTACATTCACTGTTCCTCAAAAGTCGGATCAGGATTTTTATATTAATCTTCCGTTATTTACAACCGTTGATTTTGTTACAACTTTAAAATATAGTCAAATTGATGGGCAGTTATTAAGTGATATTGTTGCTAATTATGGAGGTATCGACGGACAAACAGATAACCTAGACGGCAAAACATTTATATTCGGTCAATACTACGAAAGCGATGCAGACTGGACTGTGGGAACTGGTACGGTCCCGTTAGTTGAACGATATAATGTGTGTCAAATTGTACTAACTCCAACGGGTACAGGTGACTACATTTTTAGTGTTACTACAAATTACGCAGTTCTTCCTTCGAATAACAAAGTACACATTACCACAGGTGTTGATTACGGTAATACAGATTGGTATAAAACTATTATTAATACATTAGAGCAAATACCAGTAATTACCGCACCATTGGATGTATTATATTATCAAGACGGCGTAAATGCTAATCAAGTTGGTACTATTAGAATAGTTGAAGTTAATAACACTGAGATTAACGTTGATACAGATATTTTAGGAAAATTAAATTACATAAGTCCTAATGGAGTTACATTTACAAACGGTCTAAAGATTAAATTTGATTCCAGTGTGACACCTGCAGCATATCAAAATAATCAATACTATGTCGATGGGGTGGGAACTGGAATTACCCTAACATTAGTTTCAAATTTAACTGTAAATTTTGCATCTGATGAAACTAATTATAATCCTACGTTGTATTACGTTGACACAGCAACGTCAGCTATATTAAGCAGTACAAAAGATCAACTTACTATTACAACAGATAATGCTGTTACATCTAGTAATATTGCTTACGGTCAGTTTCCTAACGACAATAACCCTTATTATATCACAGCACAAGATAAAACATACAATTATCCTTATCGGGCCGGGCAAGATACTCAAGGAGATCATACCAGTATTGTTTATAAAACTGACACTCTTGGCGTAACATATCCGGGTGTTCCTATCAACGGAGTCAATAATGGATGGTATGTACCAGGTGCCGGCGGAGTCAAATGGTATTATGATGTAAGTCAAATCAAAGTAAACGGCCAGGATGAATACGGCGGATATGCAGATGAGCAAGGTTTTTACATTTATAGAGACAGTACATTTATTACTGCTAATGCATGGGCCAATGTAACTGGGTTCGTGGACGGTACAACTTACGCATCTGGCCATAGCAAAATAATTGGCTTTGCCAAAGACGGGTATCCGATTTACGGTCCTTGGGGATATGATGATCCTACTAGTGCTAATAGTTCTATTGTACGAATGACTAGTAGTTATAGCGTAAGTTCGAATGCAGCAGGCCGCCCAAGTTCTCAAACTGTGACTGTAACAGCAAACGTGCTAACTGGCAATGTTATAACAGTATCTAGTACTTTCGGTCTAAATCCTGGCATGAGAATTACAACAAATGATGCAAGTATTACCAGCGGTAATTTATGGATTATTGACAACGGTCTTAAAACAGCAGTTGGCCCCGACGAATATATCTACGGCACAAATCAAATTACTTTAAATGCAAATATTCAAACAGAGCTTCCTTCTGGCCTATTTGCAGGTAGTTCATTGACCTTTGAGTTTTTGCCCGGGGCTTTTATTGAAGATTATACATATGACCAAGGGTCAGGAACATTAGATCAGTACAACGGAAGATATTGTGTAACTCCAGATTTTCCCAACGGAACATATGCATACTTTGCCACACAAGATATAAGCGGCACACCGGTATACCCATATTTTATTGGTAGAGCATATTATGGTAGTACAGAAATTGATACCAATACTAGTTTAACTACCCCCGATTACATTATTATTAATAGATCTAGTAGAGACCTAAACCCATGGACACGTCGTAACCGTTGGTTCCATAAGGATGTTATCGGGGCCACCGCCATTTATAATAATACTGTAGCGGTGTTTGATCAAGACTTCAGAGCCAAGCGTCCTATTATTGAATTTAATCCTAATTTTCAATTATTTGATTTTGGAAAGAATGGACTAGCACCAGTTGATTTATTTGATACTACTACCACAGAACCCTTTTTAACTATAGAGGGTTCAATGGAAGCACAAATTGACGGAATATATGTCACTGAAGGAATGAGGTTAATCTTTTCCGCAGATCAAGATCCGGATACACGAGGGAAAATTTGGGTTGTAAATTTTGTAAATGAAACCACCACAGACCCCAATGATCCTAAAGTAATTCACTTAGAACTAGCAGCCGATGGCAATATTGTGGAGTATGACACAGTTAGTGTTAAAAACGGCCTAACAAATATTAACAAGAGTTTTTACTACATTAACTCGGTATGGGATGAAGGACAAACTAAAAGTGGATTAAATCAAGCACCTTTGTTTGATGTATTTGATAATGCTGATATAAGTTTTGGTGATACCACAGTATATCCTAAAACTAGCACCACAGATTCGTTTAATGGTTGTAAAATTTTTAGTTACAAAGAAGGAACAGGAACAGCAGATCCTGTATTAGGATTCCCTTTAACTTATAAAAACTTTAACAATGTAGGCGATATTCAATTTGATAATAATTTTGACACTGATACATTTGTCTACACCGTTGATCGTGTTGACTATACTGAAAATGTAAACAAAGGATTTTTACATTTTAATAATGTCGATGGTACTACTACAAACTATAATGTTTGGACTACTGTTATACAAGATAGCAGACAGTGCCAAGACTTAAGTTTCATCTACGACGGAACTAATAATTTATTCACCCTAGATATTATTCCAGAAACAGCAACAACATTACCTACATTAAGTGTTTATGTTAATTTTAAACAGTTACCTACTAACAAGTACCAACTAATAGTTTTACCATCTAATAAGATTCAATTAATAATTAATCCTTCTAGTATTACTAATAATGATAAAATTGATGTATTAATTTATAGTAACCAGATTAGTAAATTAGGTTATTTTCAAATACCTGACAATTTAAATTACAATGCACAAAACGCTGATTTAGTTGGACCTACATTAGGCGAAATTAGAAACCATGTCGGCCAATTAACTGAAAACTCGTTAACCTTTTCAGGAGATTATCCTGGTCCAAGTAATCTACGAGATTTAAATGTTGCAGCACAAGGCGGAACTATTCTACAACAAAGCAGTCCAACAACATATGCTAGTATGTTCTTGACCAGCGACAAATATAATTTTGCAGATAGTTTATATTATGCACAACAAGAATATACAAAGTTTAAAAATAAATTTTTAACTTTGAGTACAACTATCAATCTTCCAAACTATACAAGTCTTGTAGATGTTGTCGATGAAGTTATTAAGAAAATTAATTTAGTTAAAACAAGTAGTTTTCCATGGTTTTATAGCGGTATGGTTCCATATGGAGATAGTAAGAATGTTATTACCTATAGCATATTTGACCCTGCTCAACGTAACTATGAAATAACAAGCATATACGATCCCACAGAGTTAAACAATAAAGCAATTTTAGTTTATTTAAACGGCTCTCAGTTACTGTTCGGACAAGACTATACATTCTTAACAACTAGTCCGGGTGTTGCTATTTCTGCTGGAGTAGATTTAAATATCAACGATGCGTTAGTAATTCAAGAATATACTAACACTGACGGTAACTGGATTCCAGAAACACCAACGAAACTTGGAATATATCCAAAGTTTACTCCTGAGATTTATATAGATTATACATATCAGACTCCTACGCAGATGATTCGGGGACATGATGGAAGTTTAACACCTGCATTTGGAGACTTTAGAGATACATTATTATTGGAATTAGAAAAACGTATCTACAATAATATTAAGGTAGCATACGATTCTTCTTTATATAATATCTATGATAGTAAACCAGGTAAATTTAGAGATACCGGTTTCGCTCTGTCGGACTTTAATAGAATTGTAGCAAGATCTTACTTGCGTTGGATCGGCACAAACAAGTTAAACTACACAGAGAATACCACTTATGAGTCTGGCGATGCATTTACATTTAACTACGGCAGCAATGCTTCATATGACGTAGTAGACCAAGAAGCATTACCTGGCAGTTGGCGTGCGTGCTTTGAATATTATTACGATACCCAGAGTCCAAATACCAGACCATGGGAAATGCTAGGATTCAGCGAACAACCTGATTGGTGGGAAGATCGTTACGGCGCCGCTCCGTATACCGCAGGTAATCAAGTTCTTTGGGACGATTTAGAAGCAGGGTATATTGCTAGCGGCGCCCGCGCAGGTTATGATACAAGATTTGCTCGCCCAGGCCTAAGCGGGTTTATTCCAGTCGATTCAACTGGTAACTTATTACCTCCATTAGGATTGCTAACACAAAAATATAATAGAAATTTATTTGATTCTAATTGGTTAGTAGGACAATGGAGTCCAATAGAAACAGCATGGAGAAATAGTAGTGAATATCCGTTTGCTGCTATGATGGTAGCAGCAGTTACAAATCCTGCAAGATTTTTTGCACTAAGTGTTGCACCACAAAAATATAGATATAATACAGAGCTTGGACAATATCTGGTCACTGACACTAATTTTAGAATTACACCAGCTGATGTTGATTTGAACGGGTATGTTAATATCAATGGCTCTATAGATCGAAGCGTGGGATATCTAAACTGGATAGTAGATCACGTTACATCATTAGGGGTATTAAACAAAGATGATTTGTTAAATTTCGTAAGAAATTATACAATTCAACTAAGCTATAGAATGGCAGGTTTCAGCGGCGCACAATACATTAAAGTATTAGCTACACAGAATAGCCCTAATAGTCAAAACGACAGCGTTATCATTCCAGACAGCGACTTCGATATAGTGTTGGCTAAATCTACCCCTACTGGTAATCCGCGTTATAGTGCTGTAATTATAGATAAAACTGGAGATGGGTTTAGTGTAAGCGGTTATGATATAGATCATCCATACTTTACTGTTGTACCGCCTGAATTAACTGGCAACTATGATAATTTAACTGTGGGAAATCTTAGTGCTAAGTTCTACACTGAGTTTAAGACATACAGTTTAAATATTCCTTACGGTACTACATTTACAACGGTACAAGAAGTTGTAGGATTCCTCGCTAGTTATCAACGATGGTTAAATGCACAAGGATTTAGATTTGACTATTATGATTCTAATTTAGGCGACATTAGAAACTGGCAACTAAGTTCTAAAGAGTTTTTACTATGGGCACAACAAGGATGGTCGGTAGGAAATCTTTTAGTATTAGGCCCATTCGCAAACAGACTAGAATTCTTTAATTCACGTAGTATTGTTGACGGCATCAGTAATACCTTTAACGGCACAAAAGTCACTACTCAGAATTTTGTGACATTAGATAACGATGCTTACAGTGTAGTTCGTGATGACAATTCATTTAGTTTAACAATTGATGCAAATAATGGCGATATGATCGGTTTAGCGGATCTTAATCTAGTTCAATACGAGCACGTTATTATTTTCAATAATACAACTCAGTTTAACGATATAATATACGATCCAAGTACAGGTCAGCGTCAGTACAGATTAAAAATAGTTGGACAACGTACAGGTGGTTGGACTGGTGCACTAAGCGCCCAAGGCTTTATGTACAACTCACCTGGTGTACAGTTATGGGTATCCAGCACAGATTACTTAAAGGGCGACTTAGTAGAATATAAAAACTTCTACTATGCGGCCAGCAGAGATTTGCCAGGTACACCTGAATTTAATTTTCCTGATTGGTTACCTGTTGATAAAAATAAGATTAAAACAGGATTACTTAATAACTTTGCCACAAATGCAGGATTAGGTGTAAGTTTTTACGAAGTTGATAATATTAACTTAGAAAATAAATTTGACACATTTAGCTTGGGCTTAATAGGTTATAGAAACAGAGATTATTTAAATGATTTAGGATTAGATGACACCACTCAAGTTAAGTTTTATCAGGGCTTTATTAAAGAAAAAGGTACCTTAAATGCTATCAATGCCATGGGCAAGATTACATTTAATAATCAGGCAAGTAATGTATCTATTAAAGAACAGTGGGGATTTAGAGTAGGTACTTACGGTAGTTTAGAAACAAATCAATTTGTAGAATTAGTAGTAAACGAAGATTATGCACTAAACAATCCTGTAAGTATACAGACTTACGGCAATCTTGCAGTAACATACGGTTCACTGTACAACTACAGTAATGGAGTTTATAAGACAGCAAACCCAAATTGGCAACCACCATTCTTATTAAACAGGACCAGCGATAGTTATCGTGCAGATGACATACAAACTGCGGGATTTGTAAACATTGAAGATGTTGACTATACTATTTTTGATTTATCCGACACCGCAACACTTAGCACTCAGGTTGCTAACCTTGGTGTTGGTAAAATTCTTTGGGCCGCAATAGATTTTTCTAGGGATTGGAATGTTTATAGAATAGACAGAACTCCGGCCGCAGTAACAAAACTTAATAATGCATTGAATAATAAGGTATTAGTTACCACTAATGTGTTCCACAACTTATCAGAAAATGATATAGTAGTAATGAATACGAACGATGTCTTTAGCGGCATTTACAGAGTCGAGCAAATAACATCTTTAGATTCTTTTATTATTAAATTTACAGATTTGCCTAAGACATTTAATCAACGCGACTATTTGTCATCTACGTTAAACAAGTTAACTAGTTTACGTTTAGACTATGCGTCTGAAATTATTGACAATAATCCTATCGGCGGATGGACAGCAAATAGTAGAGTTTGGGTAAATTCCAATGACAGTAGCGGTTGGGCAGTATACAACAAATCTGAGCCATGGGCTCCTTTTAATAGTTTAGGTAAGAATATAATAACTCAAGATGGAAATTTTGGTTATAGTGTAGATTTAAATTATAATAGAAATTTTGCGGTAGTTGGAGAACCTGGATCAGGTACAACAGGTTCTATTACTAATTATAAAGTAGGATCAAACGGCCAATTAAATGAAGATGTTACGGTATCTTCTGTTGTTCCTGACACAGAACGCATGGGTTCTTCTGTAGTTAGCGGTAAAGAGTTTCTGGCAGTTGGAGCACCGAATAGTGATTCTGACGTTGGTTATGTATTTGTTTACAGCAGAGATTTCCAAGGTTCTATTACTCAAGTTCAAGTATTGGCACCTCCTACAATAACTGGAACCGAGTTATTTGGTACTAGTTTGGCTATGAGTGCAGATGATCAATGGTTGTATGTAGGGGCACCGGATAGTGCAAGTGTATATGCTTATGCATATGACGACTTCGTAGAAGAAGGTGTACAGACATTTACTGCAAACGGTAGCGGAGTTGACTTTACTATAAGTGCATACACTCCGGACTCTGCAGAGTTTATACTAGCAACAGATGCTTTAGGTCAGCAACTAATCGGATCGGTACATTTCACAGTATCTGGGTCTACAATTACATTTGTGAATCCTCCCCCTGCCGGAACTTTAGTTATTAGACAAACAAAAGGTTACCGATTCATTGACGTACTACAAACATCAGGAAGCCCAGCTGATCAGTTTGGTTATAGTATATCTTGTGCTACAGATGGTGCACAAGTTATAATCGGCGCACCAAATGCCAGTGTCAATGACGGCCTATACACATATATTGGCGCTGGCTATATTGAAATTTATAATAGAAGTATCAATAACTTTATCACTCAAGTTGGTCAAAATTCGTTTACACTAGATCAACCGATTGGACAAATTAATAAAGTTCATGTAGATAATGTATTACAAACTTATGGAGTAGAATATTCTATATCAGCTGGTGGGTATCAAATTGATTTTCAAAGCGGATACTATCCGGAAGCAGGTACCATTGTTCGAGTAGAAACAAATGTGTTTTCACTAGTAGAACAAAACGTTGCAAATACACCAAGCACTAATGCTAGATTTGGGCAAAGTGTAGATATATGCCCAAACAACTGTAGCATTTATGTTGGCGCACCTAGCGAATCTAGTATAAACTATTATAGTGGTGCAGTTTATAGATTCTTAAATCAGGGTAGAATTTTCGGTACAATTTTGGGATCTGTTCAAAATCCTACAGTAACAATTGGTGACAGTATTTTAATTAACGAGTTTGAAGTTACATTTCCGACAAATACATCGTTAAGTTATGTTATTAGTAGAATTAATGCTGCAAATATTCCAGGAGTTACTGCTACTAGTGTCAATGGTTATTTGCAAATTGATAGCACTAGTCAAATTAACACAAATAAATTATCGATACTTCCTGGAGTCGGCAACTCTATATCCGACTTGGGATTGGATGTTTATGTAGAAACTCAAAAAATAGAAAACCCAACTAACCATGCATATGATTACTTTGGTGAAACAGTCAAGATCAATAATAACAGCAATATACTAGTTGTAGGAAGTAGTCAGGCTATCACTACACAGGCAACAACATTTGATGTTATTACAGGATATCCTACTACATTTGACGGCGGATCTACAACCTTCCACGACGAAACTCCGAGCGGTGCAGTATGGATAATGAACTACTTGCCTGATAGTAGAAATAGTATTACATACCCTGGTACATTTGCGTATGTACAACAGTTAACTATGAATTCGATGTCTAACGTTGACATGCTACCGTATACCAACTTTGGTCAGGCATTTGATATCGTTGATGACGAGTTACTAGTATCTGCACCGTTAGATGGTAGTCGTACTACTGGCGGCGGAGCAGTTTATCAGTTCAATAATGAAAACAATTTATTAGGTTGGGACGTTTACAGAAGCCAAGAAGCTAAAGTAGATATAAGTTCTATTTTAAAAGGATATTTGTATAGCGTAAGTAATCAAACAATTATTGATAGCTTAGATTACATCGATCCTGCAAAAGGAAAAATACTAGGCCTTGCAGAGCAAGAAATTTCTTATAGAACAGACTATGATCCTGCAACTTATAATAATGTGACAACTGATACGGTGGCAAGTAGTAATACTTTCCATTGGAACAATAGTCAGGTAGGGCAAGTATGGTGGGACTTGTCTACTATGAAGTATATAGACTACGAACAAGGATCAATTAAGTATAGGACTAATAACTGGGGGAGAGTATTCCCGGGTAGTAGTATCGATGTTTATGAATGGGTTGAAAGTCTATACCCTCCTAGTCAATATACTGCTAATGGTGGCAGTGGTACACCTAAATACGAAGATAATAGCGCTTATGCTACTAAAGTTTATGTTGATCCTGCAACAAATGTTAGCACAATCCTTTACTATTTCTGGGTAAAGAACAAAGATACGGTTACTACAAATCAATTTGGAAGACAAATTCCAACTACAACCATTGCTGAGTACATCAGGGATCCTAAAAATAGCGGAATAAAATTCTTTGCTACCGTAAGAGATGATAGTATTAGCTTGTATAATGTTGTTGGTATTTTAACTGGTAATGATGTTGTTTATCATTTAGATTATGCAACTAAACTTAATAGTAATATTATTCACAGTGAGTACGCACTAATAAGCGAAGGTGATACGACAGCTGACGTTATTCCTCAAAATATCTACAATAAATTATTGGATAGTTTAAGCGGAACAGATACATTTGGAAATCCAGTCCCCGACGTAAGATTACCAGTACAAAGTAGATATGGTATAGATATTCGTCCGCGCCAGTCTATGTTTATCGATAACAAGACAGCTATTCAACAAATGGTAGATTTTGTCAATAGCGTATTTGCAAAAAATATTATCACACAAGGTTACGATTTATCAGGTCTTACAAATAGCGAAGAATATCCGCCAGGAGCACCCACAACTATAGCATGGGCACCTAATACATTCTTTGTTAAAGATCAAATTATTTCTTATGATTATACTGCGTACATCGCCTTAAACAACTTTACCAGTGGATCGACATTTACACAAGGCTTAGATCTATTAGAATATTTCTACTACGATTTGATGGTAGCAAATATAGAAGAATTGGGTTATATTAATGTTTCTACTATATCTCCTGGGTATAAAGTATTAGTGCAAGAGGATACCACAGTTGACGGGCTTTGGACTATATACACTCTTCAGTCTAATTCAACTTGGTTATTGAGCAAAGTAGAGAATTACAAGACGTCTGACTATTGGAGTTTTGTTGATTGGTATGCTGACGGATTTGATAACACAGTTCGTCCTAATTACACCATTGCTACGATTGCCGATATTGTCAATTTACCGTTACAAAATTCTGACATTGTTAAAGTTTTAAACAATGGGCAAGGCCAATGGACACTATTACAAGTATTTCCCAATATTGTAACTACTATAGGAATACAAAATGGTACTATTGAATTAAGCACATCTTTATATTCTGGTTACGGTTTTGATATTGAAAATTTTGATAATGATAGATTTGATCAAAGCCCAAGTATTGAAATAAGAAAAATACTTGATGCATTGAGAAATGATATTTTCATTAATCAACTAAGTCCAGAGTTTATTTCCTTATTCTTTGTATTTGTTTATTATGTACTAGACGAACAAAAATATGTCGATTGGGCATTTAAAACTAGTTTCATTGATATTATACAAAAAGTCGCAGGATTAGATCAGCCTCAATTATACAACAGAGATAATCAAACTTACTACAGACAATATATCGAGGAAGTAAAACCGTATCATACTACTATTAAAGAGTATATCATTGACTATGAGGGCAATGACAACTTTAATGGTTATGTAACAGACTTTGACTTGCCCGCATATTTTGATCCAGTACTACAAATATATCGCAGTCCTAGCGGCGAATTTGCCGAAGATATCCGCGCATTACAACAACCACAATATAGAGATTGGTTATTAAATTATACGTATGTAATCGATTCTATAGAGATAGTTAATGGAGGATCTGGTTACGCAACTGCACCTACAGTGACAATTACAGGTAGTACAATAGGCAATGACGCGGTTGCAAGGGCATATGTTGCCAATGGTGTAGTAACTCGAATTGATGTATTGTATTCGGGTACAAATTATGTAACTCAGCCAGTGATTACATTTGAAGGCGGATCAACTACTCCTGCAATTGCATATGCTAGACTTACAAACGGAAAGATTAGAAGCATTAAGACTACATTAGTCTACGATAGAATTACTTACGGAACTGAAGTTGCGGAGTGGACGTCAAATACTACATATGATCAAGGTTCGTTGTTAGCATATAATGGAACAGCATATGTTGTCAACACAACATTTACTAGTGGAAATAGTTTTGTTGGTAGTAATCTAACAGTATATCCAGCATACAAGTTAGGTTCTGCCAACGACAGAATTCAATCCTATTATGAACCAGAAACTGGACTACCGGGAAAGAGTTTTGATTTATTACAATCCGGAATCACTTATCCTGGCGTGACAGTCGAAGGATTGGAATTTACCGAATCTAGAACATTAGATGCAAATATTGAAAGTTACTATGCTGATACGGAACTAGGCACCAGACCTGAAGATATTATAATTGATGGTGGCGGCTATGTTGATCCGTATAGTAGTCATGCGCCCGAAGAATTAATTCCTGGAAGAACATTCGATACGTTAAACATGACGGTAACTACATTTGCTACAGATTGCACATCTAGCAGTTATGTTGATTGGGTAGCAAACAACGCATTTTACGTGTCTGACATTCTTATATTAGACGGGGGTCTGGGTTATTCTGATGACGATGTTGCTATTACAATTTCAGGCGGCGGAGCTGTAACAGATGCAACAATTAGTAATATAGTGCTTGACGCGAATGGAACTATTATTAGCGCCAATGTTACAGCAGAAGGTATTGGATATACGTCATTTCCTAATGTAACTATTACCGGCGGCAATATCAGCACAGCTACTGCATCTGTCAGATTATCACCAACAAATGCGCCAAGTTCATCTGAGCCATATCCTACGTTCTCGTATAGGATTGTTAAGACATTGAATACTTTATATATTGATCCGTTAGATGCATCGGGTGATAGCAATGTAACTTACAGTTTCTATAGAATAGATCCAGCAGCTACAACTACTTTAAGCTCTGATCTTGGTTTAACTGATACAGAAATTGCTGTAATAGATGCTAGTGTGTTGTTTGACCCGCAGCCAGAAAATAATATTCCTGGAGTAATCTATATAAACGGCGAAAGAATAACATATTATCAAAGATTCCTTGCTAACAGTACGTTGGGACAGATTCGCAGAGGAACGGGCGGAACGGGCGCTATCGAGCACGTGGCAGGAAGTGGAGTAGTAGATGCTAGTCCTCTACAGGTAGTTCCATTATCTGCGCCAGTAGGGTATTCGTTCTTAGTTAATACAATTGCACAGACTACTTCAGCAAATACAACTCCAAACGCCATTGGAACTTATACATTCTTGACGGGCAACATATATGTTCGTAGCAATTTATGGCTAAGTCCAGGATTAGGAAGCCAGGAAATTGTGGCAGAATATGTAGGAAACGTTTCAATTGATCCAATTACAACAGAGTCGGGCGATGTGTTAATTACTGACGGAGAAGATTATCCAACTCCTGCAGATGGCATGGGCTTATATAATAGCACAACTATACAAGCTATTTTTGTAAAGAGTTAAAAGAAAACGAACAATAAATATAGAATAGATAGGGCAAAAAATGTCAATTAAAATAAGTGAGTTAGATATAATAAGCGAGGTAGACTTAATAGATTATAGTTCTAGCGTCGTTTTCCCGCTGGTTGCTAACGTAACAGGCAATTTAGTTACCTACCAAACTAGCATATCTAATGTTAAGTCATATGTTACATCTGCAGATACTGTGTTCGCAGCTAACGTAACTGCCGCTAATTTAATTGCTAATACTGGCATTTACGGAACTATTCGAACACCAAACCAGAGTCAAATTACGAGTCTTGGAACGTTGACTGCGTTAACGCTTAGTGGTTCTCTAGTTGGAACTTCTGTTTCTGCCGCAATAATTGGAAACACAGGTGCCAATCTTGTTGGCACATTGGGTACAAATGCTCAACCTAATATTACCAGTATAGGTACATTAACAAGTTTAACATTAAGTGGTACATTAACTGGAACTACAATTAATGCAGCTACTTTTGGAAACAGTGGGGCTACATACACTGGCAGTAACTATACATCTACAGGAACTATTACTGGAAATGTAATTAATGCTGCGGTAATTGGCAATAGTAGTGCAACATTAACTGGCAACCTTAGTACTGGCACCCAGCCTAATATTACTAGTGTGGGAACATTAACCAGTTTAACAGTATCGGGCACTCTGACAACTACAAATATATTGCCAAGTGCAAACAATACAAGTAATATTGGAGACAGTACACATTGGTACAATACTATTTTTGCAACTAGTCAACAAGCATTGTATGCTGACTTGGCGGAAAAATACATATCAGATGCAGCTTACGAACCAGGTACTGTTGTAGTATTTGGCGGATCTGCAGAAATTACAGTAACTGATAAAGTTGCAGACACAAGAGTAGCAGGTATAATTTCCACGGATCCTGCTTATGTAATGAATGCAGGAATCGACGGACTGCTGGTTGCAATGCGCGGGCGTGTGCCATGCAAAGTAATTGGGCCAGTAGCCAAAGGCGATTTATTAGTAACTTCTCACAGAGAAGGTTACGCTATAAGCATTAATCAAAACCCAGATTGGGTAACAACACAGAATATTAATACAGGAATCAGTGTGTTTGCTAAAAGTTTAGAAAACAACGAAACAACAGGACCTATTATAATTGAGGCAGTCGTAGTTTAAAATGGACACAAAAAACGTGATAAATAACCATATGGATACTGAAAATAAAGATTTGACGGAAAATAAAACTCCGCCAAACGAATCCACTGGGATTTATGTAAGAGGGTTTGTAAAAATTATCGACCCCGAGTCAGGTCAAGTCTACGTAGAAACTGCAAATTAATGGATATAACACATGTTTGATAAGAATAATTTAATGGTTCAAGGGCACATCAAAATTTATGACCCTGTTACAGGGGAAGTTTTTAGAGACAAACCTAATGCTATTCATTACGAAAATATGAGTGAAGCACTGGCTCAAAGTCTTGCCAACAAGGGTACAGGTTATATTCAATATATGGCATTCGGGAACGGTGGAACCAGCGTTGATACCACTGGAGTTATTACCTACTTGCCACCTAATACATTCGGTCAAAATGCTAGTTTGTACAACCAAACTTATCAAAAAATCGTAGATAACACTAGTGCTTTAAACGTAGACCCGAGTAGAAATTATATTCAAGTCAGACATACTCCCGGCACAATTTATACAGACGTATTTGTAAGTTGCTTATTAGATTATGCGGAACCCGCAGGACAGCAGGCTTTTGACAATAGTGCAACTATGCAAGGAACTTATGTTTTTGATGAATTGGGATTAATAAGCGAAAGCGGGAAATTACTAACTCATGTGATTTTTCACCCAGTTCAAAAAGCTCTTAACAGATTAATTCAAATTGATTATACTATAAGAATTCAAACTTTAACCAATTTAAGTACCAACCTGTAAGGGATAGTAACAGATATAAATATACTAAACGGATATTAGAACATGGCCTATACAATTACACTGACAAACGGTAACGTTTTAACCACAATTTCGGACGGTACCGTAAATACGACCTCGACAACACTTACCTTAGTTGGTAAGAATTATGCAGGTTACGGCCAGTTCTTAAACAACGACTTAGTACATCTACTAGAAAACTATTCGAATGGTACTGCCCCTGCTAATCCTCTACGCGGTCAATTGTGGTGGGATACAGCAGGCAATTTAAAAGTTTGGACCGGTACTGCATTTAAAACATTAGGATCTATTACTAGTTCTGCATCTACTCCAACGGGCGGGGTAACTGGCAATGGTTGGTGGGATACAACAAACGAGCAATTCAATGTTTATAACGGTAGCTCGTGGATTCTAGTAGGACCTGCTTTTAGTAGCAACGTAGGAACTAGCGGTGCGATTGTTGAAACAATTACCGACAGTAATGCATCTACACATTTTGCTACTTCTATCTATATTGCTAACGAGCGTGTAGCTTTATTCAGCAAAGATTCTGCTTATACCCCAAACGTTGCTATTTCGGGAATCACTCAAGTAAAACCTGGACTGAATTTAGTAGGCAGTCCTGCTATTAGCGGGGCAAAATATTGGGGCACCGCACAGGATAGCGACTCTGTTGGCGGAATTAGTTCGACTGTTCTTGCAAGAACAGACGTTGCTGAAGTTTTTGATAACACAGTTACAGCCAACTTAGGTCTGTATGCCGGCACTGCTAGCAATGCTTCTATAACAACTAGCGGAACAGTCGTAAGAATTGATAATAATATTAATAATGCTAATATTGCTATTAGAGCAAATGTTGGCGGCGCATTGACAAATGCTTTGTTTGTAGACGGTTCAACCGGTTTGGTGACTGTGTCAGGAAATGCAACAGCAGCATTGGGTATCGCAACAAAAGCGTATGTTGATGCACAAGTAGGATCGGGACCATTGCAACGAGATGGTTCGAATACTATCACAGGTACTATTACCCCTAACGCAAATGCTACAGTTAGTTTTGGTAGTTCATCTAATAGATTTGCTAACGTATGGGCAGTTACATTTCAGGGTACAGCATTACAAGCTGACTACGCTGACTTAGCAGAACGTTTTGAAGCAGATTCTTATTATGTTCCGGGTACAGTATTAGCATTAGGTGGTTCTGCCGAAGTCACACTAGAAGATGACGAACTAAGTGAAAATGTTTTTGGTGTAGTAAGTACAAAACCTGGATATATGATGAATTCCAGTGCCGGTACAAACGACACGCACCCTGCGGTGGCTGTCAGTGGACGAGTACCAGTTAGAGTAGTGGGCAAGATTCGTAAAGGCGATCGTTTAGTTAGTGCAGGAAACGGATTGGCACGTGCAGGGAAACGATCAGAAATTACATCATTTAATGTCATTGGCCGTAGCTTAGAAGATAAATTTGATGATGTCGAAAGCTCAATACTTGCCATAGTTAAACTAAATAGTTGATCGGGACAAAAAATATGACTTATGCATCGGGTGGATTAATTCAAGCAAGCGATTTTAACAATCTTGCGGGCGGTAGCGCAGGCGCCAATGTTAGTGGACAACTTAATTGTGTACTGGGAATTGGTAATCGAGATGTTGGTTATGGCCAAACTACAGTTAGTAACGTTGCTCAATATAATCGAATTTATGCCACTGATTGGGCTAGCCTTATTAATAAATTAAATTCTGTTCGCCAACATCAAACAGGATCTGGCACAGGAATTACAGCCCCCAGCACAGGTAATTTGATACAATATATAAGCACTTTAAGTAGTAGTATCACAAGTGCCTATTCTAGTAGACTAAGTTATGCTAGTTCAGGTGCAACTACCACAGGATCAGACTTTAATGTTTCTTTTCTTGGCGGTGCCGGGGTATCAAACTTTACTACTGTAACAAGAACTGTAACTTTCGGAACTGATCAAAACGCACGTTACTTTTTTAATGCTGGCGGAAGATTAACACTTGTTGCATCTGCAACAAATAACAATGCAACTGCTAGAAGTACTAGTATGGTTACATTACTTGGCACAAATTTTGGCAGCAAAAGCATGTATGCAATTACATACGGTAGTAGATCGGGCTCAGGCGGCACTGTAAATCTCGACACAACTACGGGTTCTACTGCCGGATATTACGGAGCCTCGTCGAGCCCGACATACACTAATCATTGTCTAATTTCTCCTAGCGGCTATTATAGTAGCGACCAACTCGAATATTCTACAGCTACCAACTTTGTCGGGCCTTCTCAATACGATGCTAACGGCAACGTTATATATCTAAAATTATATTTGTTTAGCCAAGCAGATGCCGATGCACTCGATGTGACAGTGACCACAAGAGTCGATATTACACCCCCAGAAACAACATACTTGAGTAACACTTGGGGTAGCATTACTGTAAGTTAATTCTTTAAAAGTAATAAGTATAGTATGACTTATTCATCAGGCGGATTAATTCAAGCAGCAGATTTTAACGGATTTGCAGGGACAACCCAAGTTGGATCCGCAGCCACGATAAATCAAATTTGGGGCATTGGTACTGGTAATTGCGGATACGGACAATCGCCGATTGCAACAGTAAGTGCAGGCGGAACAGTCGCAGCAACAAACTGGGCATCATTGATTAATACCCTTAATATTATAAGGAACCATCAGACTGGTTCAGGCTCGGGCATTAGTGCGCCAAGTGCAGGCAGTACAGTTACCTATTTGAGTACTCTGAGTACTCAAATTAGTTCCGCTTACACTGCCAGAAACAGTTATGCTACCACCGGGCTAGATATTACCAGTACAAAAACTTTAACTATGAATGCAACAGCAAGTGTTGCATCTTCTGCCTCGGCAACCTGGACAGTGACTTTTGGAAGTGTTGATCAGGCTAGATACTTTTTTAATGCCGGCGGCCATATATTCATCTATTATGGTACATTTACCAACATTGGCGCTACTGCTAGAGGTACAAGTATTAATACATTATGTCAAACAAACTACCTGTACAAAGTTCTTTACGCTAACTCGATGAGTATACGGCAAGGTTCCGGTGGTACTGTGGTGACAGACACTACTGGTACAGGATATTATACGCTACCTACAGGTGCAACGCAATATTTAAGAATCAATAGTACTAGTTACTATTCGGGCGATTATTGTTATCTAAACATTAACACCAACGGCGGCGCCGGTTCTTATGGTGCAAATGGTAATATAATAACAATAACTTTTGGAGCCTATAGTGCTACTACAGGATCGACCCAGCCGTCGGATGCAATTAATATAACTCAAAATATGATATGCTATGTCCGACGACCAGAAACCAGTACTGGTTTAACTAGTAGTTGGGGTACTCCAACAATCGCTTGACATTTCAATTAGTGTATAGTAATATATACATTATTTTACTCATATTATGTCAGACCTTGAAGAAATTGTAAACGAAGTCAAAAGAGCAACTGATTATCAAATCAACAAAAAGATGCTCAAAGAACGAATTCTAACCGAATTGCATTTGCCTTATAATAACGGATTGTTTAAAATTACACCAGAATTATTGGCTTTTGCAGCAACATGGCCCACTGAAGTGTTTTATCTTGAAGATGTTTATCAAAATCCAATTGAAATCGATAAACAAGTATTTTTAGTTAAAGCACAACAGCACTATCAAAGCGTAATGAACAACTGGCACGATCAACACAATGAACTCAAACGTATACGAAAAATCTAAAGGTGTTCTGCTTTTCGCATTTAATAGTGCCAGAGTTAATTATGTTAACATTGCAGATCAAACTAGTCAACTAATAGAAAAGCATTTAAAACTACCAATTACGTTGGTGACCGATCATGATGCAGAACCGAAATTTAATTATGATCGTATTATTAGAGCATCGTCAAAATCTGGCAATACTCGCAATGATCGAGAAAACAATCAATATGAGTGGAAAAATTTAGATAGATATATGGCTTACGAATTAAGTCCATATGATACTACTTTATTGTGCGATGTAGATTATGCAGTATTTGATACAAGTCTCTTAAAATTATTTGATCAAGACTATGACTATAAGTTGATGTATCATACACAAACGCCTAAGGAATTTAATAATGATGAAATGGGCCCAGTTAGTTTACCAATGGTTTGGGCTACTGTAGTTATTTTTAAAAAGACCAATCGCGCAAAAATATTTTTCGACTTAATTGGTCGTATTCAACGTAATTATAATTACTATAGGTTGTTATTTAAAATTAGAGATGGCAATTATCGAAATGATTTTGCATTTAGCATGGCTAATATTATTTCTAACGGATATACGATTCCGGAAGAAAATAATATTCCTTGGACAATGACTACCATAGATAAAAATATAGATACTGCCGAATTGAAAAATAACTTTATAGTTATAAAATATAAAGATACTACAACAGCAGATGTATTATCAAAACAAAATTTACATATAATGGATAAAAATTTTCTAGTTAGTGAACAGTTTAAATCTATAGTAGATAAGGTTTGCAATGAGTAAAGGATTTTTAACAATTGCACAAAACACTTCGGAAGTAGATTATCTACGACTTGCATACCTACAAGCATTAAATGTCAAATCCACTCATCCCGGTGCCAAATATGCAGTAATTGTTGATCCTGCAACTGCTAAAACATTAACTAATAGAAATAAAAAAATATTTGATCATGTTCTTACATTTGACCAGGACAATAGTGAACACAGTGACTGGAAATTGGGCAACGAATATAAAGTATTTAAATTAAGTCCTTTTAAAGAAACTATTAAAGTTGAAAGTGATTTATTGTTTACTAGAAATATAGATCATTGGTTAACTGCATTCAGGTTACAACCCATTGTACTTAGTACAGGATGTAAAACATATAGACAAGAACTAGCAACATATAGAGGTTATAGAAAGTTCTTCGATGATAATAATTTACCCGATATATACCAAGGTTTAATGTATTTCAAGTATAGCCAAATTGCTAGTTCATTTTTTCTAACTGCACAAAGGGTATATAGAAATTGGGAATATTTAAAAAATAATGTTCTTAAAAATTGTAGAGAGAGGGAACCTAGTACAGATGTATTATATGCAGTTACCGCACAGATATTCGGAGTAGAAAATTGTACATTACCGTCTATGGATTTTATAAATTTTGTACACCTTAAACCTGGAATTAATGGGTGGGGAAATACTAGCACGAGTTGGAGAGAAATTGTAAACTACGAACAAGAAGGAGATATGATCAGAGTCTTTAATCTAAATCAGTATAATCCTGTACATTACTATGATAAATCATTTGCTACAGAGGAACTAATAGAATATTATGAACAAAGAATCTCATGACACTAATTGGCAAGCACTAATTGCCGCATTTGACACTGGCCTGATAAAACCAGTTAAAGAGTTAATTCGAGAATACCGATTTTATTACGACGAAAATGGTAATATAACACAAACATCTGACTGTAATTGGAATCATCCAGAATCTGGCAATTATGTAGTTGTTGACGAAATAATATTTAAAGATTGGGGAAAATATAGAGTTCGTAACGGGCAAGCGGAATTAAAACCCACAGATCCAACCACCGAAGTTCAGTTAAAGAAAAGTGATTCGGGTTATCGAGTTGTAAAAAATAATCCGGCAATTCTATTAGAAGATAACGAAAACTTAGAAAATACAGAACATTATGACCGTAGAAATAGTTGATGTTGCAAGTTTAGATTGTATATTTTTAACTTATGACGAACCAAAAAAAGAGGAGTTTTGGATTAAAATTCAAAACATGGTTCCCTGGGCCCTACGTGTGGACGGCATCAAGGGATCTGATGCGGCCCACAAAGCCGCAGCTGATGCATCGTCTACGGACCGCTTTGTCCTCATCGATGGGGATAACTTGCCCGATCCAGATTTTTTTAATCTCCAATTACGCTTGGACGATAGTAATCGTGACTGTGTGTTTAGGTGGAAAGCACGTAATCACATTAACGGACTAATGTACGGTAACGGTGGCATCAGTTGCTGGACTAAAGATTATGTCTACAATATGCGTACACATGAGGCTACTGACGGCCGCAACGAAACTCTAGTAGAGTTTTGCTTTCACCCCAAATACATTCCCATGCACGATTGTTACAGCACGACGTATCCTAACGCAACCCCACAACAAGCATGGCGAGCAGGATTCCGCGAAGGGGTTAAGATGTGTCTTGATCGTGGGCGCCGACCGACACTACAAGAATTTGAGCAACAGGTACAGAAACGTAACTATGACCATTTGTGTATTTGGCAGAGTGTGGGTCGTGATGTGAACAACGGTGAGTGGGCAATCTACGGAGCAAGGTTAGGCACGTACTTAACCATGCTCACTGAGTGGGATTATACTGAAGTTCAAGACTTCGATAAGTTAAACAAAATTTGGGAAAATTTTGAACATGATGAACCACTAGGAATGACTGAACAATTAAAGAAAAGACTAGGATTACCTATTGTTGATTTAGATGCCAGTCAAAGTGCTTTCTTTAAACATCATTATACAAGAGCACATAAAAATCTAGGAACAACTATGACGGAAATGGATGTTATTAGGAAACTAGAAGGATGGTAAAGTTATTGGTTAACGGATGCAGTTTTAGTAGAGGACCTGGTTCTTGGCCGTATCAGTTACAGAATCTATTAGAGTTTGATCTTGTAAATCTTGCACAAGATTTGCAGAAGATGACATACATCCTGGAATTAATGCACATAAAGAATGGGCACAAGTTTTAAAAAGTCATATCATTCAAAATATCAAATTATATGAAAGTAGTTAATCTTCCTAATATAGATTCTAAAATTTGGAATTTAGAACATAAAGTTTTAGATATAGTTTCCGCATTAATGACAGGAGATAATCTTGTCATCACTCTTAATAACGAAGGAGTATGTGCAGAGTCTGTGGGTTTATATAAACTACTAGACGATATAAGTGAACGATTTCAAATTGATCCCAAGAAGATTTCAATTGAGACGGCAAATGCCATAGAAAAAAGCGACAAGTATAAAATCCTGCACTCTTCAATGGTACACTTGGCAAATCATAGACGTCTTCAATTTGAAAGCAATAAATCTTTTAATAAGGATTTAAAACATTTTGGTATTTTTATCGGAAGAAGTAATTGGAATAGATTATACCTTGCGGCAACAATTTTCAAAAACTTTAAAGAAAAATCCATTCTATCGTTTCATTATAACACAGATGTTAAAGATACTAACTGTGGATTCGATGCGCTTAGTTTTTTTATAGGAACAGATAATACAACAAAATTATGCAATGATTTATTAAGTCAATTTCCAATCAAACTAGATGTGGTTGATCAATATCCTATAGTAAATCCTGCATACTTTAATATTTTAAAAAAATACAACAACATTTTTTTAGATGTAGTTTGTGAAACCTACTTTACAGGTAATACATTTTTTCCAACTGAAAAAACTGTTAGGCCATTGGTATCATCTACGCCTTTTTTATTATTCGGACCAAAACACTATCTGTCCAATTTGAAAAAATTAGGATTTAAAACATTTAGCGATTACTGGTCTGAAGATTATGATAACCATGATAAGTTATACAGGGTTCAGGAAATAGAAAAGATATTAGTGCAGTTATCCGATAAGTCTATATCAGAGTTAGAAATCATGTATAATCATATGTTACCTATTCTGGAACACAACAAGAATCTGTTAACAGAAATAACAGAAAAGAAATTTTATGACCAATTTAAATAAGAGCGTGTTTTTAACCGGGGCAGAAGATGCTAAACAACGCCTGGGCCATTCTCTTTGTCTAGCCAAATGGAAACAAGTTAGCTTGCATTTAACAACCGGCCAAACAAACAGTTGTTATCATCCTCCTTTGCATCAAATACCTGCCGACCTATTAAAAGATAATCCCAGCGCATTACATAATACCCCTTACAAAAAGGAACAACGTAAGATTATGCTCAAACAAGAGCGTCCTATTGAATGTAGTTATTGTTGGACGCAAGAAGATTTAGGCAACCTAAGTGACAGACATTATCGAAGCGGTGAGCCATGGGCAGCAAAAGATTTTGATACAATCGTAAACAGTACAGGAGATGAAGATGCAATACCCAGTTATGTGGAGGTCAATTTTAATCACGCTTGTAACCTTATGTGTAGTTATTGTAGCCCTCAGTTTAGCAGCAGTTGGGCTGACGAAGTTGCTAGGCACGGAGCATATCCCACTAGTCGTCCTCACAATGACCCCAGTCACTTTACTGGTAATAGAAAACCTATCCCCGCTCGTGAGCACAATCCATACGTTGATGCGTTTTGGGAGTGGTGGCCCACATTGTATCCTGAGCTAGAACATTTTAGGATGACCGGAGGAGAGCCTCTGATGGACAAAAATACATATCGTGTATTTGATTACGTATTAGAAAATCCCAGTCCTAAACTGCACTTAAATGTGACCAGCAATTTTAGTGTAGAGCCCGAATTATTTGAAAAGTATCTAACCTATGTAAAACGTTTATGTACCAATGAACCTAAGTACATAGAACATTTTATGCAATATGTAAGTTTAGACAGTACATTCGCTCAAGCAGAATATACTAGACATGGTTTAAACTTTGAACGACTTTGGGAAAATGTGAACAGATTCTTAAATGAAGTTCCTACTCGTAGCAGTCTAACATTTATTATTACTATGAATAACTTGAATGTTACAGGATTTCAAAGTTTAATTAATAGTATATACGGACTAAGACAAATCTATAGTAAAACCTATCAACGTGTATGGTTCGATACTCCTATATTACGTAAACCAGAATGGCAAAGTTTACAATTGCTACCAGAAAGCTACGTTGACATGTTAGAAACTACATGGGCATTTATGGTCGCCAAAATGGAACAACCAGAAAATCCTTACAAAGGTTTTAAAGACTACGAAGCACATAGACTGCAACGTGTTATCGATTGGATGAGAGAAGGTAGCAAATTAGATCCTGAATATGTTAAACTACAGAAAGCTAATTTTTATCAATTTTTCAATGAACACGACAGACGTCGCGGGACAAACTTTGTAACTACGTTTCCCGAAATGATAGAATTTTGGAAAGAATGTAAGTACTATGCCCAGACAAAATAACGAAACAGAGTTAGAATATAAACGTAGAGTAATCGACATCAAAAGTGAATCATTCTGCGGAGCCAAATGGTATAATGCTACTATATGGTTAGGATCAGGCATGACTACAAGTTGTCATCATCCGTTACCTCACAAAGTTGAAATAGAGGATGTTGTTCGTAATCCAAAAGCATTACATAATACCCAGCGTAAGAAAATGGAGCGCGAGCAAATGCAACGGGGTGAACGCCCAAGCGGCTGTGAATACTGTTGGAAAATCGAAGACATGGGCCGCGACGCAGTAAGCGATCGAGTATACAAAACAGTTATCTATGATGATAAGGATTTGAATTATGCGTATGCAACACCTGCGAGCACTGACATCGACTTGCAGACTCTTGAAATTGCTTTTGATCGTACTTGTCAGTTTGCTTGCAGTTACTGCAATCCTGCGTTTAGTAGTACCTGGGTAAATGACATTAAACGTAGTGGACCCTATACCGGGCTCACTAGCGACGGTCGTAACCACTTTACACATATTCATGATAGCAGTCAACTTTATAAATTTGGAGAATCAAATCCGTATGTTGAAGCATTTCATAAGTGGTGGGAATCGGATTTACATAAAACATTAAAAGAACTACGCATTACAGGTGGTGAACCTTTAATGAGTGGAGAAACTTGGAAACTATTAGATTGGTTTAAAGCCAATAAAGGTAAAAGTCAAACTAGACTGGCTATCAATAGCAACTTAGGTAAAGAAATAGATATTGACAGATTGCTTGATAGTATTGATGGATTAGAAGTTGACTTGTATACTAGCAACGAAAGTATGACAGGTCAGGCAGAATATATTCGTGATGGGTTGGACTGGCAGGCCTGGATTAACAATATTCATAAACTATCACAAAGCAAAAAGCTACGCGGTCTACATGTCATGTGTACGATTAATGCATTGTGTTTAGATTCGTTGCCTGAATTTTTAGATTACATTGTCGCAGCCAAAGAAACTTATGGCAGAGACTTTCCAAACTTCACGTTAAATATTTTGCGATTCCCTAGTTTTCAAAGTCCTTTGGTGCTGCCTGATGATATTAGAACTAAGTATAAAGATAACTTATCGCAGTGGTTAGTTAAACATAAAGGCTATAACTATTTGCATGAGCATGAAATTAATCATGTATCAAGATTAATTGATTATTTGGATGTAGTAAAAACTCCACACAGTGACGCATTTGATTTGCCCGCGTTACGTAATGATTTTAAACAATTTTATCAACAATACGATCAGCGTAGAAATAAAGATTTTAGTAAAACATTTCCTAATCTAGTAGATTGGTACCAAACACTATGAGTAAAGATTTTTATAATAAGGGCTATGACTATAATGCTCGTAAACCCTATTTTATCGACGAAAATAAACTGACAGATCATCAAACGTTTTTATTAACTGAAAGTAAAACATTTTGTATGATGCCGTGGGTTCATATGCATGCCTTTCCCGACGGTCGTGCATATCCCTGTTGCCTAAGTGATTATTGGCATCCAGTTGGAAATTTACGTAAGAATACCATGGAAGAAGTATGGAATCAGCAGCCGTACAAAACCATGCGTATTAACATGCTCAATGAGAAAAAATGTAAAGAATGTACTAAATGTTACGAACAAGAAGAAAATGGTTTTTTCAGTATGCGTAACGATGCAAACAGAAACTATGGTCATCATATAAAAGAAGTAAATGCTACCCAAGATGATGGCACAAATCCTGAATTTAAAATTAGATATTGGGATGTGCGTTTTAGCAATCTTTGCAATTTCCGCTGCCGTACCTGCGGTCCTATATTCAGCACTAACTGGTACAACGATCATGTTAAGTTATATAATACACATCCAGACGTTCTCGGTCGTCCAATGGAAAGAGTAGAGTATACCACTGGCAACGAAGATAGTATGATAGCTCAGATGGAAGAACATATTCCATATCTTGAACAAGTATATTTTGCTGGCGGTGAACCTCTTATAATGAAAGAGCATTATTATCTACTTGAAAAACTAATAGAAGCAGGTAAAACAGATGTTCGTATTCAATATAATACAAATTTCAGTGAGCTAAGATTTAAAGACAAACATGTATTTGATTATTGGAAACACTTTAAAAATATTAGTGTTGGTGCAAGTCTTGATGCCAGCGGAGCACGAGCAGAACTTATGAGAAAAGGAACAGACTGGAACCAAACCATTGAAAATCGCAAACGTATGATGGTTGAAGTGCCGCACGTTGATTTTTATGTTGCGGCAACAGTTAGTTCTATGAATGTACTACATGTATTAGATTTTCATAAAGAATGGGTAGAGTTAGGTTTAATTCAAGCTAAGGATTTTAATATTAACCTATGTCAAAGTCCGGATTGGTATCGCCCTAATATTTTCCCATTGTGGTTTAAAGAGCAAGTAATTAAACCGAAATACGAAAAACATATAGAGTGGTTGGAAGCAAATGATAATTTGCGTAGAGCTACCAACGGGTTTAAGTCCTTGTTAAAATTTATTTTTACTGATAATTTGTCTAAGAAAGTAGAGATACATGAATTTGAATATGAATCTCACAAGGGCGGTGATTGGCCGTCGTGGGAAGACTTCCAACTTGGAAAAAGAACTAATCTCGAACACATAAATTCTGAAATTGAAGAGTTTGTTCGTCGATTTGAAAAAACAAAAGAATTTGTAGAATTTGAAGATCAGATAAAAAGTTTAGATAATGCCAGAAACGAAGATTTCTGGAAAACATTTCCTGAATTTAATTTATTAAAAATAAAATGAGTTTACCTAATACAATTTGTATGCTGCCTTGGATTAGTATAGAAGCAAGTCCTATGGGAACTGCACGACCTTGTTGTCTTGCAAGAGAAGATATTTCTGGTATTGATCTAAGACAACATACATTGCAAGATGCATATCAAAGTGAATATATGCAAAAACTGCGTCGGCAGATGCGAGCTGGTGAAAAACCACCAACTTGTAAACTCTGTTGGGATGAAGAAGCAGCTGGAAGAGATAGTAAACGTATTCACAGTCGTGCAAGATTAAAAGAGCTCTACTCATTGGTAGATTGGGAAAACGATTTACCGGATCAGTTATGGTTTTTAGATTTAAAACTCGGTAATATTTGTAATCTAAAGTGTCGTATCTGTGGATCTTGGTCTAGTAGCAAATGGGCGGCCGAAGAAATGGATTACTTGCCCAAGGATATAGATAAAAAAACACATATTGCATATAAATGGTTAAAGCAAGGTCGGTGGCCCGAAGAAAGTCCGCAGTTTTGGGAAAACTTAAAAACACTACTTCCACAAATAAAGTATTTTGAATTTACAGGCGGCGAGCCTTGGCTAATTGAAGAACACTGGGACCTGTTACGACATGCGGTATCAACTGGTGACAGCAGTCATATTGACATTCACTACAATACCAATGCCACTGTAGATGCGTTGGGATTTGAAAAGTCTTTTTTGTGGACTCATTTTGGGCGTGTTGACATTGCATTCAGTGTTGATAATGTAAGCGATCGTTTTGAATACGAACGCTATGGGGCAGACTGGGATAAAGCAAACAAAATTATTGATGGTATACATTTTGCTAGAGATACCGATACAACAAATATAACTACGCAACTTTGTTTTACAATCAATATTCAAAATGTATATTATCTTGATGAATTGCTTGCTTGGGCAGATACTAAAGGATTTGGCAGCATTTACTTTAATATGCTACACAGTCCAGATCACATGAGTATACGTTATATGACACCAGCGGCACAAGAGCTAGTGTTGAATAAACTCAAAACTACGTTCTGGCATAATGCTAACTATGCACAAGAAATAGATAACGTAATTAAATTTATCGAAAATGGTGAAGGTAGCGACGGTACAGAGTTTTGTCGTAGAATGAAACAAACTGACGCATATCGTAAACAGAACTTTGCGGCCACACACCCAGAAATAGCGCAAGCAATGGGATATGAATAAACCATCTACACTTTGTATGGCACCTTGGACCCATACCTATTTAAGTCCACAGACAGAACGCAGAATGTGCTGTGCTAGCAGAGAACCTGCACAAAATTTTCAACAGTATATCGACAGTAGCGCCGGCACTGGTCGTTATATTCCTATAACACTAGAAGAACATTGGAACAGTGGCCACATGCGAAGTGTACGCCGACGCATGATGGCTGGAGACGTTCTACCCGAGTGCGAAGTGTGTAACGATAAATTGTTGAATACCTCCGTTTACCGTAGTTATTTTAATCAGTTGTTTGGCCATAAGTACAATGAAGCAATGGAGAAAACTGCCGCAGATGGTAGTACTACAATGCTTCCGGTATCATGGGATTACCGATTTAGTAATCTTTGTAATTTCAAATGTCGTATGTGTGGAGACATGTTAAGCAGTGCTTGGGAGTCCGAGCAACGCCAACATAACATGATCAATTGGCATGATCCAAAGAACAACTGGATGCAGCCTGATGTCAAAAAACAAATTGAAGAATTCCAAGATACGCAGATAGAGGCGGAATTTGCTCAAGCCGTCGAAGAACATCGTGTTGAAGAAGTATATTGGGTGGGCGGCGAGCCGTTGATGTACGAACAACACTGGCGTTATATGAAGCGTATTATAGAATTAGGAGACGGACAAAATGTCTATGCTAGATATAATACAAACTTATCAAGGGTTAATTATCGAGGAATTAATCTTTATACTGATATTCTTTCTGGGCTTCGTGACTGGCAAATTTGTGCAAGTATCGACGGTACAGGAAAGATTGGTGAATACATTAGATCAGGCCTTAACTATGATGCGTGGCTTGCGAACTTCCGTGAAGGATGTAAAGTCTCTCGTCACCGACGTCAAATGCGAATTGACTTTACGCTCACTTTGCCCGGAATGTTCGAAGTTGTACGAATTGGAGAACTTGCAGAACAAGAAGGAGTCGATGTTCTTGCCAAAGTAATTTTTAGTTTTAGCTCGGACATAGTTATGTCTCCCTTGGCACTACCCAAAGATATATTACATCCTTGGATAGACGAACTCGTAACCGCGTCAAGCGGGACCATGAAGGACATACTTATCCAGCTAAAAACTAGACCTACTTTTGCCGAACAATGGCCCAATGATTATCAAAATGGATTACGTAAAGGTAAACGACGCATATTAGAACTTGAAAAAATACGCAATGACGTGTATACTATGCGTGATATATTGTCTACTAGACCTGACGTATTAGAATGGTGGGATTCGATTGAATAAAGTAATTGTAACATTAAGAAATCCTTTAGAAAAAACAGAAACATTGGATTACATTATCAATGTCTATGAGCACGAAATGGCTCAACGTTGGTTCACAGCACTTAAAGAAATTGTTCAACAAAACAAATACTTAGAAAAGAATTTTTGTTTTCTAGGCTTTCCTGATAGTCAAAGAAATTTAGATTTCATTTGCCAAGAATTGTTTTGGGCTAAAAACGAAATTAACGATTTCTTTCGTGGCGAATATGAAATAGAAGAAAACTATTTTCCCGACACACTTAGAGATCCTGAGACGTTAATTCCCAACCAGGATCTAATGAACAAACTACACAATCATTTCGAGATTTTGCAAGGTACAGTTTGGGGACTAAGTGAATATTATAAACGGGCTGATTATACTACAAAGTTTGCGATTAGACAGTTAAATAATTTGTGTCACGAAGCAGAAAGTTTAATGCTGAGTCAACGTAAAAAGGCTACATTGCCTGAATGGGTTAGGCCTAGCCAGATTACTACATTTTTAAATGCCACCAGATATGAATTCCCAACAGATTATAAAACAACATTTGCAGAATCTCGATACGATAGAAAGTTCGGGGAAGTGTATTTACATTGGACGCAAATTGGTAAAACGTTGTATGAAGTATATAGAGACGAGCAAGGTGTCGATATTGACTCCAGTGTATGTGATGCTATTACTCATCTACGCTACTATAGCGGGGAGTTTGACATCGAATGGGCGCAGGATGTTTGCTATAATGGCCCGCACCCTTGGTACACCAAAGAAATGTCCGGCTTTAGAGCATGGCTTGAAAGAAATGGATTCAACCCAGGAGATACTCAATATAACTTCGGCTATCACCCTGTGGGCCAAGTTGACTTGCAAGCAAGTTTTGGGACTACCCACTATAGTGAAGTATGGCCGATCTTATCAAGGTACTTGGACATCTATTCGATCCAATGTGACGATGGATCAGGGAATGTTTTATACTCCGTATACCCCTACACTTGGACTGATAAAGACTACTACGAACAACAAATCGAAAGATTAAAACCTGGTTACGATTACAGTAGTAGACAAGCCAATAAATAATACTATGAAATGGCTTAAAAATTTATACTACAGAATTAAGTTGGAAATCAATTATCGTCGCAAACTTAAAGAATTGCGAAAACGCGATCCGTTTATTTATAAATGAAACTTTTAACAATAGGTGATAGTTTTACCTACGGGGAAGAACTGCTGGATATTAATAACGCTTGGCCGTATATATTAGGTCAACGTATTGGTTATGAGGTTACAAATTTAGGAAATCCTGCAAGCAGTAACGATAGAATAGTCAGGGTGTTATTAGAGTATCTAATAGAAAATTGCAATCACACTGATCTTGTTATTATAGGTTGGAGTTTATTAGGCCGTGCAGAATTTGCAGACGAACTTGGTTATTATGATATATGGCCCGGAGCTGGTAGATATTACGGTGATCACAGAAATCAAGTAGTAAAATATATTTCCACGTATCATAGCAGAGAAGCATACTTTAGAAAGTATCTTCAACAAATTATTTTAGTACAAGAATTTTTAAAGCATCGAAATATAAAATATGTTATGTTAGATGTTTTAGCAAATGATTATTATAGAAAGCAACATCAATTTTCATGGAACAACTACGAAAATCAAATTGACCAAACGAATTATATAGATTTCAATAAGAGTGGAATGTGTGAATGGGCAAGCGGCACTCCGACGGGATCGCAAGGACACTTTCTTGAAGAGGGTCATCGCATTGTAGCAAATCGAATTTATGAACATATTAGGCATCTCGGCTGGGTTTCATGACGCTGCTGCAACTGTAGTCGACAAACATGGAGATATTCTGTTTGCAGGTCACAGCGAACGGTACAGTAAAAAGAAAAACGATTCTGACATTTGTGCAAAACTAATGTGGGACGTAATGGATTGCGGAGATATAGATACTGTAGCATATTATGAGAAACCTGTCTTAAAACAATTACGTCAACTTTACTCTGGCCAAGGAATTGAATGGAATAAACTTTCTACCTATTCTATTTTACGAAATCAATGTGCGCCCTTATTTCTTAATGGTATAAAAATTAAAAGTTATAATCATCATTTAAGTCATGCAGCCGCGGGGTTTCAAACAAGTACATTCGATAGGGCTACAGTAGTAGTAATTGATGCCATCGGCGAATGGGATACTATTAGTATATGGGGCGCAGAGTATGAAAGCGGCCTAGCACAATATAAAAAGTTATGGAGTCAAAAATATCCGCATAGTATTGGTTTGTTTTATAGTGCCATGACAGAACGTGTTGGACTTAAACCTAATGAAGAAGAATATATTATGATGGGCATGGCTGCATATGGTGCGCCTGTGTTCACCGATTTGTTCAAATCTAAATTTTTATCCAACGAATGGCAAATTAAATTTAAAGAAAATCTTCACGCCGGAATCGAACAAAAATATTTGTCTTATGTTGGAGATATGGATCTCGCAGCCAGCGCACAAGACCTAACACAAGACTTGGTATTAAATATAATGCGCCGCGCTAAAGATTTTAATTGGAGCGATAATTTAGTTTATATGGGCGGTGTTGCTCTTAATTGTAGTATTAATAGTAGATTAGGGGAATATTTTGATAATATTTGGATTATGCCTAACCCTGGTGATGCTGGGTCTAGTCTTGGTGCCGCCGCACTTGCTTATGGCCGTAGGCTTAATTGGCGCAATGCTTATTTGGGTCACTGTATCCCTGGTCATTACCCTGTTAATGCTGCCTTGGATGCTTTATTGCACGATAGTATTGTTGGTGTGGCTAATGGTAGGGCCGAATTCGGACCAAGAGCCTTAGGTAACCGTAGTTTATTAGCAGACCCTAGAGGAAATGAAATTAAGGACAAAGTAAATGAAATCAAACGTAGACAGAAATTCAGACCCTTTGCGCCAGTTATTCTGGAGGAGTTGGCTAGCCAGTATTTTGATTTGCCTAGTGGTTGGGATAACAATAGGTATATGCAGTCGGTCTCTACTTGTAGGCGCCCTGACTTATTTCCTGCTATCGTTCATCATGACGGCACTAGTCGTGTCCAAACTGTACCAAAAGATGGATCAGGAATACGCGAGTTACTCGAACGTTGGTATATTTTAACAGACTGTCCCATGCTGTTAAATACTAGTCTAAACATTAGAGGCGAGCCCATGATTAACGATAGGGCAGACGCTGACAGATTCGAACAACTATATGGAGTGAAAGTATTATCATGAAACAATCGAAAAGAATTTTAATTATGGGTCTGCCAGGCGCAGGCAAAACATATTTGGCCGAAAGACTAAAAACTCAATTAGAATCTACTGGCCAATCTGTTAGTTGGTTAAATGCCGACGAAGTGCGTCGACATTTCAATGACTGGGACTTTAGCAAAGAAGGCCGTATTAGACAAAGTTTGCGTATGCGTGAACTAGCAGATGACGCTAATACAGACTATTGTATTGTAGACTTTGTTGCGCCTTTAATCGAAATGCGTAATAACTTTAAAGCAGACTGGACTATTTGGATGGATACCATCGATAAAGGTCGATTTGAAGATACCAACAAAGTTTTTACGGCGCCTGAATTATATGATTTTCGCATTACTGAACAAAATGCAGAAAAGTGGGCAGACTTCATCGCACAGCACATAATCGATAATCGACGTCGTTCTGTATTCGATTGGCAAAAAGAAACAGTACAAATGTTAGGACGCTGGCAACCTTGGCATGCAGGCCATCGAGCATTGTTTGAACGTGCAATTAGAAAAACTGGTCAGGTAGTTATTCAAATACGTGACTGCCAAGGATGGCAAGGTTCCAATCCCTTTGCCATTGAACAAGTTAAAAACTTTATTCGTAGAGACCTGGATCCGATTTATCAAGGCCAATATGAAATTCAAGTTGTGCCAAACATTGTTAACATAACATATGGACGCGATGTTGGATACAAAATTGAACAAGAGACATTCGACGAATCTGTTACTAGCATTAGCGCAACTAAAATTCGAAAAGAACTTGGTCTAAAATGAACAAGTACCATATCAGGTTTAATACCAAACATAACGGTTCTAAATTAGTTTGGCGTATATTCGAGAATGGGGTAGAACATTTGGCAGAGGATGTTCGCTTAATAGGCGAAACTTTTACAGAATGTACTCATGAGTATGGCGAAACAAAATGGAATATCGCATGCCACGGAAGACTAGTATGGGTCGACAAAGTGGCTGTTATTGTTACAGGAAAAGATTAAATGATAGAAAAGAAAAACAATTTCATGGACGCTATTAAAGCAGCCCAGTTAGCTAAAACTAAAGTACCACAGAGTAAAACTGCTCAAGTACAAGAAGCTAAGTTTAAAAATCAAGTACAATCAAACAAACCCACACGTAGAGCAGCAGGTCGTGGCGGATGAAACCAAAACATTTACGTGCTTTTATGCAAACTGCTCAAACGTTTGCGGAATGCAGTACTGCTGAACGTGCTAAAGTCGGTGCTATTATTGTTAAAGACGACCGCATAATCAGTATTGGTTACAACGGCATGCCATCAGGTTGGGATAATACTTGTGAGAATGTTATCGGTTACACCAATAACGAACCAGTATTAAAAACCAAACCTGAGGTGCTTCACGCAGAAGCTAACGCTTTGGCTAAGGTCGCCCGTAGCAGCGAAAGTAGCGAAGGTGCTTATATGTTTATTACATACAGTCCTTGTCTTGATTGTGCCAAATTGATTTATCAAAGTGGCATAAAGAAAGTATACTATGGCATACAGTACAGAGATACTACAGGATTGGATTTCTTATCTAGATGTGATATTAAAGTAGAACAATTGGATGTTTGACATATTTTATACTGGCCCTAAGCCAAATTTATTTGCATTCGAAAAACCAGCAGCCTCTCTAGTAGAGGCTGATGCACTATGCCGAACTGAATATTTTTGGTATATTAACGGCTTAAACGATTATACTAACTTTGACTTTTGGTGGCGCCCTTCTACATACGAAGCAGACTATACACATGTTTGGCCTAGCCAATGGCAGCAAAATGGCGGCACAATGCTAGTACCCAAAGGTACAACTGAACATAAATGGCACTGGCACTGCCCCATTAACGATGGACTAGTTCGTAGAGAAAAATCAACTGACATCTTCTACATGGATTTCATGAATTCCGGAAGCCGAGATCAATTCGAAGAACTTAAAATACGTTGGCCTAATATTAAATCTACACGCTATGTATCAGATCATTTAAATGTACTCAAACGCATAGTAAATTTGGCTACTACAGAATATGTTTGGGTCATTAGTAGTGTTTGTGACTATAGTGAATTTGATTTCACTTGGCATCCGGCACAATGGCATGAAGAAATGATTCATTGTTTTTCTGATGGAGTGCAGGAGCGCGGCGACACGTTTTATATTCACGTAGAATCATTTAAGCGACAAATGGTTGAACTTGAACTCTTAGATTGGTTCAATGTTATTAATTATTGTAAAGATCAATTAGTCACGAGATTTGAATCCCCTATAGTTGTATACAACGGGGACGATTTAATTTCGGTTATTAAAAACCATAAGTTCGAAACTCCTTACGCATTTTTTGTTAATCATAAAGATACATCTGTCTTCAGAGTTTATAATAATTGCTTATGGGCAGAAAAAGACCGCATTGTAGAGAGTTACTCATCTAGTAATGCTGTCTGTGCCGTACCCCGGGATGTAAAGGCATATTTAGACAAGCAAATCTACGATTATCCCTACGTAATCACGCCTAAACCAGGGCAAAACGTCTATTACGAAGAGCCTTTAGATGTCGTCTATATAAGCAATGGGGAACCAGACGCTGAGCGTTGGTATAATCATTTGTCTGACGTTTTGGATCAAGAGGAAAAAGGTTACCCGAATTTACGATTTACTAATACCCTTAAACGTGTACAAAATGTCAACGGGCGAATGGCAGCTTATCGCGCAGCAGCAGAGCGCAGCGAAACACCTTGGTTCTTTGCGGTGTTTGCTAAACTAGAAGTTGACATCGAATTTGATTGGCGCTGGCAACCAGACTATTTCCAAGAGCCTAAACACTATATCTTCCATGCCCAGAATCCTGTAAACGGGCTAGTCTACGGACACCAAGCAATGATTGCTTATAATAAGCGTTTGGTATTGGAAACTATAGAAAGCGGATTGGACTTTACTCTAAGCAAAGCACACGAAGTGGTTCCATTGCTATCAGGCACAGCACACTATGACCAAGATGCTTGGACTACGTGGCGTACAGCATTCCGTGAAGTTGTTAAGTTAAAGCATTTTAGTATTGGGCAGCCCAGTGTAGAAACTGATTTCAGGCTTAAAAAATGGCTAACTGTAGGTAATGGTGAGTTCGGGGAATGGAGTATTCGTGGTGCCGCAGATGCCATTGAATACTATAACGCAGTTGACGGTGAGTATGATAAACTAATGCTCAGTTACGAATGGGCCTGGCTCAAACAGTATTATGACGCTAAATACTGAATGCGTGTCAATGAGATATTAGAAACAAGAGATAGGATGTATGAATACATCAAAACGCTCTTACCTACTTGGCCAGACTACGTATTGCGAGATTGGATCTATAATCTAGCACGTGGTGATCATCAGGCTGGGGCGGGATATGATCCTCAAGATCCAACTTGGGGATTTAACAAAAAAACAATTTTACAAATGATTGCCGGAGAAGGCCTAAGCCCAAATACTAAATGGCAATTATATCCTAATTTTGAATTCAAATTAGAAAATCTTCATCCAGACACGCAACGACGAATTAAAGAGCGTGCTGGCGGAACACAAAACCCCTATAAGGTTCCCAATGACGCAGAGCGTCACGCTACACAAGCTAAGTTAGCACAGCAACAAGGAGGTGTCAGAAGCGAACCAGTAATAGGAAAAATGACACCGCAGGGTTTCGAATTAATCGAAGGCTGGCACAGAACTGTACAACATTTTAAAATGTATCCAGATGGTTATCGAGCAGCCGCTTGGGTTGCGTCGATGTAAAAATAAATACTAAATGTTCATTAATGAAGTAATCACTGAAGCCTTTGACCAACCTTATCCATTTAAATGGGAAAAGGGAGAATTCGGTGACCTGGACGCCTTGGCGAAATTGGATGACGGAACTTTTCTAAGTATAATGTTTAATCTCGCTGACATGTCAGAAAATGATTGGGGCGTTGAATTTTATAGAAACAACAGTCAATCAGTTACTGGAGAGGGTGACGCTCAACGAGTATTTGCTACCGTACTAACTGCAATCGGGCAATTTATAAAAAAGAAAAAACCCAATACTCTATTTTTTACAGCAGTAAAAGAAGAAGATCCCACTGGCAGTAGAGAAAAACTATACGATAGACTAGTTCAAAGATATGCCGATGGATTAGGGTACAACCTACAAAAGGTTGAATATCCTGAACAAACAGGGTATAAGTTAACACGCAAAGAACAAAAAGAGTTAACCGAAAGTCTAAGTCGTGTAGCATACCACTACACTAGCACTATGCCTGCTCTTAAGATACTAAAGTCAGGCGAATTCCAATTAAGTTCTGCTTTAGGTAGTGTTGAACAACAATATATGCCACAAGGCCGCCCTTACTTTATGAGTGCTACTAGGACGTTAACTGGCGGGTATCATCATATGTCTGCTGGCCGTCGTGGTGTGCTGTTTGTACTAGACGGCGATTGGTTTAATCAACGATATAAAAGTGGCCCGATTGATTATTGGGAAAATAGAGGCAAACTACACTACGGTCGCCCAAGCGAAGCCGAAGATAGAATTTATAGCAAAGAGCCTACTATACCAATTGGTGGCGTAGCAGCCGTTCATGTATTCCTTAACGTAGAAGACGAAGACAAAGACAGCGAACAGGTTGCTCATGATCGATCTGTTGTTCGAGAATTATTAATCGCCGCAAAGGTTAGTGGTATCCCTGCATATTTTTATAACAACAAAGATGCTTGGTTAACACTAGATACACGTAAGACCGCAGATATTAGTCAACTAACTGGTAGTCGCAAACCTAGTTGGTATCGCCCAATGCGTCGTCGTAGTTATATGCAAAACTGGCTAGAACTAATGCAAGCCAATGCACAAAATCAATTAAGCAAAGATGCAGACCACACACGTTATAACTTAAACTACGACTATGATAGACAAGAAGCCGCTAAAGCATTGGCTAATGATATGAGCAATGCTCGTAAACCCGATTCAGGTCCAGAGCGTGACGACGCTGTAAAGATTATTCGCTATATGCAACAGAATAGATTGCATACTATTTTAGATTTTGTTAACCACATTGCAGCAAAGTGGAAGTCTATCCAGCAAAAGACTTAACAGACTTCACAATATATTCTACTTCAGCGTCTGTTAGTTCGGGATAGATTGGTAAACTGAGACATTCAGTACAAAACGCACTTGCATTTCTATATAACTCTGACACATAGTTAATGTAAGGATATCCAACTGGATATTCAAACAAAGGTTTTTCGTAATGAATCTTTGTTTCTATTCCGCACAAAGACAAATGATGTTTAAGTTTAGTACGGTCGCTAGTTCTAATCACATACTTGTGCCAAGCATGGACAACATCTTTACTGTGTGTTGGTGTGTCAATTAGTCTACAATCTGCAAGTTCTCGGTTATAGTATTCTGCAATCTCTGTTCTACGTCGTTGCCAAGCATCGAAGTACCTTAACTTGACTAGCATTTGAGAGCAGTCGGCTTCACTCATTTTGCTGTTAGTACCTGGATAATCGTGATCGTTGGTTTTACCGTTGTCGCGTAAATCTCTTAGTATCTTAGCATCGTATAAATTATCCACTAGAATCATTCCACCCGACCCATAGTTAGGTAAGTTTTTAGTAGGATCAAAACTTAGTACGCTAACATCCCCCAAACTACCACTAGGTTGACCTTTATAGCTAGCACCAAAACTTTGTGCGGCATCTTCGATTATATATAAATCTTTATTAAAGAACTTGGCTTGCACACTAAATCTATCCCAATCTACAATGTTGCCAAATAAGTTAACATACATAATGCCATTAACGCCTGTAGCATTCAATGCATAGTCTATACTTTCTAAGTCTATTAGCGCATTGTCATCTGTGTCACAGAGTAATGGTGTATTACCATTTAGCAATACGCTATTGATAGTAGCAACAAAACTAATAGTAGGAATAAGAATTTTCGAAGGTTCTTTAAATAGCAATTGTTGTGAAAAAATCAAAGCCTGGGTGCAACTATTCACCGCAACTGCATATCGACGATGACAACGTTTTGCTATTTGTCTTTCGAACTCTTCGGTATAGTTTCCGTCTAATACTTGGCCTGTTGAATACACAACATCACTGGCGTCGAGTAACTCTTCACGCAGGATACTATATTGGCGCTTCAGACCAAAGAACGGGATTATAATTTGTTTTGCCAAAACGGATCGTTCTTAAACCAGTTATAGTAACGTTGAAATCCTTCTTCAACGTCCACCTTTGGATCAAATCTAAAGTCTCGACGGGCGGCATCGATGTTTAATGCACCACGACTTGGAAAGTCTGCATCTTTGTCGCGAACTTCGATTCTGCCACGTCCTGCAATTTTAACTGCGAGGTTGGCAGCATCTAATAGACTGTAACTGTGACTCTTAGTTATGTTATAGGTTTTATTATTTGCATCAGCGCTAAGTGCAGCCTGTGTAATACCACGTGCGGCATCTTCTACATATGTAAAGTCGAGGGTCTCTCCTGCACCGTTAACTTTGAGAGTTTGATCCCGCATAGCCGCAAGCATAAATTTCGACACCACGCGATCCTCCACGTCCAGTTCTCCGTAAACAGCACTAGGACGAATGATAGTGTAATCAAAACACCCACGACGATGATAATCTTTAACAAGATGTTCTCCCATTAGTTTCATAATACCATATTGACCTTGCGGATTACAAATAGCATCTTCTTTTACGTCGTCAGTGAAGTCTCCGTATACCATACTACTACTAATGTACACAAACTTTTTTACATGATTAATTTTGCTAGCCTCTAGTAGATTAATTAGTCCAGTACTCATAACTTCACTACCCCACGCAGGATTGCCGCTTACTACCTTCTGTCGGGGGAAACTAGCCAAGTGAATAACTAGGTCTGGGTGAAAGGTAATGAACATATTATTCAGAGCTTTCGGGTCCCTGATATCTACTCTATGTACAACAGCCCTAAACTTTTTGCATCTTTCTTTGAATAGATATTCTATTTCGTCAAGCGGAACAAATCCGTAGTTAGTTGTATTATCTACAATGAAACATTGATGTCCTTGTTCTTCTAACATACGAACAACATTGTGACCAATAAAACCGGCGCCTCCGGTTACTAAAATATTCATTTAATTCCCCATTTTAATGTAAAATATGTTGCGTCTTCTTCTCGTAAGTCTGCAGTGATAACTACCCGCACTCCATATCTTGAAATATCCCAGCCCGTATTCCAAACTGGCGGAGTTATGGCCCGATCCATAACCCATTGTCCTTGCTCACTCTTTTCCCATTTATACAACGGATCGGCAATATAAACTTCGATGTCATCTACATCGCCCATATAAAATTCGTGTACGGCGATCTTCAAACCGCCATCTCCGCTTTAATTGTACTATGACTTTGATAATTGATTAATTCAATGTCTGCCATAGTAAACTTATTAATATCTGTAATATTTTGATTAAGCTGAAGTTGTGGACCAGATAAGGGTTCACGTGATAATTGCTCTTTTACCTGCTCTACATGATTTAGATATATGTGTGCATCACCTAATACGTGAACGAACTCCCCCACATCCAAATTGCACACTTGAGCTATAAGATGCGTTAGCAAACTGTAGCTTGCGATATTGAAGGGTACACCTAAAAACATGTCACAACTTCTTTGATACATCTGACAACTTAGTCGATTGTCTGCAACGTAAAACTGGGCAAAGGTATGACACGGTGGGAGGGCCATGGCTTCTAATTCACCTGGGTTCCATGCTGATAATATATGTCGTCTTCCGTGCGGGTCCCGTTTAATGCCCTCAATAAGATTCTTTAATTGATCGACTTCTTTAAAATGTACGTAGCCTGATCTATGAAACTGGTTTCCAAAATCATCTTTAAATGTTTCTTGCTTATGCTCTATAGGTGTGCGCCATTTGCGCCATTGTACTCCATAGACTCTTCCAAGATCTCCTGCATATTTTGCTTGAGGATACCAATAATCTGCCAAAGCGTTACCTGTCCATATAGTTGTCTTGCTACTGTCACGAGTACCATGTAGTATTTCGGCGAGCCGTCGTTCATCGCCGCTTCCTTCGATAAACCATAAAAGTTCGCTTACAACACTTTTCCAAGCTAGCTTCTTAGTAGTGATAGCAGGAAATTCTTTGCTTAGATCATAACGTTGTTGCATACCAAACACGCTAATAGTACCCGTACCAGTTCTATCTTGTTTGGTTGTACCATTTTCTAATACGTACTTTAATGCGTCTAAGTATTGTTTCATAATGATAATTTATTTTTAATATAATTAAATAGAATTCGGTGACCGTACCTATTAGGGTGAACGCCATCCGGATGAAATATTTCTTCTTTACTTATTATACTATTTTCTTTATGTTTGTATAGTTCTTTGACTATTTTTGTTTGCAATGCGTAATCGTATAAATTTAAATTTATATCGTTTATCGTCCAATCGGGATTTAACACTATAGATTCTTCGTTTAATCTTTTGTATTCTGCCATATGTCCAACTAGCATATGACTAAACGAAGAAACCAATGGTATTAGGTATTCGAATTGTCTAATTAGTGTTAAGTTGATGTTACATAATCCACCTATCACATACACAACAGTATTATATTCTTGTGCAATAATATTTAATTTATTATAGTCAGTTCTAATTAAATCTAGAATTAAATTTTCTATACCGTCTGCATTTTGAATTGCTGTGGTTAAGATATGTTTGTTATATTCGAATAGCTGCAATCGTAAATTACGTATTGGATCAGTTTGAAAGATAAAAATATAATCTTCTGAGTTAAAATGTTCTATTAGATTTGTCAACAATCTATCAATAGCCGAAGCATTACTACTACCCCCTTCAGAAGAATTGAATACTTCATATCCAGCTTCGATAAAGTATTGTTCTAATCCTTTATGTGAGATTCTCCTACCGGTGTGGTCTCTTGTCCATTCTCCGCATCCCCAGCTATCACCAGTGATAAAGATTTTATGCGACATGTTTACCGTGTGAAAGGGTCAATGTTTTTATAAGTCATCCATGTACATTTCCTATCCGTACTAGGACCTGCACTACGTGCTTGGAAAAAACTTAAATATTTTTTTAGATCGATTTGGACATCAGTTCGAAATTGTCCTTTGAAATGTGTAATATGTACTTCGTCTACTAAATCTCGAGTTGACATTAAAATTTCTGGCCCACCGATAATCCAAATAGTTTTCGTTGGATTATTTTCTGCAATAACTTTTATAGAGGAAGATATATCACCGCGGATAGTACGAACACCATCGTATCCAAATAATGGTCTATTAGTAACTACGTAAGTAGTCCTATTAGGTAATGGCTTAGGCATCTTGGGATCATCCCAAGTTTTCCTGCCCATTATTACTATATCGCCTTGTGTTTGTTCTTTGAAATACTGTAGATCTTCAGAGTGATGGGGCCAAGGCAATGAACCTTTAAGCCCCATTCCACCCCAATGATCTACGGCAAATATTGCCTTAATCATAATTTACTTAATAACTTATCTGTTTCTGGCTGAACAGTTTTCTCTACTGCATCAATGTCTACAAAGAAATCTATATTGTCTATATACATATCTAATTCATCGAGTCTCGAATTAACATGTGTTTCTAATTCATCGGGGTCCGTACCTTCTGCTAAAATTCTCTTAATGTCTATTTGCACAATAGTTCCATCTTTAAGATGGACCATTAATTTTTCTAACACATGAATCGGGACTTCGTCTTTGTCTACGTCTTTAAGTATATTTTTCCAAGTTGACTTTGAATTAATATTAAGCCGTTTTGACTTTGGCTGTTTTTTTGGTTTTTGTTCCGCCATTTTCTTTTACTGCACCGTTAAGTTCTGAGGCTTCTTTCATTAGCCTATCTGCTTCTGCTAGCAATTGCTTGGCTTCGGCGGCCATCTTCTGAGCTTGTGCCATACGTTGTGTGGCCATCTGCTCATCTGAAAGTACTTCATTAATACTTATCGTATTTGAAACTTCTACAGGTGTACTGCGACTATTTCGTGGAGTACGAACTTCATTGATGTCTCTTCCTTCTGCAGGGCGACGTCTCTTGCCAGTCATACCAGCTCCAGCGTCTAATTCGGCCATTTCCTTAACTGCTTCTTCACCTAATTCCATCTTATTAAGAATTTCGTTTAGTTCATCTAGACGAACTGTACTCTTAGCATTAGGTGTAATGATAACTTGGTTCGTTGGAACTTTTTTAATCATGTTTTCACGATGTAATGTTTCCAACGCATTAGTACCATCTTGCATAGTAAATCTAAACAAGTAGTCGGCAAGATCTTTTGCTTGTTGCCCAGATTCGGACTCTAATGCTGCCATGATATCATCATGAATATGGCGGGGAAGTGTCTCAGGGTATAGTAATAGACACATGTGGTCTTCGCCAGGTACTTTTCTAAAAAGCAAAACAACTTTCTTATTGCCGTGCTTGCCTACGTGTTTGATCATTGAGGATCTCCTTGGGGTTGTTGTCCTTCAGCCGCGGCAGGCTGTTGGGGCTGTATAACACCACTGGCTAGCAAGAAATTAAAAATTCTTTCGTAGCAAGGGCCGATGGTTGTGAATTCTTCAGGCTTGAATGCGCCACGACTAGAAGCTAAATTTAAAGTTTCTAGTACTACAACTAAATCAGATAGATTTAACTGTGGTTGATTCTGTGGCTGTTCTTTTGCTTGGTCTGACATATTTTCTCCGATAATACATAAGATATTTACTATGTGTATTATCAGTGAAAATATTTTTCTTTAAGTCAAACCCTGTTCCCAAGTATTAATTTTGTCCAAAAAGAGGCTGAAATAACTAGCTTCACTATGAACCTCAAAGGCTGCACACTTGCGACTTTTTGTACCTTCGCTGTCGGTAAAGATGTAGTCACCGAAATAAAATCTACCATCTAAATGTTCGTAGATCCAATCGGTTATTCTTTTTTCGGACGTTGCTAGATCAAACGGCACTATTGCAAAGTGCGGCGGACAATGAACCATTTGTCTTATACCGAATACATTCAAAGGATTAATTTCACCGTGTTTAAGCATTATTTAAATTGATTTAAAAAATAGTCAATTAGCCAAGCAATCAAACTTATTACTACAATAAAAAATATACATAGAATTAGGTACTCCATTTTACGGATTTTCCTTTCTTCCATTGGCGATAGCACCACTTTATATACAACCAACGCTCGCCTTTGAGTTCCATAAATTTTTTAATATTAAACATTGTCGCCTTCCTTAGTTAATTCGCACACCATTAGAAATTGTTCAAATGCCAACTTAACAGTATCATATTTCATAAGTTTTTCAGCTTCGGCTTGCATAGCCGCAATACCTGCTTCGGCAACATCGTGAGCACTTTTCCAATGTAAAAATCTTGCTCGTTCGCCAAATACTTTAACAAGTTGTTCCCATGCTTCTTTTTGCTCGTTGGTAAGAGGAGTCTCGGAATTTTCTTCTCTGCGAATCTCCGAAGCCTCTTGTACAGCCCGAGTCATAGCATCTTCGGCAATACGTCCAGCGGCAATCAATGCGGCAAAGTTTGGTTCTACGTTATAACGAGTAGATTTGCCACCGGGATACACGCTGATTAAGTGATTGCCTTTGGGTAATGCATCTAATAATGCGTAGTCATACTCGTATACCGGTTTGTATCTACGCCCAACTTTTTCATAAAAAATCTTCTTGGTCATTTTTTAAACCGTTACTATGTCTATCTGTTTCTCGTTCAACGTCTTGAAATAGACGTTTTTCTTGTGCTGTAAGTTTGTCTTTGCCGCCGCTATGTCTCGGATTACCGCATAAGAAGCATTCAGGATTACCGCAATCCATTGCATGTTTCTTATGTAAACGATGCGGATCTTTGACCGGAGCTCCGTGTTCTTTTGCAATTTTGGCTTGTCTTTTTACTGCGGTTTCGTCAGCGTGTCTACGCTTACTGTTTTTGATTTTTGCGTCTTGGTTGCTCATCGAAATTCCTTAACTGCAATGTATTTAATGTATTATAACACATTGATCTTTTGTTGCAAAGCAAAAAAGGTTGCCGGAATTGAATCCACACAGTCTTTACGAATCCAAATTTCACCGCGCGGTAAAGTAAACCAAGGACGCTCTTGTAACTTTTGAGTTGTATTATTGTCTCCTAAGTACTGGCGACACAATTCAACTTCGGGCCAAGTTTTAGAATCGAAGTCCCAATTTATAGCTACTTTGAAACAAAGGTGTGTTTGTTCGTAGAGTTTCATGACCAACCCAACATAAACATTAGTGCTTCGGCTTCTGTGTCAAAATCGTTATAGACCGTACCACGAGTACCGTAAGTTGATGTAAAGAACAAGGTAGCACGCCACATACCATCTATTTCTTCGATCTCCCAGTGACTTTCTTTGTATCTCATGACCACCTTAACTTACACAGTAGTGCATCGTTTTCATTAATGAACCAAACACTTTTCAAAAACATTTTGTAAACGTGCGGGTCAAATGTTGCCTGGCACCATTCTGCGATTTTGGTATATTTGTTTTCCTCTGACGGCAGGTAAATGGCACTTGCGTATTCTGCACCTTTGTGCCAACCCATGTCCGGTGCCTCGTAAGGATGCATAGGTACCCTAACCTTCTTGCCGTCAATGTAAATCCACAATTCGGTCATTTCATTAACTCTTTAATCATGTTGTATTGATCAACAGCCTCCTGAACTTTCTTCCAGGCATCTTCTAAGGTTACATTGTGTGTTTGTTTTAGTTTACGCAAAGTAACACTGGGAGGATCTTCCTCGACCCAATCATCGGGTGTAGCATCAGTCCAGTAATAAACTATAGCATAATGACTATCATCACTTTTGTAGTCACGCCATTCATTCTTTTTCTTATCGTAATAGAGATAATCGTGGTCACTGTCGCCGTCGGCCTTGCCACCCATACCCCATCCGCGATAGGATAGATAGTATCCCGATGTATCGGGTTGACGTTCTTCTGTTCGATACCAAATACTTGTTCTCATTTATTCAGTCTCCAATACATTCCACATACCCAGTTTCTCTCGCAACATTTCGTTTTCTTTTTTAAACTTCTTAAGGTCTTGTTCTGTTTCTTGTTTGATATTGTTAGCAACTACTACTTCCTTTTCCATTTCGTGAAGTATTTTGGCAATGTTGCGGGCTCGTAGTTGATCACGCTCTTGAGTCATATCTTCAAATTTACATTCCCAACTGTCAGATTCACGTCTATAGAAGTCTACATCGTTTTCAAGTTGTCTGATATAATTACCTGGGCTGTAGCTTTGATAATCGATTTCAAATTCAAAAGTCTTTGGGTCCATACCTGCTGATACAAGATCAGCATATAGTCCACTGGTATCACGCAACAGCATATTCAGTAGTCGCCGGACAACGGGATCTTCGGACTCGAGATCCAAATAGTGCAGAAGTTCTGCGTCTGATAACATAGTATAATTCATGGCTTTCTCAATTCGAACCACATAGCATCTTCTTCACACTCAAACCATATGGTGTCGCTACCATAGTAGAGATAGAATTTTCCTGTACTTTCTTGCAGTTGCAAATCACGTTTAACTGTGAGATAGTTCCACCCACCACGTTGAACACGATGCCAATGTTGTTCGCGAATGCGTTTATCTTTGTTCCAGTACTTCATGACCACCTCAATACAAACCACTCAAGGTCTTCTGCATCCCTAAATCGAGCTTCACCGTAGTAAATGTCATCTAACCACCTAGCTTGCTGTGTGTCAGAATTAAAGCCCGACGGGCCAAATGTCTCGTAACACCATGCACCAATGTCATAATAGTATTTCGGGGCGGTAAATGCCGCAACGTGCCATGGCCCGCCACCTGAACCATCTACATCCTTCTTTAGCTGATATGTGTGAATAAACATCATGCCCACTTCAACAAAAATGCTGAATAACTTGCCTCGGCGGGAAATTTAACGATCATTTGGTGTCTTGGATTGATGTCCTGGTAAACTTTGATAGCACCGTAGTCACGCTCCAGCATTTCCCAAATGCTCATGCCCACAACATCGTAGCCGCCAGCATTGTCCCAATACCAGTTGGCCAGTTTCTTCCACTGCGGTTGTATATCTGCTATCATGCCCACCTCAATGTAAACATTATAGCATCTTTTTCAGTTTCAAACCAGAAATTATTACCATTCCAAGCATAACTATCTTTACCAAAGTGTTCTACACACCATATGTGCATTTCTCGCCAATGCCCTGACCATTCAGCCAATCGGGGATTTACCATATAGTAACCACCACTACGAAACACCGAAGTCCAATCTGGTATTTCTGGCGGCACTATTTTTAGTAAAACTTCTGCGGCTGTTTGACGATTATACCGCTCACGGTGTTCGGTTCTTCGCTCTATGATAAATTCATGAATGTTCATTCCCACCTCAGTGCAAACCATTCGGCATTACTTTTAACTTGAAATACATATCCACCATAACCCGATGACAGTAAAAAATGTTCTACGTGGTTTTCTTTCATCCACCCAATGAGGTCAAGCCAATCTTGAAACGATCTGACTCTATAAACCGGATAGTCGTTCCATCCAGAATACCCTGAGCGTTCTACTACTTTCATGCCCACCTCAACACAAACAACAGTAACTCGTCGTCGGGGAAATCATCGGGAAATACTAAGTTATCGAAGTCCATTGGAACTAAGAATCCAAATTGCTTTAGCCATTTGATATAATCGTTAAATCTGAAATGATCATTATCGTCAAATACGTTTGGTGTACCGCACTGGCGGTGGTATTCTGCTACAATATTTTGTAGATAGGGACGTTGTGGGATAGTTTTCATGCCCACCTCAACATAAACAACATAGCATCTTGTTCAGATCTAAAATGCCACACAGTTTGGTCTCGACGAAACATTGCGCCCCTGTAGTCGTCCTGACAGTTTTGTTTGCACCACTCAAACCTTTGATCCTGTCCCCAAACCCAACCACCTGAATGCGGCACTTCTACACGATGTTGGAGATCTTGACTGCGACTGTATTTTGCTGTCATGCCCACCTCAACAAAAATGCACTAACCAACTTCTCATCATAAAAGTAAATATGGCCACCGTGATAGTCCCAGCTACTGGATTCTGCGCCTGCTAGATCACTGAGTGGATTGCCAAGTTCCCACAACCATTTATACAGACCATGCGGCCAGTCTATAGGCGTACGATAAGTTTCCCAGCGTTCTTTGCTGGGATTGTATTCAACCCGCCACTCGTTTTTGGTATGTTTGCGACGAATAGTTGCCAAAATTCTCTCCACTGGAGTTAAAGGTCCATGACTCATGACCACCTCATCAACAACCACTCAACACCGGGCTTGTTCATATAATACACACCCCAACCTACGTGCCAGTGCGGGATAGCATTTTCCTTTAACCACGCAGTTACTTTGTCGGACCCAAGAGCGTCGGCACCGACTTCTACCCTGTAATTGTAGGGATATTGCTGTGATACTTTATAGCCGAGATCTTTGATTTCGATTTTCATAACCACTTCAATGAAAAGAAGAAAGCGTCTTGCTCACGCTCAAATGCAAATTTGCTTTCGTTTGTTTTCGGATCAAATGTAGACTTAAACAGTCCTGGAATGTTGAACTGGCAATAAATGTGCAATCCCATATGAGCCACGTTATGTTGACGCCTTTGCTCTGTGGTAATTGTAACGGGGTGCCACCCTCTTCGAACAGCACCCCGCACACTTGTTGGCATATTCTTTTTACGCACGGGCCAATTTCTTAGCTTCTTCGTAGTGCGCCCACACACCAAACTCGGGCTCGGCATCTTTGTTGCCTTTAATAACCCATACAGTATCGCAGTAGTCTTTGACTTCGTCGGGACGCCAGCCAAAGAAGCAGAAGTCTGTAAACATAATCAGCTTCTTAGGTTCAACGTCATTGTCTTTGAGCCATTCCCACACACAATGCGGATCGGTGCCGCCACCGCCGCCGGGTTGGTATTCAGTAATGTCTGACATGTTTTCGCTACTAAACTCTACTGGGTTGTAAACTTCAGTATCCCAAGTCAACACACGAACCTTATACTCGTCGTAAGATTCCATGATACCTTTAACTTCACTCAAAAAGTCTTTCAAGTCCTGTTCGCTAATACTTCCTGAAGTGTCAATAGCAACACAGACATCAATCTGCGTACCGGGCTTCATGCCGGGCATAATTGCATCCATATGCCAGCTACGACGGTTAGGGCGCATCCAGCTAAAGTCATCTTTAACAGTACTTTGGATTTGTTGCTCCAACAGTTCACGCCAGTTAACCACAGGCTTAGTCAAGTCTTTGATCAGACGCTTAACACCTGCGGGCAAGTTACCTGCACCAACTGCCTGTGCGGCCTGCAACAATGCTTCGCGGATCTCGTCTTTAATGCGCTCACGTTCTTCTTTAGAGAGACGCGGACGACCTTTGCCGTCCTTTTCGTCGCCGTCGCCATCGCCATCGCCGTCACCGGAGCCATCTAAGTGCTCATCCAAAACTTGTTGTAGCAAATCGCTGATGTCAATCTTTTCTGCTTTGTCGTACAGGTCGTCGTAGACTTCTTCAGCCGACCAACCTTTGTACTTAGGATCGTACAGGCAAGGTGTAATCTTGTCACCAATCTTTTGTTCAATCAAATCACTGTTAACACAATAGTCAGCGGCACAATTGAACAGACGCTTGTCGCGAGTTTCGCCAACACGACCCATGTGGTCGTAGACATTGTGTAGAACTTCGTGGCCAAACAAGAACTCAACTTCTTTGGGTTTGAGTTTGTTAACAAATTCGGTATTGTAATAAAAGTTACGACCATCTGTAGCCGCAGTGGTCAGCCAATCGTCTGCATTAACCAAAGACAAACGAGTAGCCAAGTTACCAAAGAACGGGGCACGAAGCAAAAGACCGATACGTGCCGTAACCAACTTCTCCCGCACTTGTCGATCCAAATTGGGGTCTACGGTATCAGTAAGACGACCGCCAAGTTTATGGGTAGTTTTTTCTGCACTAGTTGTATTTGTAGCCATTAAATGCTCCTTGTTAATGTATATATTATAGCAGAAAAGCGAATTTCTGCCAAGTAATACCAAGGTATTACTTTTTAAAAGTTGAGTGTGATGTAGCCTGCGTGTACGTTAGCCATAATATTAGCGCAGACATTACTACGGGGTGCAGTTACCAAGTCATCAACGTAGAAGGTCTTTTGTCGACCCGACGTACAATTTGTGACTTGAATGCCACTGTAATAACGTTCGCGTTCAAAGCGCCATTTAGTACCTTTGCCATCAGTCCAATACCATTTGGAATTTTCGTTAAGCAATTGAAGTTTTTTGCTTTGACCAACCGGCACACACTTGTAACTCAAACCAATAGCCAAGTAGGAGTCCGCCTCTTGACGTTTACGAATACGTTCCAACTTGCCACCAATGCTTACTAGGTCTTTGCCAGTCAGACCCATGAGTTGAGTGTAAGCAACCAATTGTCGAACTTGTTCTTGCTTGTCTGCAGAGAAGCGTCGAAACTCTAATTGGATTTCGTCTTCCATTTTACATCCATTTCAATTTGATAAAACTTGCTTCGTTGTCGCTAGCAAGATAAATGTAGCAATAACTTCTGCTGGAATTATAACTATCAACATTAAACGCCCATACAGGAGTTTTAAATGACGCATCCCGATAAGTAAACTCGAGTTCACAACTCGGGCCCCAAATGGCCCAACAATCGGAACGAATTTTATTAAAGTCTGAATAACCTTTTTCGTTTGCAGTAAACGAAATTCGATATTTGAACTTGTCAATTCCTTTGTGTCGTCGATCTAACTTTTCTAGTATCATAATAAATTGGGAGGACTTACGGTGAAAGGAGGAAAAAGCCCTGCCTCCCTTCACTCTTTACTTGGCGCTTGCGGCAATAATGTACTTGCCGAAACGCTTATGGAACTCGTCGAAGTTCTTCAACTTGCCAGGAACAAACGGCAGGTTGTAGGTAGTCAACGCAACACGAGCACCCATAACAGTCAGTTCAGTGGTAAAGTTCTCCATCATGAACTTGAAGAAGTTATCGGCATTGGTATGCCAATCTTCGTTGGGTTTATTGCCCAACTTTTCTGCACGGTCCTTAAGCTCATAGCACAGGCTAATCACCATAGAGTACATAGCAGAGATTTCTTTGATCTTCAGCTCTTTGATCTTACCATCCAACACTTCTTCGGGACGAGGCATTTGGCCTGCAATCTTACGATGTGCCATGAACTTAATAGCAACACCTTCACCAATTGCACCTGCAATCAAGTCAGTCAGTTCAGTATCAGTACTGTCGTCATCTTCCAACAGTTGGCTCACAAAGGTCCACGAACGCGGCGTAGCAAACGAACGGCTAGAACTACGCGGATCAAAGTCGTAAAGATCCTGTTTGGCGAAACCAATGTAACCAACCACATCCTTATGGACCTGATTAGTAACAGCCCAGTTCTGCCAGGATTCGTGATCCACACGCATCTCCAAGTGAACGAAACGGTTTGCCAGCGGAGCAGGCATACGATAAGTAACACCTTTGTCGCTTTCACGGTTACCAGCGGCAACAACTACAACGTTATCGGGCAGGGTATACTTGCCGATACGACGATTCAGAATCAGCTGATAGGCACTTGCCTGGATGCTAGGTGCGGCACTGTTCATTTCGTCGAGGAACAGAACAACAATGGGATGCTGAGAGGCAGTTTCTGCATCGGGCAAGTCAATGGGAGGAGCCCAATCCATCTTGCCATTGTCCTTATTGAAGAACGGAATACCGCGCAGGTCAGTGGGTTCCATCTGAGCAAGACGCAGGTCAATAAACGCACCGCCGAGCTCTCGAGCAATACCTTCAACCACTTCGGACTTACCGATACCCGGAGGACCCCACAAGAAAGCAGGACGCTTCTTCTTAAAGCATTTCAAAATAGCACGTTTAGCACCATCGCTGGTAACTGTACGGTGTTCGGTTACTGAATCTTTAGCCATTGTTTTCTCCTTTAAGTAATGACTGTGTTAAAAAATTAATTATAGCAGAATTGTGATTTATTGTCTGTTGTTTTTATGCAACACGTTTGACTTTTCGACGAGTAGCGTCCATGCCGTCGATAATCATACGACCATAGCTCGCGTGGAACCAATCAAACTCGGGTATACGTCCGGGGTTGGCTTTCATTTTGTATGTAAGCAAACCCATTTTGGCCAAAGCCACAGGGTAGATGTTGTCTGCCACACTTGGCGGAATACCGCGAACACCTGCAACGTCCAAAGGACTAAACAAGAAGTCGTTTAGGGTTTCTACCATAGCTTCACTGTATGCAGGCACCTCAAAGTTTTCACGCAAGTATTTCAGCATAGTATTGAACCTTGCAGAAACTTCTGCTTCGTTTTGGCTAACAGCCACGCAACGATCAAACAAGCGAATAGCTTCTTTGTATTTGTTGGGTTTAGCAACTTCAGTGACCGCGGCAGTGGCCTCAGGTACCGCAGTGGCAATCGAAGCCGTCGCAGCCAGCGCGGCCATACCTTGTAAAAATAAACGACGATCCATTACAATCTCCTTAGACCACGCAAACATAGGGCTGATTCCACTTGCCAATGTGGACGTTGATATAGTGACTGCAATGGAAGTAGTCAGTTTGGGCATCCGACTCGTCGAAGTAGTCGGGGCCGTACATAGCAGGGATCACTTCAGACAAAAAATCCTTTGCACGACCTTCGAAGTGTTCGTGATACCAATAAGGATTAACTTGAATATAATCACCGCCAAAGTCGATGTTGCCTTGTTTAACAGTCAGAACTAGCGACATATGACTACGAACAGAAAGGCTTGCTTTGATGCCATACTTTTTGCAAATAGCCTTGATAGTGGGGGCCAATTTTGCTTTATGCTCTTGACTCATGTACGCCATTTGGTGCTCCTGTTGTGTTTCGCAATACTAGTATTATAACAAAAACGGGAATTTCGAGCAATACCCGTTCAATTTGTCGGGTTATGCAGATTCCAGCATGGCCAAAGGCACGTTGAAACGCTGGTTGTTAGTACGCACTAACGCATACTTAAGTTTAATCTTTTCGACAGTACCTGTATAGGTAACACCGTTGCGATTGGATGTAAACTTAACATTATCGCCAGCCCAGAATGATCGGGCATTTTGCTTGGCAAGTTGACTACGGGCGAACTTGATAGCATTGGCAATGGAGTTCAGGTCATCGTTAGTAAACACGCCCGAAATAATTGCAGAGTTAATGTCTTTAATATTCATCGCTAGCTCCTTTGTTGCAATATCAATATTATAACAAATTTTGGAATTTCGAGCAATACCCGAGTAAAACGAAAGGGTATTACAAAAGTAGTACTTAGGTATTACTTTCTAAATGGTCCAAATAACTAGCAAGATCACTACCTTGTAATTCGAGCCAAATAGCGTCTTGTTCGTCAAAAACAATGAATTTATTAGTGCGGGTCCAATAGTAGTAGGGGCCCGGAAAGAACCGTTCGAGTTGAAGAAGATTTTTGTTTGTGAGCGGGCGCTCTAGTTCAAACATATAGTCCCTAAGTTTCAACTCTTTCTTAAGGAACTGATAGCCCGTCATACTTAGACGTAGGCTATTTTTATCGGTAAAGTTATGCCAAATAAATTTTGTATCAACTATGGCTTTGCTCAATTGCTGAGCAAATATTTTTGCTAGTTGATGTTGCGTGTAGCGTTTAGGGGTAGATCCTGTCACCACTTTTTAAGAGCACTACTGTAAACAAATCTGTTTTAAATAGTGTGTTCATTTTTTTAGCCAAGTTAATGGCATGACCCGGATTTGAGAACGAAGTCTTTTTATATTTAGGCCCGGGGTAGTTGACGAGCATATTACTCGACTTTAAGTTGATTGGTTGGTTATCATAGAAAACAGCCCATATACCTTCACTACTCAAGATTTGTTCGCTCTTGTAGTTTGATTTGTTGACGTGTTCTACTAACACAGTTGGTTTAGGTCTACTCATAGTTTATTGAACCACATATATATTTATCTTTTAAATGTGCGTAGATTATTTAAATCCGCCACCATCCATAGCAATAGTTACAATACTATCTGTTTGATTGTTCTGCACTCGTTGACTTAGGTGGGCACAATGATTTAGCAACTCAAATATATCTGCTTGCAAGTTACGTGCTTCGTTAGCACTTAGTGATAGGTCTTTTTTATTAGTTTGATTCATGACCTTTACTTTGTCATTGAACATTTTTAAATGTAAACTCAATTGAGATTCGTTCATTTGGCCATCCTGAGTGCTTCTTGCATTTCTGTTTTACTTTTAAACGGACCTTGGAAATCGTATCTGTTTAATGTAATAAATTTAGGGCAATAACTTTTAACCCATCCGTTGTTAAATTTGATGATATAGTAACCTGCACAGTAGTAACTTTTACTTTTGCTAGTCTTAGTGTATACTGGAAATTGATGTTTAACATCCCACAACACATTCCAAGGCTTTTGGCTAACAGGATATCCGTGTACTTCGTGTATCTCGGATAATTTTTCCTTTTTAGGAACAACATTATCGAACACAACGTTACGGGCCTTGCTTAGTAGTTTAATTGAAGCAAAACGTTCTCGAGCATGATTATGTACATAGACAAAACCGCCATCTTCGGCAGCTTGTATAGTGGCAACTTTATTACCTTGTTCTTCAACAATCCAGAATTTATTTTTAAGTACTGGTCGTGCAATCAATTCAGTCATAGAATAGTAAGTCCTGCAAATGCAATATAACACAACTGATGTGTCATTTGATCCAATCCAAGATGATTCCAGAATTGGGGAGTGGTAATATCACGATTACCGTAATTCATTTTAATCCAGTCAATATGATAGTGTAGGATAATATCCAAAGCACCCACAAAGAAAGCAAACTCTATGTTAGGCCAGCCGGTAACGACCCATAAACAAACAAAAGTACCAAGACCGTGTTTGAGACTATGCTTAACACCGCGCCAATCTAAGTATTCACCTTTGTATTTGACTTCTTCGTTTGTTTGATTTACAAAGTCAATATACCAATGCTTAATCTGTAGCAAAACAAGAATAAACAGTAGAGTATTAATCATTTATTATTCCTTTGTTGAAATCGATATTCTCGACGTAACCACCATTTATACTGTTGAAAGTATTCACTAAGTGAAAGTTTCTGACTGCCCCAATTCATTCGCTCTTCGCAGTTTTCATACCATAAGTCTTGTAGCCATGATCTAAATGATTTCATACACCCTCAGGCACAGGTAAGTTATCATAATATGTTGCAGCCACATCTTTAATGTACTCCATCATAGTATTTTCGTCTACTTCAGTAAAATAAACATTGTCGTAGGCTTTGTTTGGGTCGATGTTACGAACTCGTGCTTCTTGCAAATACGCATCTGCAAATTCAGGATTACGCCAGATAAAGCATTGATCGTATCCTGGCACATGAATTTGGATATCGTAGACATTGTAAGTTTTGCAATCAAATACACAACTGCAAAACTCTTGACCGTCTGCATCGGCAAAGTCCATAAAACGTGCGTTAGGTCCCCAGCAATTCCATTGAAACTCACTACCTCCGCTCACCCGACCTTCTACGGCATTAATAACATCAATCAATTTCATTGCATATCCTTCAAAATATCTATCGTTTGTTCGTAATCTATTACACAGGCTATAGGCTTGAGCCAACCATTGTTAATACATTCTGCTATAATCATTTTGTATTCTTTAGGACAATGCTGATTAATCTCAAAGCCAGCTCTTGGATTTAAAGCAAATCCGTCGACAATATTAAAGCCTTGATCCCCCGAGCGGAGTAATCGGACGCGACTTTGGTGTGTGCGGAACGGCATTATGTTGGAACCTTTCTTCAATAGCTTTTACACAATCTTCAATATTGGACATTGCACGATCATAATCGTGCGTGGTATAAACTGCACGTAGTGTCGCATTTCGAATAGTATCGATACACTCGTCGACAATCTGTCGTGCAAATGCTTCTTGCATTTGTGGATTGACACTAGGATAGTGGCTACCACCGGCTTGTAATTGAAATTCTTTAAGTAATTCTTTATTCATATAATCCTTTAACTTCCACAGTCTATTCTCCATGGGCATCTTGATAATATTGAGGTTGAGCAATCATCTTCCCCGAAACACGCAGGAGCAGGTTGCGTCCGCATGAGTCTAATAGCAGTATGGAGTTGTTCTCGTTCCTCCTTGCGACCAGTGCCTTCATAAGACAAGTATGCTTCTTCGTCTAGTAGAATTTGAATGGACTTCATTTTGGATAACTGGCGCTTAAAATATCACCAATCGCTGTGGCGTTCTCGCTCAACTTAGTAAGCTCGTACTTGCCGCAGAACTTAAGAAACTGAGCACCCACCATGGGTCGATTCAAACGTTTTGCACCGTTAGAAATAGTTTCTGCAATCTTAACTTTAATGTCATCAGGTTGTGCAGAAAGATCAATCAACGTTTTATTGCGATAGTAGTCATCAAGCACTTTGTGCTCGATACCATTGTGGTCGGTCCAAGTCTGCAACATCATGTTGTTCCACGAGAACCCCTTCTTGTCCATGTCTGCAAACGCTTCAATCAAACCAACTTTGTTCTTAGAGCCTTTAGTGCGAACACCTGGATAGGCACTGAACACATTGTCGGTGGAATCTCCACGCATACATTTTTCAAATAGAATAAACTTAGGGTCAGGGATTTTCTTAGGCTCTTTGGTCTTCTTATCAATAACAGGTTTACCTTTTTTGTCAAAGATTCCTTGCAAGGTGTGAAGTTCGTCTGCAACACCATTGTACTGATTTACATTGTCGGCTAGCAATTGATGGAAGTCGGTGTCTGAACTTACAATGGTATGGTGATCCTCAGGGTGACTTTGGATCCATCCTGCCACCAAGTCATCTGCTTCCAAGTTTTCGTGCCGGAGAACAGTACAATTGGTGCGTTCGGATAGGAATGTTTTAAGTTCGTCAAATGCTTCCCAGAAGAGTTTATCTTCTTCGGCTTCTGCTTCGGTGAGCGCCGCCCGGGCAACTGCTCTGTTCTTTTTGTAGGGCTCATAGTAATCCTTGCGCCATGAGCGACCTTCGAGACAGAACACAACGTGGTCGGCCTTTTGTTCGCGCCACGCTTTGTTTACGCTGGCTAGGGTGACATGAATCGCAAAACCTAGTTTATCCCACGTATCGCTTTGGCGATGGGCACTATGTCTTGCACGAAAGAAAGTATTGGCTGTATCAACGATTAAGTAACGCATAGAATAATAATAGCATATTATCCATTAAGTGTCAACACATCTTTAACTTTTGGTAAAATGAAGTTAGCCCAGCCTTTATGGGCATCTGCATCGTAGTGATGCCATTTTGGGTCTACCAAATTGTATCCATTATTTTTTAACCAAAAATAGTAAGTCATATTTTGGTTATAGGGATCGACATAGAAAGGCCCGTATTCTAGTTTTGATCCGTATTTGTTTTCATCGTAGGCAAGTCTGTACATAAACCAACTAAAACAATTAAAAAACAAATGTGGAATATTCTGACTTAGTAGCTCTATATGAAAATTCCAGATTTTGTTGTAATTTTCATTTTCTTTTTGACGCTGGTTTTCTTTATCGGCATATTTGATAACCCATTCTTTGTATCTAGTTTTTAGTTCGTTAGGTACTTCATCTGCGCCGCTAGCAGTTACATGATAACTTTCACCGTTGTAAATCCATTCTTCTCGTTCCCAAGTCGACCACCCGATGATAATAAAGTCTGGGCGTGTGTGTTGTAGATATTCTCGTGTTCGACGTATGATTCTATCATTACCTACAGCAGGTTCAGCATCGCATACAAATTCCCAACCTAACGCATTTGCTACATGTCGGCCGTAACTATATTCGGGACCACCCGCATCATGCCCACAACTGTGACTATCACCGTTAACGTAGAGTATCATTCTTTGTATGCTGGATTAGGAACTTCTAGTTCAAATATATGATATAAATTAGTAACACCACCAGAGTTATTTGATTGATCTGACAGTATACACATGGTTCTGCCGTACTCAGCTTCTGTTTGAGTAAGATAAAATCCTAATCCCATACCAGTGGTACTACTACCAGTGGTACTAAACGCTAACCCTGCTTGTCTTAGTAGACAATAGACTTTAATTAGCTTGGGCTGTGATAAGGATTGCATTAGCTTACCTCTGTGCGTCCGCCACCAATATCTCTACGTTGTACTCCAGTAGGCGGCCTAGGATTGTTTGCTTCTACTTGTTCGTAAGTTTCTAGTACAACATTACGACAAACATCTTGGAACCATTGATCCACAATTTGTTGATCATCGCGACCTTTGTAGCCAGCACGAACAAGTTTAGCAACAAAGAATTCATTCCAATCTAATTCAAATGCACCTTGCCCGATGTTTTCTGGATCTAGCTCTACGCTGATAATATTAACCCACGGCTCACCTTTTTCCGTAGCAAGTTGCTTTGCGGTCTTTTTGGGTTTTGCTTCTTTGGGTTTCTTTACCTTAGGTACATCGGGTGTTTTCTTTGGATCTGGCAATCCACGATCCACCGGAATAACTTCTCCTGATGCTTTAATAGCGTCAACTAATTTATCAACGTTAGATTCTTTCTTGCCAAATAGTTTATCAATTAATCCCATATAGTTTCCTTTATTTGCCCCAACCATTGCCCCAAAGGTCAACGTGTAAGCGAGGACTGTAGTAGTATCCTCGACTACATGCCCAGTCTGCAACTCGCACACGGTTTGCCGCATAAGGAGTGACAACACCACCTTGTGGCATAACGTATACAACACCAGTAAATCCGCCTGCTCTAAATTCTTTTACAGCACGCTCTACTTCTGCAAAGTGTTCTTCTGTTTCTACAACAAACTTAAGATAAACGGTGCCTAGATTTTGATAACTGGCCACAATATCAGGACAAATTGCTTCCTCCCACTTTTCGCCGCTTGCACTTAGTTTGGCACTTACACTGAATGTGACTTCTCTCTTAAAGTCTATACCAGGCAGTTGCCACAGTAATAGATATTCTGCAAATTTATCTTGCAGACGTTGTGTGCCGTTTGTTTCAAATGTGATATTACGAAGATCCTGCATACCTTCGCGACTTAGCAATTCTTCGTAAGCACGTTGCCAACCCAGTAGCGGCTCACCGCCTGTAATAACAAGATGTACATCGTTACCGTTGTCTTGCACCCACTTGTGATTGGGTGTTAGTGCAAGCATTTTGTCTACTAGTTCTTTAGTATCATAATTTGGGCTTAGTTCTTTGAATGCGGGGTGCCAGGATGCATAGCTATCACAGCCGGTGTTGACAAGAGGCAGCTCTTCAAATGTTTTATAAAGGTGTATGTTCTTTGCCACCTCGTCGGCTTCTTTGCTCTTACTACCAGGAGCGCAGCCAAAGCCTGCACACGTAAAGTTGCATCCAAACGTTCGAAGGAAAACGCTAGGAACACCAACAAAACGACCTTCGCCCTGTGCAGAGTAGAATAGTTCACTTACTTTAATCTTCATATATTTTTGACCAGAGTCTTAATTTATCTTTTTTGGCTTGTTTTGCTTGTTCAAGCCTTTCCCATGATAATACATTCTGTTCTACTAGAATGTCAATCATAGCCAATACATCACCTATTTCATTTTCTAGCATCGTTGAATGAGTCAACCCTGTTTTATAGTGTTGACTATCAACACCAAACCTGCGACATTTACTAACTTCAACGATAACTTCAGCACATTCTTCTTGAAGAATGTCTAGTGTTTCTTGGATTTTTGGATTCATGTAGTCTTTTCAATTCTTACCATTTTAAAGCAAACCCAACCATCGGGAGTCTTAACCATGGTACCACCCAATACTTCGCACTGATTGACTCGATCATCAAAACGAGCAAGCGCAAAGCCTGCGGCAATAATTGTAAGGGCCAAGAGTCCAAACATAATTTTTTCAAATAAACCTAAATTAGTCATAGCTCACCAATGTCGAATAACACCTGCAATGATAAAACAGTTTGTTATAATGTATGATAGCACAATGGCAGTACGAATGCAAGCAATACGGTCTGCTTCCGAATCCGTACTGCCTGCTTTTTCTCCAAGGGCTTTCGCCCAAAGTCTCCAAATTTTAGTTGCTACTTTGAACAATGTTTTCGTTCTCGTCGACATTAACTTTCTTTTGCAAGAAATTTAGCAACACACCATATGCGGGCAGAATAACAATCAGGCTAACAATAATTTTGCTAATGCTATTGTTGGTAGCAACAGTAAACCAATTAGCAGCCATAAATTCATTTGCACCTTTGTAGAATGCTGTGAAGAAGAAGGTGTATGTGTCGATGAACGTGCTTACGATACTACTTAGAGTAGGAGCAATCCACCAGCTATTATACTTCTCTCGAAAATATTGGAATACATAGACATCTAACAAGTTAGAAACAAAGTATGCCATACCCGATCCAAGACCAATTCGGAATGCGACGCTATCAGGTGCTCCGCCCAATTTGACTACTGCCATACTAACTAATATGGCAGGAATAAATGCTAACGCAATAACTGCACGGCCTGTTTGTTTACCTAGCAATCGAACAGTCAGGTCTGTTAAAACAACAACTAACGGAAAGGTAAATGCCGCTACTGCTAGAGGATTTCCAAAAACGTCAATTTTAAATTGAACAACATAGTTACTAATAGCAATAATGATGATATGAGCTAACATCAACTTATACGCTAATGCACGGTCTACGCCGGCTAAAATTTTGTCAAACATATTTTTACTCCTTAGTGATTACGTTTGCCGTCAAACACACATACAAAATACAATGTATGAGAATTTGACTTATTATGAACACGATGGAACACACCGTCTTCAATTAGGACAACGTCGCCTCCTTGAACGGCCAAACGCTTGTCATCTAATTCCATTTCGCCAACGCCAGAAATAAAATAATATACTTCTTCTTGTCCGGCATGGCTATGTCCTCTTGTACTTTGTCCAGGTTTTAAATCTGTTGAACTTAGTACAAGATTCTTTAGTGTTTTGTTGTCTTTAAGAACATAAGTTTCATTGTCTTTAACAATGTCACCACCTATATCATATATGCTATATTTCATAATAATTTAAAATTCTAAAACAAAATGTGAAGTTTTTCTATAAACAGTACGTTTTGCCTTTAAACTCATGTTATCAAATAATTCGTCGTCGATTATTCTACAATGCATTTTTTCTGCGTCAGGCCATCCGCTTCCAATTGCTATAGGATGCATACCTGGATGATTCGCAATACACATTAGTCCACTAAATTGTTTACAGATATTATCCCACACAGGCTCGAATTCTTCTTCGAGTATATGTTCAATTGATTCTACCATGAGAACTGTGTCAAATTTTGAAAAATCTGCTACAAAATTTTTAACATTGGTTTCTATGACCTTTGGCGGAATAAACTCGTCTCCAAAGAACTGTTTACCAGTTCGATCAAACCAATTCTGAATGTTGATTGCTATATCCACCGCAGTAACAGGAATACCTAATTTGGATAAAACACATGATATTTCTCCTCTGCCAGGCCCTATTTCCAATACATGGTTGGGAGTTCTAGTTTTATAATTATTTAAAAATTGCAACTGATCTTCAAGTGTATTACACTCGATTAAATCATAAATGCCAAATGCATAACACAAGGCCGGAAACTGATCATTCGACCTTAACATTTTTTTATTCCAATTATCTAAATCAGAATAAAAATACCCTTCTTGGTATGCAAAACTCATGCAAATAAATCCTCGTTCCATTCACGATGACCTTCACGGAATGCCATATTGCTTTGTGTTTCACGCACCTCTACACGATAGCACCATAGTCGTTGTGCTTCTCCTGGCCCCCACAGGTCAGGTATATAAACACCATTGACATACTTGTAAAGCATGTCGGCCAGGCCTTCGCAACCCAGTCTCGGTAAGACTACAACCTTGGCCATTTTCTTGGCTTCTAGTAGTTTGTATGTTTCCATTTCAGGATCATCTTGTGCCACAATCAACGTGTGGTCGAACATATCCTCTAATAACTTCTTCAAGTCTTTCAATCCACCGTAGTCAGCGGCCCAGTTGCGTACATCTAGGTCATTAGTACCAAAGTAAAACTTCATTGAAAAACTGTAGCCATGAATTAAGTTACAGTGACTATCGGCACGCCATTGACGATACGCACAGGGAAATGCGTCGTGATATTCTTTGGTGCTTGTGTATTTGTAGGTAATTGTTTGATTTGCCATCTCTAGTCTCCTTTATGTTAGGTAGCAAGTTTGATGGTATGCAGAATCTTTATAGAGGGATGAATGCCAAGTCCTCTTGAGTAAGTATTTATTCCCACCAACGCTCGTAGGGAAAAACAATCCATTCTTTTTTGCTTTTAGTAATCTCTTCGCCACTAAAGTCTATGGTAACGTGGGACTTACTGCTAACGTTATCGTATACTACTGCAAATTTTACATTATGATTCCAAACATCTTTCCAACTTGGATCCTTGGGTAAACAACTAGATTGCCAATCTTCGATAAGCCAATTAATTGTTTTACCTGTATCATTGATGTCGTCGACAATGAGAATCTTTTTGCGAGCAGTTACCTCAGGCTTGCCGTATTCGTAGCCAAATGCATCTTCAGCCATCCACAAATTACTTTCGTTAGTTTCGGGCTTGCTGGTTACATGTAGTGCATACATAGGAATATCAAAATAGTGACTAATCATAACTGCGGGAATAAGACCACCGCGAGTTAGTCCTACAATATAATCGGGGCGCCAATTACTAATAGCAATGCTTCGACAAATTTTAGCGACCCGGCTATTATATTCTTTATTAGTAAGATCCATGTTGTTCTCGTTCCATTTGTTCTTTAAGATTATGATTAGTGATTATATTACTAAACTTAAGTATAAACATACTAGCAATACTAGCATCTTCACCATTGAAATGCAATCTACTGCCGCCGAGGCCATTTTGATGATGATGACACCATTTACCTTTGCCGTATGATACGTAAGGTACATTATTTTCTTTGCCCCGGCTATTCCAAAAGTGTTCGACTTTTTTATTGCCGCCAATTTGGTCGTACCATTCAACAACTTCGTCGTTGAGTTCTTCTATGTCTATCCAAATTGGATAAACTACTCGACACCCTGGGGGTAGTGCTATCATTTTGCCCTTTCAGACAAATATTGTTCCCACTGTACCCATTGTCCTTTGCGTAGGAATCCCCATTCGCGTTGTTTTGCTCCGGGCATAAACAATGTCCAACAAGTTACATCAGGATCAAGTTCGATACGATGATAACTGTTTGCACTACAAATACGAAAGTGTCCGGGGCCACGCCAATGTTGAAATTCGGCAATCTTAACTCCTTGATTGTTAAACACAGGAGTCCATTCCCAATATCCGCCTTTAAGGATAATAGTTGCATAGGGCCAAGGATGATCGTGCAAATCGTCGGGGTCGGACTTAAGAAATTTGTGTAGAAATATGTTAAATGGAAACCGTGTTCTGTCTTTGAGAAACACATAATAGCGTTCCAAGTAAGGTTCGTTGTTGACACGGTCCATAACAATACGTTTACGACCTAACTTTTCTAGCAATTTAAGAAACATAATAGTCCTTTAAAGTTTTGCACATAGATTTTAGTTGAAATAACTTTATAAGTCAATGCTTAAAGTTGGTTTGGTAAAATAGACATTTGTTCTATTGCTGTCGTTTACTGTGTAAACAAAACCCCATTTATTACCAATTCGAATCGGAAGTGTGATTTGTTTATTTGGTATTTGTGTATACGCTCTACGAGTCCAGCGGCCTTGCCCGCTTATTAACATTTGCGGACTAGTCCAAATATCAGGGATACCGTCGCCATTAAAATCTTGAATCATAGGCATGTAATCAATATCTATATTTGAATTAAAATCAGTTAAGTTAGTTTGATCTACAAAGTTAAAATTACCTTGATTAATTAAAATTTGTACTCGACCTTCGGCAGTCCATTGATTGTTTCTTGCTGACGCCCACGGTCTACTAAACACAACAATATCTTGTAGTCCGTCATTGTTCATGTCTGCTACTTTACATCTTACATCGTGACTAATTTCAGTAAGACCAGAATTACCAACTTCATAGTGGGGTGGAGTTAATAAATGTTGTGCAACAGGCTTTAAATTTGAATTTAGTTCGAATACAGCAGTATCATTAAATGGCCATTGTCCGTTGGCAATATTTAAATCGGTAATGACTATCTGTTTGCGTCCGTCGTTTGCAAAATCTCCCACGCATACTCCCATACCATGCATCCAGAACAAACTATTGGCCCAGGTGTGGTCTTTAAATGTAAAGTTGCCGGAACCGTCGTTGATCCACATTTTGCCTTCTGCATCCACAACGTCTAAATTTCCATCACTATTAATATCGGCTACAGTTGCACTATGACTCCATGTATATTCTAATAATTGATGACTATGATATGTGCCTGGACGACTTAAAAATAGATGTGTAACAGTAAGTTGGTTTGAGATATCTACAAAACCTGGCAAAAATATATCGTCTATTCCGTCATTATTAAAATCTGCCACCAACGGTGTTGCTACACTAACTCTAGGTACACTGGGCCCGAGAATATCTGCCGTTACATCAGTGCCGCCACCATTTTCATTTAATTTAAAAATATTAACGGGCACAGTCCCGCCCATTTCAATCTGACTGCCTGTAACTAATACGTAAGTATTACTGTCATTTTTAAAATGGCCTTGCACTATTGCAACACCCATAAAATAATCTGTTTGAATGCCTTTAATAAATGTGGAATCAACAGTAGCAGAACTACTAGAACCTCCACCGCCTCCGCCACAAGCAGACAACAACAGGCTAAAAAGAAAGGGTATGACTAGTTTCATACCCCAATTATACAGCCAAAATGAATTTTTGTCTGTTGTATTTTTACGACGGATTTCTGAGTAATTCCATGCTCACAATTTGGGCAATTGCCGCAGATGCATCTTCGGTGTCGGGAATTACATAATTTTGGTATTGATTTCTGTCGTTGCGGTGATCGTAACTACGCATACTCAAGATGATTCCGCCTCGAGCACTAGTTACTTGGAATCGAATTGCGTGGTCATCTTGGTAACCGAGTTCATCTTCTCTAGTAGAGATAGATACTTTAGCTTCATTTTCCGGGAACATGAATGCGTGTAGTTTGCGACGTAGCCATTCTTTCATAGTTGATTTTTCTTTGAGTTTAGTTGCTTTAGTTACAGTGGAGTTTCTGTAATTTTTTGGATAGACTTTTCCTGCAGGGATTCCCTGGCTTCCAATTGCGTTACTTCGAATCCTCGGTACAGAGTATTGCGAGTTCGCGTAGTTTGAGTTCGGCATCTTTAAGACTTTCGATTGCATCTGCCACAGCAGGATGTTTCTTTGCTAATTCTTGATATTCAAGTTGACGAGCACGTTCTTCTTTGGCCCAGTCTATTGCTTGTTGAGCATCCGGAGTCAGCTCTACAGTTGTATAGTTTGTGGGCATAGTAATCCACGAATTGCCATCGTAGACTTCTATGTTCTGTGTGCTTGGACTATATCGCATGTTGCCTATACCGGTGGCACCACTATAAGCATTTAAATACATTGAGCTAGAGCTACCGTTAATAACATTAACGTGCTTGCCGCCCATTATACCTTTAATCATCTAGTTCCATCTCGCTGGCTTCGCGAACTAGAGCAACTAGCTCGTCTATCGAGCCGACCATAATTTTAGCAGTTTTGTAGTCGCCTTTTTTGTTCCGACCACCAACTTCAAACATAAATCCATTGTCGTAACGATTGATGGTGAAAGATTCGTTAACCTTGGTCAGTTTGTCGCTGACCTTGGTTACAGGTTTAGCAGTTGCCATAATTGATTTTTCCAAGTTGGTTGATTGATTTAATTTACTGTGGATCGCGATCTTTGTTAGCAGCTAATTTAGCATTCACTTCATCGTGAATCTCAGACATGCGAGGTGTACCCAAAGCGTTTTGCACCCACTGTATCATAGTATCATTAGTAAATGCACTAGCAGGTTGGCCTTGTGCTTCTGCTGGTAAATCAGTAAGTTCTCCTAGCACTTCTTGCATATAAGCGCCGTCTCTAACAAAATAACCCCAACGAATGCGGTTTAAATTGCCTTGTTCGTTGTTGAATGTTTCCATAATGTGCCAATGGTAATCCATAGATATCTCCTAATATTAGTATTTATCGTGGTGCAAATTCTTGTTGGAGCTTGATATTGTCAAAGAATTCTTTCTTTGTGCCTGCATCATCTTTAAAAGCACCTCTTAGAACAGTGGTTTGCGTGAGACTAGAGTGCGCCATAATGCCGCGATTTTCACAGCACCCGTGCGTGGCTTGGATGTAGACCGCAACATCCTTGGAACCAGTAGCAAACTCAATCTCTCTTGCAATGTCCATGCACAACTCTTCTTGTAGTGTGCCTCGACGAGCGCACCATTGAGCGATGCGACTATACTTCGATAACCCAATAAGTTTAGGTCCAGCAATAATACCAATATACGCAACACCCGAAACAGGTTGGTGATGATGGCTACACATACTCTTGAGTTCGCTACGAACAACAAGCATTCCGTCATACTTACCTTCACTATCATTAGGGAACGCAGTAGCATTGGGACTTTGTTCATATCTACCTGCCATAATCTCATTGAAATACATTTTAGCAAGTCTACGTGCTGTACCTTGACTATTAGGATCAGTCTCTCGATCAATTAGTAGTCGATCAAGCACTAATTCAAATGCTTCTGTTGCTTCGTCGATAAGTTGGTCCATATGAAACTCATCAACATAATCACTGATGTTGTCTCCAGCCCAGAAACGTTTACCTTCTCGTTTCATTTTAAAACGAAGTACATCTGCCAGGTACGCTTCTTCGTAACCACCTGTGTCTAATTCCTTACCGATATCCATTAATTATTCCTCGATTGTAAATTGCCGCAAATCTGCGTATTCAACATATTTTGGTTTAGGCTTATTTTCTTTAACGCCCTTTAACAACGCTAACCCCCATTCTGCTTCTTCGGGTCGCGGTTTGTAGTGATAACCTATCTTAAATACTTTTTGATCAGTCCACGGTTTAATATTTAGGTCGCGACCGTCATACCGCATACGAATTAATGCTTCATATGCTTGTGCATCGTCTAATAGTATAGCACCACCTCTGCCTATATGTAAAGGTTTATCGTGTCCAAAACTCAAACATTGAATCATTCCAGGGCGATACATATTTTGTTCTAGTCGACGAGCACTATCCCAAATGCGAGTAAGTTCGAACTTATACTCGCCAACCCAGTGTTGACGATGTGACACAGTGTCGGGGTAGTACTCGTACTTGATACCTAATTTATGCATGGTCATTGGAATGCTAATATAGGTATACGGCGTAAATGTACATTGTTTAATGTTGTCGTAGCGCATACACATTTCAATGGCATGGGTACAACAATCAGTCATAATGGCATAAGGTGCGCCAGTAAACTCTGCCAGTTCTCGTTCGAACTGAAAAATTTTATCAAAACCTGTTAACGAGCTCATTTGCACTAAAAAACTTTTCCGTTAAATCCAATGCCTGTTGTTTAATCAACGGCAAATAACTATCATATTCTTCGATATAGGATGTAATACGATTACAAATATCTGTTTTGTTGGCTACATAACTGTCCCAAGTAATAGTCCAGTTACTGGGATATTTAAACCGGTCGGTGTACATTTCTGAATAGGACAATCGATCAGGCACCATGGGAATAGCATCTACTAATGCACCTTCGTAACATCCGATACCCAATGTTTCTTGTAGACTAGCACTGAACACAATCTTTGCTTCGCCGAGAATATTATGATATTCATTCTTTGTTAGTGCTTGATCCTGACAAACAACAAATTCATACTGGGGCAGTTGTTCTTTAAGATCTCTAAATATTTCAACTTGCTTCTCAGGCGCAATACGATGCGGGAATACAACAAGGTTGCGCTTAGTCATACCTTTGTATGGAGCAAGAGTTTGGTCCATATACTCCATGGGCCAACCAGTGCGTACAATCTTATCGTTGTCGTGATTTTCTCGCAAACCAACAATACAACCTAGTAGTTCTTCACAAAACAATTCGATGTGAAAGTCTGTAGCAAAGTAGTTATAATCAATAGCGTGGAAGAAACTCTTCTCTGCATGACGTACCCATGGGGTGTTACCAATTAACCGACCTAGAAAGTCGTGGGGATCATAACTACCAGCATGCCACAATGCGTGAATCTTAACTGGTGTGTTAAGAAGTTCACTCATATACTTTAAGTTTATGATGCCAGGATGCCAAGCATCAGTAAACAAAAAATGATCGCCAGGCTTAACTGCTCCGGAGCAGAATAAACGGCCCATTCCTTCAACTTGAGCAGACTTATAGATATTAGTCCCACCAAAGTTAAGAAAAGCACCAGGAGTGGTTGCACTAGGGATATCCGTAGGACCAGCAAGAATTTGAACATTGTGTCCGGCCTTTCTCAGCAAGTTAGGTACGTGATCTTTCCACTGAGCCGTGTAGCGTGTTTCTACAGGCTCAAGATCTATCAAAAAGATATTAGCCATTTGCTCGTTCGGCTTGTCTCATTTGCCAGTTACGAGTCTTTTCAAATTTGCGATATTGCTCGCTTTTATAAAGATCGCGCTCGTCAAACTTTAACATATTAAAACGACAGTAATCTTTATACTGCTCAAGATCATCAAAGATCCTGTTGACTTCTGGTTTAATTTTGAGATATTTCTCTACCCATTTTTCAGCCATTTTATTTTCCTTTAGATTTTAACACTAAGATTAGGTCGGTGAGTTTCATATTTAATAAGTGCGCCGTTTTCACCATCTTCAGCCACTTCAATCCAAACTGCCCGATTGGGATACCGTTCAGCAATTTGTAGATATAAGTCATCTGCAATCATTTCGCAGGATTTGTAGTCGAGTTTGAGGATTCCGCCTGCGTAGAGATTTTCGAGCCAGCGTTTGAATTGGATGAACTCGATGTCTCTGTCATTGTGTACAACATCAATCCACACCCGGAAATGGAAGATATGGCGGTGAGGACTGCCAAGGAAACTAACGTCATACTCATCGCCCGTCGCAAGTTCGGGTGCTGTTGCGGCTGCTGGATAGCAGTGTATTCCTTCTTTGCGGAAGGTAATCCAGATTTTTCGTTCTGCATGTTGCTTGATTCTTTCAACAGTTTCTCGGTCAGTTGCGTTCATTTTCATCTTCCTCTTCTACTGGAAATACAGTTGTATCTCCTACATAATCTTTCCAATCGGTATATACACTACGAGACATTAGTTTATTAAGAGGATGACACCATACGCCAGTATTTGTATCGCCCCAAGTATTATCATCAATCTTAACAGTGGCATGGTAGTTATATAGTCTAATATAAGGAATCTTAACACTGATCATGGGAATAAATGTTTTATATTCGCACCATGATTGCTCATGTAGATCTCTACAATATTGTACATCAAAGTCTAGTGTAACATAATAGTCTTTAACTAGCAAGGGTTTGATCATGTCATCCCATTGTGCCCAATCGTAAGGACTGAAGGGATGAAAACTTTGGCTAGTACCAAAGTAGATATGCCGAATCTTATGTTTTTCTGCTAGTTTAACGATTTCGTCTACAGGTTTAATACCTACAACGAATAAGGTCGACTCCCCCTTCATGATAGTGTTTTCAACTTCTGTGCCAACGAAGTAATCTACTTGTTGGCGCCCACTTGTATCAATAGCCATTATTTTCCCAATAAATGTAGCCCCTGCTATATCCAGCGGGCCTGTTGTTACCGTCTCCGAATGCTTGTTGCCATTCGGTGTTTCTATTATAACCTTTTGTCCAGAACCTGTCAACTACTAGGTCACCATTTGTAATCCAATATTCGGCATCTTTCATACATTGATAAAATTTATCTGTTCTTGGACTTGGAAATATCATAGTACAGGCTTTCCAAAGTAAGTTGCCCCAAGAACCTTCGATTTCTTTTTCGACACCCATAACAATCAATGATTCATTTTTGACAATGTCAAAGTCAAACACTATGTTGGTGGGACTAAGATCAATTACAACATCAAATTGACCTGTGTATGTGGGACTCAATTTGTCGCCCCAAAGTTCTTTGTTGCTGTGTCCAAATACAGTAATTTCGAAATCTAAATGATTAAGCAGGATAGTGTTATAAGCAATCCAAGCAAGAAAGCCACTACCCAGTATTAAGAGTCTGCGGCCTGATCCGCTTCGTTCGGCAATTTCACGTAAGGGTTGGTGAACAACGTTAATGCCGCAAGCCACTGGTTCCAATATATATCTTGGATGAGCCTCGGGAACAACAACATACTCTCGATTTCTAACATTGTAAATATCGGCGTAGGCCGGTTCACCTCTTGTTGCAACATAGTCTCCGAATTTGACATCATTTATTTCTGCTCCTATACCAATTACTCGGCCTAGTCCTTCATGTCCTTGCATATGCAAAGGTAAAGGACCAAAGTTTCCTAACATCATATCTACATCACTGCGACACACACCAGTCATTACAGCACGTACACATATTTCGTCTGGAGCCAATGGCGGAATGTTGTATTCTGTTTCTATAAACTCGCCTTGGCCTGAGGTTGCTAGTACTCTGTTTACAGATTTATTCTTTTGTGAATCCATAGATCCTGCTCAAATTGATTAAGCCAATAGTCGTTATTGGTTCGATTTTCGATGGCTTCTTGAATCATTGCTCGATAAGCATATTCAGGACACAAGCCCAGCGGAATCTTGTAATCGTCAAAATAGATAGCAACATCGTCGTGAGTATTACTACGCCAATTTGCTTTAATTGTCCATTTCTTTCCGTTAACTATACCCTCTAATTCGACACTATCGTCAACATTATAAACACCACTGGGATCAACAGCGCCGTAGTCACTGTCTTTAAGATCATCTAAGTTCCAGCGTTGCCATACTTGTTTGAATGTCCAGTTGGTATTGTAGTACTGGGGTTCTATAGCAATCATAAGACTTAGTAAATGAGGAAGCAAATCTCTACTTACTCCGCCGAACGCCATGTCTTTATTAGTAAACCAACTTCCAGGCTTGGGCACACGGTTTTGATTAATCCAATTTAGTTTAATATTATTAGAAGTCTGGTAATGCTCGCGCATTTCTTTAAGATTGTCACGCCATTGGTTATTTTTAACCATCATAAAGCGTGTAGTAGTCATATAATCTGTGACCATAGAGCGCCACAGTTCTGCATCTGGTACACCAGGTTTCTCTACAAATACAATACCTGCTTCGTGAATAGCCGCATGGCGTGCAATGTTTAGATGTGTATAGTTGGGCGTACAGATATGTACAGTATCAAATCGACCATGCGCCGAAAAGGCGAACCCATAGTCATAAAAATCTGCGCCCATAGCAGGATTTTGATCCACTGTTATAACTTCGTGGCCAAGCTCAGTAAGCACGGACTTATAAAGTTGTCCAATGCCCATACCAATAATTAAACTCTTCATTTAACTCGTTTTAGTCTAGTAGTTACTTTAGCCCGGACTGCCGGTTTCTTTTGACTTAGTTCGTATTGCATTGTAGCATCACGCACCTCTCTTGCCAAGGCTTCATCGTCCCAAACTAATTCAGTTCGCCCATCTTCGTATGTAGTTACAGTTAAATGTGTGCCTTGTACAATTTTAGGCCAAACTGTATCGTTGCTTTTATTTTTACGTGTTGCCATTTTCTTTTCCTGAGAAATTTTATTAATTTATCGATCATCGCCATAGTCGATTGTTTCGTGATCGTGTTCCCATTGCAGTCGTTCGAGTCTACGGATCTCGTCTTTAAGTGCAAGTTTTTGTTTTTTCCATTCTTGCATCAATTGACTTTCTGTACCTGGATGTTCGCGTTCGTGTTTAATAATACGTTCATCTAAAACTCTGTGGGATTCTTTTAAATGTTTAATTCGGCCTTCATACATAAGGATTCTCCAGATTAAATGTTTGACTAAAACTTTGATTTCGAGATAGATCTAGATCTTTTGTAAATTCTGCAAATTTTTCGACAATCTTTGGTTCGTCACAGGTATTTAATACATTTAATATATTTCTTAAATCATTAATACTGTGTTCTGGGTTGTTTGTTACAGCAGCTAATAATTGTATAGATTTTTCTAATTCTTGTCTAGCCCGATTGGATAACTCGCCAGTTAATACATACGGGTTCAAACGTTTAGGCCATTGGCATGTACCAAACCAAAGTTCTAATGGTCCTTTAGCAAGTTTTTTGGTTTCTATAAAGAACTCTACTACACGACTAATATCTAATACACTATACGCACTGAGGGTTGCATTCATTGCGACGCTATGCCCTAATTCTAAAATACTTTTTATATTTTTAATAATCACTGGCCAATTGGAGCCGTATCTGATATATTCAGCTGATTTTTCAACGCCATCTATACTTAATGTCCAATGTACTCTTTTAAAGTGTTTAATTACTTCTAGCCAATCTTGATTCATAACACTACAATTAGTTGTTATTAAAATTTCACAATTAGTGTTTCCGATCGCAATTAATTCTTCTAATATTTTTAAATTGTCTTTAATTAGTAAAGGTTCGCCGCCCGTAAACAATATTCTATTAACATTACTTAGATTATTTTTAATATCTTCTGCAATGTTTTCATATAAGTTTTTTCTAGGTAGTATATTATTATAATATTTCTGAAGAGAAACATTCTCAGTTACTTCTCGTCCAATACTAGAACTGAAATCAGGACTACACATCCTACAACTAAAATTACATAGATTATTATATCTTAAATCGTAGTACTGTATTTTATGTTCTATATTATCTTTGTTAAGTAAAGGATAATCTCTTATAGCACTTTGCCTTACGCTGTTCAACCCTTTACTTTCCAACTCGTAGCAACCGTTACAGTGACTGTGCGGTGTGTCATTTAAAATATTATTTTTAACTTCTTGTAGTTCGGTACTATGTTCAAATTCTGAGGGACTACAAGATTCTTGATAGCCACTGTTACAACACATTTTAACACCAGTTGTTGTTACAAACTGGTGAATCCAAGGTAAAGGGCACCAAACTTTAGACATTTTGTTCTAATTCATCTAGAGCAGACTCGTCTAATCCGCTGTCGTCGATGTGATGTTCTTCGGGTTCGACTTGATCAAACAAGGAATTAAACATAGTACCAGCGTTAATAGTTTTCTTACCTACTGCTCCACGAGTACCAATGATACTTAACCAATATCTATTGTAGTGTTCGATAAGTTTTTCTGCACGACCACGATCACTAGTAGCAAAGATATCATTAACAATATCTCGGAAGAATGTGCGATCATAGACTCTAAATCCTTTCTTATCCGATGTAGTTGCAACTAACATCTGCGGATATGAGCCGGCGTCATATTGTCTATTTGCTTCTTGCACCGCATGAATGTGCGTCCATACGTTATGTCCCATCTGTAAAGTATAACTAAAACTGTCCCAGCTGGTTCGACCTTCTTTACCAATTTTGTTTAAGTCTCCGGGTTTGTAGTGACAAACATCGTTAACAAGCAATCGTTCACTGACTGGACTTTCTAAGAAAGTATCAAATATCTTGTCTTGCAGTACTGCATCTCTAAATGTACGAGAATCTGTAGCATACTTTTTATTATCTATGCTAGGTTGCATTTGATAACTCCATTTAGCACGATCCGGAGTAACTACATCATAGTAAATTTGTCCATTAGCAGTTGCTAAAAATGGACTCGCACAGTCGAAACTAATAGTAAAGTTTTCATTGTGATACTTACGCACCGCACGTTGAACATCGGTAAGCAAAGTTGCCCATTCGAGTTTACTTGTGCCTAAGAAATGCATCCAGTCATGTAAGCCTGGTTCTAGCAATCCATCGAATCGTAACGCCACAAGTCTACGCAATAGCAAGTGAACATCACACATATTTTGTCCACCCATAGCCCAACCTTCGAATGGCTGTGCGTATTGCTTAGGATCGCAGTATTTTTTCATACGTTCATACCAATCGTCAGCATCAGTGTGATTTTCACCTTGTAGAACGTTTAAGAACTTGCAACGACCAGTTCGTTTACGCATGAAGTATTCATTATTAATATATGTAGCGTCGACTGCTTCCTGATATGTGCTAATACCAGTAGCACGTTGACCTGCAGGACTACGTGCAACCCACGCAGGAATATCCAAAATCATACCTCGATCCATATAAGCATCCATCCATGCAAGAACTTGTTCACGTTTCTTTTGTGCTTTTGGACAATTAGGATCTTTCCAGTCGCCTTCCCATACACCCTTACCAATTTGAAATCCGCCCGAGTCCCCTAGTACAAAACTATTAGGATCACGATTGCGAACCATATCTTCCTTGGCATCAAACTTGTTTACATCTAAATTGGCATGACCTGCACTATACAATGCCCATTTATAAGGGAAATAGGCTTCTTTAGGATTAAGCCAATTAAGTCCTTCCATGCCATTTTCGAACTTAGCTGGCATACGTTGGGCATCTACGTAATTGGGGTCGTGCCGTTGCTTGCCTACGTAGGTTGCATAGAACCCGCTTAACGCTGGCAAGAACACAGCATAGTCATTTTGTTTGCTGGTTAAATTATCAATTCTCATATTGTATTGAATTAATTAAGTCGTAGTCTTTTTTATAGTAAGATTTTATTTTTTCTACGGCGCTGATATTATTATTTAGATTTTTTAAAAGTTCTTCTTTAAAAAACTTATGACTATAGTCCAACTGGGAATTGTTCAGTAGTCCTATATCTATAAAAGGAGTATTATTTTCGGAGAATTTTTCTATTAGAGTTTTGTTTAACCAACCTCGAATATTATCCTTGGCATTTAAAAAAACACAATCATTTGTATCTATCCCGTTTAGGTAATAAGATTGCAGTTCAGTATGGTCGTCAAATACCACTTTGTCGACTAGTAATTCGAAAATGTCTTTAGTTATACTTTTAATGGTATCGCCGTGATACATGCTCAAATATTGAACCATACCCGAGATCCAACGTTGATAAGGATCGCGAAGTATTACTAATACTTTTTGATTTCTGTTGGGTTTGTATATTTCTTGGTAATAGGCACTGGACCACCCCATGTTCCTAAGCCCGTCAGTTACAAAAGAACTGGCGTTCTTTGGTATTACAACGTATAAAAATCTTTCAACGCCTGGGCGATGATTGGCTAAACAAAAACCAGCAGTAGGACCAAATCTGTCATCCCGCTGCCAGTATTTGTTAAAGTCAAAATCAATCAGCATTACTTAGTTTGTGCAGGTAAGATATAGTTGTAGTCAGCAATACCGCTGTCTACAGTAATCATTGCGGCACCTTCGTCACTGATTTTAAATGTCTTGTCTCCAGGCAAACTTAAAATACTGATGACAACTCCTACAGGCCATGCCCACGCTTTAGTAAGATTTCCACTAACACCAGTTTGAAACACAAAGTTACCAGCATGGCTACTATGATCCCCGAAGAAGAATTTCAATTCCCCGTTTTCTGTTTTAGCAATAAATGTGTTTTCTTCGCTATTGGCACTAGCTTGGAAACGTAGACGTTGAATACTAGCATTTGTTGGCACAATATCAACACTCCACTTAACGCCTTTGAACTTAACAGTCTTGAGTTTGTCGTTAACAATCTCTGCACTCATAAAACGATAGTCGTTCTTAAAATCGCCTGCTTTGTTTTCAAAGTGTACACCGACTGGAATCTTATCTCCGTTTTTGTCTTGTTTGTTAACAGTAATGCTGGCATCTTCTTTATATTCTGGAATATTAAGAATAGTGTTTAGTTTGCTCAGGTTAGGCATGCCAAATGTGCCCACAAACTCTCCTACGACGCCTTTAAATTTGGCTTGTAAAATAACGCTACGATCTTCAGCAATTGCTTCTAGCGCAGTTTCATTTTCTGTACCTGTAATTTTAACTAGGTCGATTACGCCTAGATTATGTGTATGCTGTACAATGTCTAATAGATGGTCTTTCATAAGTTCTCCGATTAATAGTGATTTTATATGTTTTATTTAGAAAAATCAACGGCTATAGTTTTTTATTTCACCTAATGCCTGATGAGTTTTTACCGTTTTTAGTGCCCCAGGTTTTTTAATACAAACCCAAGATTCGTTTTCTATAGTGTTTATTTCTATCTCAAATCCAAGTTCTGTACATATAGATAAAATAAGTTCGTCGGTCATCCAACTTTTATTTCCTATCTCTGCAAAATTTACACCTATCACGGTATTGCAATTATTATAAGAAAATAACATTCTGCCCCCGGGTCTTAGTATTTTAAAACAAGATTCTAAATATTGTTTAGTTTGCTGTGCAGGAAAATAATCGAATACATTCCAACTAAAAATAAATCCGAATTGATTTTGGGGAAGTTTATCTAAATTATATGGGTCGCTAAAATCTAATAGGTACTGTCTTAATCTTCTACGATACTGTTCTGGAAATTTAATAGATGTAGAATCTAAAAACTCTTGATGTATATCTACTAGATATAACGGATCACTGGCAACTAACAGAGGAGTCCACTCTCCATCTCCGGGTCCTATTTCTAAACAAGCATAACTAGGATTGGTATATTTTTGTATAACCGACAGAACTTTTTGTTTTGACGAATCTGATGGAATAGTAATTCTATTAGATCTTTCCAGCTCATAAGTAGTACAAGCTGAATATTGATTACCGTTATCTGTAGTATAACCTTCAGTATCCCATGTATTGATTTTTCTGTCAATGTCCTGTTTAATTTTACTGTTCAGATCATTGAGCAAGGATTTAGTATGACTTAAGACATTTTTTAGATCATTTAAATCTTGGTTTAATTTTTCAACAAATTCAGTGTACTCGGGGTCGCAGGTTACAACTACGTTTACTAAAGAACTTATATATTTTTCGTATTCGGCAATAAGACGACTATCGTTAATAACGGATATTTGATTTTTGTTTTTAACTAAGTTAACTAATTTCATATTATTCCCAACTAAACAAAGAATCAAATGTTGTTTTAATATCGGTACTTTCGGCTATTTTCCACTCAAGTACCCCTAACAAGTTCTCTACCTTTTGATCTACGATGCCAGCTTCCATTAAATCTTGATCGAATGGCAAATCTTTGAACCATTGTGGTATATGTGTTTCGTCTGTAGGATAACCTACAGATGTATAACCTAATGGATTATCTCGTAGTTTACACACAATAGTTTTCATACCGTCAACGATCTGCATACTGTAATTGTCGCTATGCATACGGCGTAGACTGTTCCAGTTCATTGCCGCACGAACGTGTCCGGGCATATTAGCTTTGCCTAGCCGTTGTTCGTCAGCAGTATACTTGGTCAAATTATTAACACGCTTAGGTGTGCCCTTTTCCCATGCAGGTCTCTTTTGAAACTCTAGTTTAAAGTTGCGTACCTTCTCGATAACACTTTCACGTTCTGCACCTGTTAGTACATCTAATAGAATCTCACTTAAAAAGTCCTGTACAACCTTTGGAGTATCACTGCGCTTCAAGTCCAAGCCCATAGCTTTTACTTTACCTGGTTTGCCACCGATATCTTGACGTTTTCCTTCTTTGTCAATAATAAGAACCGCATAACGTTTCTTTTTAATAAACAATCCCTTACTGGCAACAAGCTCTCGGCCGCCTTTGATAATAGCACCATTTTGTCGGGGACAATGAAATGCCTTTTCCATAAATCCTGGGAACGATTCATTTACTTGATCTGCAATAGTATCATAGAGTTGAATACAAGTGTCATTATTCCATTCCATGCGACCTGCTTCAATATCTGCTTTGAGTGCAGGATAAGCACTAAAATAAACAGAGTCAGTATCACCATAGATAATTGCATCGCCCACATGATCATATGTACCATGAATACATTCGTTAACAAAACTATCCATATGCTTGGCAATACTGCGGCCAGTTAGTGTAGTCGATTGACCAATTCTGTGATCAAAGAAACGACAGCCTGGATTTAGAATAGCACCATACAAACTGTTCAAGTTAATCTTTTTAACTAACTGACGTTTATCCCAATATTCCTGATCCTCGGGAGTTGTGGACTCTTTAAGTTTGGCCTGCATCTGCTTACGTTCAGCATACCAACGTTCCAACAAGCCTGGAACAATACCTTTACGTTCATTGGTAAAGATAGTACCGTTGGCACTCAATACCCACGATTTGTTGCTATCGAATATAATACGCCAAACATCTGCGGCGCTGACTACATCGCTAGTACCATCTGCTTCCCAGTCGATAGTAATCTCTGTTCCTACATCTCCACGCATTACTGCCTCATATTCTAAACTGGCAAACAAACCTTCCCACGCCGCGGCAAAACTCATACCTTGTGCCATACGGTCGGCAATGAGTTTGTCAGTCATTATAGGTCTTAGTTGTCCGACAATTGTTTCTGGTCCCATGTTAAGGGCACGAATAGCCGAGGGATAGAGTGAGTTAATGTCAATGGCTCCAATGTCTCTGTGCATTCCTTTTTTGGGATGAGCAACGTAGGCACCTGCGGCCTGCGTTTCGCTGGGCCCGTCATCGTCTGTGGGCTCGATTCTTGCTTTGCGGTTAGGTACGACCAATCCTTGACTGTGTGCTTCATTGATAATTGCCTGTTCAGTGGTTGCTACGGCCCCCATTGTTGTCTGCAATAACACCGTGTTATCGTGAGCAATGGTATTTGCCAAATCTAAGAAACGAAGTTTCTTATCCAGTTTCGCAATCAAGCGAGTATCTTGTCTGTTGTATTCTAAGAACTTTTCGAAGTCTTTGTTATACAGTTGATCCAATGTACCTTCATAAGGAGTCTTGCGCTCGTCTAGTTCGTATTCCCCGATGGCATCCAAACTATAACTGTGACGTTCTTCATAGGTATACTTACGATACAGTTGCATATAGTCCATATGGACACGACCAATCAAGTCGAATGTAATGTTTGTTGCACCATATCGTGCAAACTCACGCTGTTTAGGAAACTGTCCCCACAAGCACAAACGACGAGTGTCGTCTTTACTTAGTACCCGGGTAATACGTCCAATAGTATACGGAATATCGTAGCCTTCACTATTCCAGCCAGTTACAATATCTGCATCATCAATTAAATTTAAGAATGTATCTAATAGATCTTCTTCCCGTTCAAAAATATAGCAGTCAGTATGTTTACGTGAAATTTCCTCCGCAGTTTCCCACGACATCGACTTTGGGGGGATAGCCAAGGTGACCAGTTTATCCAGCCAGTCTAAGTATACCGAAATAGCAGTAATATTATTAAATGGATCGGTGGTAGGAGCGAATCCTTTGACAGGGTCAAAGTTCGCCTCGATGTCGAAAAATGCTGTTTGTAACCGAGGCGGTTCTGCACCGAGATAGTTTTCTTCGAGACAGCGAAATACTGGCTTAAAGTCACTTTCCCACAGTCTTTTGTTACCCTGGATACGAATCTCTTTCTGAAATTCTTTGCCGTTGCGAGTGGCAAATCTTGAAACGGGAGTTCCATAGATAGTGCGATGTTTGCCCTTGGGGTCATCGTAATAGAATATGTAATTGGCAGGATATTCCTTATATTCTCTAATGCCGTTTACACGTTCTACAACATGAATACGATCACGTTGCTTGTCAAATAGTGCGTCTACGTAACTCAATTAATTAACATCCTTGCTAGTGCTACACTATCAATTGTAACAAGTAATAGATAATTTGCAAGCATTCCGGAACTTCGACGAGTCCACGCTGCCCAACCAAATATAGCACATTGTAAAATAAAAAGGGGATAAAGAATTAAAAATGGTGGAGTGGGAACGGTAAGCATCATAGTAAAGCTACATGCAATACTCAATACCCATGCCACAATTTCTAAAAAACATCTGACGGGATTTGATTTCCAATCTTGTTTAATCCAATCTAATGTACCTATTAGGATATCGTTCACAGAGTCTTGCCAACAGTTTCTAAGATAGTGTTAAGTTCGTCGTGATCTCGATTGGTTTCGCCCAGTTTAGCTTTGTGAGCAATTTTGATTGCTTTTTTCAAGGTACCTGATTTAATTTCAAGTTCTTCTGCTACGGCTTTGATAGTATCATTGAGGCCTGCGTTTAGGTCTTCGACTTCTTGAAGAACTTGCATGCCTTCATTGATAAGTTGAGTAAGTTTAATTTTGGCGTCGCCGTTGAAACTACGATTGTAATCTGACATATTTTCTCCTATTAGTTGCTAGATAAACTTGTTCCATGATTATTATACACTTTTTCAACCGACAATTGCAATACTTTCATTGCTCGTTGTGGCCAGTGTTCGGGCACTTTATTTTGATCAGTCATATGAATACCAAAATGGTTCCATGGGAAATTAATTTGTGTTTTGTCCAAATAGTGCTGATCCCTTGCTATGTTCATTACGTTATGGTCTATATTGGGTGCGACAATAATTTCTTTAATGTAAGGTTTCCAAAACGCCGGCAAGTCTTCTAAAGTGAATTTATAGTCTGCACCGTTAACAGGATCTACAGAGTATAAATTGCTAGCCATAGGATTAATGTTTACACAGTCAGGATCTCTGTCGTCAAAGCCATATCGAATAGTCATTCCGTCAAAAAAATGGGGAGGTAATTCAACAGGCGGACAAACTTCCGCTCCAATTTCACAGCACCAATAGCCGTCGTAGTGTCTGAACTGTTCGTTGATTGCACTATAAATTTTGTTGCGAGGCTGTGCTACTCTATTCCAATCTTCAAATCTAAAAAACTTATTTTCGGGACGTTGTTGTTTAATGTACCAGTATAAAAATTGTTTTTTAATTACACGTATACTATCATTGTTTACTTGTTCGTATACTGTGAATTTTCCATCTGCTGTTAGATAACCACCGAATACATAACTTGTCCTAACATGTTCGGGATAGTGGCTAGTCATTAATACTGCGGCTGGATTCGGATCATTTAAAATAGTTTTAAGTCCATCTTCAAATAATTCTGTATTGCTGTCCATGAAGATATGATCTTCGTTGGCATTAAAGAAGACTAAGTCATCGGGAATAGTATCAATTAGTTGCGCTATTTCCATCCATTGGTTCATATAATCACAACGATGCCAATAGATAATAACTTTATCTTCGGTTAACTTAGATTTTATCCATTCTTCCATTTCCTGTTCTCTACCCGTAAACTCAGCTAGGTCCAAACAAAAAATATATTTGGATACTAAATGATCTAAAGGCGCAAGGCTTGCAAAACTGTACTTGGCGATATCGAACCGACAGTCGGTGCGTAATGTATATCTTTTATTTAAATGGGGGTGTAGACGAACGTCTGTGATTTTACAATTAAACCAAACTATCATAATATTATTGAAAAGTGCTCACTCTAGAGTATACAGTAGCGAATTGTATATGTCAAGGCAGCAGCCGCCTACCCGGTCCTAAGGCACAGGTCTAGTTAAGTATTTAGTAGATTGTAATCGGTCAATCGAGAGACCAAATTTGCTCTAAATGAATCTGACAAAAAGTATTCTCTATTATACTCTATTTCTTTAATTTTGGCAGCGAATAAATCTGCCAGATTATTGTAAATTTTATCTAATAGCTCTAACATACAATCTATTCTAACCATCATATCGCTATGTGATTCGTAAGCATGATTATCTAGTATATCGTCGAAGCATTCAAACCCCAATGATCGCAATGTGTCTAGACTATTCTTGCCGTTTACTGAAAGAAACAATTGGCCTGCGGCTAATGGCTTACAAGTTTTTTCACTAAAGAACGTATATGTATATGCAGACTCTGTGATTAAATTTAAATAGCAATCTGCAAATGCCGGGTGATAAAATGAATGATCGTTGTCCCAGTGATTATCGCCAGGCACACATTCTTTATACATTTGTGTTTTTGATATTTTATCGCATACTTCTAAAGGCAAATGATTTACACCCAATTGAAACGCAGTTAACTCTTGTCCATTGTAGGGATTTTTAAAACCATAACAACTTACTAAGTTATTTTTGTCTAATTCTTTTTCCAATAGTCGATATACCAAATACAGTCTATGTGGTGCGGGATATCTATTTAAACTACTAAAATTATATTTTCTATTAGACGATATAGTGTAATCATGCTTAGAATATTCTAGACTAGATGCATATAGCCATCCGGGAAAAAATATAATGCGGTCTTCTTGATAAGTTGCATCAGCAGTTAGATAATAAACATCTGCGCCTATTTGTTGATCTAATATATTTTTTACATCTATTAGATTTGGCGGTTGAACGCTACGATCATGATCTTTGGTAAAATCTAAAATGACTGGACCATTGATCTTATTAAGAATATCTTTGTGATTTAAGTTATTGGATTGATCGAAGAGTTGTTGTGTTTGAAAATCAAAAATTACCGGTATGCATGTATACCGGTAATCGGGGCGCCTAAAAATCATTTATTTTAAACTAGAACGTAACATCCATGCATGTTTGTCATGAGCGTCCATGCGCTCTGCCAAGAAGTTGCTTAAGCCATGCTTGCCTTCGCGTTCGGATAAGTCATAGACTAGTTTTAGTACTCTAACAATTTTTCCGCTGTCTTCTAATAGTTCCGCTACCATTGCTTCTTTTGGTGGAACTTGTGTTTCGTCGTCGATTTGACTTAGCATACTTAGACGACTAAAACTAGCAGGAGTATAACTGCCTAACTTACGAATATTCTCTCCAAATGGATCGATGCTGTCCAACACTTCTTCGTATATCTTACCAAATAAATCATGATATTCTAAAAAGTCAGATCCTTCTACGTTGAAGTGGAAGAAATGTGCTTTTAGATAAAATGCAAATTCTGTACTGTATGCAATTTTCATTGCTTTAATTAGTTCATCCATTTTTCTTTACCTTCTTAACTCGTTGTTGTCCACGTGGTACGCTACCTACAGGGCTAACGAAATTATCATCGCCTATTGTAGCCGCACTAACTGTATGCTTACTTAAATCATATTCAGTAAATGTGCGTGTTGCTTCTAAATATAATTTTTTAAAGTTTTGGTTGCTTTCACTTAGGAACCAACCATTATTGTCTTTTCTAAGTCCGAACTTGTTGCGTAGTTCTCCTGCGCTGGTTCCGGATATTTTAAAATAGCGACGACTTTCGCTGATACTATTGTTTGTTCTTTGTAGTCTTTCCAGTACATCTTGTACAGCCAGATCTAAGTCGCTCATGCTGCCGATTTCGCCGTATTTGTCTACAACGTCCATAATAGCGTCTCCGACTACTTCGTGTCCAAATTGACGTACAACATCCCCCTCTATTTGATTTAGTGCCTTGAAAATAGCATCGGCTAAATCTAGTCCGCTGATTGTTTCGCTAATTGGAATGTTTTGAATATCTAATATAGCCGCTGGCTTAGGACCACCACCGCCCGAAGTTGGTGGCTTAGGTGGAGTACGTTGTCCGCTTGGTGGTACATACACTTGTTGTGGTGGATATGTTCTGGTAGGTTGTGTGCTTAGTACAGGAGTAACAGGACCTATACGTTGTTCCGCCATGCTTTGCTTCTGACGCCACACACTGGAATTCTTTAGTCTGCTGGTTGAACCCCAAGCAATGCTACGACCGTTGAATACAAAAATCAATTTGTTCAACACCACAGCAGGGCTATGTGGATCTGAGCCAAACTCGCCAGAAACATCACCTATCTTACGAGCACCCTTGGACTCCAAGAACTTCCAAAACTTTTCAACTGCTTTGGCTTTATGCCACTTGGGTTGATCCTCTGGTTTCAAATCACGGTCAATAAAAATGTATCCTGGGTCTTTGTATCGTGAGCCATCACCACGAGTCCACATTCTCATACCGGGATTTTTATAATCCATTGGATAGTATGGGCTCCCGCTCATTTGTTTATTAAATTCAGAGATTAGGCCTCTAATAAAATCAATGGTAGGAGATTCGGTTATAGTATCTTCCGCCACACCTGAATCAGGTCTTGCTGTCATCATGGCACCGGGATCAATATTGCCCTTGTTGTCATAACGATGCTGAACACCCTTCTTACCTGCTTTGACTAGTCTTTCCATTGCGGCTTTGGCATCACGATAGTTATCGTGTGTGGTGGTCTTGATCCAATCACCACTTGAATTGCGATAGCCTACATGAATTTTGCCTTCCGCCACACCTTTAACATCCCAGGTTTTATGGCACTGGTGACATTCCTTCTCGCCATCACTGTATGTTTTTATGTCGGTGGAATGACAACGCGGGCACTGGTATTGTTTGCCCAGACGACCTTCGTTGCCATCATCGCGGATTGGGTGTTCTTCGTCATCGTAGCCTTCCGCCACACCTTGACTTTTACTACGATTAAAATCTCTTGTTGCTTGACGACTTCTGGCGCGGGTGCTCGGTTCTTTGTATGCTCTCCAACGATCAACCTTTGTGCCACACTTGGTGCAATGTAATACACCATCCATGTCATCGTGGATGCTGGTTTCTTGATACTTGCCCTTCTTACACTTTTCGCAAGTCTGACCAGTCATATCTTTTTGTGTAGAGCCTTCCTCCACACCTTGCTTGGTTCTAATAATCTCACGGTCAAGGGCTCTGATCTCTGATTTCAAATCAACTAATCTTAACTCACCATTTTCTAATGCTCGTTTAATCCCCAATTTAGTATCAACTAAATCAGTAACTGACATATTTTGAATCTGACTTAGTAGGTCTGCATAATACCCAGCATAATAATCATTGGTATCGTCATCGTCTAAACCTTCAGACACACCTTCATTTAAATGTGTGCAATTGCAAGGCGTTTGCCCGCACACATTACACATATCTCTACTTTCAAAAAAATCAAATAATTTCATATTACTTTCCTTGCCTTGCCAACATTGCTGCATTACTTAGTGCTGTTTTTAGAGCAGGTGCAGATTGCGGACTTTCTGCAGCCTTGGCAATTAACGGTGTTAGTGCGCTCATAGACATAGATTCAGGCGAAGTTAATGGTTTATTATCGCTTATTTTTGTAACTGCACTGCTTAATGTATTTGTATCTACTTTTGGACCTAGTACACTAGATAAACCGCTCATCGTGCTTTTGGCAGTAGATACATCTTGCATTTGGTCTAATTGTTGTTGTTTTACAGCAGCAGGATCTTGTTGTACGCTTGTTTGGCTTGTGATTTGTATATCTGGATCCTGTTTATTAACTGCGGGATCTTCTACTTCATTTGTCTTTTTGCGATCTAACGCACGTAATTTTTGTGCAAGTTTGGCTATATCTACTGGACCATGTTCACGTTCTTGTTTTTGTACAAGTTTTTTAACACGAGCAATCATGTTATCAAAATCATCTGGATCATAGCGGCTTGCTATTAAATTGTCATCTTTGTTTTCTTTCATTCCTGAACGATACCCTGTGTGTTGTACGTGTACTGGATCATTGGGGAGAAATCCTAAATTATACTTATCACCCTTTGGATCATTTTTTGCCAACCAATTGCGTAATGCCGCAATTTGGTCTGCTCTTGCGTCAATTGCATGGGCTTTGTGGCTTTCGGGATCTTTAGGAGGAGCCCCGTAAACACCAGGTCTTCCTGCTTTATAATCTCGATGAAGTTTTTCCTGTTCTGCGGCTGTTCTTGCTGAGCTAGTAACGGTTATTGGTATACCCGAATCTTTGCTGGCACGTTCTAAATTAGATCTGAATGTTGAATCTAATTTTGTATAACGATCAGCTTGTTTAGCATCGGCGAATCCGAAGTGACTAGGAGAAGTATCTAATGCTTCGATGTTTTTTGGATTTTTTACGTGCCAACGACCGTCGTCTGACTTGTAAGTACCGTCAGATTGTTTAGTGAAACTTACGTTAATATTTTTTGTTGGATCTGAAGGATCCTTTACATCTCTGAATAACTTGGTTCCTGGAAGATGTCCAGTAATCTTAGTAGGAGTTTGTTGATCTGCAGGAGTAGATGCAGCAGCCGAGGCCTGGCTTGGGACTGTTTGAGTAGAAGCGGGTGCAGGTGCGGCTGTTTTAGTTGCCGGTTGAGTAGCAGTAGGCGTAGGTGCAGAACTTGCGGCGGTTTTGTTAACAACTCGTTCACCGGGTGACAAAGAATCTGCCGTGCTCACCGAAGGAGTTGGTGTTGTACTTCTTGTAGTCGGTGCCGCCGAAGTGTTTGTTCGTGTAGATGTTGCAGGAGTTTGAGCATTGGGGTCAACGCTACTACCACCAATTTCACCTCTTCGTACTTTTGCAGCAATTTTTTCTAATGTGTCCCCGGGACTAACTATATGCTTTTCGGTGCTTCCAGGTAATTTAATTTCTTGCCCGGGATAAATTTTATTAGGATTCTTGATAGCTGGATTACTCTTCCAAACTTCTTGCCAACTTCCTGGAGCAGGATTTTTTGGCATTTGTGGAATAACTGGAGCAGCAGGTTTGGTTGGTGCTGGCGCGGTTGCAGTTGTGGCTGGGGGCAAAGGTTGTGAAGTAATTTTAACGGGCTCTGCGACAGGTTTAACTTCTGGACCAGGTACAACGGTGCTAGGTGCAGGTTGTGCTACAGGTTGTTGTGCTACGGTAGTTCCTGGTTCGCGTGCTATACTTTGATCTCTGTCCGGACTTACTAGATCTGCTGCCTTTGCTACATTAATTTGACCACCAGAGCCAACTGGTGCGCCTGAGCCACTTCTAACTGGCTCACCGGTACTTGTTTGTACTACAGGGGGATTTTTATCTAAGTATGTTCTTATTTCATCTTGTGTAGCAGGTTGCATACCCATACGTTGACGAACGATAGGATCTATTCCTGTATATGTAGGAGTCTTACTGGCATTCCATTGTTTATCTAATTCTGCTTTAGGTAAATCAGGACCACTGGAGGCTCTTAACGCTGCCCAATCATTTGCTGTATTATTGGTTTCTTCTTTAAACTTATTAAATTTTTCTAATAAGGACCACTCGGTGACTTTTTCTTTAGCAGTATTGTGTAGATCTTTTATTATACTTTCTTCGCAGCCACCGACCATTTTAGATTTGGCTTTGCTAGCAGGATCAGTACCTTTCCAGTAGCCGGGAAATTTAGGACCTGTAGATTTTTTAGCAGCCTTTTCCATGCTATCTACTGCTTCTAAAAGTTTACGCATATTGGTCATTTTATTTTTCTTTTATCGTACGGTACTTTAAAGTCATTGATAAATTCTTTAAATTCTTTAACAGCTCCAGGTATACCTCCAGGAGTTATTCTATGTAAACGTTCAATCCAGTCGTCATTTTTTGAACTACCAGATCCTACTCCTGGCCCAGTACCTGTTCCTACACCGCCACCGGTACCTCCGCCGGACCCACTGCTTTGTTGTGAATCTTTTTCTTTATCTTTACCAGACGCTGCGGGCGCAAAGGTAGGCTCGCTTGCTGGTTTTTGCTGTGGTGTTGCTTGTGGCTTAACAGGCTCAGGTTGCGGCTTTACTTGAGGTTTAGTAGGCTCAGGTTGCGGTTTTACTGGTTCAGGCTCAACGGCAATGTCTGCGGGTTTTGTAACTGGAGGCAAATCTTCTGGTCTCCATATTTCGACAGGCATCGGTACAGTTTGTGATGTTGGTTCTGCGGCAGGTTCTTGATCTACTTTGCCTTGCCCTTGTCCTTCTTTACCGCCGCCGCCTGTAGTCATTGAAGCACCCACAGGCACAGCCGCTGGGCTCCACATTTTTTTATCGCCTTGCATTTTGGGCGGTAAAGGTTCGTCAGCTCTTGACGTCGATGTTGGAGGTTTAATTGGCTGGTCATCCCCTGGTCTTGTTTGCATTAATTCTTGATCTCGGCGACGGGCCTGTGCTTGTGTGCGTGCGGGATTAATTCGAATTGGATTGGCTATAATAGGAGCATTGGCTGAGGTTGTTGCTCCCGGTGCAACTTGAGAAGGCTCATTAACAACTTTTAATCTAGGTTTTGGCCCTGCAGGAACTTCTGCACCTTGTGGCATAGCTGAAGGTTGTCCCGCTCTTTGATAAGCAGGAACTTCAACATTTGCTGGTGTGCGAGGCACAGGTCCCGGAGTAACTCTTGGTCCACTTACTACAGCCCCGCCAGCTCCGCCTGGCGGAAACTCTAAAGGTATTGTAGTTGGTTTAAAAGGACCTTTGGTTTGTTCTTTTAACTTTCGGCTGCTAATAGGAAAGTTTGTACTTAAAAATTCTTCAAATTCTTCAGCAACCTTTTTAGTTGCTTGCTCTTTGATCGCTCCAGGTATACCACCCGGTGTTATTCTATGTAAACGTTCAATCCAATCCCCGTCGGGAGTTTTATAATATGTTGGTTCTTGTTGTGCAACTGCTACCGGCGCCGCAGCTAATTGCCCAGGTCTACCCGGACCTGATGGTTCGTTAGGTCTTGTTGCTAGTTGTGTCTGCGGGGCAAGTTCGGGCTCGGTGTCGGGCTGCGATGATGTTGCTATACCACGCTGTTGTAATAAATTTAATTCTGCTTTTAAATTGGGATCATCGGGAGTCTTTTCGAGTTCACGTCGGACGTCCTTGGCATACTGTTGATCAGCAAATGATGGTTTGTTCCCACCGCCTGCGGCAGTAGAATACACGTTTGAGTATTCACTTCCTGCGCCAACTTTTACACGAGGTTGTGGCTTTGTTAAAGTAGATACTGTGGCAGATTGTTTTGGTATGCTAGGTTCATTTGCTGCAACCGGTGCAGCCTTTGCAAATTTAGTGTCCGGTCCAGTACCGCCAATTACACCCAACGGTTGCGGCGGAGTTGTACCAGCAGCCTTTCGCATATAGGCCGGTTCTTTAGCACCTTTTGGATCTAACCATGGTTGCTTAGGTGTATATGCTGGAGTTTCTGGATCTATAGAGGGCGGTAATGTAAGTGGTAATGATTTTTGCCCAGGTGCAGGTGTTGTTGCCCCGGTAGCAGGCTTCTGTGTTGGCTCGACAGGTTTTGTTAATTGCTGACCCATCATATTGAATGCTTTATTACCGGCTGGTATGTTAGTTAATGTACCTATGGGTAACTTTTGTTGAGAGGGAAAATCATAGACTTTTTTCGCCGCCTGTCCTTGTTCGGCAAGTTTATCTAATGACTCTAACAAACGACGGATGTCTGACATTACTTTGCCTTTGTTTGCTTTTGCTTGTATGTACCGCCAAACAACGAACCTACTTTGGCTTTGTTCTTTGCTGGGGGATTCACTACAGTGGCCACGCTGCCTGCTGACATTTCATTCACTGTTGCTTCCGCCACACCTTTCCAGTCAGTTTCGCCGCCCAAATCATCAATATACATTGCTTGTTTGATAATGTTCAGTAGATACTTCTTTGCTTCTGGTGTAGGTGCCATCTTAGCATATTGCTTTGCTGTGTAGTCGTCACCATTCTCTAACGCATCTCTAACATCTTGCTCAAGGCGTGTTGTGTCAGGATCCCATCCTTCTGCCACACCTTGTTCACGCTCTGCCTGACGCTTTGCCCAACGCTCTTTGTTGCGCTGAACTTGTTGAGGACTTGCTTTCTTTTCTTTGCTTAGGTCACGATGCAGTGCTTTACCTAGTGCGCTAGTATGCGGATTCTTTTCAGACTCCGCCACAGGCATAGCATCGCCAACTACGGCAACTACTTCTTCAGCAGGACCACCGCTCATTAATTGATATTCTAAGTGTTCACGGACGGTGTTTAGATAGTCTGCAGCCAGGGTAATTTTACTGCTTACCCAACCTTCTAAGCCTTGTTGTTCACTAACATGGCGTAGTAGTTTGTGTAATGCAATTGCGTCTTCTGCAGCATGATACAGTTCTTTTCGAGCCATTTGCACTTCATGATCTAAGTGCATTTCGTGTGCATCTTCGGCAATGCCTTCATTTAAAAAATCTAAACTTTTCATAGTATGTTTCCGTGATTATAGTATATTTATTCGCTGATAACGAATCGACCTTTTGATGGGGATTCCACAATAATATCGTCTACCATTAAGTTGGTGAAGTAAAACCCTCTAAAACTTGGATCTAGTGATTCTAATTTGACTTCATGATTCCCTGCAGTTAAATTAACCCATATGTTTTCTTTTACAAATTGTCCATTAGTTGTAGTAGGAGGTTTTGCATTAGACCAAATATATGTACGTTCAGTAATTAAATCACCGTCTAAATAAATTCTATAAACTGGATTTTCGTTGCCGTGTTTATGACAAAAAACATCTATATTGATTTTATATTCTTTCATTTTTCTCTGCCTCGACGCATATTTGCTTGCCAATGTGCTAATTGTTTTTTACGGGGACTAGCAGTTTTTGAACGTGTAATTTTATCTAGAGTAGACAAACTTGCTTTTTTGGGAATACCATGTCTTGCTGAATCGCCTTTGTCTTGGGGATTACGACCGTCAGCAAAGTTTTCTGCCACGTTGAATGTTGGATCTACTTTTTGACGCGGCATATTTTTAGGCTGATTAGGATCAACGGGATCTATATCTGTAGTAGTTAGTCCAGTTTTTTCTAAATCTTTAATATACTTGTGTTCTTCTTCTTCGCTACCAAAAGAAAACATGGTGCTAGGAGGTCCCTTTCCAAAGTCATGTTTGCCTAACCCTTTTAAGTTACTAATATGCTGTCCTAGCTTATACCAATCATAAACGTCCGATACATCTACTCTGACAGATCCTTGAGGCATAGTGGGTTTAAATTCTGGGCCGTAGGGAGTGTCGTTTGGGTGTCTATCTTCGTTCTTCTTTCTGCCAGCACAGTGAGCTTTTTGACTAAAGCCTTTGGGATCGGAGCAATTAATAGAACTCTTATATTCTTTGCTCCACGATTCGTCTAACTCTAACGGCTTAGATTTAATAGCGTTGGGATACTTCTTGTTGAAGTGCCGCATAATAATACCAGCGACCCAATGTGCTTCGTTTTCAATTGGACTTCCAGTATCACCTGCACCGTCATACATTTTACCTTGTTCGTATTGTTTGAAGTGTACCATTTCATGTGCTAGTGTTCTTAGAATATCTACAGGGTGCCTATCGGCAATGCCAAGATATATTTTTTCTTCTTCATTAACAAAACGACCGAATGTTGCTTGCCCGTCGTTGGATTTGATGTGCGGTTGTAAAACAATATGTGGGATTTCTTTAAGTTTAAGTTCTTTCATTGCCAAGGGCATAAACTCTTTAATCATCGCCATCATATCTTCTTCAGTAACACTACGATTATTTTTTGCTTCTTCTTTAACAACATTGCCTAAAAATGTACGGGCAAATGTTTTACACATTTTTACAATAGCAGGATTACGTGTTTGCATAACATGAAATGTTTTATTCATGTCTTCTTCTTGTGTAGGGTCTTTATATCCGCAATATACTTTGTGGCAGTCTGTATCGTTAATGATCTCTGTGCAACTGTCTCCGTAACGATCGTCCATCGGGTGACAGCATGGACTTAGAGTTGTAAGAATAATACTGCCTGCAGGTACACGACCGTGCTCTGCTTCGTAGTTCATTATTGCGGCACGTTCGGCATGTATACGTTTGTCCTTACCGTCGTCGAAGTAGTTAATACCAAAGGCGAAATTATTATCAGGATCAAGTACACAGGCTGCAACCATGCCAAATGCATCGGCGTTTAGTTTTTGTCCCTCTACTACCATTTCGCATAAGTTAACTAGGATATGATCCAATTTGTCAAAGTTTTTAATTTCAAAATCTTCGGGGTTTATTCGCGCTGAGAAATCTTCTGCCAGTCTAAAATCACGTAGCATATTTTTTGGTGTGCGAGGCTTAACATCTTTAGTAATGCTCATCGAATATCTTGGGTCTTTGGCCATCTTCTTATTCTTAGCCACAACACCGACTCCGGCAGCATCCTCTGACATTTCTTGCTTTAATGCACGAATAACATCTCCTGCGAGCTGAGTTAAACTACGTTGGGGTCCTGCTTGAAAAACTTTTTGGGCTAAGTTTTCAACATACTCGTTGCCAAATTTTTCAAATATACCAGGTTGCATTTCACGCAAAAATTCTAATATCTGTGCAGTTCTATCTTGGTCGAATTCTTTCCAATCGTGATAATGTTTTTCGTCTGTTTCTTCTATGTCAGCAATTTCATGAAATACCCTTGCACCGCTAATAGGACTAGAACTATAGTTACTGTCAACTTGTCCTATGTCTTCACTGACTGCGGCAGGAATCTTATTAAAAATATGTACTAGTTCAGACGTAGCACGGCCATATAATCCTGCCAAAAATTCTTTTGAGGATTCCGGATCATTCCGTACCATATTCCACAAATTACGACATTCTGTGCCGTGACTCACATCATATGTTTTGCCTTTGATGTTTACCGCTTTTTTAATTTCGGGGATAACAATCACATAACCGTGTTGGTCGGCAGTCATCGGGGCGTGACTTTCATCCCATGTTTTGTAATAGCTTGCGCTGCCTGCAGGCTTGATTACGTTTCCGTCTTTGTCTTTTTGATCACGCTTTGTAAATGTATCGGGATTTAAGCGATCTTTATCGGGGGCACCTACAGCAGTAACAAATATAGTACTGGAAGGATCAAATCCTGCAGGTAGCTTGTACATTTGATTTGTTTCAATGATGCGATCACCGGGCACGCCGGCTGCTGTCATTAATTGGTATTTGTCGGAAAAGTTAAATGGACTTTTAGCGCTAGACTGGTCATTACTAGTTAAAATGTAGACGCTGTCGCGACCAAATTGCTTTTGTAATTTTGCAAAAACTCCGGCGTGCCCTTGGTGAAAAGGCTGAAAACGTCCAGGATAAGTTACAACAACTTGTGGCTTACCAGCCTCATATAATTCGTGTGCGTACATACTACAATTTTAGGTTATTGTAGTATTTAGCGATTAAATATTTTCCAACAACCACAAATAAAATGGACTTGTAAATTCGAGAATGTAAGTGCCGTTCCACCCCAAATTTACACACTGTTTTAACACAGGACGAGCGGGATCGTCGGCGACAAATTCACTAGAGTCCCACATTAGTTGTTCTAAAGAAATATCGTCTATTTCTATACTATTGATATTAAGCAACAAGTCCTTAATGATGGCTGTTTTGTCATCATTTTCAATAGTATCATTATCTTCCTTATTCTCTAGTCTTATTTGTAGTCTATTCTTAGAATCTTCTTCTAACTCGGCTGCAAATTCTATATATTTTATAGGACTTACTTTTTGTTCGCCGCCCGGATCTATGTCAAATTTTATAAAATTTCTTTCTATTAGAACATCATTTAATAAAATAGAGTATTCTGGGAACTTGTCCCAGAATACTGCACTTAATCCGATTTTAAAAGTTAGTTTTTCTTTAGGCTGACTGTTCGGCATTTTCTTTTGCGGCGGTCAATGCTTCTTCTGCTGCCTTCTTTTGTGCCTCTAATGCAGCCTTACCTTCGGCACTATTGGCATCTACACGCTTTAGACCTTTACGCTCTAATGCAGCCAAGTCGCCTTTGAATTCATAGTGTCCAATGTGATTCAATAGTACACGACTGTCGGCCCAAATATCCCCGCCCATTGCTTGCCAACGACGGCAGAATGTCCAGTCTTCGCTCAAGTAGTGACCACGTTCGTCAATGATAGTATCAAAAATACTATACATAAATGGTTCAAACTGCTTACCAAGACCAATATCATCAACATACTTGCACTCGGGGTGTGCGGCGATTAGTTTTTCATAAACGTGTTTCTTGAACAACAAGAATCCTGTACCTTGTGTGTCGACTTGAAAAATAGGACCTTCGATTCGTCCGCCATTCTTCAAATTAATAACATAGTCAATAGGTAGGCTCTTCTTAGGATATAGTCCACCAATCACATCTTTATCTGCGGCAATCATACCAAAGATTGCTTCAGGTTCAAAACGAATGTCTGCATCAATAAACATAAAATGTGTAGCTTGTGCATTAGTCATCATCTTGGCACATAGGTTGTTACGTGCTCTAGTCACCAATGATTCGTTAACCATGGTGTCTAAACTCCAATTAAGACCAACTTTTCCAGCTAACAAAGTAAAACGCAAGAAACTAGTCATTGTTGGTTCACTAACCATACCACCGTAGCAAGGTACTGCAAAGTGGACATGAACTTTACTAAAGTCAAATTGTCCTTGTTGTACTTGCGCCTGTGTTTTAGCCAATTGTGGTACTGGCATAATAGGTTTAGTTAGTTTTGGTGCAGGTTTATTTCCGCTAGATTGGGGCGTAACTTGTTTTGGAGTATTATTGCTCATTGATTTCTTTCTTAAAATGATTAGGCTGGTTGAATTTCTACAATAATGCCTGAGCCTGCCAGTTCTTCGGCTACAGCATTAAGACTTTCTAGCATTTCTGCTGTAATGATACCTTCATCGGATGAAGATTGATCTTTAACTAGTTTACTAAAAGTAATTACTAATGATTCTGATTGAATTTTAGCCATATAGGATCCTTGAATATGCTATTATTTATAGATCGGGATTACTTAGTTTATAAATTCCGGCAATGCATTCGGGTGCTATTAGATTAATAAAAGTTACAATTTTTTCATCTTTGGCATAAAAATATCCGCCGGGGAACCACATATGATTGCTACCTAAATGTTTTACCAAACTTTTAGTAAGGCATACTTCGTCGTCGCCAAGATTGTACAAATAGTCTAATAGAGTCCGTTTAGTTTCGACGTCTTTAATTTTATTTTCCCTAAGCATAATTTTATATTGAAATTCGGGATAACTCTTAAAGATAATCTCTCCTCGATTTAATATTTCTATACTTTTTTCATTTGCAGGAGAATGTATTTCTTCAACTCTTTCGGGATAGTTTTTCACTAATAAACAGTACAATAGTTCTTGATCATTGCAATAAACTGATAAATTAGGTTCCTCTAATCTAAGTTTAATTGAACCTTTTAGTGCATTTCTAATAGATATCCAATATTCAAGTTGATCTATTCTTGCATGAACTTTCAAATATTCTACACGTCTTTGAGTATAACTACTAGACCAAGATCCAATTCTATAATTAGCAGTTGACTCCAATAAGTTTATTCGTTGATTGAGTAGATGTTCTACTCCTTTATACAGAATTTTATTGTCGTTTATAATTCTACACCCAGGTGTATGAACTACTGCTTTGTATAGATATTGATTAAAAAATTTCTTTTTTGTCTCTATACATTTAACAGTTGGATTTAATTGCGTCCAGAACGATGTATCCATTTTCATCCGTTAACGATTGTGTAGGGAAAACTATGTATTCGTTTTCTTTAATTTCAAATTCTAATTTATCTTTATAGTCAACATTAACTAAACAGTTAGCAACATTTTCAAATAGAATCTTTTTACTCAAAGGCACTTTAATTAGTTCGTTAATCTTTCGACCCAACGGACGAGCACCCATTTTACTATCATACCCTTGACTAATGATATAATCTGTAGCTGCTTCTGACAAAGTAACACGTATACGTTTATCGCTAAGTAGTTCATTCATTTCACTAACAAACTTATAAACAATCTTACGAACATTAACAGAATCTAGTTTGTTAAACTTGATAATACCATCTAATCGATTACGAAACTCTGGCTTAAAGAAATCTTTAACAGCCTTGTCATCTTCACCTGTCTTCTCTAGACTACGACCAAAACCGATACTGTTGCGTTCGTTGTCAGCGGCTCCTAAGTTACTTGTTAGAATAACTACAGCATTACGGCAATCTGCCTTCTTGCCGTTGCTACTAGTAATCATGCCCTCATCCATTAAACTAAGAAGCAAATTGCTAACATCCGGGTGGGCTTTTTCAATCTCGTCGAAAAGAATAATACAATTAGGATTCTTTTCAACATCACTAATAAGCAATCCGCCGCCTAAATTACCATCATCATAGCCGATATACCCGGGGGGAGCGCCAATCAGTTTTGCAACCGAGTGGCGTTCTTGGTACTCACTCATGTCATATCTTAATAGTTTCATCCCGAGATTCTCTGCCAGCAACTTTGCTAGTTCAGTTTTACCTGTGCCAGTTGGACCTAAGAATAGGAATGATCCAACCGGTTTATTCAGTGCTTTAAGGCCAGCACGTGACACATAAATTTTATCCAGCACATCTATTACAGCCTGATCTTGTCCGTAAAGTTTACCTTTAATATTACCTTCAAGGTCTCCTAGATTTTTAACTGCATCAGTGTCTAATTGTTCTACTGGAATTTTAGTAAACTTACTTAACGAATCGATAATATGACTCTTACGAACCACAAACCCTGTAGTGGAAATTTTTAGTTTAGCAGCCGCAGTATCAATTAAATCAATGGCTTTGTCGGGTAATCTCTTATCTGTTTGATAACGAACACTAAGATCCACTGAGGCATCGATTGCTTCGTCGCTGATATCGCCGCCATGAAATTCTTCAAAATACTCTTTAAGTCCTTTAAGAATCTGTTTTGCAACTTCTGGTGTCGGTTCCTCTACAGTCATACGATAGAAGCGACGCATCAATGCACGGTCCTTTTCGAAGCTTTGACTGTATTCTTCCCAAGTGGTGCTAGCAATAACTTTAACGCGGCCCTTAGTTAATGCAGGCTTAATAATATTAGCAAAGTCTGGCCCGCTTTGGCTACCACTACCAGCGCCTCGCATAGTATGTGCTTCGTCGATAAACAAAATGGCTTTACCTTTGGCATTTAAAGCCTTGATAATTTCTTTAATTTTTTCTTCAAAGTCTCCGCGATATTTACTACCTGCAAGAATACTGCTAATATCTAAATTATATACTGTGTGATCTTTAAGATATTCAGGTACTTCACCTTTAGTAATATTAAGGGCAAGTCCTTCTGCAATTGCAGTCTTACCTACACCAGGATCGCCGACCATTAGAACGTTACTCTTATTGCGCTTGGCTAGTACCTGTGTAATTTCGTCGATTTCGTTATTACGACCAATGATGGGATCAATACGACCTTGTTCTGCTGCATCGTTCAGGTTATCGCAGTATTCTTCTAAAATAGTATCTGCTGTGCTTCTGGTTTTCTTTTTAGTTTTGTTTTCTGCAAAATTCTTATTCCAAAAGTTAACAACTTTGGCTCGTTCTAGTCCAAATCTAACTAACAGATATCGAGCATAACTCTTATCTTCTGCCATAATACTAAGGAATAAGTCAATAGTTTGCAAGTTTTGTCGTCCACTAAACAGGACTTGTGTAAATGCTCTATTAAACACACGTTCTAAACTGTGCGTTTTTTTCGGAACAATGTCGTATCCTTTACTAATTAGAAATGTTTGAGTAGTTAAATAATCATCTATTTCTTTTATAAGTAGATCTACATCACAACCAAAGTTGACTAGTATTTCTTTAAAGGACTCATTAGTAACCATTGCATGAAGCAAATGTTCTAACGTCACATATTCGTGGTTTTTATTGGCTGCATATTGTGTAGCCGATTCGATCATTAGATCAATCTCTGGACTTGTTTGTAGCATAAAAATATTTACCGCTGAGTTGTTATTGTATAAATTAACTGTTTTTGATCTTCTGTCAGGTTAGTGGGAATTTTTATATTCACAGAAATGTATAAACTACCTTTAATATCATTCTGGAATCCGTTTAATCCTTCTCCAGAAATCTTTAATTTTGTTCCATGTTGGCAACCTTGCGGAGTTTGAATTATAAATTCTTTACCATCGAGACCTACAACAGTTTGTTCACTACCTAGTATAGCCTGAAAACAATCTATTGTCAAGCTAGTAATTAAATCCAATCCGCTTACTTGAAAAGCAGGATCTGCCATAACTTGAATTATAATATATAAGTCGCCCCTGGGCAAGTTATCAAACATGTTGTCTCCCATTCCGGGATACTTCATAGTTGTGCCACTGGTAATACCTTTAGGGACAACAATATCTACGTTTTGTCTAGTGCCGTTTGCTGTTTTAATACTTAGAGTTTTATTTTGATCTGTTAATGTATCTCTAAGAGTAATAACTAATTCGGACTTAATATCTTTGTTTCTGCGCGGTGCAGGCGGTTGCCTACGACCAAACATATCAAATCCAAACTGAGCGAAAATGTCTTCCATATTTCCATTATTAAAATTAAAATGGAAATGATTTGGCCCCATTTGTTGAACAGGATTATCGTATTCTGCTCGTTTTTGCGAATCACTTAATACACGATATGCTTCTTCTACTTGTTGGAATTTGGCCGTATCGCCACCCTTGTCAGGATGATGCTGACTAGCTAACTTTCGATAAGCACGTTTAATTTCGTCGGGTGTTGCAGTTTTGGATATGCCCAAAACTTCATAATAATTCATATGTATATTATATAGCGAAAAAAGGCAGTGGTCAACTGCCTTTTAAACCTAAGTACAAGAAAGAATTATTTCTTGCCGTCAGGTACTTTTTCGCCTTCTACCTTTTTGTGAACTTTGATAGTCTTGCAAACTTGCTCGGGCTTGCCGTCTTTGCCGTTTACAACTTTACCGGCTTTGTCTTTTTTGTCTTCGCAGACTTTCTTTTCTTCACCTCCGGCAAAGGCTGTTGATGCAAGTGCTAATGTTAATAGTGCGATTAAATGTTTCATTTTATTTTCCTTATTAAATTAATGGTTGTTGTTCTTCTGGAACAATTTTCTTACCGCTGGCTGTAAATGCCGGTTGTTGTGCCGGGAAATTATTTCCAAACCCACTTCCGTTTCCCAAAGGTTGTGAGCCAAAGGAATTAGTGACTGGTGCTGGAGAACCGAATCCTCCTGCTGCCGTAGAGCCAAATGCTGAAGCCCCGCCTGATGAAAAGGATGTTGCTGAACCATTTCCAAATCCTCCACTGGTTGGTGTAGTAGGTGCAGGAGGTTTATCCCACCCTTTGTTTGCTGCTGCTAAGGCCTGCTTTTGAGCATCTTTATCGCCGCCCGCTAGCATAATACCAGATAGTGTACCTGTCAAGAATGTAGCAATAGGAACAATTAATTCAAAGAATTTTTGGTCTATTGGACTTATGGCATTAAGTGGCTGTGTTACAAATATTAATGAATATAACACGACAAAAACAATACCAGTTAATGTCATTGCAAGACAAACTCCGATAAAGAATTTTAGACGAGCCATTAACTGCTCTTCTGTATAGATAAATGGTGTTGTATTATTTTCCACAATTTGCTCCTTGGATTGTTGCGGGGGCACATGCCGGCGCAGTCGAAATATTAGTTGTTTGAGTCGGTTCATCTTTTGGTAATCCTAATCTTGGGTCCCTTTGACCTTTAAAAATATGCTCAGGACAAGTTCTTGTCACATCGCATTTTGGTTTTTGACAAAATTCTTTATCCCAGTTTTCAGGGTCCTGACAAGGATATCGAAATCTGTCGCCGCTGCACATAGCCATGCCAATTGGTAATGCCAGTAATACTAAAAGGTACTTAACTAGCTTATGGTCATCGTTCATAGTTAACTCCCTGCCCTTTTTTATTATACATCTTTAGATCCTATTTTATTATTTAAATATTTGTCCATGATTGCGTTACCTACCCATATGGCCATATATCCTGTAAAATACCATTCTGTAAATTTATCATCTAATATTAAATAGACAAATCCCCAAGTACTAACAATCCATGCTCCTAAACGTGTAAATTTCTTTTCGTCCAAATGGCCGTCTTTACAAATAAGGTCTTTAAGATCTACCCTACTTTGACTGTCTTTGTGCCATAGGTATAATAGTGCTAGTAAAAAAAATACAACAATAGCAAGCACAGCGCTCATACTAAGATGCATTTTAGATATTGAAGCCCAATCTATGTTAAACATTTGTATTATCAGTTTTTATTAAATATTTTTTTTTGTTCAGCATACCAGTCTTGCCAGCCGTGTGTTTTTTCAGCACACTGATAATATGTGGCGTAATTTTGTATTACTACTTTTAACATTTCTCTCAGTGAATTTTTTCCGTCATCTACGGTTAGCAGATCTGGGCAACGTTCTAATAGAATTTGCGGAGCAACAGGAAAGTCTTGCTTAACAGGGACCACTGTAGAACAAGCACTGAAAAATAACACACAAACTAGAACCAAGTATTTCATTTGCTTGCCCCTTTGCGTTGTTCTTCTATAATTTTATTCATGCGGGCTGCTTCATTGTGAACATCGATTGCTTCTTTGGGAATAGGACAAGTCTCTTCGAATTTCACTATCTCTTTAACCCTGTCAACATATTGAACAATGGTATCCGCTTTTTCTTTAATTACTTTTGTCTTTGTAACAACTTTAGTTTCTACTACCGTATTGACTTTAGCAGATTCTTTTTTTGCTTCCTCTAATTGTGCTTCTACTTCTTTGACACGTTCGCGCCATTCCATTTCGGTACTATAACCACCTTTAAGATATAGTCCAGTGGCTAAAATTATTACACTAACGACTTGTAAAAGTAAATGATAATTTGCCAGTACTGGAAATAATCTTAGTAATCTATTAAGTACAAAAAATGTTAAAATGGTACTTATAATACCGATAATCAATATAGTGTTAACTATAAAGAGCAAAAAGCTGTCAGGCAAAAAGTGCAGGATCCACATTTAATGTGCTCCGAGAACGTGTAAAGCGTGATTGTAATGTTTTATGCGATCTTCTAATCCGATAGTTCCGCCATTGATACGCTTAGTTAATGTTAAGATGTCGCCTTTGTCAGCCCACTGATTTAAGTTATTAGCTTCCCAAAACCAAGCTGCACTTTGCACACAGCCTTCGAATGTTGTTAAATGCTCTGAAGCTTCTTCAACAGTTTGCTCTGTAGATTGGGCATAACGTGTATAGTTATCTTTGCCTGTTAATTGAATCAGTCCTCGACCACAATAACGATATCCGTCACCGCTTTCTTCGGGCCCATTGCCCATACGATTGGCGTATATACGATTGGCAATAGCTTCTTGTTTGTTAGGCTTGGCACAATATTCTTCTGCTAGTGCGTCAGTGGGAAAGTATTTTGCAAATAGTTTGCGTAATGTCGGTGGGCGATAGTTTAAGTTTTCTTTAATAGCTCTAAAGCTGCCCGACTCATGGGCACATTGCGCTAAAAATGCTGCAACACGCTCTTTAGTATCAATATCGTAGTCTGGCAAAATTATGCATAATGCTTCGTACCAGTGATCTATATAAGGGTTGTTTGGAACAATTTGTTTTAATTGGGCTAAGGTAAATTCAAATTTGAAGCTCATTCATATCTCCGTTGACATGAATATTTATCGAATTTTTGGTAAAATTTACTTCAACCCAGCAGCCACTCTTAGACTTTCAGTAAAATCATTAACTGGGGCTTTTTTGTTCATTGGAACTCTTGCGGTTTCTTTCATTGCGTCAATTTCGTCAGATTCTACTTCATCTGTTTCACCAAATTTAGCAACATATGCTTCGGGGCTAGTTGGAACTATACGATTTATGTTCTCGACGGTGAGGTCATATTCTGAACTATCTTTACGATATTGGAACTTCCACTCGGATATTTTTTGATCTGTTAAGTTCAAAATGTCTTTTATTAAAGTTTGAATGTTTTTTGCAGATTTCATATCTCTTGCTAGTTCTGCAAAAACTAGATATTCGCCGTCTTCTAATTCACCTGCACTGATATCTGCATCTAAAATCCATTCGTAGCCTCGCTCAATGAAATTCATTAAATCTTTTGCAGGTTCTTTATTATCGGTTTTAAAACTTAAAACAATAATATCGGCATCATCGCCCATTTTGCTTTTAAATTCATCTATATGCAACTTAGGATGTATTAGGCGTTTGAGATCGCCGTGCTCCAGTCCCTCAAACAACTGGCTGTTCTGGTGCTTGTGCATTTTGCTGTTCCTGATCCTGTTGTACAACATCGTCGTCTAATCCTTGTTCATAGGCTGTCTCGATGTCTTCTGTATCCAATGTTTCGTTTTCTAATTCGATACTGCCTTGTTGAATGTCACTCATTAACTTCTTAGGCATTGTAATGGTAACGATCCAAATTGGAGTGCTTACTAGTTTAGGCACTTTTGTTCCAGGTTTAAAATCGTCGGGAGTTTTAACTTTAACTGGATACTCTAAATGGTCACGTTTGAAAGTAATTTCGCAACCGTAGTTTAATAAACGCTCACCACCAGCTGGGTCGGGCATTTTTCTAAATGGATACATCCAACTACATGTAACGAAATATTTTTCGTAGATTGGACCTTCAATTAGTTCGCCTAATTTCCAATTCTTAAACGTATAAACGTCAAGATTATCTAGTACACGTTCGTAGTCTAGTAAAGATTCTAGACTACTATCAGTCATATAGATATCTTTAACGTTTTCAATAATATCTTTAATATTTGCCGGCATATAGTTATTTATTATTTTATACCACTTACATGTCTTACAAAGTGGTCCAAATCCTGTGTTTCCGACTGCTGAAAGTACTTGGCATTGGGATCTTTGATAAGAATTTCGTCTAATACTGCGTCTTCTATATGTATAGGAAATTCTAACTGTCTTGATATACTACGAACATAATCCCTGCGGTACAGATATAGTAACTCTGTACTTAGGTACACAGGATGTAGAGACTGCAAATAAGGCAAATGCTGCTCAAAACGGTTATAACTAACTGCTCCACGCACTCTCGTTTGTTGATACTGTAAGACGTTTTTATCTCTTCCAATAATTGCGATTTTAACGCAATAACCCAATTGACGAGCTTCATTAATAAATTCAACATATTTCGGTTCTATTGCTTGACCATCTCTTGCATAAGGACAACTAATGCTAGTCACAGCATAGTTGCCAAAATCAATGTCTTTAAGTAGTTGTGGATTATCCCACGCCGCGGCGAACGGTTCTGCACTATGTGGAATCCAATAGGATGTTAACAACTGTTTCCATCCCCACACGCTGTTGTCGGCACTAAACACTTTGCTCCACAGGTGGTTTCCTGAACCTTGTGGGCCTGTTAGTATTAATAATGTTTTCATCTAGTAGATTTTAGTTCTTGTAAAAACTGTTCAGTTTTTTCGGTCTTTACCCCAGTCAACTGAAATGTAACTCTAGGATAATGACCGGCATTTGCTGTGCTGTGCGGCATATTAGCCCAGTCAAAAGTTGATACATCCCCGGCACGCCATTGGTTCCAGTGATAGTTGCCGTACTCCCAAAACTGTCCAGGTTGCCAGTCTGTTAATTGAATAAAATATCTAGCAACTTTACTTGGATCATCGGGGCTCCACTTCTGTAGTTTATCGATATGTAAATTCCATACTTGTCCAGGTAACTGTACATGAATACGAGTCATACAATCATCTAGTCCAAATCGATCTACGATTTGTTGTAAACTAGCGGGTAATTGCCAGTTTAGATTTGTAATGACCATTTTAGGATCTGCACCTACACGCTCGATGTCATACTCTTCGGCAATCAAGTCTTCACGAGGAGGTGGAACGCCTTCACCCTTATAACCACGTGTTTCCCATGTTGCAGGTTTACTAGAGTTAACAATTTCTGCAACATCACTGGACCAAGATACTCCCGTAATTCGACCAAGATGAGTTAATACATCTTCGGGGTTATCTTTTCTAGTAGAGTCAAAGTGATATGTGCTACGTTCTTTAGTATAATCCCAACTTGATTTCATATTACTACTACCTTTACATCCGCCAATTCGTATACTTGACTGTATTCTTTTGGAGGAGGTTCTAAGCCTAACAACTTACATAACTCAAGATTATCGTACGGAGCATTAGTTGAATTCATCCCGGCATTGACAATGGCAAGATTTTGACGTTTGATTAATTTCGCCATATGTTTAAGATCTTTAAAGTACTCGTGATAATCGGGATAGGTAATATCAAAGTGTCCGCATTTAACCCACCAACCTAAACAAGCATCGTCCCCTCTGTACACTAACACAATGGGAACGTCAGGGAACAGTTTACGAAGATGTGGTATATGTTCGCTGAAGCAATGACTTTTAATAATACGTATTCCTTGAGGCTCTTTGCTTTGAAAAGGATCTGCAAATATTTCTTCAAGTTGCTCGCGATTGAGTGCAGTTAGGTCTTCAGGTAAAGAACTAGCCATGCCTGGATCAAAGTATGCACCTAGATGCATTAGTTCCATTTTACCACTAGCATCGTGGTAGTAAGTCCATTCGTCTCGATAATCACTACGGTCGATGCTAGGGCTATAATAGATATTTTTAACCACACTGCTCCATTTACTGCCCGGGGCTCCAGCAACAAAAATATACTTCATTCTTTACTTAAGTCTATTTTGCTTAGTACTGGGATAAATGTGGTTCTTAGATCATCCATATGCTTTCTAAGACCTGTAGGAGTAAGTTCGTCTTCTTCAAAGAATACTACTTGTTGTTGACGCCAATCTCTATATTCTTGACTACGAACAGCCGTGCTAAATGTTTTTTGATACCAATCAACAATATTTTTATCAGTACCAGGGGGAAGTTGTATACTCCATGCAGCATATACATTTATGCCTGGAGCAACATCACGCAACAACGGTACATTGGGAAATTGGCTCATTTTACGTGTACCCGTGAAACCTACTGCTTTTACCTTGCCGGCATCCACTAGACCCTTGGCAACAGCAATAGGCATAATACCAAATTCTGTTCCAGTCTTGCCGTCCCACTGGGCTACACTTTGTACTGCCGGCACAGGCCCATTAAATTTAATTGGCTTTACTTGATTTCTGTTACCGTTTCCCTTTTCCATGAGATATTCAAAAGCAGTTCTATGTGCACCACCGCCTACAGCAATATTAATAGGTTTACCTGATCCAATATATTTTACAAATTCTTGCGGCGTATTAATATCGCTTTTGGGATTAGCTACAAGAACTAAAGGACTTTTGCCCATGGTTAATACATCAATAAATGAATCATAGTTGTATTTTTTAATATTCTTCTCCCAAATATCATTGGTAACATAACTGCTCATATGACTTGGTAAGTTTATTGTATACCCATTTGGGTCTGATTCTAAAAATTTGTTATTAGCAATAGTACTATCGGCGCCTGGTATATTTTGTACAACATAGACAAATTTAGGATTGTCTTTTTGTACAATTTCTGCTAGTTTACGAAATGCCATTTCGTTGCCAGCGCCTGGGGTATTGCCCACAATGACTGTTACTGGTTTTGTTGGTTCCCATGCAAATGCAAGGGCAGGTAGTAGTGCTAAAATTGTTAGTATTTTTTTCATGTTGGTCCTTTGATGTAAATACATGTAGAATTTGTAATATCCAAAAAATTTTTTGATAATCTACAAAATTATTTATCAATTACGGAAAAAAACTCAATGAATATGAAAATTTTTAATCTTTTAGTAAAAAATTTAAAAGAGTCATTTAATTTACCAAAGTATCAAGATATAACTATAGACGAAAATACTGTAGTGGACAAACTACCTTGGACGCCTGCTCGTTACCGCAAGTTTAAAGATGCGGTAGAAGAAGAACTTAGTTTACCTTGTGACTACGTTGGCACATTAAAAGAAATTACCCATGATTTAAGCGAGCGATATATACATCGTTTTTTTGCTGAAATTTGGAAACCAAGGACAAATGACTATGATTACACAGGGTGGGGACTTGCAGAAGAAATTAACAAACTTAATCCGCGAAGCGTTCTCGATGTTGGCTGCGGCTATCATCCTTTTAAAGGACGCATTAATAACATCGTTGGTATTGATCCTTATAATAACTGCGCTGATTACATGGTGGATATTTTGGATTATGTTGGGTCCCACGATGTTATTGTTGCTTTAGGATCTATTAACTTTAACAGCCAAGACGAAATAGAATCACGTTTTAAGAAATGTGTTGACTTATTAGATGTTGGGGGTAAATTCTATCTTAGAGCTAACCCTGGCATTACACATAAAACTGGGCCTTATGTGGAGATTTTTCCATGGAGTTTTGCTGTAGTTAAAGAATTTGCAGACAAATATAATTTAAAGTTAGAAACTTTTAAACAAGACGCTAACGATAGATTATATTTTGTTTATACCAAGTTAGCCTAATACTTATGTCTATGATTCTAAAATTATAGTATCTGATTGCTTTAGTTCTTTGTTTGTAAATACTTCGTGGATTGCATTGTTGGCAAGTCCGCTAATAATGAAATAACAGTCCGCATAGGAGGACACATTGTCAAAGAGAAGAAGTAGAGATTTTCAGGCACAAGCCATAGAAAATAATGTAATAAGTCTAAACACTTATTACAACAACAAAAAGCGTCAAGTTCATCTTTTACCTAAAACCCTAAACCAAGAAGCATATATTAATCTTCTGACAGATCCGTCAAAGATTATTATTTTTGCCACGGGTCCAGCGGGCACAGGAAAAACGATGCTTGCCATGCTAGCCGGAATCAAAGCGTTAAAAGAGGGGGTGATTACTAAACTGGTGCTAACCAGACCGGCAGTTGGTGTAGATGATGAAAAACACGGTTTCCTACCTGGAGATTTAAATCAAAAGATGGAACCATGGACCAGGCCTTTATTTGATGTACTTGCTGAGTATTACGACCGTAAGGACATAGCCAGAATGCTAGATGAACAAATCATAGAGATATCTCCCCTAGCATTCATGCGTGGACGGACATTTAAAAACTCGTGGATTATTGCAGACGAAATGCAAAACGCGACACCAAATCAGATGAAAATGCTGCTCACACGTTTAGGCGAAAATAGCAAGATGATTGTCACAGGTGACACACGTCAAGCAGATAGAAAGGATCCTGACAATGGTCTACTAGACTTTAAAGCCTTAGTAGAAGGCTACAAGCATTGCCAATACGTGGCAGGCGTCGAATTAACTGGAAAGGATATTCAACGCCACCCCGCGGTAATCGAAGTCTTAAAAATTTATCGGGAGATATAATTTATTGGTGGGGAGGAAGACTCCCCACCACAATCATATTGTAAATATCACGCCAATTTTTAACACGGGGAATATCTGGATGCTCAAATTCCATGTTATGTCCGTGTTCAACTAGTAAACTTTTTAGTCCTAGATTATTACCAACTTGGCAGTTTACAATTTTATCCTCTATCCACCAATATCCAGTATTTCGATATTGTTCCAAAACTTCATCTTTATCTGCACCAGTATCTAGAAAAATAAACTTTTCAAATGCTGTATTACCGAATAATTTACGCAAATTCATTTTACGTAATTCACATGCATTTTCGTCTCGAGTGAGACTAGTGATGCAGTGGAACACATATCCATGTTCTTCGTGCAATCGCTTGACATAATACATCGCATCACGTAAGGGAGGTAAGAATCCCATGTGTGCCGATTCGTTGAAAATTTTGATTAGTTTACGACCTTGGGCTTCGTCGATATCATATCGTTTGCCTATGTTGTATTTAAGTGCATCAACTTTGGTGAAACCATGTTGACTCATCCAAACATCAAAAGCATATTCCCAATCTAAAAGTACACCGTCTGCGTCAGTAAGAATAATTTTATTTTTCATGTGCTAATTATAGCACAATATTAATTCACTGTCAACGCATACTGCGTTTAACAATGCCAGTAACTGCATCGATTTGACTTTCTAGTCTATTGATTTTTCGTTTTAATTGTGCTATTTCGATTGCTTGTTGGGTGTTTGTTTGGGCAAGTTGCCCGAACTGCTCACGCCAAGTTTTCATTTCTTTTTCGTGCCCTAGCAATGTGGGACGAGGGGGAGCATTAGGATCTACTTCCCGTTTCTTCTTCTTTGCTTGGTACATCGATGGATTCATCTAACTCGTCCTTGTATAATTGTGCTATCAACGGGTTAATATATTTTGGATAACCTTCTTGATAGTGGGCCAGTAAAGTTACAAAATCTTTATTTTCATTAAAAGTATTCTTAGTAACAATTTGTTCGGTTAAATTAAGAATAACTCTAGCTAGATTTTGGTCCCTTGTTTTAAGACCTCTAGTAATATTTATAGATTCGTCGTAGTCAAAGTTGGCAGGATCTCGCATATATCCTGCCTCTTTAGTACGATTAGGATCTTTAGGTTTGGCACTATAGTAGGCTACTAGATATATATGTTTAGGCTTCAATTTGTGCTAACTCCGTAATCGTGGCACTTAGATTAATCTCTGGGTCGCCGCACAGGCTATGATTTACATATCCTTTACGGATGATTATTAGCGCTTCGTCCTGTCCTTGATCAGTAGAACTCCAAAGATCCAAGTTATCGTACATCCAACGGAATACATCTTCCATTTCTTCTGGACGAGCCTGTTCGCACAAAACTTTTCTAGCCTGTTTAATTTTGCGCTGTTTGAACAAATCAACCATTACTAATTTCCAGTCTTGAGTGCCGGCATCTTCTTCTTTAGGATCTAACAACTTGCCGTCTTTACAGTTTGGCTGTAACAGATTCAAACATTTACGCAAATCCGGATATGTGGCTTTTACATACTTGTCTAGGGTATCTAAGTCAAATTCCATGCCTTCAGTGACTAATACTGTTGCGGCTCGTGCAGTAAATTCAACAGGATCGGTTTTATGGATCAACAATTCTGTGCATCGAGATTTCAACGGAGCAATAATCCTATGTGCCAAATTGCAAGTAAGAATAAAACGTGCTTGTGCTTGGTAAGTTTCCATCAATCCACGCAACAAACCTTGTGCGTTTGGACTTAGATAATCTGCTTCATCTAACAATACAATTTTAAGATGTCCGAAAGGCAATGTACTTACAAAGCCTTCGATTTTTGTTTTAAGAAATTCTACTCCGTTATCGCGACTTGCGTTAACTTGTAAAAAGTCATAGTCGTCAATACCAAGTTGGTTTACTAAGATTTTAGCCAAGGTAGTTTTGCCAGTGCCTGCAGGTCCATGGAGCAATAAGTGCGGGATTGCACCTTCTTTAATCCAGTCTTCTACCTGTTCTTTTACAGCTATGTCAGTAAACACATATCCGCTGACCTCTTTAGGTCTATATTTTTCAGTCCACAATTCTTTCATACGTATACGTCCAAGTTTGTTCCTAAGCTAGTATTATATCGATACATGTAATAAAATAGATTCTTTTTGAGATTTTCGTAGTTTTTAATAGTTTCAATATCTTTAACTAAGTTATAATGTTTTAGTTTTTGTTTAGATTGTACAAGATCTTGCTGTTTAATGCCATAGTAATCTGCCCAATCGTCTTGCCATTTCTTCTGCATTTCTGCTCGTTTTTCATTTTTACGTGCAGCCATTTCTACAGTGTCAAATTTGAAATGAGGATATGCAATTAAAGGAACAGTCATCATACATTGTTTCTTCCGATTCTACTATAGCCAAGTTCGCTTTTAATTTCTCGTCGAGATTCTTTAAGTTCCTTATTATATGCTTCTATGACTAACATAGCAAACTTTTCGGCGTTATCTACACTCATCCATTTGCCGCTAATATCGGTGCCGGCTTTTTGCATAAGGTCTTTAATTGTTTGATTCATTAGTATCTACTTCCTGGTTGTCCGGGATCATTACTGCCAGTACACGCTAGATTATGATCTGTGCTATGCGGACAACGTTTGTTGCCACACTCAGGGCATAAAATCATACGTGTCATTACATAAGGAAAATTGGTTCCTTCGGCTGTCTTATCCTTGTTGCAATTGTAGCAATAACATTGATAAGTGTCTTGCTTCTTTTTACCAAAAATACGATCAAAGTTATTGGCAAAGTCGTCGTATTTTACTGCCATAGGTCTTGGTGTAGACCCTTTTCCGCCATCACTCATTGTTTGTCCTTAACCATGAAATATTATCCCAAAGTATTCCATTGGGATTTATTTTTGTTTTTACTCTTTCGAACAATTCTATATCTTCACTTAACAATAGTTGATATGATATATGTTTAACTTTAGAATTTAAAATATTAAACATGCGTTGTTCTAATTCTTTTTTATAGCTAGTGCCAATATGTGGATCGACCATATCTCCATAATGACTTAACACTACTCGATGATGATCTAATAAAGTTAGCAATATACTATGATGATTAAATCCCGTATCTATAGGAATCCAATCAATTTTGTTTACATATTGTTTTAGACTAGTACAAATTGGTATACTATGATATGTAAGTAATGTAGAACGAGTTAATGCTTTTTCTAAATATGTGAACAGTATCTGTTCGAAGTCTGTGTTTTCTTCGTTAATATAATCTTCTGCCAATGCTTTTACGTATCGAGTAACTGGATCTATTAAAAATCCAAATGTATGATCTCTATTCCAATCTATATCATCCCACTGTATTCTACTCCAGCCGTTACTTTGTAGTAATGTTGTATAATAGGTAGAAGCGCACTTAAATGTTGCTATATAAACTAGATTTTGATATCTGTATACGTGAACGTTATACTCTTTAAGTGCTTGTTCGATTTGATTCATTTTTGTGCTTCTGCTACCCGTTTACGCAGACTGCTAGAACTAAAACTGTGATCTCTACCATTGTAGACAATCTCGATGTTTCTATGAACACATTCTGATTTACCAGTAAAGTTTTTGTCTTGGTACTCAACACCTAGAATGCGAACGTCGACGGGGAGGATGAGTAAAAGGTCAATAAGATCCTGTTCGGTTTGATACACAACAACCTCATCCACGTAACGGCACGCCGCCAATTGTATTTGTCGCTCCACCACGGATTGAATTGGTTTATTCTTCGTATCAGGGCGATCGATGGTGGGGTCAGTTTGGAGCCCCGCAATAAGATAATCACAATGATTTTTAGCCTCAGATAGCATAGCAATGTGCCCTGCGTGAAGTAAGTCGAAAGTGCTGAAAGTAATCCCAACTCGCTTTCCTTCCTTTTTTAGTTCTTTAATTTTATTGAATATCATTCTCTTTCCCAAACGCCCATCCAGATATTGTCCTTCCAAAAATCCGGTACTGACATTGTTTCATGCTTTAGCAATTTATAACCTAGTAGAGACATAATTTTTTTAATTTCTCCGAACGGTAAGAGCAAACTTAAATTAGTTTTTCTTTCTAATTGATTAAAGTTAGTGTACTTGTAGCCTAACGGATCTTCGTAATACATATATTGATCACTGACTGCACCGTCCAAAATAATTATTTTTGCCCTGGTAGCATTAACAATAAGTTCCAATAATTTAATAGGACTGTGCAAGTGATATATTAGTCCCAAGCATACAACCACATCTACAAAATGCTCTCGTTCTAAAAATTGCATGATATCGGCATTTATAATATTTCTTAAATTTTTATACTTACCGAGGTGCATTAAATCCTTACAAACATCGGGATCTATGTCTAATAGATCTAAGCTAGTGCATTCTTTTTTTAAAATAAGTTCACTATGTTCGCCATGCAACGGACCTATTTCTAATACGTGCTTATCCGTGCAATGGAAAAAATATTCCCATGTCAGTAAATGGAAATATTCATTCTTTGTCATAGTACTCGACCTGTAACTACGTAGATAAGTTCGTCCAATTCATAATTAAAATCTTTTCCTAGTCTACGTTTTTGAAAAATCTTTTCAACTAGTTCTGTACCCAATGTATCGCTAACTTCTAAGGTTCGGCCTCTACGTTCAAGTTCATCGATTAAATCGTCGGTGTCGAAATCTTCTAAATCAACATCAACTTCTACTTCCGTATATACTGTTGGCATTATACAATCTCCTCAACGATGCCTAGCACTTCTGCTAGGATAAGCAATGCACCTGCGGTGACTAACTCTCCGCGAACCAACGCAATGCCTGCGCCAATTCTGAAACCACTTTTTACAAGGCTCACATAAAAATGGCCTTTACTTGTATCTTTAGGTTGAATTTCCACGTTTAAATAGTCCTTTAATAAAATTAAATAGATTCAAATATCTAAAATGATAATCAGTTAGCATAGGCTGATGCATAGGACAGCGTCCTTGATTATAGTCACAATCTGGGGTGTAATCTTTGTTACAGGTATTACATTTTGTCATTAAGAGTTTTCCAAGTTTTTTGTTTGGCTATTTCTTCGTGAAACTTTTCTTCTTCGTGAGAAAAGTCAGGGCACATTTCAAGCATTTCATCTAATGCATATTTTACAAGAAGTAAATCTCTTTTGCAACCCCATGCACTAAAGCCATCGTTGTATGCACTAGATGCTTGTGCAGTACAGGCGTGAAGTTCGCTAATTATTTTAGCAGTGTCCCATGTTATTCTGAAACTCATTTTTTACGAATAATAATAGAATCGTCTTCTTGAACTTCCCAAATCAGAGTATCTCCAGTTTTCCAACCTACCTTTTCCAAAAGTTCATCTGGAAACTGTAAAATTAGAGATTCGGGATCTTCTGGATCATCTAAGATTTCTGCTATCCAAGAATTAGTCATCATACCCTCTTGATTTACGTTCTGCATGTACTGATGTACTAATTACATCGTCTGCAGGTTCTTCGTCGGATACCATCATGATAGCATCGGGGTCAACTCGACGCACAGTCATACGTTCGCCGTCGATATCAACTTCAATGCCACGAGTCCATCGACCGTGTTCTACCATGACCCATTGGCCCGGGACAACATCTGTTTGCTCGGGACCAATAGCATATACTTTACTCCAACGTGGTCGAATTCCATCAGTCTTTCCGTCGTCTCCTAATAGCAATACTCCGCTAGTTAATTGACGTTGTCCAAAATTCATGTCTTTCACAATGACATGATTCTTAAGAGGAATCAATCGTTTAAAGTAATTGACCATCCTAAGTTTGTTTGATTCCGCAAAGGGATTTTCCATTGCCATAAGTTATTACCTCTTTTTGTTTGGATTATATTTTACAACTGGTTCAGTATAATGCTCTCGCATTTTTTGATTACGTGGTGTAACAATACTGCCATCGGGTGCAATCTCATCACCGCGAGCATTTACACTCATGTTACCAACAGCCGGCTGACGTTCATTTATTAATCGTAGTTTATCCATATCGATTAATTGACCCATTGCTGTTTTATATACATTCTTAGACATTTGTATTCTCCTTTAAGTTATTTAAGAAACTCAGTGATGTCTAAATCATAATATAGGCTATTAATTTTGTGTACACCTATCAAATAAAGAACATAACTAGCCACACTACTTCCGCGCCCCACACCCCATACAATATTATGCTTTCTAAGTGTATCAACTAGATATTTCATAAATTGTAATAATTTAAATAAGTCTCGTTCTTGATATAGAAGTAACTCTTGCCCTACACGTTGCAGTTCTTCTTCGGTTTTACATTGATTTAAAATCCATTGAGCAATATCTAGTTCATTGTATTCTTTAGGTATGTGCCAATGTTGTTGTTGATGCTTATCGAAATCTTCAGTGCCTGCATAGTCTATAGACACATAACGTTCTAGTTTGGTCCACTCTAAATATAAATTGCGAACAGCTTTGTTGTAAGAATCTGGGTCCTCTAGTTTAAATTTAGTCAAATCTAAATCAGGATTCACATAGAGTAAATCACATAATTCTTGCTCGTCAGTGTAGGCTTGCCCGTAGGCATCGTACTTCATTTAATTTCGATAATATCTTTAAACTTGTCGTCTTTCTTTAACAAGTCGTCCATTAGTTTTTGTTGACGTCGTTGCAGTTCCCATCCGTAATCTTCTGCAATCATTTGTATCTGACTAACTAATGCATAATTACCCATTTTATATGCTGAACTTAACTTTGTGGTAATTTCATTATGTTTTTTTTGTAATTCCGAATCAGATAAACCGGACAAGTCTGGAGTAAGTGGGTGCATTATGCTTTTTCCTTTTGAGGATCTACACCTAGGATAAATTCTAGTTTTTCCCTTGCAAGAAAAACTCTCCCATCATTCAAGTAACTTAAAATTTCTTCAAGAGTCATAAAAGTTACTTCATTCATTTTAAATAATGGGTTTTCGTTATCCATTATAGATCCCCGTCTTTGCGATTCTCTGAGTAGTGAGCATCAAACTTACCACCAGGATATCGACTTTCTAATTTATTTACATTTTCTGCAATAACATCGTTTGGATCTAAGTCCAACGCTCTACATGCATTTACCCAGTACCACATAATGTCGCCTAGTTCTCGTTTCATATGGAATCTGGCTTCCTCATTGAATGGTTTACCTTGGAAGAAAATCTTCTTGGGAATTTCAGCGAATTCGCCACCCTCTGCGGCCAAACCAATGGCAGCAGTTAGTAGCAAACTTGTATTAAAACTAGGGTCACTGTTTCTCAATTCTGCAATGCGACGCTGTAGATAATCGAAGTTGTTTGATTCGTTGCTAGTTACAGCATCTACGAATTTGGTATATTTGTTAAGGTCAATCTGTTTCATAGTATCTCCTGGATACTATTTTATAAGATATTTGTTTTAAAATCAACCTATCTTATACCAAACGTTTGAGTAGAATGCCCAAGTTCCGCCTGCAGATGTGTTTGCAGTTGATAAACCTGCCAATAAGGTTTGACCGCCGGTAACTGTATGAGTTAAGGTGGTAATAGTATTACTGAATCCGATGCGTATTACTTGCCCTGTGTAAGGAGTTTGCGGCATAGTTATAGTATAAGACGAAATGACTGCATTGGGATCAATGATACACAAACCGACATTACTCAAAATTTGTGTACTGCTACCATTTGCCGCATTGCCTACGTACTGTACACCAACAGCATCTCCGCCGCAGAAGTCTGACAAACCACTAACCGTTAAGTTTCCAACGTTAGCATTACCGCTTACGCTCAAGCTAGATAGTGTTCCTACTAGGGTAATGTTGCTTTGAATGGGAGTTAAAATATTGCCATAGATTGCACTATTGGCTGTGACGATATTAGCAGTAACATTTCCGGTATAAGTAGCATTGTTACTACCAGTAGTGATAATGTTACCAATAAAGTTTGTTGCAGTAATATTGCCAACTGTAACTCCGCCTACATTGTTGACCGTCATTGAAATACCGGTGGTAGTTACATTACTATTACTAGTTCTTAGATATAAATTACCCTGTACAACTTCTCGGTTTCTATACAAGTCTTGAATATAGATATTAGTTGCACCGTCGCTACTACTAATTTCGAATATATAAGTACCGGGCTGTGCAAATTGAATTATCCCGCCGCCTTTGTACCCTGCAATAGTAACAATATTTTGATAAGTTGCAGTGCCCGAGAATCCTAATGTATAATTGGTATCGGTAACAGTTATTGCTAATGTTAACGAAGCAAAACCTGTAGCAGGCCAATTACTAGATGCAGTATTGATGTTTAAAACAGACGATCCAGTTAGTGTTCCTGTTTGAAAACTACCTAAACTAAAGTCTAATACATAAGAGTTTGAATTTAAATTACCAAGATCATAAGTTAATAATCTAAATCCACTTACACTTGCATTATATATAGATGTGCCTTGCATATCATTAACTGACGATACGCCAGTTAACGCACTTTTTAGTAGTGCTTTGTTTTGAAGATCTGTAATTTCTACACTAGCATAGGAAAAATTAGTTGCGATATTGCTGAAGTTATTTCTGAAACCGGCTGAACTATTGTCCTTACCTGCAACTGGAAAACTGCCATTGATGGTACTTGAATTTATCTGACTTGTCATTTAGGGTAATACTCCGACTTGGGGGAACTTAAGATATTTATCCCCCTGTCCAGGTACGGTATAAGGATCTCTATAGGTATGAGTATACGTCGCCGCAGTAACGTTAGCAGTAGATATAGCACTTAAACTTAACTGGGTATTGCTAGTTATCGAACTTACAGTACCAATGCTATTCCCGGCTACATAAATTACATCACCTACATGTAGTTCATTGATAAACACAGTGCTAACACCATTAACAATAAGGCTTCCAGTGTTGGCAGTTATAGTTCCAGTGCCTGCTTGGGTAGCTATATTAAATTGGTTACTATAACTAAACCCTTCATTAAAGATTGCAGCAGAACCGTTTGCAGTAAGGGTCAATTGATTATTTGAATCCACTGTGTCAACTGCACCTATAAATGTATTTCCTACATATATGTGAGCATTGGGACTTACCTCTGATGTAAAAGAAGAATTAGATCCAAAATAAAATTCGGTAAGATCTATGGTGGCCCCAGTTGAATCTACTGGTAATACTATTAAGTCTGCATCTATAGCAACATTTGAGCCAGTACCTAGTACTGTTGTTGTATAACCCGATGAGGCAATATTTCCAGTACCTGCCACAGGTGTAGTGATCCAGTTATCACTCAATACTCCGTCTAATTCGTATCTATCTACAGTAAAATCTATTAGATTAAAATCGGTATTAAGTTGATTTAATCTATATACACATTCTTTACCACGACCTGGTTTAACGTAAGCTAATATTAGTGCTCTGGTAAAACCTAATACAGTACCGTTTTCTTGTCTACTAGTCATCCAACCTGGAAGAATGCTTCGGTTTTCATAACCAATACCGTCGCCCACACGTTGAATCATATTTGGGAAACTATTAGGGTAAATGGTTATTCCTTCAACTGCTGCATCGGCTGTTATAATAGTAGAATCGTCAATGATATCAGTACTATCTGAAGTTCTCCACGGCCCGGTGGTCCAGGCGCTATCTTCAAGATACACACTTAATGGAGGGCCGTCGCCGTCACTGTTTACTTGGCGATCGATTAGTTCTATGTAAACGACATCGTAAATAGAGTTAAAATTGCTATCGACTGCTCGTGCTGTTTTAAAACTACCAAAATTTAAAGTTTTCCAATAATGGTTAAATGTCATGGCATCGATGTAGTTTGCCATTTCATCGGTATTCAATCCAGTCATAAACAATACACGTCGTAAAATATTTTTTCCGAACCAGGGATCATTCATTCTATAAATGTAGTTGTCTGGAAATATATCTGTGTTATTAATTACAGCATCGTAAATATCTCGTTGTGTTCGGTCAGGTAATATTTGTAGATAAAGGTTTTCGTAGGGTGCATTATCACGTTTGATTACAGTAACTGTAAATGTTTTTTCGCCATAAGCAAATAAGTTTTCGTCGTAGGCTGCTATAGTAAAGGTATAAGTCTGTTGGGTTGATGCTAATTCAAAACTTACACGACCAGATATAGTTCCGTCGGACAATAATTCCAATCCTATAGGTAATGCTCCATAACTACCCGATACTAAATGATATGTCAATGACAAGCCGCTAGGAGTAGTTGCTTCTACCGCCAGAGTACTTATGTCTCCGTTATAAATGTTGCCAAGATCGGCACTAGTGGTCCAATTTACAGTGTCGGATATATCGCCTTTAACTGTAACACTAAAATATTTTGGCCCGGTAGTAAATCCCGGGTCTGCTGTTTCATATACCTCAATAGCAAAATCGTATGTAATAGTTTTTAGTCCTACTGTATATGAATATGTTGAACTAGAGAGATTTGCTGTAGAAACATTACTTAAAATTAACTGTGTATTACTAACAATGTTACTCACTGTGCCTACAGCAGAATTAGAAACAAATAATACATCATTTTCCTGCAACTCGCTGACAAATAACGTACTAGATCCTGTAACTATATTACTTAATATATTCGCCGTAATAGTTCCTGTACCCACAGCAGTATTTGAAATATAACCAGTTAACCACCCTGTGTTAGCATTCAATGTCAATCCATCAGGTATACCATCACCATAAGGATAAACACTATATGTTAAGTCCGCACCGTTATAATCTACAGCAACAAATTCATATGCAAAGTTTGTATTTTGCCTAATACTCCCGATACTGCCTTCTGTGTTGAATAGCACAGGATTGTAACCTGCAGGGTTAACTTGCACTAACAAAGTGTAGGTGTTTACATCAATGCTTGTTCCATCGGTTACTTGAATACTAAATTGATAGTTTACATCACTGTAAGAACCTGTATAGTCAAACCCTATAATGTCAAACGGTGTAGCAAATAAATTTAAACTAGGATTTGCCGCGGCATCAAAACCTGGTGCATAAGGACTAGAAAATACATTTGGTGCTTCTAGATACCCATATAATCTTCCATCTGGACTTAGAGTGAGACCTACTGGCAGTGTACCGTTTTGCAAAGTATAAACCATGGGGAGACTATTTTCAGGGTCGGGCTCAGCTGGTACTGTATAAAATTGTATATCTATATAATCTGTAATATAATAGCTACCTAATGTTCCTGGATCTGGTTTTAATTCAGGTAGTATACTATTAGTTACTGTAAGGCTAAATGTTCTATCAGTAACAACAATTCCGTTAGTCGCTCGGATAGCAAATGTAAATTCTTCTCCTACTCTAATTGAACTAGGAATTCCGCTCAATAACCCAGATGTTGATAGTGTTAATCCCGAAGGTAATGATCCTGCTGTTACTTTATAGGTAACTACTCCACCTTCAGAGTTATACGCATCGAACTGCTTTTCGTAGTATGCTAGTTCGGGTATAACTCCCAAATCACCTGCAGGGGTTAACCATATAATTTTCGCCATATTATAATATCACTGCTTCAATCATTTTTTCACCGATATCGTCGCTCGATTCTAATGCTATACCAAATACATCATTAGAGTGAGGTACACCTGCAACTGCACATCCGTTATTGTGAGCAATAAGTCGTTGACCTTTTCTAACTATGCCAACCACTCTTACTGGTACACGACCCTTTAGTGCAACTGCTTGACCATTTGCTTCGTTATTCATTAAGTAAGCAGGTTTTTCGCTGATTACACCAATTGCTCGGTCCCCGTAATTACTAGAAGTTACTTCGGCATCGCCACCCACAACTATTACAGTGCCCACTGGATATTCTTTATCTGTAACATATTTTTCTGCCAAGTCGGCATAGTTTGCTTGATTACTAACTGTAGTTAATATACCAGAACTAGGATTAAAACTTAATTTGGTAGTCGATGCTGTAGCAGTCTGGTTACTGCCTGTTGATCCCACAAATACTGGATAGAAAGCTGCATTAGTTGTTATGTCGTTAGTAGCATTAATTGTTGTACTTGGCCCAGTGGGTCCTTGTGGTCCAGTATTTCCGATTGGTCCAATTGGGCCCTGTGGTCCTTGCGGCCCTGTATTACCGATTGGTCCAATAGGTCCTTGTGGCCCTTGTGGCCCTGTATTACCGATTGGTCCAATTGGGCCCTGTGGTCCTTGCGGCCCTGTATTACCGATTGGTCCAATAGGTCCTTGTGGCCCTTGTGGACCTGTATTACCGATAGGTCCAATTGGTCCTTGTGGCCCTTGTGGCCCTGTATTACCGATTGGTCCAATTGGGCCCTGTGGACCTTGTGGTCCGCGTGGCCCTTGTGGTCCTGTATTACCGATAGGTCCAATTGGTCCTTGTGGTCCTGTGTTACCGATAGGCCCAATTGGTCCTTGTGGTCCTTGTGGCCCTGTATTACCGATAGGCCCAATTGGTCCTTGCGGTCCTATAGGTCCTTGTGGTCCTTGTGGTCCTTGCGGCCCTGTGTTACCGATAGGACCAATTGGTCCTTGCGGTCCAGTTGGTCCTTGTGGTCCTTGTGGCCCTGTGTTACCAATAGGCCCAGTTGGCCCTTGCGGCCCGGTTGGTCCTTGCGGCCCGGTGCTTCCTATTGGTCCTTGTGGTCCTTGTGGTCCTTGCGGCCCGGTGCTTCCTATTGGTCCTTGTGGCCCTTGTGGTCCCTGAGGTCCTGTATTGCCGATAGGTCCGATAGGACCTTGTGGACCTTGTGGTCCAGTTGGCCCTTGTACACCCTGATTACCTTGCGGACCTTGTGGGCCAGTGGGTCCCTGTGGTCCTAAATCACCTTGTGGTCCTTGCGGACCTGTGCTACCTTGTGGGCCAGTAGGTCCTTGTGGGCCGGGAACGTTACTTACACCGCTAGGTCCTTGTGGTCCTTGCGGGCCCTGTGGCCCTTGAGGTCCTCCTGCAGGACCAATTGGTCCCTGTGGCCCTTGCGGGCCCTGTGGACCAGAACCAGATCCTTCGGGACCTTGTGGCCCTTGTACACCCTGTGGTCCGTGCGGCCCAGTTTCGCCCTGTGGGCCTTGTGGACCGGTATTACCAATCGGTCCTTGAGGTCCTTGGACACCTTGATTTCCTTGTGGTCCTTGCGGGCCAACTGTTCCTTGTGGTCCTTGCACACCT